CTGGAAAAACGGGGTTCATTTAACATTTTCATGTTACCCCCCTCCCCCCCCCCCATTGTCAGTAGAGGGATTTACTTTAACATTTTCTTTCATCCACTCCGATAAAAGTGTATCGCACACGGCTAGATGGTTCACGAGCGCCAATCTAAGGGCTTCAATGGCTTCCTCTGAGTCCATCCCACGCTCTAAAAGCTTGGTGATAGATAGAGTAAAGCTATTATGAGAACGAATATGTTCATCTCTAGCCTTAGCAGGGTAGCTGATCTCATACATCAAGGTCTCTTCATGTTTGAAGTGATCCAAGGCGTATTCCATCAGTGTAGATGCAATTCTCCCCAAGTTGGCCTTATCATTGGAGATCTGGAGCAAGAACATCATAATGTCTCTATGCTCATAGTCCAGAGGGACCGTCAAATGAGGCAACTTGGGGAAATTCATTACACTAGTCTCCAACCGTAAAGAACAGCCATCTGAATGAGGTGAGCGGCCGTACCAGCGGCAACGGAGTAAACTCCCACCCAGAAACAAAACTTAGCGGTCTTCCAGGCCATGTGGCCCACTTCGTAGAAAAAATACTTCATTATAGCTCCTTTTCGATTGCAAGAGTTTGAGCGCCGACATACCAGGATTCCAAAAACTCTGTGTCGGACTTCTCAGGGAGTTTGGAGGTTAGGAAGAGGGCGTCACCCTCTTCCATGAGCTTATCAATGATACAGGAAATCTCCCCGTTGGTCAGTTTCCCCGTTCTGATATCCATCAGAAGTTCAGCTTCAGGACGAGGGTAGGTGATCGTCCCATCCTTTAGAATCTCATTCATTTCGGAGCAAATACGAACGGCATGGTAGAGAGCCTTGAGGTCCATACCATTAGACTCCTTGGCCTCTAGAGCGCGAGATCCGTAAGTCTTGCGGAGGTTGATGAGAGGCTCCAGCCAGTTTTTGATTGCGGTAGTTTCTCCGAAGGATCGACCACAGACTTCCATTAGGCGAGTGTCAACTCCACCCTTGGTGTCAACCCAGAAACGAACTCCAGGCTTGCCGTCATAGTGCTGTACCATGTGGTCCCAGTAAGGAGACATGATATGGTTTGGAACCCTGTGAAGAGAGTGCTGTTCGAGGTACTGAAGATCCTGAATGATCATGTCTAGGGTGCTGAGCTTCTCACCCTTGATGGAGTACTTCTGAGCCTGGGAACGAGCGTAGCCAACAAAAGGCTTGAGCATCTTGGAGACTACTCGGTGCTTGTTAAGACGCAAAAATTCCCATGCGGCGGAAGTTTCCAGAATCATATTGTCAGGTGCAAATAGCATGGAGTAGGCCACCGTCTGACCACCAGACAGGAGGTCGATGTAACGCTTGGCGTAATACATCTCATGCTCTTCGTTCTTCTCTTCGTCCTTCCACTGAACATTGTCGGCCTTACGGCGAATCAGTTCATCCAGGGAGAACAGGAAAATACCCTTGTAGTCCTTGTCGGACTTAGGCGTGGCACAACCATAGAGATGGCTACCGTATAGGCATTTGAATAGTGTCTGCATTATTAACCCTCCACTACATTATACTGGAGGTTGGCTGATTTTCTTACTACATCACCCAAGCTAGGGTCTGCTTGTCTTCAAGGCGGATCTCATATCCGAATAATTCAGCATCATTAGGCACATAGCCGTTATCTTTTAAGAATTCTAGAGTATCCCAGTAGGCTTCAGCCATGTCATATACTTTATCGGCTTTTAACAGTACTGATATAGACTCAACAAAATCACCCTCAAACCCAAAAGTACTAGCTAACAATAGCGAACTCAGATGTTTCGGTTTGTCCGTTTCATACCATAGTTCAACTTTAATTCGATCCCTCATATACACAGACTGTTGTAAAGTCTCGGCTACATTAAGGGTTACGGTTAGCTTTGGAGAGGTGAGTGTCGCAGTAGGCATCTTAAGACCCCAATAGTCCTTCGATAGTTGTAGCGAGTTCGCGGCCCGTTAGACCCACACCCTCACTGGCAACCTCTTGGGCATCAATGTTTAGTTTACTAGAAATAAGTCTAGCGGCGGCTCCTGTCCCACCGGATACTTGAATTAGGTAGCCACTTAGGTCAGAGGCAGACCATAGGAAGAATTCGGATTCTGGAGTGTCAGCGTGATCTTCGGCCAATCGGTGAAGAAGTTGCATTAGCTCTTCAACTGACCAGCTTTCAATATTTGAATCGGCCCAGATCTTAATGATCTTGCCTGGAGGTAGCGATGAGGACTTAACCACTTCGGGTTCCTCGGATACTAAGCCGCCGTGTTCACTATCTTCTAAATTGTGTGCGTGTTCAACTGCATCTTCAGTTCTATCAACTTCCCCGCCCTTGTTCTCGTTGATGGCTTCAGGATTCTCTAGCTTGAAATAACGATCCATCCAAGAATCAGAGCTTGATAGGGCTAACTTGGTGAAGGAGCTTAGGGTTACCACTGGCTCTTGATCAGCTTCCCCAAATACTGAGGTTCTTAGCTCTCCACCAGAGGCATATAGGAAAGCTTCACGCTTCAAGGCATAACCGGACCCGGTTAAGTAGTAAAGTGCATCGGTGCTTATTGGGATGGCAACCACACCAGCGGTGACACTCTGCCCGGTTTCGGACTTCATTGCTGCAATTACAGGTGAATTCTGATCCACCATTCCGTATAGGAACAAGGCGTTCTGATCAATATCTTCGCCCCAGATTTGGAACAAAAGTTCGATAACAGGACGCATATCTTCTACTTGCTGGCGTGACACATTGACATAATACACTGGGAACTCCTTACATATAAGAGAGGCTTATTCTGTTTTCTCTACCAGTAGATAATACTGAGTGTCAAGAGAGATTAGAGGAGTCCTGTGCCATCTCCTTGACTCTTTCATACTCACTTTTGATGCCATCAACATGGTTATCAAGAACGATAACCTTTCTTAGCAGAGGAGCAAAGTGTGATGGAATCCTCATATCCGAGCCATTTTTTGACTTGGTGGTGAAGGCACACATAGAAATGGAGAACTTGTTCTTATACTTCAATAGGATGTCTTCGAAGCGGGTATTATGGAACCCAATCAAGACGATCTCTGATCCGGCTGGGAGTTCAGCAAAAATCTCATGCAGGTAAGTCGAGGGCTTATAGAAGACCCCTCCAATGTTCAATCTTGACTCAATGGGGGTCATTCTGATAACTTTGGTTCCAGTCTTTTCTACTGCGGCTGTATATTTTTCAGCCTGGAGGTCTTTTGTTGATCCGAATAAGACCCAACTTCCGCCTTTTTCTGCTCTAAATACTTCTCTATTCAAGTAGTTAATAACATCCACGACATACAGTTGAGCCGAAAAAATCTCCCCAGCACGAAACAGGTGTGAGGCTTCCACGATATAGTAGGTGATCATTCCCTAGCTCCTTAATACTTCAAAGAAAGAATCAAGAAGCTAGTTTAATGACTAGTTACGCTACTAGTTACCGATAAAGACTCCTGGGTCCACTTTATCCTGAATATCCTGAAACAAAACTGGCACTAAGGTCATCATCAATCTGAGGATCTCTCTGGCGACCACTTGCATGTCTGGGTGAGCCGAAGAAGCCGTCCTCAAAAGTAAGAAATTTCTCAAAGTTCTGAGATTCATGGTCATGACGATCTCGGTCTTCAAGTCATTGGTCAGAAGACCCCTGGCGTCCTGAGGCTTCCACTTGTACTCGTCTAGAGCGGTAGCATAGTCAACGATGCTGCGCTCTTGAGAGTCAAACCAGAAGTTGATCTCATTGTCAGAGCGGTTGATTAGATGCCAAGGGAGGATGATCTTAGCTGGTTTCTTGCCGTAATTGACATAACGGGTGGATTCCTGGGTGTAGGAAGCGATACGATGCCTCACAAGCTCGTGGGTCACACCTCTGGAGGTGATGATTCTGAAGGAAATAGCCACATGCTCCAAAGTGCTTTCATGCTTCAAGCTTAGGATATGCTTCAGGATCTTAACATGACTTCCCTCCTTAATTGCGTCCTCGCTCTTGTAGGCTGTGCGGATTGCCTCCTCTAGATGACGCATGATGGTTTCACCATCTGGAATCATGCCGATCATCTCAACAGAAGGAGCTACAAGCTTGACTTTATGCCCTTGCCAGATGGGGTCTTTCATGCGGTTAGTCATGAATTCTAGGGGATTTTTATACTCGTATGGTTCAGCCATTATTTTAACCTCATGAGAACATCTACATCTACTACATTGACGCCTTCGAACAGGAGGGAATCAACAACGCTTCTGGCCTTCTTAGGGTCTTTGCCACTTGACACAGAATCACATACCAGTGAAATAAAATCGGACTTAACTGAGTAATTCTCAGCACAAAGCTCTCTCCACCCACTTTCCTTGCGAGTGGAGAGTTTAGCTTGAATTATTTCTTTAAGACTTGACATAGGGGGTTAGCAGTTTCTTCTGGAGTAGAAGATCTAGAGCTTCACTATCTCCGTTCTTCATAATGAGGAGTGACTCGTAACGAGGAACGATGTGCTTGATCGCAGGCTCATCAATTAATACTGTAACCAGGTACCTAGCGGCTAGAGATTTGTTTAGTATATCTCCACCTGACTCAGAGTGAACAGGGTAGGACAACCCATCAGCAACAAACCCGCAGCCTCCCTCCAGGCTATCGGCCATTCTCAAACCAGTGTAGGCTCCGACAGTAGCATGATCAAACATGAATAGCTCCCCACCAGTCAGATATGGAGTCAAAGCAATGGGAGACATAGATGATAGGTTGTTCAGGTCTGCCAAAGCAGGTGTCTTACCAATGTGGGTCACACGGTAGGAATTCATCCCAGGTTGCATTTCAGATGCAAACTTTAAGTTCTTAACGAGGGCCAGTGCCGCGTTAAAAGCGGAGTCCTCATCGTTGCTGACCTGACGATACTTGGCTTTCTTAGCCAACGGCGAGTCACCCTCAGGGGGATACTTAGACTGGAGATCCTTGAAATCTTCCGCCATTTTACCCACATTGAAAGATGGACAGCCTTCCTGTAGATTGAGGCGAATTTGACTGTAGATATTGAAATCACAGATTCCCTGTCTTGCGGCCTTAGCGGTCTCGATGCGGTCTTTCTGGATGATGGACCCTGAGTTGAATCCAGCGTGAACAAGTGCCTCATCCACCACTTTAGTCACCAGTCTTTTAGCCCTAGTAGTGCGATCAAGGTCAGTGTGTGCCTTCTCCTTGAACCAGGAGGCCATGTCTTCTTCACTGTTCCAAACTTCACGGACTAGGGTTGCTAGATGTTGCCCCGCTTTGGTGTAAACTTCCATTACTTTCTCCCTAATGCGGCTTGTAGCCGAGCGCCCAGTTCGTTATGACAGACCTCAACCTCGTGAGGTAGAACATGCCAACGAAATCTCTGAGACAATTTTGATAGAGTGTCTGTAGCTAAGTAGGCGTGAACCTCGTCCTCTACAACGCTTGGTCCGTAGCAACCCCAACTCAACAGGCGATCATGCACGGATTGACGATACTTCTCTGGTAGTTTAGCGATGATCTCTCGCTGACCAGCCTTGTAATCTTCATCGAGATACCATAAGGCGTGAGCTAGCTCGTGGTCTCCGGCCTTCCAAGACGCCTTCTTAGCAGCCTTGTCAGCCGATCCAATAAGGTAGTAGCGGGAGGGTAGATCTAGACTCTTTAGGTGCTTCTGTACGGTTAGTTCTGCGGAGGTAATTGCGGGAAACTTTTCATAGAACCCATCGACATAATGACCAGGGATATTGAAGCCTGTGTAGGTCCAATAGGGGTTTGCTCTACCGTTCCTAGAGGTGGTGGATCTGAAGCACCTCATATACTTCTTGAGTCGGGAAGTAGTGAACACCTGATCCTGGAACTTTGGGGATTCAGCGTACTCCTGTGGGCGAATCAAAGCCTTACCTAAATTGGTGAAGGTGTCGAAGTCTATATGCACCAATCCGGGGACTGGTTGGGTAGAGGTGAAAGCCATGTCTGTTCCTTTAAAGGTGCAGTGTTGGTGAGAACCACTGTATTTACTATTACTGGTTTATCACAGTTGCAGGATGGGGCTATGAACCAACCTAATTCGTTCCTCTTCAGGGTCTCAGGCATACCACACTTACCACAACGGCGATAAGCGTAGCTAGAGTAGGACGCACAGCCCAGGCTAGTCAGCGTCATACAAACCCTCTTGCCAGAGAAGGAGCTTTAGGTCATTGATGAAATCGTCTAGATTGTCCCACACCGTAACACCGTTGCGCTCACAACAGATATCAACATTACCCTTACGGTAGAAGCCTTCAGGACAACACACTAGAACATCGTCCTTCATATGCATCCCTAGCTCAAGGAAGGTAATTGGAGCCTTGGAGTCCTTGGTGAACACTACTAGAATTAGATCCGCGATCTCAAGAGCATCCTGCTCCCAATTTACCTGTTCAGAAAACTGTGGATCGTCCTTCGTCTGCTTCCAGGAGGAGTCCCAGTCATCTCTGCGAGGATTGAGAATGAGAATATCAAACTCACTCAAAGCCTCGGAGATTTTAGTCTGCCAGTCCTCGGCTTCCCCCATATCAATAGCTCCAGCTAGGAAGATGGCGAACTTATCCTTTGTGTATTTCGCGGGTGCCTTTACAATAGTTGCCATTTAATACTCACATAGTTCCTTGACCAATTCAGCCAGCTTGGGTTCTTCTAAGCACAATGCTTCAATCACAGTAATGGGGTCACCACTGGAAATACCATCAACGGAATCCTGCATGTCATTGAAGAACTTCTTAACTTCAGCATTGTCCTTGACGGTTTCCACCTTTTTATCCTCGATTCTGAACACCTGTTCAATGGGGAGGACAGGGATCTCTACTTCTTTAATACGGGCTTTTTCGGCTCCCAGTGTAATTACTGTAGCCGCTACTTTTCTCTCCACTTCATCCATAGATAAGGCGGCTCTAGCAATTGACCCCAAGTTAATGTGGGTGACATTTCCAACCGTTTCAGTTTCAGTTCTTGAGTGGTCATGACCCCAAAGCAAGATGTCGAAGTCTATATTTTTCAACTGATTGTAGCCGATTAACCAATCATTAAAGAACTCCTTGGAGTTCCCTGATACCCCAGATGCGTGGACTATGCCTATTCTGTAGTCAACCCCATCTTGGCGTTCGCCGGAGCCTAAGAGGGCGGCTTGAGTTTCCACCCCTGAGGCGAAATCGAAAGTCTCTACAGACACATTTACGGAGCCATCTTCGTTAGTGAAGATGAGTGGCTCTCGATTAAGACAGTGGCACACACCAGCCTCCATCAGAACCCCAATGGGCTGAGAGGGGATTGTGTCCATACGGTCGAACTGGATATCGTGATTTCCTACTGCTGTATAGATCTTTCCAGTGGGGAACGACCCAAAGGTTCGAATGGCTTCATTGATCATATTCAAGGAATTGGCCTTGGAGTGGCTACCCTTGATATGAAAAATGTCCCCGCCACATAAACATACGCCATTGACTGTGTGAGTTAGCGCGTTGACAAACTGGAGCTTCTTAAAAATTTGGGAACGGTAGGCGTCAGATCTACGGCCTGGAGCAATGGCTGATAAATGGATGTCAGTCATCCATGTAAACACTACATCCTTGTTGGGGATCACTACTTTCCTGTAAGCCATCAATTTCAGTCCTTATCTTTTAAATACTCCATAAACTTCTCGTCCTCAAGAAGAATGTGGTCTAAAATGCGGTGTTTGAGTTCTTCAAGGGCTTCAAGTTGGTCCTCTATAGGGGTCATGGCAGTTAGCATACCAACTAGCTGGTCCTGGATCTTTTCATGCATAACTTCATGGTTTTCAGTATTAGGATAGCCGTAAACTCTCATGCAAGATTCTTCATCTCTGAAGTGGGTGGTCAAATGTTCAATAATGCCTGAAACTAGAGTCTCGTTACCAGCTTTTGTAGGGTGGGTTAGGAGTTCAAGATCCTTAACCATAGCCTTGTGGTCAAAATGGATCTTGCTGACCATCTCCATTTTGCTCTTCATGTTGCTTCTCCAACTCTTTGGTCGAACATCGAGATTTTCTCTCGACCTCCTTATAAGAAGAGTCCAAAATTGAGGTTCCCATTTTGTTTAGAAGAAAGCGTAATTGAGCTACAATTTTGAGGAAATCGGCTTCGGATATAGGGTTTTTCCTGTCGAATCTGATCTCAAGGCCAGCGGTGTCGCTACTGACCTCTTCCTTTGAAGATACTAAGGTAATTTTTCTTTTTCCTCTACGGAAATCAAGAGCTAGTTTGGTTGTCATTTCGGGCCTCGCAGGAGTAGTATGCCTCCACTCTCAGTTGTCTATTACGCATATTTAAATCCTTTGCGAGAAACACCAGCCAGGGGACTGATGAAACAAAGTTCTCTGTAAAGACAAATCGGTCAATGCCGACATGGTGAATTTCTTCATCAGTGGCAGAAGTTACATCTGTGAAGGCATGTGGAGCCACGGTGAAGAAAGCGTGAAGATCGAAATCATCCCCCATAGAGTCCCTACCGTGCTGGAGAGCTAGAAACTGCCAGTCCTTTGCCTCAGTGGTGACTCCTGTTTCCTCCCAATACTCTCGCACTAGGGCCTGAATGGGGGTTTCCTTCCCTTCAGCCTTTCCACCTACACCATTGTATAGACCAGCTTGCCACTTAGGACGGTTCTTCTGAATCAGAACTACCGACTTCATGTCCTCGCTGAAGGCGAACCCTACTACATATCGAATCATTTTATCTCCAAAGATTTCAGTGTAAACAAGTAGCTGTCGGTGGTATGCCCCGACCTTCTTCAGCCCACCCCATAAAACTCTGGTTCACTTGATACCGTCAAACTTAGAGTACAGGGCCTCAGCTTTTTGGAGGTTTCCGGCAAGCTTGTCCTTGGCTGTCGCTAGGGTCTGTGTCAGAGTTTCAAGAAGATCAGTTAACTGATCTTCGTCCATTTTATCAACATCGTAACCATCGGCCTTTAGAGATGCGGTGAGTTCCCCAACCTTATGCTCCTCTACAGCCAGAAGGCGCTTTAGGTCATCCTGCTTTTTGGTCAGCAGGGCGGCTTTTCTATTCAATTCATTTAGCTCTTCAGTGAGTCCCATGTTCTTCTCCTAGTTGAAAAAAGTGACCGCATTCAGGGCATTCAACCCCATCGGTCTTAAGTTCGCTAATACCTTCCGACACTGTTTTATACTCGTTTTTAATGGTTTTCAATTCGGACTTGATACGGGCTACTTCTTTTACTGCTTTATTATAACGATTTATGAGCTTTATCTTACTTGAGGCATCTTCGATAGCAACTTCCAGGGTATTCCATGAGCCGATACTAAGATCTGGAATCGTTAATGATGTTACCTTGAGTTTTAGAGCAATATAAGCCCGGATATCAGCAATTGTTTTAGCTTGCTTAATGAGAGGTTCTACCTTGTCCACTACAACGGTGGTGAGACCTGACATAGCCGACACTTTAGACTTGGCCGCTATGAGGCTAGAGATGCTGTTAACAGCCTTTGACTGAGCAATCAGGGTATCCGCCTTACCAATCGGCAATCGTGTCGCCTGGGCTAAGGTAGACACGAATTCCTTGCGCTTACGGTAAGCTGACAACTGCTTACCTATGGCTAGCACCTTTTCTGCCTTAGCGGTAGACGGAATTGGTATAGAAATGACTGTGGTCAGTACACCAACGAATTCCCTGGAGGAAGCCAGAGCCTTTAGCTCCTGAATTTTTGAATCGTAACGAGCGATATTTTCACTGATAGCATCGACATCTTCTTCTAGCTCAGAGAACTCATCAGCGATGATGCGAATCTCCTCTACTTTGCTCTCAGCTTCTTGAATCTCAATGGCTAGGAACTTAGCATTGGAGTTGAATTCTACATTCTTTGCTGCTGCGGCTTTCTTGCCAGCGTTCAGCTTTTCAGTTGAAGAGAACAAACCGAAGATAGAATTGAGTTCAGAAGGACTCATCTTCAGCATGAATTGGTCATCAAACTGATCAGCGAAAACGGGGTCCAGCTTAACCCCGTTGATGTCTACTTCATTGCATCGCATGTCAGCAATAACTGGAGGTAGACCACCATTGAGTTTAGAAAACTCCTCATCACCGATCTTGTAGTTGACGGTTTTGGCGTTCCTAGTTAACTCAATAGTTTCCTGTCCTTCTGGTTCCAGTGTTACAGAAGTTTCCTTGGACCACCAGCTAATGTGGTTAGCTCCTACTTCGTTACGAAGGATACCACATAGAGCGCGAATAATGGCCGACTTACCTCGGTCAGAGGGTCCAACGATTACCGTGAATCCTTTGACCGATAAATCTAGAGCCTTCCAAGACTGGAAGTTTCTAGCTGTTACCTTGAATACCTTACCCAGCATCAGACACCTTTATCTTTTTAATTTTACTGGGATCTGCTTCAAGTTCTTTCGCTAGATCAAGTTTGTCCAACTGTAGAGCCAACTTTAGAACTGCTACCTTGGTCCAATAGTTAGGTCTCGCCAAGTTTAGGGCCATGAGTAAGTGAGTGAAGTCCTCAGCAGGATCTTCACTAAACTCAAATTGGATTGGACTATCGTAAAGAGTAGTTGGGAACACCGTGTCAATTCCGTATGAACAACCGAATGGATCATTTAAAAATCCCTGACGGCCACTTGACCAAGTGTGAGATCGAATGCATTGACCACCTGGGAGAGCAAAGTAGAAATCGGTCTCTTTTTTATTGGAGTAGAATCTGAATGGTAGCTTGTTTTTGATTGGCTTCTTACCAGCCATTCTTTCAGCCATCCCAATCCACGCTGAGTCTTCTGGAACTAGAAGTTGCTGGCTACCGTCCATTACGAAGCGGAAGGTTCCGGGGATGCCACCACCGGGAGTGATGCCGATACGCTTAATGATGTCTAGCATGACACGCTCTCGCAGATCATACATACATCCGTATTGATCAACAACCTTGTAGGCTCTACCACCCTCTTCTCTGGACTCCAGATCAATGATGGAGATTTTCAATCCGCCATTAGGTCTGGTGGTGGGTCTTGGGTTATTGTTGTTTCTAGTAGTGGCCCAGTCCCTAGCTCTTTCGTTCTGCTTAGCATTCCCCGACCCCACAGCAAAGCAGGATCGGAGAGTTAGCTTACCGCACACAGGAGAGTTATAAACTCGCTCTGGCTGTGCATAGACATTCAGTAGATCAGGGTTCTTGTCGCTCATAGCGATCCTTATAGGTCATCGTCATCGAAGTCGGTAATGCGAATGGCATCCCCACTCTCAAGGCTCTCAGAGTCGCCAGCGAGGAACTTCTCAGCCGGACTGATCTCAGCGGTGTAAGCGCCATGATCTTCGTTGACGGCATCAATCACTAGCAGACGAAGGCGACCTAGAATCTCATAATCTGGCTCAGTTACGAGGTTACGAATAGCCTCATCCTTGGAGTCAAACACGATAATAGGCTTCTCTTCATCACCGACGATATAACGCTTGCCCTTGTTAGTGATAAGGCCATACTTACGAGCTAGTTCACGAACAGAGATCCAGTCGTCAATTCCGAGACCGGGACGAAGCCAGAGGTGGAATTCACGATAACCACCAGTGGTGATCTTGTTCTTCAGAATACGAACCTTGACCTTCGTGGCAACATAGTCGCCCTTGTTATCCCCAGGCTCAAGAATGAAGGGATCATCAGCATATCCTCCAGCGCGGAAAGCCTTGGCAACATTGACTTCGATCATCTCAGAAGGGACGAAGCGAACACTGTTACCACCTGGGAGGGTGTAGTTAAGATTGGTGATAGAGGGGTACTTGGAAGCCATCATAGCTTCGTTGGTCATCTCGATTCTAGCACGAATCTGGTTAACCATCAGGAACAAGCAGTCGTACTTGATGGCGTAAGGAAGCGTGAGGTCAAAGAACTTCTGCATACCTCTGGCGTGTTCACCAACGGAAGCCTTGAAAGCAGCACCATTGAGAATTTCCTTTTCATCAACCATAGACTTCATGCGAGGGATGGAGTCGAATACGAACAGCTTGACGCCAGCCTTCATCAGAGTAATGGTCTGCTTGATTGCCTCTTCCACGGAGGAAGGACGGAAGACCACGAGAGAGCCACGACTAGTGTCTACACCAATCTTACGGAGGTAGTCACCAGTTGCCGTGCCTTCAAAGTCGAAGATAGCCACAGGCTCGTCCTCAACTCTCTGATAGGACTTCACAGACGAATAGCAGATGGTGGATTTACCACCGTGTTCCTTGCCGTGAATGTGAATTACACGACCACCGCGAGGCATACCACGAAGACGGAGAACATCGTCAAGGACGATGGACCCGAATGGGGTAAACTTCTCTTCCGCATCACACTGTAACATTGTGGATTCGTCTAATACGCTGAGAGCTTCAAGGAAAGCGGCCTTCCTGTCTGAAGTGTTGAATTCGACATTCTTCATTGTTCTAGTTTTTGCCATGAGTGGCTCCTATATGTTAACTTCAAGTTTTTCAAGACGCTTCTTAGGGGGAATCCTGGCGTCCTTAATACTAATACTGTAGGTTTTGGTCTCGTACTTGAACCAGTAGTTAGGATTGTAAAGAATCCCCTTTTTGATGATCTTCTGGTTGCGTCCTTTACCCTTTACAACATCAGAGAAGTCACACAAAGCAAGCATAACTTTCTCCGGCATGGTCTTGATATCTTGGCCTAAGAATAGATCACTAGCATGACGGCCAAACTGACCCAATAAGACTGCATCGCAGGCGTCTGAATCAATCCCTGGATACTCAATTGCATTGGCGTATTCGTGCGCCTTACGGATGTTCTCGTGTTTATTATTACCCTTCTCCACTAGGCCAAGGCAAGAGCGCAGGGTCATAGCATTGATATGCATGACACACACTTCCTTGAAGGCGTGAGTGACTGAAGGTAGGACTTTGGATTGGATGATTTTGTTTACAATGTTGAGCCAGTCGTTGCCTGGAGTTGGAGCTTCAAGTGAAATAATCAGGCCCTTCTCAGAGTCAGCGTGAGCCAGGATAGAGGTGGTGATAAAATCAGCCATCATCACAGAACGAACCCACACGGGATAACTAGAATCGGCTGGCTTCAAGGATTTAATTAGTTCCCACTTAGGGCCATCAACGGTGTTTGTCATGACCGCTAGTCCTGTTCTGCTTAGCGAGGGGTCAATGCCGACAATCACCCATTCATTCATGTCTCTTGGAGTAGGGATTTTTACTTTGTCATCGAAGGTTAGTTTTGGTTTTGCTACTCTTGCCATGTCTACTCCAAAAAATTAGGAGCTACACGACAACTCATCGTGTAGCTCCCGGTCTTACTGAGGGATCATAGATCCCCGTTATCCTCATCATCCTCAGTGGAACCCATAGAGGCGATGAGTGCCTTCCACTCGATAGGCGTTAGACGCTTACCAAGCTTCTTTGTGAGGAGAGCGCCGTCTTCAAACTTGGCACAAGCCTCTTTCACAGCAGACTCTAGGCCCTTCTTCTGCCAGCGAGTCTCGCTTGACACACGGTTGAACTTATAACCGATGCCATTCTCACGATGGGTCATCACGATGTCGAAATCGGTGACCTTCTCATCTTCCTGGACTAGCGAAGAGATATCGCTGAAGTTTGCGCGGGAGAGGTTGACGAACTTGATTTCGAAGTCCGTATCAGTCACTTCCTTGGCATACTTACCAGTCTTGGGGTTGGCGTTGGTGTAGTGAACCACCACAGCCACGAAATGAATTGCGGCCTTGGCACCCTCAATTCCGTTGAGTGCCTTACAGCAGATGCCTTCACCCTCTTCGGTGGTTAGGCAACGGAAAGTGCCCTTCTTGTCAACATAGTGGTTGACGGCCTTCTTGGGTTTGAGGTAAGGCACGATGGCGAAGCGGGAAGCCTGACCCTTCTCAGGTCGCAGACGATCCAGACCGTCACCGCGATACATCAACTTCTGATCACCGAACTCGCAATCATCTTCATCACTGACTACGACAGCTTCAGTGGCCTTCTTACCCTTAGGGTTGAAGTCATCTTCATCGTCTTCAGGCTTGGCACCCTTCTTGGGCTTCTTAACTTCTAGTTCATCATCATCTTCAAATTGCTTAGCCATTGTCGGCCTCCTTGTGATTGTTATTACTTAGAAAGCATCGTCTTCATCGAAGGAAATTACTTTCTTTTTCTTCTTGGTTTCAGGTTCTTTTGCAGGTTCTATTGTTTCATCTTCGTCATCGTAATCGGTTTTCTTGGTAGGTTTGACAACGATTTCTGTATCGTCATCTTCGTCAAAGTCAATCTTCTTTTGCGGCTTTTTGGAAAGCGGGACTAGGGTTGCCTTCCCCTCCTTTACTAATACTGTCCCAGCAAAAGAATCTTCAAAGACTCCATCTTTTACTACTACGGTGGCTGTGGTGCCAGGGTCAAATCCGACATCCGTACCTACTACTGAGGGAGGCTCGACATTAACTGTCTCATCCTCATCTTCGAAGTGAGCTACCTCATCAACATGAGTGAACTCTCTAGTGTGACCACGGAAATCTTCAATCTTAGCGGAGGGTTTAAAATACTCTTCTTCGGCTTCAGACTGAGGTAGCTCGGGTGGAACCTCTTGAACGAGGCTATTGCGGAATTTTGTGATACTCGCCGTTAGGTCTTCGGCGGAAACCTCTTCTTCTAAGACTGCTTCTTCTACACCACCACTGATAATCTTGTGAATACCTTGAGGAACATCAATGTCAGTGGTCTGTCTACGCTGAATATAAGCTGGCTCTTCGAATTCTTCTCGTAGAGAAGCAATTTCCGGCAGATCTGGTGTCTCTTCTCCGAGGTCATCAAACTCTGTTGGGTCAACCTTTGGTTTTTCTTCGGTGACATTCCAGCGTTGCTTAAGCAGGGGGAAGGCATTGAGACTCTCACCACCGTCCTTGTGACCATTGAAGGGTAGGTTGGTAAGTGAAGCATTGGCCTGATCAGTCCCTAGCTTGTATTTCTCTTGAGCTATCTTTCGCATGTCCTTGAGGTGAGTCACCATAACCTCGACAGCGGAAAGAAGCCCTTCAATGTTGATGTCCATATCCTCTAGCAGTCTGGAGAATTCGGACTCAGCTAGAGCTTTTTGGGTGGAAGCTGGGATCTTCAATTCAGCCTCTTTCAGCTTCTCAGCAATGGCTATTAGATACCAAGCGGAGAAGGTGGCTAGAAGATTGTCTTTGACATGGAGAGCAGACTTCAGCTTACCCTGGAAATAGATGGCTCGGGTCTGTGCCATCTCAATTTTGTCTGTCACCATCTGGAGGGCCATTGATAGCTCTACTAGATAGGACTGTGCGCCTCCAGGTGGCACGGATGTTAGTAGCTCAATGCGCTCAATAGCCTTAATCTCGCTGTTAAGCACATGGAAATACTTTTCGAAATCGTGTGTGACACCATCAGTTTCGTATACAAGTAAGCCCTTGAGCTTCTGCACTTGGCTGAGAATATTAGTGTCTTTTAATATGACTTCAGCTTTCAGTTCGTCAAGAATTTTCATTCAATCTCCTTGTTATCATTACTCAATTTAGCCAAAGCCTCTCTCATCTTTTTTACACGAGTTCTGGCACGAGTAATTAGTTGCATGGCATCTGGGCCTGACAGTTCCCCAGCGGCATACTTGGCTGTGGTCACTGATTCCCACATGGCTAAATGCATATCTAGGCTCTGGTCTACTAGTTTATCGAGGCAATTAAGTGGGATGCCTGAGGAACCCTCGGGTGTTTCTGCTTTGATGTTGAAAAATCGGCTCTGTCCAGCACCATAGGACAAATCCTTAACATCAAGACTCAGCGTCATCCCCGTTATCGCTAACCGCTGTGGCGCTTGCTCTTCGCTCATGTAATCTTCCTTGTATGATTTTGATTCTGCTCTCAATTTCAGGCTGGATCACTAGGGCGGTCTCACTTAGACCACTCACTCCAACCCCCTGATTGAGACAAATGGAGGGTTTCTTTGATCGTTTAGTCAAACTCTGAGTCTCCAGGTATGACAGCTTGATAATCGGAAAGTTCTTCAACTGTTGCACGAAGGAGGGGGTCAGATTGTAGTTCTTATTCTCCAATACTGACTTCAGGGATCTAACGATGATCCAGGTTGGTGTATTCCTGCCGTTTCGGGTGCTTATGACATACTCATGCTGGATGGCAGCTTTCTCATAGAAGGGAAAGGCCGGAGCGTTAATGATGAGAAGGTCAGGCTCATAGAGTTTATTAGCCATAGCTGAGAAGTGAAGCTCCATCAACTCGTTTGGATACACCATCTTCCACGATTTAGTGATGTCTTTACGCAGTATCAACGCAGATTTAATGTGGGCTCCGGCCACTCTAGGGTCTTCACATTCAATAATTATGCTCTGTCTGGACTTCAGAGGTCCAAGTAGCTTGGTCCCGGTCAGCATGTCGAATCTCTGAAACTCTCCTGCGTAAGCCTTAAGCTTGGCTACAATTAGGCAGGTACACTCCTCCATTACATTGTCTTTACCTTTTACTGGAACCAGCCCTTGATCGTTACACAGGGGGCACTTATCAACACTCAGGTTAAATACGGAAGGAATCATCAAAAGTCCCACTTGCCGAGATCGGCATCACTTACTGATACTTTCTTTTTCTCTTTTTTCTCGGCCCCAACTTCGAATGCCATCTTGTAGTCCTTGTCGTTGGCGGCTTCTTTGACCTGAGAGCCGTCAATAAAGGCTCCCATTTTCATCACTTTAACATGAGCCTTTAGAAGTTTTCTGAACTCGGCATCATCATTGATTTTGTCCATGCCAGCGGCTAGATCCAAATCGTTGGAGTCGTTGAGTAGACCAGAGGAGTAGGACTCACCCAGGATAATCTCAAATAGCTCTCCCTTACCCTTTAGCGTGTCAATGGCGTACTCGTCAATGGTTCCCTTGGCTGGGAGGATATGAAGCGTACAGGCACTATGGGGGCTTGCCATTCGCACCATGCGTCCAACTAGCTGAATAAGGACTCCCCAGGACCAGGGGACATCTAGAAGAACCATGTGCGCGGCTTGCTGGAGGTTAACACCTTCAGCGGCGGCAGTATTAATGAACAGAAGGTTGTAGTCAGGGTCATTCTGGAACTTCTGCTTGTTCTCTTCTCTTTGCTTTTCACTCTCAGCACCAGTAATGCGGAGGAACTTACGATCTCCGTAGTGTCCAGCCTTGGACAAGCCTTCAAAGCGGTCAATCCAAGTGCGGAACTTGGTGAATACGATTACCTTCTCTCCGGCTAACTCACCGTCAAGAAGTTCCAGTAGGTCGTCTTCTTTAGGGGATAGGGTTTTGGAGAAGAACTTGGTTGGTTCATCCTTGAAGAGAAGATTGGGGTTGTTGGCGATCATCTGAGTGACGGCTAGCATGGTCATCATGTTGTCAGGATCGCGCTCCTTCTCGTAGATCTCGCCTTCTGCGTTCTTCTTCATAATTGGAGGTAGAACGAACTTTTTAGCCTTGATATCTTCCAGCATCTTAGTCTGAATTTTATCCAGATCAACGGGGTGATACTGTGTGGAAAGCTTAGGTAGGGGCTCCTTTACCTGGGCCTGCGATCTACCGTAATAGAAGGGTCTCATCTCAGTTTTGAACAGCTTGACATTCTTGTAGCCGATCAACTGTGGCATGTGCTTTCCCTTACCAACATGAACCATTTTATACTTACAGAAATTTTCTCTGAACTGTTTCATGGGGCCAAATGGACGCACACCAATAGCCACAGAAATGGAGTAAAATTCATCTAGGCTATTTTGAATAATCGTTGCAGTCATGGCCCAAATCACGGCGATATGAGGCTGAATTTTTAAAAGCATTCTGCGATTTTGAGAGGTCGTGGACTTGAACTTCTGGCATTCATCAAGAATCAGAATTACATTGTGTCCATGTTTCTTCATGATAGCTTCAAGGAGAAGCACTTCAGGCGAATATTCCTCTTTTTGGCCCTCGCTGATGGGGTTACCATCTGCATCGAACTCTCCCTCAAGCGTCCTTCTTCGGCCTACAAGGGAGGTATACTTGGCGATAAGGACATCTCGGTCCTTGGACACCATAAAGTCTTCAATTTGCTTTAAACGAGCCTCAGAGCCTTTTAGCCCCTCATACTTATCTTGAAGAACTTGAGCGTTCAGTGTGGAGAAGTTTTCATACTCGGTTTTCCACTGATAGGTGGTGGATTTTGTGCCTAAGACGATCACCTTCATTCCCGGCTTTTTATTCATCAAGTAGGCTGAAGCTGTGATGGCGCAAATGGTCTTACCCAGACCCACCGCATGACCATCCATATAGCGATGCATCTTGATCATGTGGGCTATGGATTGAGTCTGGTAGTTTCTGGGGGCAAATGGCTTACCCGCCTTTGTGATCGTTCTGATCTGAGGCGGGATAGTCACTGGAATGGGGCCTTCTTCTGGATCATGCTCTCTGACTCGATAGAGTAGTTCCATAGTCTTGTCAGCAAGACCCAGTTTTCTCGTATAGTCTGTAATTAGAGGACAAGGCTCTTCCTCTTCTTCTAGATAAGTTGTCATTGTTCCTACTTGGAGGGGGCAGTGTAGAGTTCCTGGTAAGACTTAGTTTCGAACTCGGTGTGGTACTCGTGGTAACGATCCCAGTCCTTGCTGTTATTCACTCGCATGATGCGAAGGTCGCCCTTGATGGTAAGGACATTACCCTGCTCATCCTGGAACACTCCGCCCTCAACATAGACATTGCGAAGTTTCCAGACATCCATGATCTTGCCACCCGAATCGTTACGAATGATGTAATCACCCTTGTAGGTGCCGATAATGCCGCCATCATGAGCTATCTGATTAGACCAGCCAGCGCAGCCGACACTCAAAAGAGCGACAGAGAGGGCAGTAACGCTAAGAATCTTCATCAGCCAAGTTCGTTCGGCTGTGGTGAAGGGGTGGCGCTTACAGCCTGCGGTAACAATCTCCACCCCTTCAGGCGGGATGGACGGTGGCTGTGTGGGTTTAAGCTCCCCGGCGATGGATTGGAAGCCTCCAGTGTGGTTCATGCGGTTCTCCTTCAAAGCCAAATACCACCAATGTAGGTCGCTAGGGTCGGTGGTCGGTCCCCTATGTTAAATACTGATTAGTTGATGATCTTCGTGTCAACCATCACAATGACGATCTTCCATGTGCGCTGACCGAAACTCCGTTACAGCATTATACTGGAGAGAGTCCTGTTTTTACTCGTAAACTTCCCTAGCTACAAGAAGTTGATTTATGAATGATCCCAATGAGATGCGCTTCCATCTACCCTGGTCCCTCATCTCCACAAGCATCTCACTAGTGACAGTGAAGGGTCCATAGACTCTATCGACCACCTCTAGATCGTACTTGTAGGCGTGAGCAAGCGGCACCTTCTTGACCTCAACCTTATTAAACTCAATTCCGCAAACTCGGAGTTGGACAGGGGTAGCCATCTTAGTTCCAGGTACCTTTCTCAGCTTCCTCAGTCCCCTCTTTAGTGATTTCAAAGAGACATTCTCCAGTTTCTTCGACAACCCCAGTAACCTTAAGGAACCCACGCTGAGTTAGTCTGTGCATAACAAGCTGATCGTTATAAGGCAACTTCCCTTCTCGGATGCCTTGTGGGTGGAAGTCCCTAACACGCTCAAGGACTCGGATTGCTTTTGCCTCTATGGTCGTGTGGGCCATCTGTGCTACCTCTACTCAAGGCATCGGAACATAAGTCTCGTTAGAGACTTTAATGGATTAAAACCTTAGTAAATACTAACTACGAGGGTCTAGCAACTTTTTGGCGGCACTAATGGAGCCGAAGTTAAAGTCCAGCATGTCTTTGATTGCCTGCTTTAATCTAAAGTTTTCCAACTCCAAATTAGTTATTTTAATTTGAGTCTCATTGGCCTCTTCATGGGCCTTGTCTCTATAGTCCTGGAAGGACTTTTCCATGCGCCTCAATTCATCACTCATGATGAGGCATTCGTTAAAAAGCTGCTGAGGGTCTTCGGTCATGCCTACCTTGATTTCATAACGATAAAAGGCTTACGGATAGTGCCTAGTTTGTCTACTTCAGAGATCGCCACAGTAAACTTAGGCTTGGATAGCTCTGGGGTCACATACATACTGATCCGGTAGGTGGGAGCATACTTATTGCCATGAATATAGGTCATTCTATCAGCGGTATAGATAAAAGCCACCTTCACCACAAGGGATGTCAAAATCATCGTAGCCCCACATAGTTGAGGTGAGGCTCAATTTCTCCAGTCTTAACTTTCTGAGCCTGATCTAGCCATAGTTTAGCGTTGTCCAGCCTTGCTTGGATGATACCAATTTGCTTGTTCTTTCTAATGATGTAGGAGTCGATGGCTAGCTCTTTAGTGGGATAGGCAAAACGCTTTTTCCCGCTATCGAGAACAAACTTAGGTCTCATCCAGGGACATGCATTGTAAGGTTGAATCCAAGACCCGCACGGTGTCTGCTTAACCACTACAAATTCCTCCAGTAGCGGAGGGTAGAACCGGGGATTTGAGTTGTCCCTATACCTATACATGCTAGTCCCTATGATCATACTTTCCCCTTCTCCTGAAGATACTCATAAAGCTCCTTTAAATCCACATACTTGACAGCGTAGCTGTAGTAGTTTCCGTAGTACTCGTTGTCACAGTAATCGGTGGACTTGATGAGGGTCTGAACCATGCGCTTGTAGGCCATGAAAGAGATCTCAGGGTAGAACTTCTCCAGGATGGTGTCTAGGGCCTCAAACTCAGGTTCAGGTGAAGAATCTATGGCATAGTGGCGGCCTTCCTTACCGTCATTCCAACAGCTACCGCCAGTCTGACCTCCGGTACACCAAGAGATCTGAATGAAATCACCCTGAATGGTGTTACGGCGATACGAAGGTGCAAGGGCCTTGTCGATGTAAACATCACAATCCTCAACAGCCTTTAGAAATTCCGTGTAGTCCATGACAACCCCAAATGCAAAGAGCGAGGTTGCCCCCGCTCTCCATTATACTGAGTTGTATGAAGTTTTCTACTTAAGCAATTAGTTCAGAGAGGCCATGTAAGCATTGATTTGTGCGTAATCGTAGTAAGCTCTTGAAGTTAGATACCGGGACGGTTGACCAATTAAAAGTTCTCATGTCTTTCATCAGGACATCCCCATCTTTTTGATCAAATGGTTGAAGGTTGAACTGAGCATCTCTTAGTTCCACATCTCCCTTGGGGGTTATAAAGGCTAGAAATTCTTTCTCATCCATTTTTACCATAAGCATATTGAGTTCCTTTAGATTTACATAAAACCGAACTTCGTAAATTGTACCAGATAGTTGATAAACATCACAGGTTTACTGTGGGTGATGATGACCTACTCATCCTCTTTTTCTGACTGATCGTCAGCGTCATAGCAAGAATCACTACAGAATACTTCCATATCTCCACTTCTGACTAGCACTTCAGAAGGATTTAGAATGGGTTTGTTACAATAATGGCAAGTTGGGTATTCATCCCTAGCCCATTCCAAGGTGGGTTCAGATAGATCCTGCAAGGACCAAGTGTCTACGAGATCTTCGAATAGAGTTAGAGGATCGACATGGTTGGTGCGAGTAACATAATCCCAGCTAATCTGCTTTGGATCAGTGAAAATAATTCCTCTGGTTAGGACTTTTTCTAGTTTCGGGTCCACATTGGCTGTTTCCATCGCGTTAGTAAATTCTTTGTAGTTTTCTGGGGTCAGGTAAATGAGGCTGTCATATTGACGAGGTTCCAGCTTGAAAAGACGGAGGCTATGAGTTAGAAATTCAGAAGATGCGTAACTATCATAGGCCCAAAGGCTATCTAGCCATGTTGGGCAGAGCTTAAAGGCATCAACTAGAGTGAACGAAGGCTTAGCTCTCTTTACATCTTCGATGAGGGTAGCTCCGAAAGAGGTCTTCCATACAGCTCTAGACATATCGTCAATTAGGTCTTTCACCTTATGGTAGATGAACCCGCCTTTAATAAGGCGATTAACCTCAGGGTCATGTTCTCCTACAAACTGCATGTATTCCCAGTAAGTATCGTTAGCAACCCAGTAGGCTTGAACATCTTCACCGTATTCCCCGACATAAATTCTATCTCCGAGATCTCCGCTCTTGGTATTTTGGCACTCAATATAGTCAAGATCAGGGCAATAGATTTGAGCTAGTTTATCAGAAGTATCGTCTGCGGGTGCAGTAGGGTCAGCATCTTGGGTGATTACATAAAGAGGGCCGGATTCTAAGTAATTCCTGGAGGTTCTTTCACCTTGAGTACACCAATTGGTGCCTTGTGACATGATAACAGAAGCCTCGGGAGTAGTGATTCTGTAGAGAATGAGATCCCCTCTGCGTCCGACTACTTCGCATCCTTCTCTAAAGTATTTATCCCTCTGTCTGTCGATCTCTTTTCTCTGCTCGTTCTTAGATAGATCAGATCTTGTAGCGGAGGCTACTGCGTTGACTAGAGACTCGTAGTGATACTGATTGATGTCCCCGGAATTGAGTTCTCTAAATGGAGTGCCTGGACGCTTGAGCATCGAGAATCTCTCAAGGAGGGCCGTAACCTCCCCAGCATTAGGAGCGTTGGGGTTCACGATGGAGCGAAGGGCCAATCTCTTGTTTTTATACTCTCTGCATAGCCAATCAACATACTCTCCATTAGGAGATGAGTCGATGCTATCCATTGCACCAACAACGGATTCAGGAATGCCATACTTCTTCACTAGGGCATCATGCTTAGCCTTAGAGATAGCGGCCATTTTCTTACGAGAGGTCTTTGCAGAAGTTACCTTGAATGTGAAATCGGGATTGAGGTACCCGCCACGAACTAGTGAAGCTTTGATGTCACGGATACCCCAGCTAGACTCAAATTCTCCCTGAACATAGTCAAAGGCCCCATCACGGAAATCCGACTCACCATCCTGATTGATAGCTTCGACTAGTGGAGCCACAAGATCTCTGGCCTTTTCAAACAAGTCCAGTGGGACACCGGGGTATAGTGACTCTCTTCTTGCATCTCCAGCACGAATAGCGCCGTTGATTGAGCTAAGATGCCATCTGATGTCTACGGTATCGAGGTCGATAGGAGCTTCGGTGTGGCTTTCATTATAAATGTCCACAGCCCTTTTTGTCACTTCAAAATACTTCTTCAGCGGTGACCCAGGTGAAGTCTTCAACTTCTCCCACTCTTTTTGTGCTTTTTCAGCTTTATCCTTGAATTCCTTGCTTTCTTTAGCTTCTTCTTGTTCAATTACATCGGAGAACGGAGCGAAGATCTCATCAATAGACTCCTTAATGAATTCATCTCTAACCTCATCCCAACAGCTATCGCAATAGGATTCTCCAGCAGCTTGTAAAAAGTGCATATCATCGGAATCATAGCTCTCGCCACAACGAGGGCAATACTCTCTCTGAGCATCATTATAGCAATCGTCACACAGCATCTCGCCATTGTACTCGTTTAGGTCACGAGCCTCAAATTCACCCCCACAGTTATCGCAAGTAGCCTCATCCCTAGGGATTTCATCTCTGTTCTGAGAGATGGTGTGATCACTAATGTAGTCATTGATTATCTCGTCATGATGCGATAAGAATTCAAAGAACTTCCAGTATTCTGGCTTGTTGACCCAGTATCCACCACCTACATTACGACCTACATCTCGGCCATCTACATCCTGAGCTTCAATGCGACTTGGCTCATCAGGAACGAAAATCTGAAGGAACTTGTCATCGTTATAGCTATTTTTGGCTTCACTCCCAGGCAGAGTAAAGATGTAAAGCGGGGCCATAGCTAGGTAGCCTGGACCATAGGCGGTTCCTCGGGTACACCAGTGAGTGTTCTTGCCTAGAATTTCAGAGGCTTGCATGGTGGTAACCCTGAAACAAAGATACCCACCCTCTACTTCACCTAAATATTCGCTGCCTTCTGTCAGATATTTTTGCTTGTTCTTTTCTATGTCTTCTTTGCGCTTGCGCTCCTGTTCCTTCTTGGACATATCTTCATTCGTAGTGGCCTCCATAGCAGCCACAAGAGTTGAAACGGTGTAGGAGTTGATATCACCTGAATTGGTCTGTCTAAAGGGGGTTCCTGGCCTCTTTACGATACTGAATCTCTGAAGAACGGAAGTGATGTAGTCCTCTCTCGCACCAGAGGATGCAATTTCACCCCTACTTTGGGCCTTGCAGAGCCAGTCGGTATACTCCCCATTGGGTGTTGGATCAATATTAGACAAGGTTTCAACCAGAACGGGGTCTAGCTTGTATTTTTTAGCCAGGGCGTCTTTCTTAGCCTGGGATGCGGCTGCGTCTTTGATCAGAAGTCCGTTGTTCCAGGAGGATTCCTTGAGATGAAAGGTTCCATCCTCATTTAGATAGTCATACAACACCAAGATAGATCTGATGTCTCTGTTTTTAGAATCAAAATCTCTTTTCACATCATCAATGGCTTCATCAACTAGATGCTCAAAGTTTTCCTCAATTCGTGTATACAGGGGATTCAGGGTATCATAGACTTTGACAAATTCTTCTTCGGAGATTCCAGGGTAGATTCTAGCTCTGTTCTCATTTGATGTCCAGGACGCAGAACGAGCGGTGGCTAATTGCCAACTAATTCGTGCCATAATTTCAGGTGAGATTTTATCATAGATAGCTCTACGACCATTTAGATCTTTAACTATATCTCTGATTTTCTGGAAGTAGCTAGCTAAGGGGGAGTCTGGGCTATTGTATAGATTATCCCACTCTTCTTCGGCCTCCTCGCTATCTGCGTTCACTTGTGGTTCAAAGGGGGATAGGAGACTGACCACAGTCTCCTTAATATAATCGTAATTGGCGTCTTTGAAGCACTCTTCTGAGCAAAAAGTCTTATGAGTTCTACTGTCTGGGACTCCATCTTCCAGTCTAAAGGTACTATCACAATAGTCACATACTTTTCTCCCATCCCAGTAGTCTTCCTCTGTTTTACAGATGGTGTTGTCTTCGATGTAATTTTTGATGACTGGATCAAACTTAGCGATGAATTCAAAAAGTTCCCAGAATTCACTTCTGGACACTATATACCCATCGTCTAGGTGTTCACCCAAGTCATCGCCATTGATGTCCTGGCATTCAATTCTGTCAGGGTGATGGCTTGGTGCAAAGATCTGGCAGAACTTATCACTAGCATAGTCTTCGTTGTCTTCACCAGGAGTTGTGACTACATAAAGAGGACCGTACTTTAGATAGCTAGCGGCGTAGCCCTCCCCCTTTGTACACCAGTGGGTGTCCTTGGATAGCACCTGAGATGCTTCCACGGTGGTAACCTTGTAAACTCGGAATGGTCCGGTATCACCTAGAAGCTGACTCCCTTCAAGTGCATATTTATCCTGGTTTTGGTTCAAGTCCCTTTCTTTTTCTTTCTTGGAAAGATCGGCTCTGGAGGCAAGATCCATCTGGCGAAGGAACTCAGCAATGCTGTAGCGGTTAATGTCGGTCTGGTTCCCTAGTCTCCACTGAGGACTGTTCTTTAGCTTTTCAAATAACTCTAGCTTGCCCCTCAAGTCAGCCTTGAGAGTATCTGGTGTCTCGTTGTGACTGATGTAGTATTTGTACGCCTTACAAATCCATTCCGTATAAGCACCATTAGCTGTTGGATCAATGTCAGCGATGAAATCAAGCTCGTCTTTAGATAGCCTGTATTTTGTCATCAGGGCGTTCTTCTTGGCGTCTGAAGCGGCGGCTAGAATAATGTGAGAAGCGGTCTTCTCTACGAGCTTCCCAGCATTGGAGCCGACTCGGGTCATCTCAAAGTCGTATTCGGCTAGATTGGCTCCGATTTCAGCCACATCTCCAAGGGTCCTGTTGTAGAAAGGTAGAGTCTTAAGCTCTCTAATTGCGACACCTACAATAACTGAACTCCTGAAGATTCTAGGAATAGAGCCGTTATTATACAAGTGCTGAACCCAGTAATAAAGGAATTGGGGCAGCACACTGGGATCGGTAACTTTGAACTTAATCGTGTTTCCGATAGCCGTAGCTAGTTTTGATTCAAATTCTAACATTCATCCACCTAAAAATTGGCCCCTCGTAAAAGGGGCCAATAGTCAATTTCCTGCAAGGGCGTTACTTGGCTACACCTTTGCCTACGAAGAACCCGAGGACCACAGCGGCTACAGCTTTAACATTTCCATTGAACTTCTCGCGCTTAACCTGTTTATCTGTCTCTTTTACGATGACTTCAAGGTTAGCCTCACGCTCTACATGCCTGGTGATTACAGTGCCTTGTTGAAGGATAATCTCGTTACCCTTGTCGCGCTCCAGCACCAAACCCTTAACTTGCGTTGTTAGGCTAGTAGATAGGCCAAGCTGTGTGCTATAAGCGGTCTCAAGACCTGGGACTCTCTGACTTTCCTTATACCATGTCCAAATAGTAGGGGCATTCCCAGCAGGGGAAGCGATGGTTCCCAGCTTGTAGGGGTCATCCCCCAACTTAGGAACAGTGAGGGTGAATTTAACCCCGGATTCTCCGATCTGATTGATGGCGTCGCCGATGTCTTTGGGAGGGTCCCCCACTGGCTTAGGGGGGGGATTTCTTAGGGCCTTCTCTTTCCAAACTTCAACTTCAGAGGCAAGGGTGTCGTTCTTAACGGCTAGCTCTGCCTTCTGCTTCTTAACCTCGTCTAACTGATCAGTGAGGATTCTTAGTTCGGTTTTGCGCTTGATATCTTCTTCTTGTCTGGCATTGTTCTGATTGGTCTGGTACCTGTCATAAGCCTTCCAGCCCTGCCAACACACACCTAGAACAACTACAGCGATGATGATATTTAGGTATTTTTGGATGACATCCCCCACGCCACCTAAACTCTTAGTGAAGTTATCTAACATAGATCCTACTTTCTCTGTCCTAGAATTCGGACGAAGTTGAGACAGCCAGTGGCAGTAGAGTCAAGAGGAGTGGCTGACTGACGAGCCTCAGGATTGACTTTGAAGCGAACATCGAGATTAGACATGAAGACCTCATTGAAGAGTTTCATGAAGCCGGGAGCCTTAGTGGTGCCACCAGAGATAACAACTGGAATAGTTTCAGGAATCTCGGTGCGGTTACCATTCATGGCGAAGAAAGTATTGACTGCGGCAGTCAGCTTAGCTAGAAGCTCCTGATACATCATTCCAATGGCTTCGGCCTGACGATCAGTCTTGGTGTCATCGGAATCAGCCTTGGTAGTCACCTTACCAGTATAGGCATCAACACCACGCTCCTTCAGGAGAGTAATGTGAGACACCACGGAATCAGTGGCTTGTGCGGCAGAATTGTCGATAAAGTCACCACCAAAAGGTAGCGAGAACGAACGAACTGGTAGACCCTTGTAGAGTAAGCAGACATTCGTCATGCCAGCACCGAAAGAGATGAAAAGTCCGGTCAGCGGAATCTCACCCTTCTTAGGCGTGACGGTTTCAGCGTAGCCAATTGCGGCGGCTTCATTCAATGGCTTAGCGGTGAACCCTAGTTCAGTAATAAGGCTTTTGAAGAAGCTGGTGTGGAATGCTAGGCCAGTGTCGTTGCTTGGTTTCCAGCCCTCAGGCTTCTCGTAGTCAAAAATGGGGCCAGGAACGGAAAAGGCCACTAGTTCTTTATCCACTTCAGGCTTACCTAGAATCTGGGATAGGATAAGCTGTAGGATCTCCTTGCCGTCCTCTTCCTTGGGGCTAATGAAGCCCTTGGATAGTGGTCTACGGAGTTCACCACCCAGCACACCAACTAGGTTGATGGCATCGTTACCCACAACAAATAGCTCATTGGAGCCTTCGATGTATTCCACACCGGAGATATCCAGGGTGGAGGAATGCTCTAGGGGGAGAGCAAGGAAGCAGTCTCTCACGGAAGACAGATTAACAGTCTTCTTCTGGTCAGACTTAGCGGATACGATATAGGCAGTTCCGATATCGACACCACGACCATTAATTACTTCAGCCATTTTTATTTCTCCTTAGAAGGGCTCACTACACCATCTTTTACATCTAGTTTAATTACGGAATTGCGCTTGGATGCCTTAGGGTCACTCTCGGATTTGAGGGGGATCATATCATCCGTGTCTAGTTCTTTAATACTCTTTGGGGAGATCCTCCATTGCTCACCATACAAAGAAATTACATCTTTATACGACTTGACCTTTGGGTCATCCTTAAATAAAGTCTCCATAATGATCTGTTTGAGAACGAAGTAGAGTATGAAAATACTTTTTGGCTTTTTGATGTTTTGGTTCTTAATCTCATCGAGTATGGCGAGGATCATGACCTTGGGGTCTTTCACACCATCATACATCAGTCTCTTAGCAATGGCTGTGATGGTCTTTTGGCGACCATACTTGATCTTCTTTTCTTCAACATTGTCCTCTGTATCTTCTTCAAAGACAGGAACTTCCAACTTAAATTTAAGGTCTTGCTGAAGCATCAATAGGGCTTCTTCCTCGTATTCCTGAACATACTCTTTCACCACATCCGAGTAGTAGAACACTTGCTGTTCAGGTGGGACACTTGACAAATCCTTGAGATTGTGAATGGGGGTCTCAATGAGAAGCCTGCGGGTCTTTAGCTCCACCATAACAAGGGCGTAATCCCTTTCAAGACTAACGACCTTACCACAGAAGCCACGGTCTAAGCCGTCAAGGATACGGACGAATGATCCGACTGAGATGCCTGTTGGGGCCATTCTAAAGGAGTCTTCACACTCTTTGATGAGTCCCTGTACATACTCGTCATCCACGGTTAGGGCCTTATCAATCCTCTGTTGTTCCCCATCACACAGGATTCCAAGCACACCAGTAATGGTACGGAACTTGGTAAGCTCCTTCTTGGAGGTAGAACGAATGAAGATATAGCTGGAAGTCTTTAGGGTATACACACCTAAATCACGCTCACCAACAGGAATGAACACCTCACAGGCACCATCTTTAATGATGTCCTGGAGGGAGTTACCTATTCGTCTAAGGATGTTTTCGGCGGTCTTTTCGGAGCGAATCTCCATTAAGTGCCATTTTTGGCCCTGTAACTTGCTAACATCGCCATAAGTTAAAATCATTATTACTCCACTACTTCAGCATTACATAGTCTAGCAAACTCCGATGCTCCAACTTCCCATACGGGCTGTTGTTTTTTGGTTGCAACCTGAGTAGTTACACCAGTTTGACTGGACGCTACTACTTCATCAGATTCAGCTAGCTCCTTCAAAAGAAGGGGGAGACAGTTAGAAGGGAGGGAGACTCCGCTCTTCCATTTGAGGAATATGTCTGTCATCTTTCTATAATTACTCAGATTTGAACAAATTCCTTCGAATATAGGGGAATCATTTCTATTGAAAACAGCATTTGAGTAAGCCGAAAGCAGACCATCAATGATGTCCGTAGTAGAGTAGGATAACTCTAGTTTGTCTAAGGCGTTGATGGCACCAGAGAAATTGGGGACCAATCTGGAAAGAATGGCGTTACACCCCGCCTCAAGTTCTACGGGAGCTACGGCGGAAACTGACTCAGCGGTAATCGGACCCTGTAGGCTTACTGCCTGAAGAAATTTTATTCCCTCTTTAGGTACCCCTTTTGTCAACTTGGCAATGGCCCCTAACGCACTCAACTCGTAAGAGATGTCGTGTTCAGCACAAATCCTAGACAAGAACCCCATCATCTCGTCCTGAGTCAGTTTGGATAACTGGACTCTATAAGCACGGGTTTTGATTTGAGGTGGAAGCTTGAAATAGTCTGAAGTGATGAAAACAAAAACAGGGTGAGGTTTAGTCCCATCGTGAATATTACAGATGGTGTCCCAGGATTCTTTTGGAATACGAACCGCTTCTTCGAAAATGATTGGTGAAGATCCAAGATCTCCCCACTCTGGAATTTCACTATAAGCATTAGGATTGAATTTCTTTGGAGCCGTCCCAGTCAGTTCTTTCAGGAAGAACTTAGCCAGCGCAGTTTTACCCACGCCACTGGCACCTTCAAAAATATAAAGCTGGGGAGCCATGTCCTTCTTGTCAAGAATAGCCCTAAGTGTATTGAGGGCTACCTTGTTGCCGACCATATCACTTAGGGTTTTTGGTTCGAAAAAGCTCATTAGCTCTCCATTACTTCCTTGACCAAGTTCAGATAGCGGAACAAGGAGGTGTTCATTCCGTAATACCACATTTGCCAGTAAGTCTTGATGTCAAGAGCTTCATCATTTTCCTTCAGGTATTGCTTGAGGGTGTGCTTGAAGTTTTCCAGATTAATACCCTTAACGATGAAGCCAGGACACTCAGAGATGTAGGTATTACTAGTAACTTCGATGGAGAAGTCCTTGACCAGCACTTGCTTGGTCCCAGTGGCCGTAGTCTTGTCAAACAAGCGGCAGAAGGTCATAGGCGCACTGGAAAGCAGTAGCTCCTGGTTGTCGTCGTTGAGAAGCTCAGTGGCCTCGTAGGGGGTTCTGAGGGTCACTGTGGAGGCTACGGTAGGGGCCAGACGAACTGCGAGAGGGCCACCAAAGGCTAGGAACTCCTCTGAGTTACCTTCATCCATAGGAGTGAAGGCAAAGAAGTTCTTGAGGATCTTCTCAAGAGCGGGGGACTCATTAGGCTCAACACCCTGGACTCCGTGCATCTTGATCTCAGCGGCTCTGGCGTTAAATTCGTCCTGATAGATGGTCTTGTCTACCTGCTTGCGTAGGAAAGTCTCAGTCCACTGTGGCTGTTCAATGCCGTAGTCTTCTTCAGGACGATAGTCGAGGAGGGGGACATCCAGTGAAGCCAGGACCGCAATGAGGTCCACTACAGCGTTCTTAGAAGCGGAATTGAACCACACACGCTTGAGGTTGAAGTCGATGATAACCTGATACTGCTTTCTGACGATAGTGTCAGGGTCTTCCACGGATTCTGAAATCTGTTTCTTGACCTCGGCTGGCTGGAACTTAAATGGAGAACCATAGGAGTAAGCCTGGGCCTCACGCTTGGAATTCATGTCATGAACATCTTCCCAATCAAAGTTTACGAACCAGAGAGCGTACACACCCTCAGCAATCTTCCAGTTGTCGGTGTTGCCATCCCACAATGCATTCTCAGTGAGATCCAGGCTACCATGAGTATCAGAGATGGTGTTGGTAGCTTCATCATAGAGCCACTCGCGGCTATGGAACGAAGTGAGTAGAGCCTCAATGGGAGTGGGGTCGGTGGACTTCTTGAAGAGGACTTCTTCGACATCACCAAGACGAGGAGAGTAGAAAGGTGCGATGCCGAGAGCATGGCCCTTAGTAATGCGGGATTCAGACTTAGCCATAGTAGGCATGAGTGCGAAGCCATCAGAAGCCAGCTTCTGCTTGAAGGCATCTTCCTCAGATTCGATATTGAACACCGTCCAGGTGCCTTTTGAAAACATAGTCATTTACTTCTCCTTAGATGGTAGTGCGGGGGAGTGACCTACTCCAGTCCTTCTAATACTCGTTGAAGGGCGTCTTTTTTCACTCTGGTTTGAAGACAGTCGGATGGATCAGAGGCAGGACACTCCAATGGGACTACCTGCATGGTCTTAATGATGTTAGACAATACACCCATAGATTTCTTGCCAGCTTCATCATTATCGTAAAGGAGATAAGTGGTCCTAACTCCAAGAATACGAAGGTATTCCTCATGCTTGCGGCCAATAGACTTAGTGAGAGAAGACATGATGGGAATGCCGGGTGCCACGGCTCTTGCGGCTAGGATATCAAACGGCCCTTCGACCAGAACGACATACCCCTTTTCAAGAATCAATTTCAAGGTTTCTTCATCGTTACCAAGCCAAATGGGTCCAGCGAAATCTTCTCGCTTAGCTCCGATTGAATAGTATTTACCTGGACCAAACATTGTGTGAAGTGGCTTGGTCTGCGCTCTCAGAAGTCCGTCTACATCAACCTCTGGAAATAGGAACATAGGGCCGGGGAACATCTTTTTAGGAACATAAAGGACCCCTAAATCTTTGATCACCGGCATAAGCTGTTCGGGTTTGATCACCCAAGACCTCTCTTCGATGATTCTGGTGGCGGTAATCAAAATGGGGTCTTTTTCCAGCTTGGTATAGATCGCCACTGTCTTCTCGATCAGCTTAGCGATATCCTGCCACCAACCTTCTTCAGCTTTAAGTTTTAGGGGCATCAAATCCTCTCATTTTAATGAGACATTCCTTTAAACCCGATCTCTGTCATTAAACACCTTCCAGTTGATCAGGAATATTTCGTTGCTCTACATTGGCGATTAGATTCTCTTTGGTGCTTTCGTATTCTGCTGGGTCGTCAAACTGACTTAACACCCATAGGAGCGTAGCGACATCACGGTATTCCCGGAGCATTCTCTGTGTGTTTCGGATGTCATCTGCGAAGTCCTGGGAAAGCTCTTCTTTCGTCCTGGAGGGGTGGAACAAGCTAGCATTGAGACAGTTGTCAGGGTCAGTAGTGCCACATTTAGTGCATTTGTAGCAATCAAGTTCTTCATTGTAGACCACATAGGCACAGTTCTCCCCTTTAGGTTTTAGCTTGTTTTTATAGAATCTCTTACGGTGGCGCGAGATTAGATCCTTCAATCTGGTTAGGATTTCCTTCGCGGTCTTAACCTTGATTCTTATGGGTGGATTTGAGTTCATCTAGTTCTTCCTGGCGAAGCTCTCTGAGGAGCGGCCCGTTTTCGACTACATAGACGCGATCTGCTGAGACAGCGAGTCCATGCGCTTGTGTGATGGACATTACACAATACCCATAATCATCACAAAGCGTTTTGATCATTTCTGAAACTTTTGGTAGGAATTCCGGGCTTACATTGTTGAATGATTCATCTAAGACGATGAGTTTAGCCAACTTAAATCGCTGGATCATGATCACACGGAGCAGAAAAGAAATTACATTAACGATTCCGCCACCCACGGTTCCGATTGGGGGAGCTACGAAGCCGTCCTTCTCCAACATGATTCTATAGGAATCTCCCTTAGCACCCTCTTTTCGTTCAATGATTAACTTGTAATCTGAGTCGAAAATGAGCTTAAGTCCGTCTGACACAACTGTTTCGATCTTTCCGATGCCGTTGGCAGAGATGATCTGAATGGCTTTATCCATTACTCCGATGGCCTTGACATGCGCCGCCTTACTAGCTTCTATACCTTTTATTTTGAGCCTGTTACGAGCAATGAGGGCTTCTTGGCTAGTCAGCATCGACAGCACTTCGGCCTTCCTAGCCTTAAATTCAGCTACTTCTTCCTTGCAATACATAGCTACCTCTAGTCTATAATACTCAGACTAGGGTGGTTTCCGCAGAATAAGGTGAGTAACCGTCTGGATTTAGGGAGCGCATACGAAGTCCGTAGGGCTTGGAGCTTGGAGATATTTGAGATAGCTCTGTGGATAGAATAACACCTGAATTGATGCGCTGAATGACGGTCCAATCGGTGGCTCCGTTTGGCTTAGCCTCAATGTCATAGGAGGAGATAAGGTCAGGTCTTGTAACCGACCAAGACATAATGTATACTCCGTCAACTTCAGTTACGGTCACAACTGGGGTAGAGGGTAGGCCAGTGTACCCGACTGGCTTAGCGGTCAGGATTTCTCCAGTGGATACTACGGTGTTGATTCTGACGGTCTTGTCCCAAACTCCGGTTACAGAGCGAACACTCAGATCAAACAGGGTTTCGTAGTATTCGTCACCTTGCAGGGTTCCGACTAGGACTTCGCCCTTGTGGAGACTCTCAACTCCAACAAATCTGACAAATTGAACATCATTTGCACCATACATGGTGAAGTCTTCAACCGATAGCTTGATGGTGGATTCAACCTGGAACGCAGACTCCTTGAACTGGAGAAGTAGCAGCCCCTCTGTAGTGTGAATTCCGATGACTCGTCTGTCCTTCACAACCCCATTGACTGTAATTCTCTTGATGGAGTCCCCAGACACATAGTTATGCAGATTTATACTTCTCTGGGGAGCATCAGAGCAATTATCTGGGCCTGGAATCTCGTAGCGATACAGCATTCCAGTGTTGGTTAGAACTACGGTGAAATCGTTATCAGTATGCCAAGCATCCACGATACCAGGAGTGGCGTTAGGGAGAAGGCGTTTTCTGTAGAAGGTTGAATTCTCCCCGGTCACTAGGACTGAAGAGCTTGAAATCATAGTTTGTCTATCCCCGCCTAGACTGGAAGTGGAAGTTCTCATTCTGAAAAAGTCAGAGGACAAGGATCTATGGGGGTCAGTCCAGGCATTAGGCTGGTTCCTAAATACCAAAGTTTTGGGGGTAGAGACAGCCTGTGGATCACTAGTCCAGAACACTCTGGATAGACGATTGACATCCAAAAACTCCTGCTGAACGCTAGGAACCGATACATTGATGGAAGCTACAGTGGGGACATTGATGGAGTCGGAAACTGTAAGTTCGAAGGTTAGGACTTCGCCTAAAACCTTTGCTCCTACTAGGTTAACTTCAAGTGTAGCAGATTCAGTCCCTCCAATAACAGGCATATCAGTGCCAGAGGTTTGACGCCAAGAGTAGGTCAACTCATTATTTTCGATGTCGGTAATTACTGGAGCAATCACTACTGAAGAATTTCTTGTCCCAACGATTAGGGGGATGGGCCAAGTTACCACTGGAGCAGCATTACTTGGAAGGGTGGCTACCGAAGTTACTACGCTCGGTGGGTTCAAGGGTGCTGATGTTGTGCTAAGATCCTGTACAGAAACCTGAACAGTGATAGTCCTAGGTAGGGGTCCAATGGACTTGGATACCACTAATTCCGCAGTTTTACGCTCTGTGCCAAGTGGGGTGATAGTGTAGGGAGTTGGACCGAAAAATGGTGGAGAAATAGTGACTGACCAATTATAGGTCATGTCATCTAAGTCAGGATCAGAACTTGCGCTAGCGTCAAAAATGAATGGGACACCACGCTGGATTACTGGAGCTTGTGGGGTCAGCTTGGCGATTGGAGCGGTGTTTAACTCAGAGATGTACAGTGGTGTAAATTGACCGGATATTGCCGTTGGAACTGAGCCAACAACTCCCCATTCTGTGTCATCATCAACTACATTTTTGGTGCCTCTGAGCCACTGAAAGCTGAGGGTATTGTAGTGTCCAGGTCTTTCCGTCAGATTTAAATTGGATTTGTCTATCTGGAAAACTCGGAGCTTTCCGGTTGCATCACTAACAAGGTCTTTGTCTAGGTAAGCTAAGTAGATGTCATCGTTAACTTTAACGGTTAGTGTCGGTTCTGAGATAGGGGAATCAATTTCTCTAAATGCCCAAATAGCACCATCAAAATAGCCTAAAACTAGAACGCTCTTTAGAGTTCTTTTGAATTTTTTGTAGTAGAGATGCGTAAATACTCTAGCTGTATTAATCCCAATAACTGTAAATTTATCATCAATAAAATCGCCAATGTAGGAATAAACTGTAGTAGAACTGCTGTCCCAGACTCCGCCTACACTTCTAACACGCTTTTTAATAGAGTGTTGAGTGGGGGTGTCGGGTACAGATTTTGTGTGTGAAGTATAGTAAAGTTCTACAGACCCATCAGGGTTTCCGATTAAGCTGATACCACCATGGGTGTTACCAGAACGAAGGTTTGGACTGGAGGTAATTGGCACAATAGCATAAACTTGCGTAAACTCTGCGCTTAGGTGAATACTCATCATTGTGTAGCCAGTGATGGAAGGGCTAGAGGAGTCTAGAACAGAGGATACGAGAATATAGGAGCCATCGGGTAGCTCAATGAGATCGTAGGATGAGCGGATCTTAGAACCGGAAATAACGACAAAGGGTGAAGATAGAGTGAGGGTGTTGAGATTGAAGGTGAATACTACAATGTCGAATAGAACGGAATTCAAAGGATTTACCTGAGATCCGATGATGTGGATACGACCCATAGTTGCATCGTAGTAAATAGCAGGGTCAAATCCGTTGTTTGGTGTTGGGAACTGGTAAGATTGCACAGTAACAAAGGACAACCCGTTATCAGCAGACCTGTACACATGGAAGGTGTTGTCAGTCTGCACATTGGAGACCACATAGATCTCCCCTGCTACCTGAACGAAGCAGGAGTTACCTGTCAAGTCAGATTTAGTCCAGGGCTGATTTGCTGGGGAAATCCTTGTTATCATTACATTCCCTCGCCAGATCCCTCAATTTCACCCTCATTGGATTCCTTTTCCTTCAGACCTAGAGTAGTTCTAATACGGTCCATGAGGTCAGTGGCATTCTTAAGGTTTTCATCAGAGCCGATAGAAGCGTATAGGCTCTCCAAGAACGAATTGAACTTGGAATCATTAACTGAGAATAGGTCGGCTTCTAGGGCCTTCTTACAAGCCTCGGGATCAACATCCAAGAGTTCAAGGATGATGGACACAGGTAGCGAACCCTTCTGATAAAGATCGAATAACATCTGGTAAACATCGCCAGAATTTCTTAGGGCCATTCTTCCGAAGGTGACGGTGGGGTAGATCCAACGAGGACGGCCATATTTATCGGTCTCGTAGAAACCCTTCTTCATTGCGATAGGCTTGAAAATCAATTCCTGAACAATGTAGGAGATCAAGTCACGATACTGAACATAGGTAGTGCTTAGGATTTCTAGCTGAATCTTGGTTCCAGAATACAGACCCTCACCATTTAGAATGTCTGGAGAGAATCCTAGGCCGATGGCTAGATCATTGGCGGTGTGTTGCCACTCATTGTCTAGAGATAGAAGTCTACCCTCAGACCCGATTTCGTCCCAACGAGCTTCGTAGCTGACTACGATAGTGTAATCTGGATCGCTCTTAGCTTCGTCAGCGTGTGCGCGAAGGGTTAGAACTTCATTAGGAGAAATGCCAGGAGCAACGATGAAAGTTTTAGGAGTCATGTTGCGGCTAGCTAGAGTGGTCTGCACCTGACGGAGTTTCTCACGATAAATAATGGTTCTCATGCAACGCTGAAGAATAGAGCGTCCGTGATCTTCGAATGGGGCCTTCTTACGAGCGAAGTGAACACAGTAAGATCCCTTGAATGGGTCATCGTTTAGAGGAATGATGCCATCAGACTGTAGAGTCTCCTTGACCTCATCTGGAGTGTCAGGATTCTGAATGTAGCCAGCCTTCTGATCTTCAGGGGGCTTGTAGTAGATTGTGGAGTCCTGACCGAATACCTCAGACTTTCTGATTTCAATATTCTCAGGAGGTAGAAGCTGGATGCGGTCGAACCCAGTGTAATTCTTGTTCTCAATGTGTTTGAAGAGTTCGAGGTCATTGGCTCTTGCCTCTCTGACATTTTTTAGCTCTTCAAGTAGTTCTTTCTTTTTCTTGAGCAAGGATAGGTAACGCTTTAGGTCACGAGTTTCCTTGTCTTCTAGAAGAGCAGGATCGACTTCACCCATCTCATCCCCACCCATCATAGGTTCGGGAGGAGGTAGGAGGCCACCACCGCCTAGGCTAGAACCACCGGAGTCCCCTCCGATGCCTCCTAGAGGGTCAGACTCAAGAGATGGTCCAGCATCGTCACCAATAGGCTCTTCGGTGCCACCATCAGCGGGAGCGGAATCTCCAGCATCGGCACCAGCGTCAGGAGCAGGGGGTTCATCAGCAAACTTACGAGTAACTAGCTTGGCCTTCTTTAGAAGGGCTGCTACACGGCTAATCTCCCCCTTAATGGCGTCAATATCGTCCCAAGGCTCTTTGGAGAACCCGGAGATGGCATGAGCTAGCTTTGAGAGCTTGCCTAGAGAGGAACGCTTCTCTGGCACAAGGGAAGACATGATGCTGATTTCATCGCTACCCCAAGACTGGTTATAGGACTCAAATCCGCTCAAACCAGTTCCGGCGTTACGCTTTTCATCTTTGGTCTTTGCGTTAACAAAGTCTTGAGCCTTCTTGCATGGTCTGATATCTGGATCATCCTCGACATAAAGGAAGGCTTCCCCGATAGTCCAGTATTCTCTGGAGGCATGGAGAAGGGTCTCAAATAGACGGGAGTTGGTAACTAGAGACTGGAAGAAGTCAAATACATAGTCAGCGAATGCCTCGGAGGAACACTTAGGTCTCTCTAGGTTGATCTTAGACATGGGGATTTCGGTATGTAGGTCGATTCCTCTGCCTACAATGGGGTCACGATCATAGGCTAGACGGTAGTAGCGTAGTTCCTGCGCTCTGGACTGAGGAAGCTCTAGGGAGTCAACAGGGAATTCATAGCTGTAATAGCCAATGTTGTTAGAATCCGAGATGTTAGCCATATTGTTGGTAGGGCCAGCGAAGAAGTCTGCCTTCTTCTGGATCTTGCCAGCTTGTCTAGCAAGTCTAATCTTTTCTTGGATTCGTAGATCTTCAGGCTTACCGCCTGCTTCGTTCATAGTGGTGTAACTACCTGCCGAAAACGCCTGATGCGCCTTCGGTCTCTGTCCTGGTCTGGTTCTATTTGCCATAATCAACCTTCAAAAGAGGGTCTAAAAGTTTCATTTTGTGGGGGCTTAGCCATAATTGCGGCAGTTGCGGCTTCTAGCTTGGCTTTATCTAGTTTTGGCTTCTTTGGCTTGCCATGCTTCTCTTGTGCTTCTTCCTTCTTTTTATGCTCGGCTTCCAGGCTTTTCTGGTAGTCTTTTTCAGCTTTATCAAGCTCTTTCTCGTAATTATTAAGGTTTTTACCAGCTACCTCAATCTCCCTGCTCAATGCCTGGAAGATTAGAGCGGAAGATTTAGCCAACATCATCAAGGATTCCTTTTCTTGAGCCACGCTAGCTAGCACTTGTCTTGAGATACCCTTGCTGTCCTGCTCAAACTGATCATAAAATTCGATCAGATTATTAAGCTGGCTCAGCATAGCCGACATAGAAGCCCTTGATCTAGATAGCATAGTTAGCTGAGTGGTCGATTTATTGAGTAATCGACCAAGAGACACATGCTTCTTATTCCTTGAAATTATAAGGGTCATAGTGTGTATTCTCTGGGGAGGGTGCTGATAGCCACTTTAGAGACCTTCATCACCTTACCTTTGTATTGAAAAGTCACGGTCTTATTGCCGATCCCGAGGACCGCTATGAAGGCGTCCATTTCCAGGTTGGTGAGAGCCCTTAGATTCTGAATTACTGGATCGTGGACCTGGGTCACTGGAATTACAGATTTGGCTTCGACAACCGCTTCGGGAGTAGGTTCGGGTGCTGGCTCTTCTTTCTTTTCTTTCTTTTTGGGTGCATAGAAAACATCATCTTCGTCAAAATCTTCTTCAGCTTGGACTTGGGCAATGACTTCTTTTTCTTCTTCCTCTTCTGGCTCATTCACTTGAACCTCCTCTGTAATGGGTTGAGAAGTGTAGATTGGAGTAACGGGAATCTCAAACCCATAGGCTGAGGCATACTCGGCTACTGATTCGTTTAAGGCGTCCTCTTCATCCTCATCAAGACGCCAGAACTCATCTAGCTGAAGCATGACGGTGATGTAACGCTTCCTACCTTCAGTGTCCGTGGACTCCTTCAAAGACTTGAGAATAGGATGAACTCTAGTGTGGAGATTTTCAGTCAGCCACGAGACAACCTTTTCTTCCTTACCAGCCTCTAGAGATCGAATCAATTTGTCCACTAAATCAGCATCAAACCCACGAGGGATGTAGTTCTGCATCCCTGGGACATCATACCAACCTGCGGCCTTGTGATCAGAATCTCCGGTAAGGTGATAATCAACATCCCAAGACTGACCGTATTCACAGTCTGTTTCAATAGGCACGGGCCAGTCTTTTGCCTCGTGAAGTTTTCTCAACTTCATAAACTTGTTCAGACGAGGGACAATGTAAGGGACGAACTCATTCTTAACACTGAAGTCGATTTCGTCATGAACGGTGCAATGGAGTTTGAACACTTCTTCAACACCTGGGGTGCTAGTGGCCCAAATTCTAATCTTGTTCAAAGCGGAGCGCATAAGATCACCAGCGGTCCCCTGTAGGGGGATGTTGATGCTGACTCGCTCGGCCTTACCCAAGAACCTATTGTATTCAGTGAAGTTCTTCACACCTGATTCACGATTATTATAGATAGCATCAGCCTGTGCCTTTGTTGCAAGGAACTCTTCTTTCTGATTACTCTTTTTGAAGTTATCGGCTTGCTTAGACAGCTTCTTCCAAGTAAAGAAATTGTCCTTATGCTTGGGAAGTGGATGATAAATGTTGAAGCCCTTCATAGCAGATTCAAAGCTGATGATTCTACCAGTTGGGGTTTTGCAAATTAGCTTGGTTCTAGCTAGCTCTCGCTTTGAGTTACAGAATGCGGAGAACACTGGAACGGAATCCCAGTATTTAGCTACGAGATCTTGGGCGTCTTCGAAGGTTACATCGTGGCCCTCCTTGACCATGTTCTCGTAAATAGTGTAAGCTGTTCCACCGTAAAGCAAAGCGAAGTTAATGATCTTAGCCAGAGAACGGAGAGCCTTCTTTCGGCCCTTGTCTACGGTTGGGTCGGTGAATTCAGGAAACAATGCAGACGCAGTTAGCGAGTGGAAATCACCTGAACCAGTCATGAACTCTTCAATGAAACGAGGTTCCTTTGAGCAGTTAGCGGCCACTCTCATTTCAATGTTGGAGTAGTCAGTAGTGAAGTAAGTCCACCCTGGTTTGGCGCAGAACAAGCTACGAAGGTTGATGATTTCGTTGGCGTCTACCTTACTCTTGGACCCGATGCAAGTCTTACAAGCTGGGACAACACAATATTTCTTACCGAAGTAAACGGCAATGTGATTGTTGTGGATGTTTGGAGCCAGAGCCTTGTCTTTATTGAAGCAGGAGGGGTCCAGATCGGATGGTTGATATTTTTCAAGGGTTTCGATGTCTACATTTTGATCTTCTAAACGCTTGCCCTTGACCCACCAGTTACCACCAATCTTTTTGATGGCCTGGACATTCAATCCGCAACCACCATCCTTCTCGTAATCTCCACCAGCGGCGGCTAGACGGCCACCAGCAACGACATTCTGCTTGAAGTAGAACCTAGCTGAATTGTCTCTGGGATCATATCTTAGATTGCCTGGGTGAAGCGCAGAGTATTCACGGAAATCAATCAGCTTGTTGAGGAAGTCATCATCGGGATAGAGCTTCTTCAACTCAGTCAGCACACCGATAGCGGTGGAGGCTTCACCACTCTTCTCGGATACAGCAAGAGGAGTCATGCCACGCTTCTTGAATAGAACTTCACTAAGCTGTTTTGGTGATCCAGGATTAAAATCGGGAATGCCTGCTAGCTCGGCTAGTTCAACGGTGAGTTGTGCCACTCTACTGGCGTGGAATTCGATGGTAGCTCGTAGGAGATCAACATCAATGTTTACACGCTGACGCTCAATCCAAGTTAGGGTGTCGATTAGAAGGTGGTCTACACGATGAACAGCAGCCATAGCTCTGGCCTTGTCCTTAACGAGATTCCAACCCAGCCAAGTAGTGATAGCGTCACCAGCGGCATACCACAACGCTAGTTCAATTGGGACCCAAGTGAAGGGGGCCATGACCGTTTTGATAGTGTCTTTCTGAAGCTCTTCATTCCAAACCTTAGCCTTCACCTTAGCGAAGTCCCCCAGTTCAATTTGCTCGATGCCAAGACGAGTCTTAGCGAAATACTTCAAGCCGCCAGTCTGAAGCTGACCACCACCCTTAGCACCAGAATCCACGCTAGCCTTTGGGTCTTCCAAATAGCTAAGAACCTGTAAATCCTCATAGTGGGGGTAGTCGCGGAAAGTCATTCCCAGTGTAATACGAAGGACTTCTCTGTCGAACTTGGCGTTAAAGAACACCAAATGTGACTTATCGAAAAGATCTTGTAGAACCCTAACTAACTCTGCTCTGTCAATGTTTGGGCCTTGTTCGTGTCCAACTGGAATATAGATACCTTCGATGCCATCAGCAGATAAACAGATACCTGCCAGTTCAATACCTACTTTTCCATTCACTACACGGGTATCTAGACCATTGGTTTCGGTGTCAACTGCGATTACAGGACAGATTGTGTCATGAAACTTGTGGTGGCGAGAGGTGTCAGCTAAGATCCCCTCAGCCCATTTGCGAAGCTCTGAGGCATCCGTAATGAGGCGGAAACTCTTCTCGGCCATCCAAGGCTTCTTAAGTGATTCAGGCGTAACTAAAGCGATATGCTCAGTGAAGATGGTTTTCAAATCCTTCTTCACCTTAGGCTCTTTGGGAGCCTTTTCTTTTTTGGCCTTCTTAGGCTTCTTCTCTGAGAGATCTGCTAGTGTGACCTCCCCTCCCTCTAGGCTCTTGAGTTGTTCTAGTGTATCATCGTCTTTCACTGTTCACCTTCTGCCTCAGAATACGGCTGATTCTATCCTTCCCAAGGAATTTGGCGAGAGGTAGTGGGTCTTCGGTCTGCTGAGCCTTAAAGAAGGCTTCTAGCATTGCGGTGGCCTTGTCAGCGTCCTTTACTAATACTGAAGCGTAGACCAGGAACGGCTCCCTGAGATCATCAAAAGTTAGAGAGACCACTTCCCCATCTTCATCATCGTCTTCTGTGTCTTGAGCCTTAACTTCTTCCTGCAAAACGGGTAGCTTGAACTTCTTTTCTAGCCACTTCAAGGCATCCCTACGAGAGATTCCGTAGAGGGCGGATACAAATCTAACATTGTCGTAGAACTGATTGGTAGCTGGGGGTTCACAGCCGAAACAAAAGGCAGAATTAGACCCCTGGTAAAAGTTAAAGCTGGGGGTTGAGTCTGTGCCATGGAATGGACATGAGATTTTGCCACCCTGGTTATTTCGGAGGAGCTTGCCCTCTTCTAGAAGCGTGATAGCGAGGTCGTGGAAGTCGATCTCCCACCTTACACGGTCCCATCGTTCCATAGAGATATCTGTCGAAGACTTGTAAATCTTCTCAATCTCTTCTTTGGCCCACTCAAAATCGTCTTCAGTTGATTGAGTAATCTGGGGGTTGGTTACTAGCAATTTCTCTGTCTCTGGCATCAAAGAACTCCTTGAGTTTCTGGTTCAGGCTGGCTAGGGCGGAAACCTTCTCAGGCGGCACCTCGTTCTTTAAATACGCAAACATCGTGTCTCTAGAAGAGAACAAAAGTTTGAGGACCGTATTCACGGAGAAAGGCGGCTGAGGGTTCTCAAGAAGTACATTGGAGATGGAGTTATGAGCTAGAAGCTCATTCCTGAGGGAATGGTCGTGAGGCCACTTCATCAGGAAGAGGAAATCTTGAATCTGGTGGTAATTCGTCCCCATATCGTAGGGAGTTAGATGGAAATGCACCTCCGGCTGGGTTCCGTGGACTAGGATTCGCATTAGGCCCCCAGGTACTGCTTTCCTAGGGTCACTAGTGCCCTACGATTGCGCTGGAACTCGGACACAGAGATGCTAAGGTGGTTCACCATGTCATCTACCTTGTCCTGGTACATGATGGCTTCTAGGGTGTCCATAAGCTCAGGGCGCTTGGCCTTGACAAAATTCAGGAACTTGTCAACGAACAACTGCTTGTATAGGTCTGATTGAACCTTGTCGCGGTTGTCGCGGAGCGGCTTGGAGTTGTCGTGGATAAACGACTCCTTGGACTCCTGAGGTAGATTGGCATTTTCGCCAGCCTCTTCCTCAATTCCTAGAGAGAATGCGATATTGGCTAGCGCATCCTTCTTCTGCTTAGTTACGCCAGTCAGGAACTTGTTGTTGAGGCAGGTATTTACATACCCGAAGAACCTACGAGCCGATGCTCCATAAGCCCCCCAAGGGTTGAAGGCATCAATGACATCCACGAACCCACGCTGACGCCACTTGGACTCTTGTGGAAGAGTTCGCATGTGGATGCTTAGCTCGGAGGTCCAATCCTCTACATTGGGGTCATAGGGGTTGCTCTTGAGCTTCTTACACACCCAGTTACGAACATAGGTGGGGTAATCGCGCTCCAACTCCAGGAAGGAGTTTGGAACGACGAAACCGTCCTCCCCAACGAAGTGACCATCCTTGCTTACGAACGGCTCTCCGGTGTAGGAGGCAATTGCGGTGGAATCCCAGTTCTTGTGAAACTTCTGGTAATCCACAGATTCCTTTGGGGTTACCACCAGAGATAGCTCTGGCTGTGCGTCTAGCTTTTCCTTTGACATACGGCTCCTTTAGTCCCTCATATCTATGATACTAAGGTTTTGTAGGTTTCATGCCATTATTTCTTTTTGGTCGCCCTTTCCGTGGCTTCCAACTGCTCCTCTTGCTTCTGTAAGACTTCCTTGGTCTTGTCGATCAGTTCGATGACGGCCCTGCTCTTCTCAGCGGCAAGTTCTTCTCTTCCCTTGACAACTAGGTAGAAGACACCGGATAGAACTAGTGTGGTGATGAAGCTCCAGAAGGCGCTGTGTATAATTTTTGACCATCTTGAGAACTGCATGATGGCATCTGGTATTTTGTTACCCTTCTCGTCATAGCCGTTATTGGCATAAATGATCTTGACAATACGATCAAAGTGTTCCTGTCTGGCGTCTTCCAGTTCCACTCTCTCCTTATTATACTCGCTCATGTCCACGGATGACTGCTTTAGAGTCTCCAAAGTTTCAAGTTTTTTGAACATGGCGTTGTGTTCTTGCTTGATGACCTCAAGACCCTTCATGATATCCTCAAGGTTCTTAGACACATCGTCATCACTCAGAGAACCTTTAATGGTCTCAAGGTGTTTTAGAACGGTGTATACGGCGGCACCAATTTCTCGGTTTAGAGAAAAAATAGACTGCAAATCGTCTTTGACTGTGGCCTGTCCCGACAAATAGGACGCTCCATAGTCGGATACTCTTCTCCCAACTCTCTCTGAATTACTCATAGTTACCCTATCTTATTTTTGATTTCATCCAGAGAGCTTGTTAGCTTTGATAAAGACACTTGCAAATCTGTGAAAACAGCATCTCGGTAGAGACCTGAGGATTTAACCGCACCTTCAATAGCGGTGAGGCGAGTCAAAATATCTCGCTTCAAATCTTCTAGCATTTTAAGAGCATTCGGGTCCAAAATAGCCTCACATAAGGGATACGCAAATTAACTTAGTTATCTTCTTCTATAGGGGTTTTGAACCCCGCCATTAGCTCTCTGCATTATACGAGACTGACGATCCATAGCTCTCAATTCGTATAATGAAGCGGTCTGTAAATCTAACCCACCTTTAGGGAGTCCCATATAGAAATTATCGGGACTCCAACCGTTCATGATGTCAGCAAACTCTCTGGCACCTTCCCCGATTGACCACTGTTGAGCTACCCAGGAGGATAGAGCGGCGGCGTCACAGAGATCGTCATGAGCATTCTTTTCAGCCGGAGCTTGAACACGGATCTGGTATTTTCCAGTGTAGGAGGCTTCAACCAACTTCAATTCTTCAATGAACACCTTTTCGTTAGGGAACTTGGTTTTCTTTTGTTCCATCAGACCTTTTAGCACTAGATACATTTGGGAGTTAATACCAGAGGTCAAGTGAACTAAGTCTAGGCCATTGATGCCGTAGCTCTGTAGAAGCTGGACTAGCATGGAGCCGCCGTGTTGGTCAGTTGCTCCCTTGTGGCATGGTAAAACTTGGTTCATCTGGAACAACCATTCAAGGATGTCCTCAAGGGGGAGTTGCTTGTGGTCTACATACTTCCCCTCCCCCACCATTAATCTGCCAATGTAGTCGTATACCAGCTTTGCTCCAGTAGCTCCCATGGGCTCCCAGTGGGAGATTGCAAGACCCGTTCCATCGTGCTGCATACCGAGATCGAGTCCCCAAAAGAACTTACGGCCAATGGATTTCTCACTGAAGGTTTCTAGATTGTATCTGTCGTGGTCAATGCAATCATCAATAGTGCTTAGACGAACATACGACTGAGCGGCCTCTAGGAAATCACCACCGTATTCAGTCATGAACACATCAGGATTTTCTCTGAATTCCTTCTTCAAGAAGCCCACATCAGAACGGGGATTCATCTCTGCGGTGGAGCAACGGAAGGCAAGGATGTCGGAGTCATTACCCATCTTCATGCCAGACTGGTAGAGGTCATAGTATTTACCGATCTTACCATTTGGTGATGTAATGATGAGAATCATGGACTCTCTTTTACCGTCACGAGTTCCACCAGCCTTGAACTGCATGGTGGCAGGAGCGGCGGCTTTGTAGATTTCGTCTGAATTGGACCCAATCTGCGCCCTGTAGAACGCAAACTCGTCTAGAGCTAGCAAGAGGGAGCTAGGACCACGGACAGCGTTAGTGGTACAAGGGAAAGACGCAACTTTAATAGATGGCGTGATGTCTCTCTTATGACGGTCAGCCTCAGATACGAAAGTCATTTCTTCTGTGTTCATGTTCTTCAAGAACGGAGCAAAGAAAGGGGCGCGGTTGACATCTTCCTTCATCTTATCGTATAGGCGCGAAGAGCCCTCGGAGTCCTGTGCCATGAAGGTGAAATCAATTGGCGATCCTGACACCAATCCATAGTAATCCTGAGGAGATCTAATGTTCAAGAGCTTATAAAGTTTGTAGGTGGCGATAGCGGAAACCAACTGAGATTTCCCACCACGGCGACCTACAATGGCTACGATTTCGTTGTACCCATCTGGGTTGGCGTCTTGCCAACTAGAGATGTTTATTCTGCCTTTATCATGAACATACTTAATGTACTCAGTTTCTTTGAAGGTATAGAGGAGTTTTTCGCAGAAGACATCGTACACTGGAACTTCATGCTCATTTTTATCCATTGGAATGCCAAAAATGAGTTTGAGCAGGACACGCTGGACTGGGTATAACTTGATGCCTAAACCTTGTGGGGATTCAACGAAGTCTAGTGCATCCAATAAGTTAGTGCTATCTGTAATGTGGTGTTGGATTAGCTCCCCAAAGATGGACTCTCTGGTTTTTAGATTGAATTTCTTTACCATACTGCTTATCCTTTAAGGTAGAACCTTTGTGAAATCAAACATCTTTCCGTGAACCACGCCTGTTCTGCAAGCGATAGTCCCTCTTCTAGATAGAGCGTCCCACACATACTCAGGTTTGCTGAGTAAGGCTCTCTGGTATGCGTAATGAAGTAGCAGGTTGGCTAGGGGGTCATTAGCGATGATCGGACCCCAGGCGGCAGCAGTCTTAGCTGACTTGGTTTTAGCTAGCTCTACGGCCTGTTCTGAGACAATGGTGTCCCCCTCAGCATAAGGAGCAACACTACCTCTAGAGTTTTTCATCCCACCTGACTGAGTTACGATGTCAAAGAAGAAAGCAACGACACGAGCGTTTTCTGAACCATTGCTCACATACTGATCAGCGTAGTTAATTGCCTTCGCTAGAACGCCTGACTCAGCTAACGCAACTTGAGCGTCAACCGATGGTTGGGAGCTTAAAAATGCCTTCCACTGAGCCGTAGCTTCAGGAGAGAGTTTCATACCATCAGGTAAGAAATTGTCCATTACAAATTGCTTCTGCTCTGCTCCGCTCATTTCAATCATGGAGGACACGGGGACAGAGAAATTAGCATCAATATCCTCAACGGAGGATAGTTCAGCGATCTTAGCTAGTAAATGGCCGAGAGAGCCTTGTCCAGCGCACCACTGAAGCACACCAACACTCATTCCTTGACCATCAAAATTTCCTGTTAGACCATCATACGCAGGGCTTCCATTTTCATAAGAGCCAGTGATACGAAGGCATGTATCGAGTAATTCCTTAGACATAGCGTCACCTCACTAAAGGTGGCGAAAAGTCTATTTATAGAAGTTTCTGGGCGTCTTCTGGTGAGATAGGAATAGCCATATCACCATTTAAGGCGACCGAGACTGGCCCTTCAATGACCTGGACTTCCTTTTCAGGAGCAGGAGGAAGGTCGAATTTCTGTGGGTTGGAGATAGCATCCCAAGTGGTGGCGGCGATCTTTAACTCGCTTGGGGGAAACATTCCGTTCTCGGAACACTTTTCAAATAGGTAGACTAGATACTCGTGCTGGGTTTCGGTGAGGATTACAGCGATCATTAAATTCTCCAAAAAAATAAGGCTCCCCATATAATACTGGGGAGCCTCTTGTGCCGGAATTACTATTACTTCTTTTTCTTGTCCTTTTCGGCCTCTACTTTGGCTTCTGTGGCGGTCTCTTCAACATCCTGACGCTTTCGTAGCATTTCCTGGAGTGGAGTGTCCAGACGCTTCTTGTAGCTGACGGTGCGAACCATTACCTCTCTGGCATAGGAGTCACCCTTACCACAGTAGTAATACAAGGCCCACATATAGTCGTTCTTGCTGGTCTTACCCTGAATCATGGCCGCTTCGTGCTTATCAGCCAAGATCTCGATACCGATGGCGATGTTCAGAACTGGATCAAGTAGTGACTCGGGGGTAAGGGTAATGCCTCTGGCCTTGTAATACTTGATGGCGGTGTCGTACATCAACTGCATGAAGCCTGTGGCACCAGAAGGGTTTTTAGCAACAGGATTCCAGTTGGACTCCTGCTCGATCAACCCCATGACCAGTTCTGGACGGATGTCATACTTTCGGCACCCACTGTATAGTTCGAAGGACATTCTAGACTTTACATCCGAAGAAAGCTTGTCCCCCACCTTCTCTTCGATGATGTCACGGATGACCTGTTGCTCGTTTATGACTCGGAGATTGGCAAGCATCATCTCCTGAGTATTCTTAAATTCGTTCTGGTTCTTGAGAAGCTGGTAGCCACCGACACTAGCAACTCCTACAACAGCCAACAAAGCCGCGACCACGAGTACGAAAGATGATCCTACCACCTTCGTAAGCCAAGTCGGGATTTGCCAATGTTTTACTGCGCTTTTTCCTTCTTCCATGATTTCTCCTTTAGAAAATAGGAATATGGCATGGGTTACCCCCACACCATATTATACTGGGTTGGCCCCAGTTTCATACCATTACAGCACTCCGCTCACTCGGCACTGGAGAGCAAATGCAGTAATAATAAATGTTAGATTTCGTCAAAATTAAGATGCTCAACTAGCTGGGTAATGACCTCGTTCATGGTTTGAGTTCTGAGCTTGACATCATTCTCCAGAAGATTCTCAGACTTATCCATCTTACCGTCAATTAGGCCATTAATATGATCCTTGATTCTAGGATCAACCCCATCGTGGAATACATTGTTCATGAAAAAGGTGGATCTGTCCTCGCTAGATAGGTTGTTCCACTGAATCTTATTCATGTTTTTGAATTGCAAAGCTCCGTCTAGGTTGGTAAGCAGTTGCTTAGCCAAGTCCCTCGTTAGGAGATCTGATTTCTTTCTTGTTCTCATTACCCCGCCTGGACGATTTTCTGAGTGTGGGCTTCAATCTTCCAAAGCCACTTCTCAGCCTCTCTCGCTAGTTCAATGCAAATATCATTAGTGGAGGGGTCTTCCTGACTAACCTGGACACCTGCTAAATACTGAGCGGCAACACCCTCACCCATTTCCATAATACTGATTAGAAGGGTCATTTCGTCACCTATCATGGGACCGCCAGCGGGATTAGCTATGGCCTGACCATCAAGCTGAACAATTCTCTCGGCTATTAGGTCAGCGGCGTCAATAAGAAAGTCGTAAAAGCCTCCAAATAGCTCGTGTAGAGAGCCAAAGTTCTCCCCCTTGGCATTCCAGTGGGCTTCCTGAGTGCGATTAGCTAGAGATAGAGTAGAGGTCAAAGCAGCCTGAAGCGCCTGTAGGACGGCTGGGGTATTTGGAAATAGTTCAGATAAAGACATAGTTACTCCTGTTCCTACTACAGAATCAGATATTTCGTTTTCGTACATGACGCACGACCCCCATGAAGAGGGCCGTGCGTTTAAGGAGGGAGCTAATTAGGCTCCGATGATTCCAGCGGCAGTTAGGTCTGCGATTAGGGCTAGAAGAGCATTGTTGGTTGCGCCCTGAGTAGAGGCGGTGGAAGTCAATCCGGCTCTAGCAGAAGCGAACTGACCAGCGGTCCAACCAGTTATGGCGGTCCAACCAGCGGCAACACCCTTTCCACCGGGGACCCCAGAGAAAGTGGTATTGGCAGTTAGCCAGCCAGCGGTCACTAGGGCGGTAGCCTGTGCGGAGGTGAGGGGGAAAGATGGACCAGTCTGGACGCCAGAACGGTATAGGGTTCCTACCTTGGAAACGGAGTCAAGAATGACTACATCATTGATGTCGCCAGCGATATCACCAGTAGAATTGTCCTGTGGGGTAGCGGCGAAGTGAACTTTCTGAGCAAGAGTGTAAGCAGTAATAGCCATGAATGGTCTCCCTTATACTATGGAGTATAGAAGTTTCTTTTATTTTTTACTTAAGCTGATTTCCTTTTGCTTTTGAGCCACCGGATTACCCTCCGTCTTAAGGATGGCATCGAAACAAACTATGCTGTCTTCTACTCTACCAAGATCTCGTAAGGCCATTCCAGCCGCCAAATAAATAACAGCCGGAGCCTCCCCCCCAGAGAGTTGAAGGTAGCTTTTTACGGCTTTCATTACTATTTGTGGTTCCCCGGCTATCAAAGCCTGCTGAGCCACATTATACCATGATCTAGTGCTTGGATTGAGTTCGCTCTCTTTTAGGGCTAAATCTAGGTAAAAGGCAGATTTAGCTATCTCTTTTTCAAACAGCATCTTGCCAGCATGATGAATAACTGCGTCTGTCTCCCCTATTCTCAACTTGTGAGCTAGGAAATAGTCATCCACTGTTTCGTGTATATGGCCGGAGTAAACGCCTTTGATGTTTCTGAATAGCCTGATGGCATTGTGAACACCGTAGAATTCGTAGCATCCTCCAATGATTTCCTTTCCAAAATTGGGGTTATCATGGATGGTCTTATCCATAAAAAGCATGTCTTTGGTAGGTAAGTAATTCCAAATTGGGATATTTAGAGCATCGTAATCGGAGTTTATAGACTTCAAAATCTTAGCATGATCCGAAGAGTCAATAGCTTCATCAGCGTCCAATACCAAAACCCAGTCGGAAGTGCAATGATCTAGACTTTCATTTCTAGCCTTGGCGAAGTCATTACACCAGGGGAAGTCAAAAACCTTAGCTCCAACGCTCTTAGCAATAAGTTTGGTGTGGTCTATTGATCCTGTATCTACTACGACTATTTCATCAACCAAACCTCGGACGGAGGTAAGGCAGTCCCCTATGATATGCTCCTCGTTCTTTGCAATCATAGCTAGGGATAGGGTCATAACTGGCCTACTCCGTGTAGGGTAGAGATCTGACGGTTCACCTTGACAAAGGTGGCGCACTTTGGTAGATCCTTCAGGGATAGAGCGCCGGAGTAGGTGCAGGCTGATCTGAGACCACCGAGAAGATCCTGAATGGTGGGTTCTACTGGCCCCTTATAGGGGACTCGTAGCACTCGGCCCTCACTGGCTCGATAGTTCTTTAGTGAACTACCGTGGGCCTCTTGAGCCTTCTTTGAACTCATGCCATAGAACTCTACGAACTGTTGCATATCAATTCTTTCATGATACTTCGGAGTGTCTAGGCCAGTTAATGAGCCAGTAACGGTGGTATTTCCGATGACATTGCTCTTAACTAATTCGTGAGTCACCTTCCCGCCACCTTCGGTGTGACCCGCAAACATAGTTCCGATCATAACAAAGTCAGCGCCAGCGGCGAATGCTTTAGCGGCATCCCCCGGAGAAGTAATTCCACCATCACCCACAATCCAACCACCGATTCCGTGAGCGGCGTCAGCGCATTCAATGATAGCCGATAGCTGAGGGTAGCCGACTCCGGTCTTGATGCGAGTTGAACAGGCATTCCCAGGTCCAATGCCCACCTTAACAATGTCTGCACCGTCTAGGAGAAGTTGATTGGTCATGTCTGGAGTAGCTACATTTCCCGCCATTAAAATAATGTGGGGATACTTGTCTCTGAATCTCTTAATGAAGTCCGAGAATTTGCTAGTGTAGCCGTTAGCTACATCTACACAGACAAAGTTAGCACGAACCTGATCATACTTTTCTACATCCTCAGCGGTCATCCCCATGCTGTAGATTGCGTAGTCTGAGGACGGAGTTTTATAGAATAGCTTCAGTTCATTTACATCATAGTGCTTGGTTAGGCAGGTAGAAATACACTGGTTGCCTAGAGCTTCGGCCATTTCAAATGTTCCTACTCCGTCCATGTTGGCGGCAACAATAGGAATCCCACAGAAGCTCAAATCACTATGTTTGAATTGGAAGGTGCGTTGGAGGACTACCTCAGATCTGGATTCTAGCTCGGATCTTTTTGGAACAAGTAAGACATCAGCAAAATCTAGCTTTACATCTTCAATAATTCTCATGAAAATTTCCCTTGATTACAGAGAGCAACAAGCTCGTTGATGGTGGTCATAGCGGATTTATGAAGTATACCATGGCCCCCTTTAGCCTTCCATTGAGCAATGTTCTTTTCATTGTCATCAATGAGGATATCACCGGGGGTGCAATGCTTCTGTTTGTCAATAGCGTATGGTCCAATATTGAACTCTACCCACTCACCAAGATTAACCCTTACCCACTCAGCCTTATCTGCTTCTGCGGTAGGGATTGACACTCTACGAGGAATTCCTGTAAGGATTCGTGGCTCATAGCCATGAACAACGAGATAGCCCCATAATTCTCCGGCATCAGGCATGGGCTTAAGCTGACGGTAGAACCCGGCACCGTTGCTGTTCTTTATCAAAAGATCCCACATTTCCTGATCTGATACCTCATTTGGATAGCGTCCTGTTAGGTGTTTAAAGCCATTGTCATAATCTGCTACCACACCATCTAGGTCTACGAATGTTTTCATTTCACTCTCCAGTTACTATTACTTGTTTTCAGTTACTTTCATTGAAGTAAAAAAATAGATGGACTACGAACATGAATTGTAAGGGAGATTTTCAATGAGAAAATATACTTGGAAACCAGACATACCAGATTTTAGAGATCGTGCCTACAGCACAGTAGCTCCGACTGTTCTGCCGCCTTCGATAGACCTGAGGGCGTCATTTCCACCTTGTTATGATCAGGGTCAGCTAGGTTCATGCACAAGCAATGCTATCGCAGGAGATTGTGAATTTAATATGATTTTGCAGAAAGAGGACTCGTTTACCCCTGCAAGACTGGGAATTTACTACTTAGAAAGAAGGCTAGAGGGGACTGTAAATCAGGATTCCGGGGCTCAGATCCGTGATGGAATTAAAGTTGTGGCTAAATATGGAGTATGGCCAGAAACGATGCAGCCCTACAATATTACCAAATTCAAAAAGGCACCCACAAATGCTATGTTGAAAATTGGGGCCACTCACCAAGCCCTCACTTACGAAAGATTAGATGGGAGTCTTCTTCAGATGAAGACTCGTTTGGCCTCGGGATTTCCTTTTGTCTTCGGGTTCACTGTATATGAGTCTTTTGAGTCTGCCACGGTTGCTAAGACAGGCATCGTCCCAATGCCCAAACCCACTGAAAGTGTTCTAGGAGGCCACGCTGTTTTGGCTGTTGGATATGATGATTCCAAAAATGCGGTCCTGGTTAGAAATTCCTGGGGTTCTGGGTGGGGACTAAACGGCTATTTCTGGCTACCATATGATTACATCACTAATCCCAATTTAGCAGATGATATGTGGGCCATTTCCAGGATGAAGTAATTACTTTATACAGCTTTGAATGGACCAAGTGTCCCTGACTCGGGTGTCGGTTAATCTGGAGTCAGGGACACTTGATTTTTAGTTGAGAATTTCATGACGGCCCCACTATTTATAGAATTGGCGGGGGATGAGAGATTCGAACTCCCAGGCGTGGATTTGGAGTCCACTCGTTTAGCCATTAACGGAATCCCCCGTAACTAAATAAGAATAACATGAATTGGAGCCTAAGGAGGGAGTTGAACCCTCTTTCCATCCTTACCAAAGATGTGTAATAGCCGTTATACTACAGAGGCATTGAGGTGAGGGGACTGCCCCCTCACTAGGGATTACAGAAGTTCGAAGTTTCTGTGGTACCAGAAACCGTCTTGGAAAGTGTTCATAATGGCAACAGCGGTAATCTTGTTGTCCATGTCTGGCTCTCTCCAAATTGTTTTGTATTCGCCAGGACCAGTCTTCCCAGAGAGATCTTTGCTACTGGCGTAAGGACTAGTGTCCTTTTTAGGAGTCATTAGGATGAGAGTCCCATTGGTCCAAGGAGCGAGTGGATGCTCCTTTTGAAACTGTGCGGCGGCGTGACTAGCCTGGACAACCTTTTGTGAGGTCGAGAGACTTGGATCGACAACGATGTAAAGCTTTTTGGCTCCAGGGTTGTTGAGGTAGGTCTTGAAGTGTTGAATCCCGGCCTGCATTGGGGCTAGAAGGGCCTTGTATTCTCTTTGCTTGCCTTCGGTATAGGGTAGGGTCTCACAAGGGCCTTTAGCCTTGTGTCCCGCTAATCCGCGAATCAGAGCGCGATGCTCACTGAGAGCGATATGGAGCATTCTGATTTCGGTTCTAAGGCCACCTTGCTTCTTGTGCTTTTCGATAAGCAGTCTGAGCAAGAGTCTAGCGTTGAAGTAAGCTTCTTTTTGTTCCTGAGTGTAAGTGACATAAGCCATGTTTTTCTCCTTTAGAATGGTTGGCTGGTTTGTTAGCGGCAACTTCTAAGGATGGCTTATGGTGAGCGTGATGGCACCTAGAGGTGATTTCTCCCGGTCATATTATACTCCTTTATGGTTAAGTAAAATGGTGCCCTCGGAGGAATTCGAATCCCCGATCAAGGTTTTAGAGACCCCAGCTTTAGGCCAGACTAAGCTACGAGGGCTAGTAACCTAGACTTCTGGGATGATTAGAGGCTCAATCTGGCTTAGATCATTGGGAGTCAACTTGACATCACCAAAGGCGGCAAGAGGGAGTGGTTCGAAGGGGACTTCAATCTCAGTGGTTAGAAGCTCGGTCATTGCGGCGGTAAAACCAGGACCATCTTCAGGTGAAAAGACGAACTGGGTCTTGTCATCATTCAACACACCGTTGAACTTCTCAATGAGCTTCTGTCTTTCCGTGTCGAAAGTAGCCATCTCAGCGATCAGCACCTTGGCTAAACGAGAGATCTGGTATGATGTCTTAGTAGGGAACACCTTGTCGTAAATGGTTGAACCTAGAATGGACTGAATTTCTTGAATCTTTAGCTTCATGTTAACTCCTAAAATATGATACTGCTTAAACTGGTCTTTCTGGTCTCATACCTTTAAATTTCTCTGGGTATGTTTTCAAAAGGAATTTTCTGGTTTCGGCTTCTTGCTTAAGCGCGCTTTTTTCAAGAGTTCGATCTTTCCAAGGAAGGTCTTTCTCTTCGTCTACAATGGAGATAAATCTATCAACTCCAAAAACTATATATGCATCGAAGGCGTGGTCTAGTTCGTGAGCGATAATTGGTTCAAGTTTTTCACGCTTCAAATTGATCTCGTTCCAGTCGAAAGTAATCTCGGCTCTATCATGGAAAATGGCGGTCTGGGCTAGTGTGTTACCCTTTAAATCCCCGATCTTCCAAGTGATAGGCACGGGAATGGCCTTTAATCTGGCGTTATCAGCGGGTGATAGCTGAAGTAGAGTTTCTAAAGCGGTCTGAATTTGTTGCTGTGGAGTAGGCTGAGGCTTACAAGTCACTAAAAGAAGGACCGTAAGGGTCGCCAGACATAGCTTGCTGAGTGTGTGCATATGAGCCTCAACATAGAAATAGAAATTAGTTATTTTTTTTTGGCGGAAGCGATAGGAATTGAACCTACAACCCTGTTACGGGCGACAGTTTTCGAGACTGCTTGTCATGCCAGTGACCACGCTTCCGTGATATTGTGACTCCACCGGACACGGTATTTCGCGCCAACCTAGTCCGAATCGAACGGATTATAGCCCCGAAAAGCTCTTTGGTTCTCCCGTAAGGAGTCAAGGCGTGAATGGACTTAGGAGGTCTGAATCGCATCTTATAGCCGTCTGCTAAACTGCATCTATTCAGTTCGTTCGTTCAGGTCACAAATTGGAGCGGGATAGGGGGCTTGAACCCCTGACACTAGCTCGGCAAGCTAAAGTTTTACCACTAAACTAATCCCGCAATGGCGGAAGATAAGGGAATCGAACCCTTTAGGCTGTTATACCTTCACTTTAGCAAAGTGACGCACCTCTCCAACTGTGCCGATCTTCCATGATTTGGTAATCCCAGCGGGATTTGAACCCGCATTCTCACCTTGAGAGGGTGGCGTCCTGGCCTGAGTTAGACGATGGGACTGTCGTTACTGGTGTATCTTGTGTCGCCTATCATTAAAGGAGAACTCAATATACTCTACTTTCTGGTTACCAGTGAATTTAGTCTTGAATTGTTCAATATATTTATTAGCTTTGCCCTTTTTGACATATGCTATTGTAGTATGAGGCGCATAGTCAGGGAATGAATTGGCGTTATCTGGGTAGACTTCATTGCAATAATCGAATAAATCCTGGAGTTCTGGACTCTTTTCAACCTTTATAATGAGAACATCGTATGGTGCATCAGCGGGAGTGAACTGGCTTAAACCTAACCACTCAACCGACTTGACTTCTAGGCTTGGGTTGAACTTGTCTGGTGTTTGGTCCTTAATTCCGTAGAGACAAGTAATGTGGGGGTAGTCCTCTTTTCCCTTGATCTCTCCATCGGTGTAGACATCCTCTGGATCAACACTTTCAACGAACTCTAGAATTTTCTTAGTGACCTCTGGAGCGTAAGTCAACTGCACTGTGCTGTAGTCGTAAGCGGCTTGCTTTGTAAGGAGTCTGGCGAAAAAGGTTAGGAACCCCTTTTTACCACCTTGGCCGTAAGCTCTATCGTGATCGCCTTGAACACTAAGAATGAACAAAACTCCTTCATCAACCTTACACACGGCTCTTATTCCTTGGGATACTCGGATGGAAAGGAAGCCTGGGTTAGACTTAATTGGTTCTAAGTGGGTTCCTGCCCCATCTCTTAGCTGTTGTTCAGTGGCCTCAGTGACTTTAATCCTCAGAGCATCAAGAAGACGCTTTATATTCGGATTCTTTTTTGCCTGTTTAGTAGCGTCTTTTCCAAGTTCCATTTGCATGTAAAGCCCTCTTATTCAGCGATGTAGCCAGCCTTGCGAAGAGCCTGCTTACCGCCAGCCTTGCGAAGAGCCTTGTAATCTTCGATTTCCTTGTTGTAACGAGCAACCTGCTCAGCGGTCAGAACGATCTCAGGCTCAGCGGTCTTCTTGTTCTTTTCGTTGGTCATGTGTCCCTCCACTATTATTATACCAGAGTTAAGTTGATTCTCTTACTAGAATTGAGAAGTTATTTGTTCCTGTGGGTCTTTTTCTTTCTGACCCCATGCCTAGGTTTGCGGGAAGCATTTTCATTGCGATGCCACTTGCAGTAGGGGCAACTGGCTTCTAGTTCTTTATGCCTTTTGGCCCAGACCGTAGAGTTTTCGGTAGTGTCTAGTTCATTTTTGGCTTTCATAAAGCTCCTGGAATAATGGGTCCGTCCTAGGGGAGTCGAACCCCTTGTGCGTAAAATTACGCTGTGGTTTAAAAGACCACGGCCTGAACCGTGCGGCAAAGGACGGATAATGGTGCTATTTGTGTTTTTGGTAGCCACTTGCAGAATCGAACTGCAAACTCTTCCATGTCGAAGAAGCGGTATCCCACTTACCTAAGCGGCTATTTTAATTCACTGGGTAGTTGCATTCACCCATCCGGTAGGGACACCTGTTTTCAAAATCCCGGCTTGTCAAGCTCCTTTAATAGTGGTGCGGATAGAGGGAGTCGAACCCCCATGCCGTTAGGCGCTGGCTTCTAAGACCAGTTTGTCTACCAATTCCAACATACCCGCATCGAATGGAGCCTCTAAGGGGAATCGAACCCCTATCGTCTGATTACGAAACAGACATAATTGCCATTATACTACAGAGGCAAGAAGTAATTTAGTTGTCCAGTTAAATGTTGGTGTGACATGGGGGTTATGATCCCCCTCCGCGACTTTCACAGAGTCGTGTGCATCCGATTACACCTATGTCACCGTCTGGGGAATGAAGGACCACCTGTCCTAAATTCCGATTCTATGGCGGTTCGTACGGGATTTGAACCCGTGATCTTTTGCGTGACAGGCAAATGGGGACGGCCAGACTCCCCTAACGAACCATTGGTACCCCCGGTAGGACTCAAACCTACATAATTCACCGTGTAAAGATGATGCCTAATCTCTCGGCGTCACAGGGGCATTGATGTTGGAGCCGAATATCAGAATTGAACTGATCTCTCTGCGTTACAAGGGCAGAATAATTATCCACTATACTAATCCGGCATGATATTGGAAGGGCTGTAGGGAATCGAACCCTATCTGTTCGCTTCAAAGGCGAATCTGTCATCCTGTCTCAACCCTATGGTTTCACACCTGAGCCGTCAAGCCCCAATCTCCCTAGCCCATCAAGCCGTATGGAAGACAATCGCTAGACTGATGAGATCCGTGCGATAGTGTGAATGGCTCTCCATGTAGGAATCGAACCTACTTAGCTTGCGCGACTGGTTAACAGCCAGTTACCGACCCGGACAGTATATGGAGAATGAATTTCTTAGATAGTGGCCGTTGATCCACTTACGCTCTGTCGCTCAGTGCAGAGTATCTGTTTGGTGCCTCAGATGGGAGTCGAACCCACAACCAATAGAGTAAGAGTCTACTGCTCGACCAATTGAGCTTCTGAAGCATAAATACAGCACCCGGCACACTGGCTCTTTTACGCATACGCGACCTGTAGCCTGACGGTGTTGTGATTTTGGTGGATACAGTGGGTATTGAACCCACCTAGGGAGCTACCCTACTCGCCTTGAGTGTACCCATGATCGGTGATCCCAAGGGGAGTCGAACCCCTACAGTCGAGGACGCCTGGGTAAGAGCCAGGGGTGGTAGCCAGTTGCCACTATTGGGACCGTAATTTGCGGCTCTAGGAACCCATCTTCCTAAATTTGATCCTGTCATGCAGGAACCGCCTATTTTTAAAGTTGCCACTATTTCCAGAGTTTAAAGTTGGTAATTTCATCTTCCGCATTGGAAAGAGCATCCTCAAGGGAGGAGACTTCGGTTTCAAGATGAGAGATACGGCCTTCAAGAACTGAGAGAACTATTGCAAGACGCTCGGAAACCGTTCCATTCCAAATACCTGGAGTGTCGGGGAACATCCCACAGAGGGGGAGAATCAAGTCACTGCACTTGGTAAAGTCAGCGTAGACGGCATCTACTTCGTCCAGGGCGACCATTGCTTCCTTGGTGAAGAGTAGCATCTCGTTGGACTCAGGGTCAAAACGAGTGAGATCCTTGATGTTCTCATCAAGAGCTTCTCGGATCAGTGCAAGCTTTTCGGACATGAGTGCCTCCATAGTTATTATACTCGGAAGCTTCGTGTTTTCTTACTGTTTATTTGGTGGAGCCGGGGAGAATCGAACTCCCGATATCTGGATGCAAACCAGAGGTTATCCCTCTTAACTACGACCCCAAAGCTAGACACATTGTTGGCATTCTTTGAAGAGGAACACGCCAAGACTCTTGTTCAGGGGTTATGGGTTGCTGTTGATGTGTCTAAGGGCTTAAGCACTACACTTAGGCTTTGGAGCGGGTTACGAGATTCGAACTCGTTTCGACAGCTTGGAAGGCTGAGGCACAACCCATATACCAAACCCGCTTAGGCTACTTCACTTCTTAATACTCAACTTATCAAGCTCTCGATGAAGAGCTTTCAACTTTTTTGCGACTGCTGGAGCTTCCTCTTCCATAGTGTGTTCATGCCACTCTTGGCTAGGACTACTGTGTGAGTTAGTATTAAGATCCCACCACTTCTCAAGCTCGTCGATTTTAGCTTTAATTTTTTCGATCTTGTCTTTTCGAACCTCAGGGAATTCTTGGAAGGTGATGGCGTAATCGTCCTTGTCACCCACATAGGTTCTTCCAAAGTTTACCCAGTTCTCAACATTTCTGAGTTCTTTGTAGTGTTGACCCCAGATGTAGTCTACACCCAGCTTCTCAGGGATGGATCTTAGTTGTCTTCCTGCTCCGTAAGCACGGTATTCAGGTAGAACAAAGATTGCAACACCTTTGATACCAGTCTTGTTTTCCAAGCCGTGGACGCCTAGCTCAACTAAATCAGAGGCGGGTTTCTTCTCTTTCTTCAAGAAGTAGCCACCAATAATCTGTCCATCAGCAAGCGCAACATAACAATTACTGAAGTTATTGCCCATTTCTTCTTTGATTTCAGTCTTTACATCCTCTTCTGATAGCCCTAAGGACTCTTTAAAGGACTTAAAACAGACATTTAAAGCTTCAGCTACTTCGCTACGCTTCATCTTTCTGATCTGGATATCAAAGGCTGTCTTGGTGAGTAAGGTGGAAATCATTGTGTTCTCTCTATTGAGAAATAGAAAGTTAAAAGATTGGTAGTCCCAACGGGATTCGAACCCGTGATAGCCACATTGAAAGTGTGGTGCCTTAAGCCGCTTGGCTATGAGACTACGAATTTGATCATCTGGATGGAGTCGAACCATCGGCCACCCGGAGTCCCCTGCAATTTGGTCCTTAACCGTGAGAGGTGGTGCGCTCTGACCGCTGAGCTACAAATGATTGGTGTCCGTGGTCGGATTCGAACCGACAGTCACGACCTTCTGAGGATCGTTGCGTTGCCAGAGATTAGCATACACGGACATGATTGGCGAGAGTGCCAGGGGTCAAACCGGGGCCAAAGATTTTGGAGACCTTCATGCTATCGTAACACCTCACTCCCATGAGTAAATTTTGCAGAGTTATTGGCATATCTGCAACCTCCTTATGCAAAACCTACTGCGATCCCTACTGGGATTCTAGGTGGAGTATTGGTCGGCCACAAGTGATTCGAACACTTGACCCCTTGCTCCCGAAGCAAGTGCGCTACCAGACTGCGCCAGTGGCCGTTAATTTTATTGGTCGGTGTGACAGGAATCGAACCTGCGTTTGTCCCTAATGGACCTAGCACCCCAAGCTAGTGGTCAACCATTGACCCACACACCGAATTTCGTAACTCTGAATGAAATTTGAATTGGTCGGGGTGAGAGGAATTGAACCTCCTACTACTCCCATCCAAAGAGAGGCGTCTACCGATGACTTACACCCCGGTATTTTTAAGATGAATGGGGACTTTTTAGTCTTTGGATTAGTTTTAGACCATCCACATTCACAACACACTGGCCCATGTTTTTTAATGAGCAAAGTTCTTTCATAGTTCAACCTACTTTATTGGTAGCCCTACCTGGGATCGAACCAGAATCTAACGATTATCGGTCGTTTGCACTAGCCATTGTGCTATAGGGCCAATTTGGAGGCGGTCCCTCCAGCAAAGAGGGCGCTTATCCGGCGTTGGCTGGTGGAGCCATCGGGAGTTCAACCCGATCCACTAGACTGCGAAACTAGTATGCCACGCCTCAACACTTTGGCCCCATTGGAGCGTCTGACCGGACTTGAACCGGCTCCCTGAGTTTGGAAGACTCTAGTGCTACCATTAAACACCACAGACGCATTGAAATTGGTGGATCTGACAGGGATCGAACCTGCCACCTACTGGATGCAAACCAGTCGCTCTCCCAAATGAGCTACAGACCCGTGTTTGTCTCTTATTGGTGCAGGTAACGGGAGTCGAACCCGCAAAAACACAGCCTTCTCAGAACTGCCGCAATACCAAATAGCGTATACCTGCATAGATACAAGACTCTCTTTTTTCAAGGCAGGATTACCTGCGGCATCCCCATTAACAGGAGAATTTTGGTTGCTGTAAGAGTCTTGGTGCCTTAGGTTGGAGTTGAACCAACCACACAAGGATTTTCAGTCCTTTGCTCTACCACCTGAGCTACTAAGGCATGATAAAAATTTGCGAGTGTGACTTACATTGACTCCCAAGGTCACACAGACTGTAAGCCTACCTTTTTTCACAAAATTGGTGGAGGATACCGGAATCGAACCGATTTCTATTCCTTTTCAGGGAATCGCTGGAATGACCACACTAGCTCACCCTCCATGATATTTAGATGAATTGGTGGAACATGATGGGAATCGAACCCATAACCTCTGCACGGCATTGCGCCCAAACAGTGTGCTTACCAAAGCCACTTCAGCCCCATATATTGGTGGAGCTACGGGGAGTCGAACCCCGAACTTTTGGATGCCGTCCAAATGTGTTCCCGCTAGCACTATAGCCCCATGATGCTGGCTCCAAAAAGGGGAATCGAACCCCTGTCTCTGACTTAACAGGTCAGCATCCTACCATTGGATGATTTTGGAATAGTAAGGTCTCTCCCTTGTCAAGCCTGGATGATTAGCGGCTTTCCCTCCGAGGTTGGGTTGGACAGTGAATCGTTTTTTAGATTGCCTTCACTATCTCATTCGCCTGATTTTTACAAACCCAGGTGTCCAACTTTTTAAGGACTAATTGTCCATGATCAAATTCCCAATGACAGTTGGGGCAAAGACCAACCAGATTATCGGGGGCATTGATTTCTTTCAGTGTAGCGGAATCTGGGAAACTCATTACTGCTTGAATATGGCAGACCTCCACATGCTTACTATACCCACAATTAAAACAAGAATCGGTCTTGTGGCAAACACTAGCTATTCTTTGAGCGTGTTTTGTTATAACAGACCTAGCTCTCTGCCAATTAGTGCCACCGGATTCAGATTTCCCAAATAACTCTAACTTTGTTACATGGTCTCTTTTCCCTTTTAGGGGGTCTTTCTCTGCTTTAATCTTAACTACTTTTTCCTTTTTAGGTCTAAGTTTGTTATTGTAAGAGGCCGCGCAAGAGGTGGAACAGAAAATCCCGCTTTTAGTCTGAGATGGGACTCTGTGAAACTGCTTGGAACAGTTAAAACAAGAGACCTCTAATCGAGTTATGTTATGATCGTGAAAGCATCGTTGGGAGCAGAATAATTTGATTTGCCCTCGTCTTTTCGATATAATTAAGTTGGCCTTAGATTGAGTGGTCTCTTTCCCACACTGCTCACAAACTACAGGAATGCGATCTTTGTATTTCTTGTCCTTATATTCGATCAGCAGCGTTTCTAGTTGAGTCATAATTTCTCCCTCTATAATCAAGAGTTAGAAAGTCGATTTTGGTTGCGGGAGGTGGAATCGAACCACGCTTTCACTATGAGCTTATGAGACTCTAGGCCAACCTCTGGCCCCGCTATAATTTTATTGGTCCTCCAGGCAGGAATTGAACCCGCACTTCATGGTTCGAAGCCATGTGTTCTATCCGTTATACTACTGGAAGATAATTTCTCGGCCTTGGGGTTGTGGCCCCTCGCTTGCGTCTGACTCCCTGCCATCAGTCAGAACCGTGTATAGAGCCGCTAAGTCTTCCTACCTACTCCATACGGAGAGGGGCTCTCTTGTGCGGCATGGCGGAAGATACAGGAATCGAACCTGCTTGCCTTTGACAGCCCATGCTTTCCAGGCATGTGTGACGCTCCTACTTCACCGATCTTCCATTCTATACTAGATACTGAAAGTTTTTCAATATCGTTTGGTGGTAATTTTAGAATTATTTTTTGTAAACAACTCAGACCTTTGCTCTTATTATCGGGCGGTCCGGCGAGAACCAATCTTCGTCTTTATGTGGCGAGGCATAGGGGATTCGAACCCCTGATCTCTTCGTAGACAGCGAAGCGGGAACTCCGGACTTCCCCAATACCCCATGATAATTGGTGCCAACAAAGGGATTCGAACCCTTGACAAGAAGCTTATGAGACTTCCCCCTCACCTTTCGGGCTTGCTGGCAAAGTGAGAGTTTTTAACTACCCAGTGGCTCTCACACTGGTCCTGGCCGTCCAAGTCATTGGTACTCCTGACAGGATTCGAACCTGCGTTGGGCTTTCGCCGCACGGTTTCGTAGACCGTTACTAATCCATCTCAGTTACAGGAGCATAGAATCAAGACTCGTCTTTTAGTTTCATCTTAAGTGAAAGGTTTTTAGTTGCTGTGAGAGTCTTTGGTGACGCATGTAGGAATCGAACCTACTCAGGGCTTACTTGTGTGCCAACGGTTTTACAGACCGCCTCCGCTCTCCTACTCGGACGATGCGCCATAGACGAGGGTTTTTAGGTTCTCCCTCAAACCAATTCACCTGTCAACCCTAAAGTTGTAGATGGTTATCATGTTATTCATTATTTAGTTGTCAGAGAAGAAGAAACAAGCCTTGACTTGTTCTATGGATGGGGTAGATGGATTTGAACCATCACCTTCGGAGTCAGAGACCGAAATCCTACCGTTAGAAGATACCCCAATTTGTGAAAGAACTGAATTTGGTTCCTAGAAACCGAAAACCCCGTGGTCTTTGTGGACTCACGGGGTCAGAGTGAAGCTTTGACTGTGAGTTAGTCCCAGGTGATTTCGCCATTGGCAAAGAGGACTTTGGACATACGCTGGCTATCAGGTGTCCCTGGCTGGCCTAGATAGGTATGTTCTTGAGTGCGTGACATTGAAGGTGGTCCTCGTTTACATTTTGAGCGTTTTGCTCTCTTACCTACTACTGAAAATTTCGTAAACTTCTTTTACTTTACTTTTCTATCGGGTTTGGTTTCGCTTACCCAACACTACACTATACTGAGGTGCCACCCGATTTTCTTACCGTTTTCTAAACTTTTTTGAAGGTTGCGATCTGACGAATGGCGGAACTGCTGATATGTCCTAGGTTACGGTCACAAATAAAATACACGGTGGGGACCGAGATTCCTAGATCTTCGTTCCAATACTGCTGGTTGGTCTCGTATTGAAGGTCGCTCCCATTGCGTAGCCCACGAATTACACCATCCACGGGCCAGCGTCCATCTTCGTTTAATTCGTTGATGAAGTTCACGAGCAAGCCCTTGAACCCTAACAGTATAACACGGTCTCCGTATCTTTCTTGAAAATATCTGGCAGAAGGATTGTGGATAGCTCCTTCTTTGGATGGATTCATGCCAACGGCCACCACAACTTTATCGTATACCCTCAAAGCTTTGTCTAGGATGTCAGTGTGACCATCGTGCCACGGATTGAACGAGCCTGGGTAGATTCCTGTTTTCATTTGATCCTCGATAGGATCTCAGACTGACGCCAAGCGTATTCATTGGTGGCAAACTTACTCTTAGCCCATTCAGTGAATAGATTGTGGGGGATGTGTTCAGATAGGAACACCATCTGGCCCTTAAGCATTTCCTGTTCAGTGAAGGACTTTCCGCCGTTTAAGAATTCAAGTTGAAGACCGAGAATAATATGTTCAAACCACTCTGGCTCTAAAACCTGCATCAAGTCAGCATCACGAATGATCTTCTGCTCAATGGTCTTGGGTGTGTGGATAAACGGATACTGGGTCACTCTAATGGTGTGTTCAATCTGGAGATTATCTAACTCCACCGTACCATACCCAAAATCCTGGAATCCCTTGACGGCCACTTCAATGTTTTCAGCATCCGTAGACCTTCCGCCTGAATGATTGAAATCATGAAATAGTGCTGACACACCAATAAGATAGCACTGACGAAAATCCAGATTATAGTATTGAGCGCCTTCGATACAGTTACAAACCATGCAACAGGTGTGAAACCAGTTGTGGTAGGGAAGAGTATTAGAAAAATTGTTCAATCTTACCTTTTCAAACATAGTATTAAACCCGAAGTCCTTGGACAACTGTTCTGCCTGATCGTATCTTGGGGAAAAGTAGGTATCCTCAGCCATTTAGTAGCTCCTCAAAAGTTCGGATGTAGTTTGTGTCGATCTCGTATCCAATTGCATTTAAGCCTAGCTCCTTAGCAGCTAGAAGTGTAGTTCCAATGCCAGCGAAGGGGTCAAGCACAATATCCTCACCAGTGGCCCCAGAGAGCTTAATACAGCGTCTTGGTAGTTCCAATGGGAAAGTAGCCGGGTGATTACCTCGCTCCTTACTACGGGACTGTATCGTCTTGTAGGGGATGAACCAGGAGTTGCCCTGACAGCGTAGATTATTTTTCGAAGACCATCTGGCTACATTACTGGCATCCTCGTAAGGAACACCAATGGCTAAACGATCAATGGGGATATCACCAGTCTTGGTGAGATGGAAAATGAACTCATTGGTAGGGTTGATGAACCTCTTACTATTGATCGGCTTGAAGTGACCTGAGGACTTTCCATCCACGGTAATGGACTTGACCCAAGTAATGAGATTCTGAAGCTTGAACACTTTCTGTGCTTCTGCCATCACTTCAAAAGGAATCGTTGGCTTTAGGTTGGTCCCTCCAAGCTGAAGGAAGAAATGTCCATCGTCCTGAAGGACTCTGTGAGTTTCGATGAAGATGGAGAGGAGCCAAGATAGGTAGTCGGCTCGTGAATCTGTGTATTCCCCGTAATTAGCACCGATGTTATAGGGAGGTGAGGTTACGATAACCTTAACGGACTTCGCCTGGAGAGTTTTCATACCCTCCAGGCAATCCATAGCGTGTAAAACTTGGCTCATTAAGCCTTCTTAGCCTTCAGACGAGCGAGGCGCTCAGTGGCGGTCTCGTTCATACCAGTCCCAGCAGAAGCGGCGTTTAGAGCGGCCTGAATGTCAGCGTTCTTGGCTGACTCAGGAGTGTGGAGACCGACCATAGTGCGGTCCACATCAGCCTTGGCCTTGAGGTCAGCGGCCTTCTTATGAAGGGCACCAAGGCTCGTGTCAAGGCCGGAGGTCTTGACGGCAGAAGAGATGATCTCCTCAGCACGACGAGTGGACTCAGCGGCCTTCTGATCGGCCTGAGCAGTCTTGAGTTCCATGAGGGCATCAGACGCCTTGTCATCGAACTTCTTCAGGGCGTCAAGCACCTGATCCTTAGCGGCCTTCATTTCAGTCACGATCTTGAGAGCGGAGTCGGACTCCAACTTTTCCTTGACCATGCGTTTTTCGTCCTTCTCGATCTCCTTGGTGAGAATATCGAGAGCTTCGTTCTTGGTGGCGTCAGCGGCCAGGATCTCAGCGGCCTTGTACTTCTGGTCAATCTGAGCCTGGAGCTTCACCACATCTTCAACCTCAGCCTTGAGCTTGGTCTCGGCATTGGAGAGTTCGGTGGCGATGATGCGGAGGTTACGCTCCAGTTCATCACGATCTACCTGGATAGCAAGTTCTGGGTTACGAGCGGCGAGAGCGGCAGAGGCGGCGTCAGTCATGGCCTCCCCCTGCTTACCTAGAAGACCGAAGAGAGTGCGAAGTGACATAGTATTTCTCCTTTTTGGTTAGATTGCGTTTGCTTCTTTAAGACTTCAGAGGGAATGTTGAGTTCTCTTGCTGTTGCCGTTCTGAGTAATCTAGCATTGTCCTTAGTTAGTAGGGATGAACTTGATATCGTTGATATTGAGAGGAATTCCGGTGTAGAATTTTACAGTAGCTTGGTCAGTTTCAACCATGTCGAAGACTTCAATCAGCACAAATTCACTGGAGTCATCGGTAAGACCTCGCTCCCAAAGCTGATACTCGATTTCTACATCAGCCCCTTTTTCGCCATCGGCGCTGTAAACTAGGGTGAAGCGTGTCTTGGTCTCACCCATCGTCACTCTATTATACTCGTTCCCTTCGGGATTTGTATAAGTTTCGGAGTTGAAAGCGTCACGATAATACTGCCAACCTTCATCATCCTGGGGGTAGTCGAAGAAGAAGGAGGAGAAAAGAATGGCCTCATCCACTACAACCTTACCCTCTAAGTCAGTGTGGGTGAGGATTTGAATGAATTCATTGTCCTCTGGCTGGAGGGTGATATAGGCGCGATAGAGCTTGTGATCACCGATCTTATAGGAACCGATTGCCTGAACCTTGGAGTCCTGAGACTTGGCAGAGACATTAATGACCGAGCCAAGAGTTTGAACTACGAGAAGGCGGGACTCAGGGAAAGAGGCTAGGGAACCAATTCGAAGATTAAGAGGTAGGTTTGCATCAACTCGCCCCACTTCGATGGTGTGTCCGTCAACCACAGTCTTTGTGGTCTCTTCCTTCTTGATTCCTACGGAAGCTTTGAAGAGGTTAAAGAGGCGGCTCACAGACGATACCTAGAGGAGAAGTTATTACGGCGCTTTCGATTCTGACTCCAGGTGAAAAGGCCGAAACCAGCAACGATGAGAGCAGAGATACCAAGGAACCCTAGGAGGATGATTCCAGCCATGCTATCGTCATCAAAGCCATCGCCTTCACCTTCGTTCTGGGTGACGGTTTCGTTCTGGATGGTTTCCTGAGGCAAGGTGGCCTCAGCTACCTCAACAGGCATGGCAACAAGAGGATCAATGCCGGGAGTCATGTAGGCGGGGTCCACGGGGGTTTTAGCCTTCTCAAGCTCCTTTACCTTAGCATCCATAGTGGCAAGCTTGGCGCGGAGTTCAGCGTCAGTTGCGGCCTGCTTATCAGCGTCACGCCTCCAATTCTGGTAGTCGGCGTCATTACGGTGATGGTAATACTGATTATAATTCATGTTGTCGAGCATCATCCACATAAACATCGCGTCCATCATGCCGTAGCGAGGAGCGTAGCTGTACACATAGACTGGGGGATGATAGTTACTGTAGTAAGCCTGACGACTCCCAAGATAACCTCGATAAGTAGTGTGAGGAGCCGTAGACGAGAAGCTCTTAGCATACACGGGTGAGGACTTGACGCTAGCAACTGTGGGAGCAGGAGCGGCAGGAGCCTTGAACTTGGAGAGCGAAGCCTTGGCCTGGGTGGACAGTGCTGTTTGCTGTTGCACACGAGCCATAGAAGACTGGGTGGGGCGAGTCACCTGACGAGGCGCAGTGGAGAAGCTACCTCCACCACGGCTAGGTGAGGTAGATCGGCTTGGACTAGGGGAGCTATAGCTACGGCTGGGGGAACTGAAGCTCCCAGACCGACTTCCACTAAAACTGCCACCACTTGAACGGCCACCTGGACCCGCCATAAGGGTAAGGGCCATGACACTACAAAGTAGAACTGCGGTAATTCGCTTCAGCATGAAGCCTCCTTCTTTGTGTTTAATACTGGTTACTAGACTTCTTTGATTCGAACGATAAGACCATCCTTGTTGGTGATAAGGTAGAAATCATCGTATTCATAGCTAGTTTTGGGATAGAGGGGGTCATGGATAGTCGTGGTGCTGAGGTGCGGTCCCAGATGAATCTGTGCATCCTTAATGGAGGTTTCTGACACAGTAATGAGATACATAGAAGGGAGCAACAAGATTCTAGAGATCCCGGTTTTCGAGCCTCTCGTATAGAATTTCTCAATTTTAACTGGTTCCACGACTTTAGCACTGAGTTGCTTGGCTGGCTTATTAGCTACAGTTGGGACGCGAGACTTAATCGGCAGAGTAGGAAGGATATAACCAGCCAAGCCGTGCTTAACTGCTCCAATTTCCTGCATCACCAGTCCGATATCTGCCCTACGGAGGGTCATACCGACACTGGTGGAGATATCGTTACAGAACATATGAAGCTGTCTGACATTACGGTTAAGGTAATAGCCGTTCCCGCTAGGAAGCGGAGAGAACTCTTCAATCACATTTTCCTTAATTTCTTTCAGGACAAGTCGAAAAAGAGCCTCAGTCTTCTTAGCGTCAGCTTGAATGGACTTGGCCTTTTCCAACTTGGCCTTAGCCTTTACTTCCTCAGCCTGCCACTTAGTAATTAGCTCCTGACAAACAATTGGAGTAGTCCGATTCTTAATACGAGTGCGGGTTCCCATTACCTGACTCCCAAAGTGGAGGTGGCTGTCTTGATGCGACCACGGTTATTCATATCCAGATTTCGACCAGTGGCCTGACCCTTGCTGTAAGCATCACGGTCAATGTTACACTTAATAGAAGATGCAGAGCGAAGTTTACCAACGGTATCCTTGATGAAAGTATCAACCTGCTCACCCTGCTTTTCCAGCTTCATCAGAGCATACTGAGAACCACCCTTGAAGGCTTCTGCCTTAGTGGTGTTCAAGCGAGTGCGAATAGCGGTGGCGGCACCAAGATACCACGAATTTGCGTAAACCTTGCCCTGTCCAGAAGGAGCAAGGCGGGTAAGCTGGGTGATGGCGTAGGCCAGCAAGAAGCGAACATTGGCGATGTCGCTGGGACGGCCAAAGATCACGGTCTTTTTGCCACGCTGACCACCCATCTGGAAACCCTGACCACCGTAGTTAACTAGGCGGCAGTTATTGGCGGTAGCCAAAGCGCCTGCAAGAATGGCCTTCCAGCTAGCGATACGGCCAGCCAGGAAGAGAGGCTCGGCGTCCTGGATAATCGGCTCTTCGAAAGCCTTGGACTCCTCTTCGGAGAGTTCGGCCATCGTGAGCTTGTGCTTGTGAATGAGGGCTTGAGCCATAGACATGGCGGATTCGGCCTCGTGCTGGTTAGAGCTAGAAGCCGTTGCAAGAAGCTTGTTGATCCGCTCCTTGATGGTGGTCATATTAGGTGTAGCGGTAGTGGTCTCAGCCATGTGGTAGTGCCTCCAGAATGATTATACCACTCTGGAGGCTATTCCTTACCAAATTATTCCGAAATTTCTTCACGATCCTCAAGGGACAGCCACTCAAGAGTGGACTTAGGGCTGGCGTTCTTAAACCAATCCATTGCAGACTCTACACGACCAGAGCGAAGTGCAAACAAGACCCCGGAGTAGCGGTGCTTAAGAGCTTCAAACGCAAAGTCCTTCTGAGTCTCGATGTCCTTGATCTCACGGTAGGTTTTGTTGATGTTTTCAACCAACGAAGTGAGAGCGTTCTGGATTACAAGAATCTTATCCTGAACAAACTGAGGGAGAATGGACAGAACATCATCCACCTTCTCAGAAAGAATCAACTCAAGACGAGCCTTATTGGACTTACCCAGACCGTCACGCTGATGAGACATGAGACAGTATGCGTCACTTTTCAACTTGATACGGTTGAAGTTAGTATCAACGAGAACGAAGCCCTCAAACTCCAAAGGGTTACGGGTCTGAACATACTCTTTAAGAGCGTCCAGAGAGAAGCCGTCATACAATCTGACCACAGGAGTAGGATGCTTAGGGTTCTCGTCCTTCCACACTTCCACATCGACTTCCTGAAGAGTATCAAGGTTGCGGATCGCTGTCAGAACCAACTTACGGTCCTTGTGGTGAACTACAACTTGATTTTCTGGCGAAAGTAACTCGTAGGCGTATGAAAAATTTGGCTCCATCGAGAAGATAAAGCGGGACCAAGATACCCCCATGTCATGCAGGGCCTTGATAACCAAATCTCGATAAGACATACCTGAGTCATCAACCTCGTTAGATCCGTCAGGAATAGAGCGAGTCGAAACCTGCCAACCAAACTCTTCGTGGTACCATAGCGTGATCAAAGATCCATCCAGCTTCTCGTAGGTCTTGAAGTTCTCCCAATCGAAGCTAGAAGGGCAATGGCTCTCTCCGTAGTTGAAGAACTTGTTGAAGGCCCAACCCTTAACATCCCAAGTCGTAAGATCCAAGATGAGAGAGCGGCACTCCTGCACGATCTCCTCTCCCATAGGAGACTCAATCATGGAGTAATTGAGGCAAGCCACATTCAGCTTCTCGTTTACGCGATAGCCGACATAGAACTCGGACTTGAGATCCTCAAGGGTCTTTCCAGATCGAAGATATTCCTGAACCTTTAGCATAACTTCCTCCAATTTAGCTGTTTACGAGTGTAGAATACGGGATGTGCTGAACCTTGTAGACATGGTTCTTCAAGAGATTAACCATGTTCCTGGCCCCCACGATGTTCATAGAGTGGACCACAACCTGATAAGGCGGATTCTCAGAGATGGCCTTAGCCAACTCATAGCCATCGGGGTAATTAAGACCCAAATCATGGTCCAAAAACATAACATCCCACTTTTCAGCGATACGAACAAGAGCATCGGTACCGTCAGAGTAGTGAATGTCATGACCCTGTTTAGACAACATGGCCTCAATCTTCACAAAGCGGGGATGTTCATCGTCAATGACGAGGATACGAGCCATGATTACCTCCAGTAGCCTATTATACCTTATTTTGTGGAGTTCTTTTCCAGAATTTCTTTGGCTTCCTCAATTAGTTTGGGGTTAGAGAGTAATTCTAGGAGGCATTTGGACTTATGGATGGTTCCCAGATAGTCGCTGGTGAGGAGGTGCTTAAGAATGTCTTTCACTTCCATTAGGCCACCTCCTCAATGAGTTCCAGTTTGCAGCGGGTCAGGATGGTCTGGGGGACATCCTTGTAGTTGTCCAGCTTCTTGATCTTGCCAGTGATACGAACCTTGCTGAACTTGTGCAGATCGTTGTAGTTGCAGTTCACGAAGTCAAAAGAGCTAGTGAACCAAGTGGCAACACCCTTTGCACCCTGGACTTTGATCAGATAGGAAACACCAAACTCAGTGCTGAAGGTGGTAGTGAAAGCAATCTCGCCCTCCAGCGTGACCTTCTCGCCAATCTCACCCAGATACATGAAGGAGCAGATGGGGAGTTCCTGGGTCTCAGTGGGGGCCTTGTCCTTGCCCTCAGCTTCGAAGCCGACACCGATGAGGGTCAGGTACTTCTGAGCAGCGATAGCAGCCATAGCGGGGGAGCAAGTGCTGTCCACGATGGAGGAGCGCAGGTTGGAGGAGAAGAGGTCAGTCACAGCGTAACCATTCAGAAAGTAATCCTGAAGGGCAGAGAACTGCTTGTTGATCATTTCCCGATTTTCAGAGAAGAAAGTGTGAAGGGTGGGGGTTTTCTTAGTGTAGCCAGGAGTGTTAGGAGCCAGGTAATAGCTGGTGAGTTCCAAAGCCTCGTTAGCAGTGGAGTTATCAAACTTACTGCCAACGAAACCACGACTCTGAACAGAAGCGAGAGCGGTGAGGATGAAGTAGTTAGCCCACAACATCTCAGCGGCACGGTGATCACGGTAACCACGCTCTTCCTCGCAGAAGTTGGTGAAGCAGGTCATGGCCTTCAGGAAGTTCTCGATACCGATACCATACCACTCCTTAGCGCAAGTGGCACCGATGGTGACAAGCTTCTCGTCTTTCTTGAAGATGTAGAGAGCGTTACGGCGGCGATTGGTGTTGCAATGATCGCAGTTGCTCTTGCGGTCCTTGATCATGTTGAACAGGATTTCATCGTATGTGTCAGAGGTTTCGTCAGCCTTGAAAATACGGTTGCCAGCTTCGTCAGAACCGAAGTCCAGACGAGCGATGAAAGTGGTGCCGTCCACGCCAACGCGATCAATGGGAATGATCAGATCGAGCTTGTGGACCAGGACACGGCGATTGCGCTCATTGCCGTTTTCGTCAACCTGCGTGTAGGTGACATATTCTTCGGTGTGATTGGTCTGTTCGACCTCAGCATACCCGAATTTCACGAGCTTCTTGTTGATTTTGGCACAACGCTCGTTGAAGTGAGTCATCGAGGTGGTTTCAATCTTCACGATAGCCATAGGTTACTGCCTCCACAAGTATTATACCAGGGGAGGCGGTAGATTTCTACCAAAATTTTAGGTTTTAGTAACTTCTTTTAATGCACACTTTGAGCAGCGGCGAACCTTGATGTCACACGGCTTGGGATCTCCAATTTCCACCCCTTGGAAGGTGGGGGTAGTAGTTCCAACTTCGTAGGTGTAGGGAAGCCAAGTGTGCTGGGTTTCATCACGGATAACCTGATGTAACACTCTCCCACAGTTGCAGACATGCCAAACTTCGTGAACCTGACAGTTGTCAACCTCTTTGAGAAGGTGGTAGACATGGCGATGAAAAAGGCGATCAAAAATGGTCATTTAGTCTCCATAGCGACTCAGAAACGAGTCTGTGATGCTGTCTTCCTTCTTTTCACGCTTAAGCTTCTTCAGTTCCACATACTTAGCGGGGAACGGAGGGCTGGAAGGGATGAGGTCTTCGGGCTCACCAAGGGCAAACAAGGCTCGGCGCAAGGCTCCAATTTCATTTCGGTAAAGCATGGCGAGTTCACCATTGTCCCACTCGGTTTCCAGCTTCACAGTGGCCTTATTGAGATAACAAAGGCGCTTCTGGATGGTAATTCGGGCGATCTTTTCAGGCATCATGGCATTTCCTCTGGTTAAACAAGGCGATCAGGGAAGCAGTTGTCATAAGCTTTACGAACCGTATCAGCCAGGACATCCACATACACTTCAACGGCTTCGTATTTGTAGTTACGGACTGAGGCGTTCTTACCACGGCCCATCTTGTATGAATTCACTTCGTAGATGTCCTTGCCAGCGTCCAGAAGGATCTCAACATAAATCCCCTTGGTGCAGACATAGGTAAGACCGTCCATACCCTTGTGGGTCATGGCAATGGACTTTTTGGCACCAATGTAGGCACGGCACCAGTAATCGAGAGCGTTGATCTGACGGTTGATCTCGGTTGCTACTTCCAAGGTGTTGGACATTTGTCCCTCCACAGCTATTATACCGAAGGAGGGACAAATTTCTACCGTTAGAGCTTCATTTCTTCAGTCGTTCCATTTTCACTAAAATAACGAACTTTACGAACCCCGGCCAACTTCATCAAATGCTGACAGTTAGCGCACGGCTTAGAGGATGCGGGTCTACCATCCCCCCCGGTGCGCCAGACATACATAATGAGATTGGTATCACCGTCATAGTGTCTACGGCGAATAAGGGCCATCTGTTCGGCATGGACACAGACATTATACCCGGATTTGTGCTGACTTTGAGGGTGGCTCTTAGTCATTAGATTGAACCCGATGGAGAGAAGGTTACTACCACTGAACATTGCGGCCCCCATCTTCCAGGGGCTATAAGTCACCTCGGCATGAGCGGAGGCAGCTTCAGCGGCTTCAAATCCCTTTACCCACCTTTTTCCTCTTCCGTTCATTTTTTCTCCTGGGAATTAGTCTACCTTGAAAGATCTTTTTGAAGAGTTCCATCTCTTCCTTTTTAACTTTTTCAGACATTTTCTCCCCCAAACGCTCTCTTTCTGAGAGCCAAAATCATTTCTGTTTCAGCCTGTGGTCGGCCTGAGGCTTCAAGCGTAAGACGGAAGTCCTTGTCTTCAGGATCAGTGACCGGAATTGGATTTTCCATTTGAATCTCCTACTTAAGAATCTTGTCGAGAACTTCCCACATAGGTTCGAACACACCAGGAGTGTAAAGCGAAGCCTTAAACTCCGTGTATTCCTTACGATACATGCTGGTCTTTCCACCAGCTTCAACATTTGCAATTCGGTCACAGAGCTTCAGGAAGACAGCAGCGTGACTTTCCTTGATCTTGCCGTGAGTGGCTTCGTGACGAGCCCTTCGATTGACTCCAGGCTCATTGGTGACTCGCCAAATCAGTTCGGACACTTCCTCTCCGAAACGAGCGGTTAGTTCCTGACGAGTAACGCCAGTGTCTTCAATGAGATCGTGGCCCCAAGCCGCCAACACAACCACTTCAGGAGCGGTATTATAGGGGATATAAGGTAGGAACCGCAGAACCGTGTCACGAACTGCACGAAGATGGTAGGTGTAAGGACGGTCAAGGCTGTAGGTCTGATGCTTGTGATGCTCAGACGCAAAGGCAATCATGTCGTGTTCAAGGGCTTGGAAAGCGGCTTCAGTGTACTTCATGGCTTCCTCCGAATGGTTTTCAATGACTGGGGCAACAAGCGTGATCAAAGTTCTCGGACACTATGTCCTCCTTATTTGATTATACCGGGATAAAAGCAAAAACCCCCCAAATTTCTTTAGGGGGTTCACTGTGAAGGGCAAATTGGGAGGGAGGAGGCAATGTCTTGCCCTTCATTTTACTACTTCTTTTATTTCTTGTACTTTGACTCTATAATAGTTAGGTCAGGGTCGTGGTCAATGAGATTGAAATACTGCTCATCGGCCTGCTTGATCCATTCTTTTCGCTTTTCTTGGTCTCTAGGACTTACACCCTGGATTTCTTCTAAGTGATTCATGTTCTTACTCCTTACCTAATACTGGGATTAAGGCATTAAGTAAACATGGAGTGCATGAAAAGTTGGTCCCATATAGCTATCGGAGTAAGTTCCGAGGTATACAGCCTCTTCAGGCATCTCATTGTTATCACGAGTGATCTTCAAAGCGATTTCCTGAGGCTTAACATCCTCGCCAACCTGAACTGGTGCAGAAATATAGCCAGTTGGAGGGACATGGGAAGAGGTACGATGAAGATGAATCTTCGCCTTGGAAGCGTCAAAGGCAGACGGCCAATTGATAGTGATATTCTCTGGATGGTCTGAAAGCTTGACCGTTTGAATCATGTATGCCATTTTAGCTCCATATGCTAGAAATTTTTAGTGCGGTATGTAGATCCTGTCTTTCTGACTTCCATCGGGATAGTTCAGATATAGTAGCTGACATTAGATTATTACTGAGTTTTTTAGCTTTGAGATAAGCGGCTTTTTTAGCGGATATACCAAGAGATGCCAATTCCTTCTTACAATCGTCTTGAGCGTAGACATAAGCTATTGAATCTGTGTATAGCCAAGAGAGTCTGAGACCTAAATCAACGGCCCCAGTCCAATTAGTTGGGTCTTCCCAGGGATTCTTTAGCCACGGAGATTTTTTAAACCCCTGAGATCTGTTTTTAACTCCCCAGTAAAGGGAGTTAAAATCTCGGATACCATCGAATTCTCGCATGAGAGCCAGAGCGAGGTCCGCCTGATCTTCTTTTGGAGTGTCTGTCAAATGAGCCACTAAATACTTGAATGCGTCCAAATTTTTTGAAATAGAAGGATTTAGCCAAATAGCCGCAGACTCCCTCAGCGACAAGGGGATATCGAGTTCGGTATCAAGATACGAGAATTGGCATGGGTCTTCTTCATCAAACTTGCGAATCTTGATATCAAACTTTTTCTCCAATGCCTTCAAGACAAGAGAGTCCTGACCCACTAAGATATTCATGGGTTTCGGCTTCTTCTTCTCTATGAGAAGACTTAGAGCTAGTAATGGTTTCATTAGAGTAGAAACTTGATAGCGGCAGTTGCGGCTAGGCCACCGATTCCGGTAGCCACGGCATGGGATAAGGATACTCGGCACTTACTGGGATTGAAGTAGGCCCATAGTTCCTTAGCTCCCATTACTACGGATACTGCTAAGAGAATGAATAGCCATTCTTCGGTCAGAAAATGGGTGCCTAGTGCAGTTACAGCACCGGACATGGCATGAAGCTGTAAGGCTTTGTCATCAACGGCGGGGGGATTCCAATTGATCATTTTTTAGTTCCTTTTTCTTTCTTTTCAAGAAGGCTGAAGAGGCTTGATATCTCTTTCTCTCAGCTAGGATCAAGATTCAAGCGATACTGGGCCACTATTAAATAGAGCTAGCTCAGTCAAGAACTCAGAGGCACCCAAATAGGAGGATACCTCTGAGACTGGCGGGACACTAGGCGTCCACGCTCTCCACTAACACGAGGCGCTGGCCGTTTTCAAATATAGCAAAGGTTAGAAGCTGATCATCGGTTTGAGTTTGTCCGATCTGACAAGCTACACCTTCTGGAACCATGCCATCTAGAACAAACCAGTCAAGGTGTCTATTGAAGCTGGTGGCAGTAGGGTCACCCTCTGGGATATAGGTAGGCTTAAACAGTTGCATTGGATCTCCTCTGACGAGCAGCGGCCTTCTTACGACTCCCTTTAGTGGAGCGGGTGGCTCTCTCTGGATTGGTATAAGGGGTCTTCTTCCACTTACGCTGAGGTGCAAATCCTGTTCTGGACTGACCCTCTGATAATCTGGACGCTACAAGAAGTGCGTAGACTTCCTGGACTTTCTTTGCTTGACCCTTGCGGTGTTTACTGATAGCCATTAGTTGGACTCCTTAGTTGGGAACATCAATTGTTTTTGTAAATCGAGTCTGAGTTGATCCGAAGATCTACCGACTCCTAACTTGGGTAGACGATTGGCACTTCTTTCATAGTCCCCTCCCTCAAGGGGATCGAGATCTATGTCTTCCATTGTCACCGAGTTTATTAGGGACTCAACTTCCTTTTCAGAGTAACGGATGAATATTCCGTAAGAGTAGACTGACCCGCTACAACTGAGTGTAAATTTGAACATTCGGATCATTGGTATCAGGCTCATTGAGTCAAAAGTATCGTTGACATCGAGGTTCCTGAGCCTACCAATAGTGGTGCTTCCAATAGTAATACTGCGAAGAGAGGTTAGGGTTCTCCACCATCCCAAGAGTTTCATGATCATAAGTTCTCCTAATATCCGGGTCTTTTACCACTGAGGTCTGTAATTTTCTGTCGGAGTGAATACTCCTCTGAGCTTAAGTAGATTAGCTCTTTAGTTTTGTTGAGTAGCCAATAAGAAGCAGTTGTTCCTTCCCTGTAATCAGCAATAGCAACAGTATCTAGACGATTCCCTGCTCGGATATTTTCAATCAACTGGAACTGCCCAGGAAAGTCTGGATTAAAAACTCCTAGAGTGCATCCTCCAGAATCTCTTACTAGGTTAAATGCGAATACATCACTAGGGCCATCGCCTACATAGATCATGGATTCAAGCGGAACTCGCCTTCCACCTTTAGGGATAGACACAGTGACATCATATCCGTACACATTACAGCCCTTGCTAATCTCGTAGATGGCTCTAGTTTTGCCTATTGGGTCCATGCAAGATGCGATGGAGGTAAGGCCCTTGGCCCCGCCTTCGTCACAACGGAAATCGCCTGCATAGATACCACTGATTTTGAAGTCTGGATTTCTAGACTCCATTCTGACTCTATCTTCAAGGCCACCGAGCATAGCTTTAATACCTGCTGACACGATGTAAATCTCTGCTCCTAGTTTGTGTAGCTCGTTAAACATCCAGGTCACTCCTGGATAAAGCTTGATGTCGTTACCTAGCTTCTTTAGGATAATGTTGTCAAGACCAGCGAATCTACCATCCTTGACATATTGGAGGAAGGTATTCATGTAGTCTAGTTCATTGTGCGTGTGACCTAATGTCTGCTCATTGGCTTTTGATCTAGCTCTGCAATCGTTCCAGAACTGATCTTCGTTTACACCGTAGCTCTCAAAGACCACCTTTTGCATGTAGTTAGGTGATAGGGTCTTATCGAAGTCAAAAATGACAGCTACTTTGGTGGACTTGAACATCCAGCCTCCTTTTAATCTTTACATAATACTACGGTTTGATCTGGTCCATTCTCCAATGATTTCGACAAAGTGATATGTATTGGTCATTTCCACCCACACATACTTGCTCCCCGGAGTAGACAACATGACCATCTCTAATTCTTGCGTTAATAATTGCTTTTTTACCGCACCAGCAGATTGTCTTGAGTTCTTCGATTGTGTCTGCTACGGCCATAAGTTGGGATGAACCTGGGAATAAGTCGCCAAAAGCATCGGCACGAATACCGTAACAAATCACTGGAACATTGAGTCTATCTACCACTTCGGTAAGTTGCCAAATCTGGTCTTTTGTCAAGAACTGGGCTTCATCAACTAAAATGCAGTCCGGTTTTTGACACAATTCTACTATTTCTTTTATATTAGAATTTGGGTTAATGAGCCAGTCTACCCGCCTCTCTAAACCAATGCGGGGTTTAATTATATCTGCACCCTCTCGATTGTCGATGGATGGCTTTATTACCCACACCTTTTGGTGCCTCTCTTCGTAGTTATAGGCTACTTGAAGAAGTTGGGTGGATTTACCGGAGTTCATGGCTCCGTAACGAAAGTATAGTTTAGCCATTATACTGCCTTTTTATTAGCTAGTTCCTTGTATACCGTTGACATCTCATTAATATACCGCTCTACATCTATGATATGCAAGTATACTCTGATCCCTAGAGGTGTTATGCTGGTTTCAATATTATCTTCCTGCTTATTGATCTCGACTAGTCCGTAATCTGCCATAACCTTGGCAATAACTTCCATAAGCAGAGCCACTCTGTTCTTAATGATGCGATCTCTTTGTTCCCCTAGAATCTCTTTGTTCCCTTTGTCTCTGATGGAGAAATTGAGGTTGTCCATCACTCTCTCCATCATGGAGCGGTCTTCTCCGTCTTCAGGAGAGTAAAGCTCTTTCATCACTTTGATAAAAATTGGCTTGACAGATACACTGAATTCGGGGAACGACTCGACTAAGGAGCGCAGAATTACGGTGCCTAGGACTGAGGACACGCCAAAGGAGCCTCCCCAAGTTGCATCTCTGGTTAAGGTTGGATTTTGCGCGTATTCTGTGAGGGTTGGTAGCGAAGCGTAATTGTGGAAAAGACCTGTCACTCTACGAATGATATCATTTGTAGTTGAATCTGAAAATGTCCCATCAGGACCGAGAATTACTGGAACGGCGTCTGAAACTCGTTGGAGTTCTCGCTTAGCTTTTTCAGTAAATTCTTTCTGCTTCAGTATGTAAGTCTGAAGGTCTTCAAGTGTATCAACTTTTAGTAATTTTGTCATAGTTAAGTCCTAGGCTACGGTAGAGGTATGAGATGAGGGATAGGGGAGTTTTGAATGTTTGGTGAGTTTCGGGTTGAACTAGGGTGTAATAAAAGTCTTTTGAGTAGAAATCTACTACCCATGCTCTTCCAAAGGTTGTGGCTTCATGACGAATACACAACCTACCTTTCATATTGCGGCGAATTTGAATATTTGGAGGAGTGTCCATAGGGATGTAGCTCTCCAACAGGAGAAAAAGACTGACCGCATCTCTTTCCACAAGTTTTCTCATTAGAAGAAAGTCTCAATGATATCGTCCATTCGTTTGTCTTCAACAAGACAGACTGAGTTCATATTTGACACCAAACCACAGTTGTTTTGCATCGCTGCCTTGAACACTGGGACACCCTCAGAGCGTCTAGTCTTTGCAGATGAAACCACCAATGCCTTCTCAGCTTTTAGATCATCGTTCAAGAAGACCGTCAGCATAGTATCAACCGATTTATCGAACTCAGAATACATATTGACACCGTTGATTTCCCATCGACCTTCGCTCTCCCCAGCCTTCTCCCACCCAGCACGGTTACCCTGAACTGGAGTCATGAAAACCACGCCTCTACCATTGTCGAAGTGTAGGGCGAACTGCTTAGCGTCTTTGATAACTACTTCCATCTCTTCTTTTTTACCTGTCCTAGTCTCGCAAAGCGTGAGGTAGTCCACCAGAAGAATATCAAGTTGGTCGGTTTGGTTTGCAATTTCAGCGGTGGTCTTTACGGCATCCCAAGTGGTGCTTTCGATGGGCTGACGAATGAGAAGCTTACCAGGAAGATTGGGAAGATCTGGAATGACTTCGTTGAATAGGAATGCTTCTTCTTCATCAGTGAAGTTTCCATCATCGAAAGCTTTCTTATCAAGCTTGAAACGACTGCCCCACTTTGGGTGGTAAGAATGCATGATACCATAGATGATCAACTCTTCTTCATAGGTCTGCTCAAGAGTAATATGGAGAACATTGAAACCGTCTAGGGCTGCATAGTAAGCGATGGAGCGACAGAGGGCGGATTTTCTCTGACCCGCATAGCCTAGAACACCTACAAAGTCGCCTCGCTTTACGGCGAGGTGGTCATCAATGCCGTTGATGTGAGTGTAAATTCTAAGTCTGCCAGCAAGACGCTCGGATTTGAACTTCTCATAGAGTTCACGAATGTAGCTACCGTTCTCGTTGAGAGATCCGTGAGAATTTTTACTACCAGTTGCCAGGGTGCCACGCTCAACCTGCTGGAAGAGGTAGCGCATAGCATCTTTTGGACCGGACAGCTTTTTCTTCGTCTTAGGCTCTTCAACTGAACCAGAGTTGATCTGCCTGACTACCTTCAATACATCAGATAGCCTCTGAGTTTCATACTCTTCAACTCTATCCGCTAAGATTTGATCTAAATCTAGAACAGAGTGAAGGTTAAGCTCTTCATAAAGCTCTTCATACTCTGTGATTCGTTCAGAAAGTAGGGGAGAAGAGGACTTACGCTCAATAGACTCTTTTAAGATGTCTATGCTGGGGGCTTTCTTGTGGGTTGACCAGAAGTTGTAGACGAATCCAATTAGTTCCGCTTCGGTACTGTCAGAAATTTTTCTAATCGTTGACAAATGGTCAGATAGCCAGTTACAGGCATCCAAAGCTCGTTGAGATTCAGTTGCGCTATCCCCATGTCGGAGTAGATTATGAAAAATTCTATCAAAATTTGCCACTACTTACCTGCCTCTGTCTTTATTACCTGAATTCGATGGACTCCAACCAAACCAACTTTCGATTTCTTGAAACTAGGGGTGAGAGCAAAGAAGGGTGTCATCTGAATTCCAGTGCCTCTAACCACCATTCTGGTAGCATACCAGAATTAAATAGTCTAATAGTGTCTGAATCCAGAATATAACTTGTTGCATAATCATCCTTTGATCTAACTGAACGACCAATACTCTGAACCAAGTGGAGGCAGGCTTGCCAAGTATACCAAGTTTCGTCCATCTCCATTCTGGTTCTAATATACGGATCTGCCAAACTTCCCCAAGGACACTTAGCTATAACCTGGAATCTAGACAGGTCGTCCCTGAGATCCAGCCCTTCGGTCATAGAGGGGCTTAGAAGGACCGTTGGTTTGGAGCTAGTCATATGGTAGTCAACAACCATTCCACGGTTTTTAGAGTCATGTGTGAGCAACCTAGCGCCATGTGGGGTTCCAGCAAAATGATCCATGATGTGCTGTGAAAGTTTGAACGAATTACAGTGGATGATACCTTTCTCCTCACTATGCTTGGTAAGCACTCTGTCAATTCGCTTTAGGAGTTTGGGTAGTGTAGTGTCATAGTTCTTGAAGGACATGCTACCCGCTGGGGCAAAGATAACTTGACGGTTTGACACCGGGAATTCTGAGGGTAGACTCATATAACCACACTCTTTGGGGTTGATTCCTAGATTACGGGTGAAGGTCTTAGGATCTAGGATGGTTGCTGACATCATAACAATGTGTTCGGCTCGACTAAACAAAAGCTCCTCAGCAAATACATCCCCTCTGAGGGGTTTGATGTTGATCCCGGTCTCAGTCTGGTTAATAAACCACAATAGGGACTCAGATTCCATAAATTTACCCAGATTTTCCGCAAATTGCTCGTAAGAAGTAAGTCGTTTTGCAATTGGCAACAGCTCTCTCCTGGACCCACCTTTCTCCAGCATTTCCATCTCAAGCTGCCCGATCAAAGCGGAGATCGCGGGGTTTAAAATGGTATTAATCCAATCTTTAGCTCTCTTAATATCAGTGAATTGAAGAACTCGTTTGGGGGGTTGAACATTTAGTTCACCCATTCTAATAGAAGAAATGTTGATCTCAGAGTGGCCGACTAAGGATGATTCAGTATTGTGAGCTTCGTCAATAACTAGAACTTTCTTCTTAGGAAGCTTTTTTGCCTCCTCTTTTTTGTAAGCTGAATCGGTTAAGAAGTAGCTAAAATTGGTAACCCCGTTAGGTTGGGACATAAATGCCGATTTAGCCTGCCTGTAGGGGCAGACAGAGCAAACATTACCGGAGATTCGGTTAAGTTGTTGACCGATATCACAGGTGGTGTCTTCGTGTTCGGTGCAAGTGTAGTTAGAGGCACCTCTTAGGTCCATTAGATTTAGGTGTTCAAATTCATTTTGGTATTGCTGTTGAAGGATTTTTTGAGATGTGAGGATCGTCCCTCCAGAGGTGTAGGGTTTACTTTGGGGTTCCTTAGCTGCGGCTTGAACCACACTCAGGGCTAAGCCAGAGTTATGGGTGACGGTAAAATCCCCCAATAAAAACAACCCGTCCCCGTCCAGAGTAAAGCCGTAAAATGGCCCGACTCCAGTTGCTTTTACGGAAATCCCAGTCACTAATACATCTTTTTTCTGAAGTCTAGGCTCCTGTCTTTTCCTTGGTAACTTAACGGGAATAACACTACAGTCCCCGCTTATTGAAACCCTGTAGTAGTCCCCCACAGTCCCGTGTTGGTCAGATTTCTTACAGGGTGTTACATAAGCGGCTAAACCTAAGGATCGAGCCACAAATGCTATAGCGTTAGACAGGTTAGGCAATGACGAAATACTTTCGTAGCCTCCCGACACTTTAGAACCATCAGCGTCTAGGTATCCGGCTAGCAACTCTAATCTAGTGTCTCTGCTTCCAAATTTTAGTAATTCTGGAATAAATTTTGAGTTACTATGTAGGCCAAGGCATTTCATGGCATTTAACAAGGGATTCCTACCCGGCTTCCCCCCTGTTATTCCGGTGGTTAGATTATAAGCTACAGCTTTTGAGCCGTTACTCCGAGTTGTCACGACTAACCCAAACTTGGATGCTAACGAAGTTAGGTAATCAACAATTTCTGAGTCCATCGAGGTAATCTCAGTCGGGGTACTAGTGGTTCCGTCCCCTAGCCAAAGTCCCACATAATAAGGGTCTACTGGTGAGCTAGCTTGTTTTTGAAAATCAACTCCGACTCTGTATCCCTTAGCACACCATTTAAAGTAGTTGGATTTACTAAGATAATCTGTAACTTTAATATTTATAACTGAGCCTTTTGTAAACTCCGAAATTTTTCTAGTTGCCCCACTCTGAGTAGTTTTTAGGGACAGTATATGCTCCTTGTTGACCCTGTAAGACATCCCTTTAACTGGAGTCACTTCATACATCTCATCTAGCCCCTGACTGATAGCTATAACCGTCCTTGGTAGCGAGTCAGGCCCCATTAGTAGATCACCAATACGGACACTGTTGGCTGGGACTACTTCACCAGAAAACAACATTACTGGGGTTAGAGGGTCCAAACACTTACCTATGCCTGTCGGGAGTTCAAAAATGGAGAATCGCTTACCCTTCTCAAGATTGGAGGCTAATTTCTCTAGTGCCTTCTCTTGGGATGGTCTAATTTCTGGGAATGGGAAGCCTGCTTTGAGGCTATCAATGTTCATTAATGGCTCGGAAACAGTAGGAACTGCATGAGTAATTGTCTAGGGTCTTGTTGTCGGCTATTTCAACATCATCAGGGGTCATGAATTCTTTCAGGGTGTATGCTGCTTGGTTACAGGCGTTCCTGATGGTTTCATCATTCAATCTCTTGGTCATTTGAAGGATGGACTGGAATTCCGAAATATGCATCAGGGCTAACTGATGAGGGATGCTACCTTCTGCGGCACATTTCTTAAATAGAGCAATAGCTTCGGTCAATCGAATGTTGGGAGAATCTAGGTGAATCTCAATACAACAGAGTTTGAACCAAAGCTTTAGAATATTAGAGAGTTCTTCCCATCTCGGAAAGCCGGTATTGTGGTTACGGTCATCCAAAACCCCATCAAGCATACCAGTCTGCTCCAAATAGTCCCTATCGTCATCAATCGTTGGCTTTGCAACAAAGGCATGGCGGCGAAGCATCTTCTCTTTGCGAACTAACCCGCTTGAACACTTGCATGGGCCAGCATTTCCAATGGCGGCTAGATCAAGTTGATGGTATGCCAACTTTTTCAGGGTTTTTCCATCGAATTTCTGGCCTTTTGCCTTCAACTTCTCTAGTAATGAATAGAAATCCTCATACGACTCCACTGTTCGTCCTCCTAGCCTCACCTTATTATACTGGTTTTAAGAGGAAGCTAGGGCAGATTTCTTTCCAGAGTAGACAGGGTAGGCCACAATAATTGGAATAGTGCGAGTTATGGTGGGATCGGCAACGGAGGTTGCGGTGATGTAGGCTGGGTCACCCAATGGGTGGGCCACCGATGGTGCAGTCCAGTAGATGAAGTTATCTGGGGAGTTGGAGGTGGAAACAGAGAGGTTCCCAACACTACAGGTCCAACTTACAGAGGTATCTACGCAGTAAGTAGCTGTTGCGCTAATCTTTGTGACAGAATTGACTAGAACAATGGCGGTGTTTGATGCGGCAACACCTGGAACGGTTGGGCCGTTAAGAATAACGGTTGGGACGGTTACAGTGACATCCACAGAGGTATGATCACCTGCGGCGTTAGTCACAGTCAGGGTGAAGACATTAGATTTAGCAGTCAAAGGCCCGGTATCGTAGCCTTGACCACTTCTTATGATGCTGGGGTTTCCAGGGAGTGTTGGAGTGATTGTTGCAGTTCCAGAGGCAAAAACAGGGGTTAGAACGGCAAATCCACCGTAATTGGGGGAGGTGGCGGAGAACGAGGAGATCTCTCCGGCCCCCACTACGGTAATAACACAATCAGCGTATTTAGTTGGATCAATGACTGAAGTTGCTCTCAGAACACTGGTCCCGACTGTAGAAGCGTTGTAGGTATTTCCGTTTGAAACAGACCCTACCCCGGATGCGATAGACCAAGTTACAGAGGTATTAACTGCTCCGGTCACAGTGGCAGGCGTTGTGAAGGTAGTTCCAATCGTCAAGACCTTAGTCGCTAGAACAGTCACTACAACGGGAGTCATCGTTACAGTAGCGGAGGCAGACTTGGAGGGATCAGCAACAGAGGTTGCGGTGACAGTCAGCGTATTTCCAGGAACCGAAGTTAGAGGTGCTGTGAACTGGCCCGAGGCGTTAATTGTGCCATAGGTAGTAGACCAGATGACCGAAGTGTCTACGGCTCCGGTTACAGAGGATGCGAAGGTAGCCGACTCTCCTGCTAGTAGGGTCTTCGTTGTAGGTAGGACTGAAACAGAAACAGTCTGAGGAGTTACCGTTAGACTTCGTTGGGTGCTTCCAGAAATGGCATTTGTAGCGGTGAGAGTGAAAGTAACTGCGGTTAGGGTGGCGGTTCTAGGTGCAGTTGGGGTCCCAGAGGTCACGGCTCCAACACCCTGATTGACAGATCCAGTTCCTCCAGAGAAGGTGGCGGTTAGGGTGTAGGTTTGGCCGACCTGAGGAGAGACTACGGAACTAGTGAACCCTGAAATTACAGGAAGATTGACCACTGTGACAGCGGAGGTTCCTGACTTGGCGGGGTTAGCTGTGGATGTGGCCCTAACAGTTGCAATTCCACCCGAGGGTGAGGTAGCTGGGGCAGTATACACACCACTAGAGTTAACGGTTCCATAGGTTGCTCCACCATCTACTGACCAAGTGACTCCCTGTAGCCCTACGACTGCACCAGAAACGGTTGGAGTGAGGGTGGTGGTGCCGTTGATGGCAACAGAGGTAGAGGTTGGTGCTACAGAGACAGTGATGGCACTAACCGTCATGGTGATAGTAGCAGATTTGGTTGCGTCAGCTACGGATGTTGCTCTGACTACGGTTCCTGTTCCGGTTCCAGCGGTGTATACACCACCTACGGTGATAGAACCATTAACAGCCGAAGCTCCTCCATCAATGGACCAAGTTACAGCGGTGTTTACTGCGTTGGTGACGGTTGCTGAGCAGTTAGTTGTCTCTCCGGCAAGAAGAGTGGTTTTTACTGCGGAAGCAGAGATGGTGACGGTTGGAATGGTGATTACACAAGTGGCGTTCTTTGTAGGATCAGACACGGATGCGGCATAGATGGTGTAAGTTCCTGGTACGGCTGGTGCTACGAAAACAGCGGTGGTGGCACTAGGCGTTAGACCACTCCCTACAGTGGCTACAGACCAAGTTACGGTGTTGTCTGTAGCCCCTGTTACCGTTGCGGTTAAATTGACGGTTCCGCCAACTTGAGGTGAGGCGGTAGTTGGGGACACGGCCACTGACACGGTTTGAGGAGTGATGGTAACGGATGGAGCATCATAAACAACCCCAGCTAAGCTGGTAACCCTCAAATAGTAGGTGATGGGAGAAGTAAATCCGCCAGTCTGAACAGCGATGCTAACACCAGTTGCGGCATTAGCAGAAATGTCGCTCCCACCTAAGGTAGTTCCAATAATCGCAGAAGAACCGTTGTGAGTTGGAGTGATGGTTACATTGGTAGCACCTCTTAGCGGAGCTAGGGTTGAAGCGGCTAGAGATCCAGTTGGAGATGCGGCTGTGACAACAGTTAGATCACCAGTTCCGCTATTGGAGCTATTTTTAGCGGCGTTGGCAACAGAGGTGGCACGGATTGTGGCGGTTCCGGTTGAAGTGGGAGTGAATTGGTTTCCAACCCAACTTCCAGTTACGCCTGTGTGGGACCAAGTTACGGTGGTATCCACGGCTCCAGTCACGGTTGCACTGTAGGACTTAGTGGTATTGACTCCAATGGCCCCAGCAGGAGTAGGAGTCCCTACAACTACAAGCTGAGGGGTGATAGTTACAGATGCAGTCGTAGAGGCACCGACTACATTAGTCACTGTTAGAGTGTAAGTGATGGGCGCAGACCCAGATTGAACAGGGTTTGTAGGTAGAGTTGGAGTGGCCTTGTCAACACCAGAAGAGATTGCACCAATTCCGTTATCGACAGTTGCAGTTCCACCACCAGGAGCGGTGTATACGCCGTTCAAGTTTACTGAAGCACCATGCAAGGGAGTTAAGGAGGAGGAGGTGAAGCTAGAAATGGTGGGTGGTGCCCAAGCCGTTACGGTCACAGTTCTAGTTACAGAAGTTCCTGCGGCATTTGTGGCCGTTAAAGTGTATGTGGTTGCGGCACTACTTGGAGGAGTGACAATCGTACTGGAATTAACTCCGACAGACCCGACACCCTGATTGATAGAGGCCGAAGTAGCTCCGGTAGTAGTCCAAACCAAGGTAACGGTGGTTCCATCAGTAACAGCGGCTAGAGAAGTAGTAAAGGTTGGGATTGTAGGTGCGGCGACAACGGTGATAGTGACATTCTGAGTCACTGAATAGCCAGCAGGATTGGTTACAGTCAGAGTGAAGGTTGTGGTGGAAGCTGGAGAAACTACATATCCAGAACCCGAGGTTACGGCTCCAACACCATTGTCGATGCTACCAGTTCCACTAGAGAATGTTGGAGTAATAGTTACACTAGACCCTGCGGTAATGGTCGTGGAAGTGGAGGTCAGAGAGCTTGCGACAGGCATAGCGTAGACTGTCACAGCAGTTGTGGTCTGTGCTGTGGCCCCAACGGGGTTGGTAACAGTTAAGGTGAAGGTAACAACGCCTGGAGTGTTCAATGCTCCGCTAGAAACACCAGAACCCGAGGTTACGGCTCCTAAACTTCCGCTAGATACCCCAGAAAAAACAACCGCTCCAGTTCCGTTAGAGAATGTTGGAGTAATGGTGGTGGATTGACCCACAGTTAGCTTACTACCAGGCGAAGAGTTGGTTAGTGAAGAGGCAGCAGGAAGCGGATATACAGTTACGGTAGCGTTAGCTGTGGTTGTTGTCCCTGCCCCGTTATCTACAGTAAGGGTGTAGGTAGTGGTGGTAGTGATATTGGTGACGGATTTTCCGACACCGGAAGTTACGGCTCCAACACTTTGATTAATAGATCCAGTTCCTCCCGTGAAAGATCCGGTCAAAGTAGAGGAAGATCCTGCGGAAATGCTAGATGGAGAAGCTGTGAAGGAGGAAATGGAGGGGTTTGGAATTACAGTCACATTCACGGTTGAAGTGGCTGTTTGACCAGCTTGGTTAGTAACAGTTAGAGTGTAGGTAGTGGAGGAGGTTGGATAAACACTGTAGGAGGTTCCTGAAGAGACTGCACCAATTCCATTGTCAATACTTCCGGTTCCGTTTGAAAAGGTCGGGGTTAGGACTACCTGAGATCCGGTAGTGGAAGTGGTTTTATTGGTTGTAAAGGATGAGATGGCTGGTGCGGCGACAACGGTAATCGTAGTTTGTACAGTTGCTCCGTTAACTGCGTAAGCGGTGAAGGTTGCAACACCTGGGAGTCCTGCGGTGAAAGTGGTGTTAGCCCCACTTGCTGTTGTGGTTGGAGATACTGATCCGGTGTTTACAGTCCAATTCACATTAGTATTTACGGCACCTGTTACGGTTGTGGAGAGGGTTCTAGTGTAGCCTGTGGTTACATAACCCCCTCCACCAGTGATAGCGGCAATAGCGGGGGTCTGAACACTTACAGTTGCGGAGGCATCAACAGAAGTGCCTGCGCCATTGGTCACGCGAACCCATGCGGTGAGAGTGCCAGTTAATGAAGATGTAATCCCGTAGAGGGTGCCGGAAGTGGCCCCGTTTACCCAATCGGAGGCACCCTGAGAGGAGCCGATGACGGCGGTTCCGCCAGAGAAGGTTGCAGTAACCCCTTCCCAAGTTCCGTAGGGCACAGTCCCAGCACTGCTCCATACAATCGAGGCCGTTGGAACTGGTAGAACAGTAATCTGAACCTGCGCGGTAGCCGTAGCCCCAGCCGCATTGGTAACTGTCATATAGTAAATAGTGGTAGTGCCTGGAGTAACTGAATAACTTGATCCACTTGAGGCATTAGCAGTAATTTGGGTTCCGCCAGGAGAAGTTCCGATATAGCAAGTGCCACCTGAAAAAGTGGGGACTAAGTTCGAAGTTGCACCAGCGGTAATTGGAGAGGGCGAAGCTGTAAATGAGGAGATGCTGGGTGCAGCAACCACTATAACAGTGGTGGAGGAGGTAGCAGTATCCCCTGCGGCATTTGTTACAGTTAGAGTGTAGGTGGTGTTTGAAGTAGGGGAAACATTGAAGGAGGTTCCAGAAGTGACTGAGATGCTTCCGGGTTGAACTACTCCGGTCCCCCCTGTGAATGAGGGAGTTAGGGGGCAGGAACCACCGTTTGTAATGGTGACCCCACCAGTTAACGAAGCGGTGGGTGCAGCAACAACAGTTACCCATGTACCATTGGAAGAAACAACTCCGAGCGATCCTGAGGAATAATCATTGGAGACTAAATATGTACCTGGGGTGGAGGGGGCGGTCCATTGAACAGTGGTTGCATTCATCACCAATAAAGTGCCGTAACCATGTGCATTCCATGAAAGCACGGGGGAGTAGACATCTAGTGCGCCGCCTTGACTGAACATGGCTAGTCCATTGACGGTCATATAGGTAGGGCCGGAAGGAGGGTTGGCCCCTGGACTTAAAACCCTAATTTCAATTCTTTTTGTGTCTCCCCCAGGCTGAACCGTCAAATCATAATAATTTGTTCCTGGATGAGTAGCTGTTGTATAGTAATTTGTGCCACTAACGGGGTTAGTGACCAGTGTAGTGGTTAGATTGGGTGGGGAGGGAGGAGGAACTGGCATATTAGTTGTTGGGGTTCACATAGGTATTAGTGATAGTGCCACTAGTTTGATTGACAAATTGACCATTTAGGGTTAGCGGAGTCCCAAATAACACATTTTGAGGGTCTGGGGTGGGAGATAAGGTGAATGAAGTAATTTTGGCTGGAATTGTAACAGTTATCGAGGCTGGCCCATCCCCATAGTCAGAGGATATTACCGAATCGTCATACTTATCAACTATCTCCCAGTACCAATACACATGCATGTTATATGTAGTGGTAGTGGTAGGGTAAAATGTACCATGATCCCCGGTAATACTGGTGATTTCTGAATAAAAGAGTTCGTTCGTCCCCGAAGTCCCGTATTCAAAGGTTAGCTCGGCGCTGATATCTACTGCTGCACCAGAAACCCACCCACTAGCGGGTGAGGCAGTACCATAGGCCCCAGATACGGCGACAGGAACATTGGTATAAGCAGGCATTTAAAACTCCTTAAGCATATTGCTCGATATCAAGTTGGACCGTTACTTTACTCGCAGTTCCAGCACCCGTTACTGCAATGCTGATAATGTCCCCAACTGCCAAAGTGGTTTCAGTGAATCCAGATTTTGTAACGAATCCAGTGTCTCCACCCGATAGTGACAGGGTAGAAAGCGTGGTTCCGTTTCTGTAGATCACAATAGTCCCAGTCCCGGTGCTTCCAGGAGGAGCGTAGTAACGAATGGCTACAATCTTCCCAGCGGCGTCAATTCTCAGGGCTGGCTGTTGGTCTGTGAGGGCTAGAGGGGTCTCAAAGAAATAGCGAATAGGTGATTTTACAGCGTTTTTGGGGTGAACATGGTTCTCCCTAGCGGCAAATAGTGAGTCCCCTACTGCGGCTACACCATCAGGTAATGGGACAGCACCACCACCGTCAGCTAGAAGGCGCTGTAGAGTGGTGTTAGTGACATCTGGATGAACATGGTCTAAGGGTGCGGCATAGGGAGATCCGCCTAGTGCGGCAGTTCCTAGAGCCACTGGGACACCAGTAGTGGCTAGCTGGAGGCCATTGGAGTTGTCGATCTTACTCCAAGAAGTTCCGCTGGATAGAACCCAGTCACCGGGATTCCATACATTAATCCCACCGATTGAAGTGTTACCCTGGACCGAGACTACATAGTACCAGCCCTTACTTCCACCAGGAGGTGTATTTGTGAGGGCGGGGTTATTGATGGAGGCATCCCAGGTGCCCTTATAGGTTAGTGTATCCTGGGGAGTGATGAAAGAGGGTTTGAAGGCCACTTCCATAGTGGTTGTTCCAACTCCAATAACTTCACCAATTCTCTGGAAGTTAGAGGCCGAGGGAAGAATTTTGGTCAATTTACCTGCATTGGTATTGTCGAGATAGACGGAGACACCAAGATCTGCGGAAGTGAAAGTATACCCACCCCCCGCTCCATCACCCTGATAAATAGGAACCTCTTTGTTAATACCGCTTGTGAACACAGTGGCTAGATTAGTGGCGGTAGAAAGGACATATCCGGTAGCGAAGTGGTTGGATGCGGCGTCAGCTAGACGAATCTTTCTAACTCCGGCGTCATTATACACGCTTACGAAATTGCCAGCGAGAAGAGCCACATCAGATTTAGCTTCAAATGGTGCGCTGGACCCAGTTGGGTCTTCTACTACAAGTCTAGTATCTGGATCAAATACGACTGGAATTTTTAGAGTCATGTCTTAGTCCCTTTTTGTCTTCATCATGCGCTGAGGGGTCTCAGGAGTGTTGTTAAGCTTAGCTTTGTTGTCCAAATCATGCTGGTTGGACATCGCTTCTTGGGCCACATTGGTTCTGTCATTAGGTGGCATGGATCGGTATTGAGGGTTAGTATCGTCCTTGGTTTCCCCGGAGATATCTAAGCCGTAACCCTTTTTGGTCAGAAACTTTGCTCTAAATAACAAGAAGACCCCTCTCAATAAGGGGTCTAAAAGTTTCATTTGAAGGTTAGGTTAAGAAGTTGTTTCACAAAGAACATGAAACTTCTCCATCAGGTTCCAGCGGAAACTTCGAACAGGCTGGATCAGAGGCATTCCTGCCTCGTCAGGAGTTCTGTCGGCCTTCTTCTGGTTACACTTGAAGCAACACGCAACCAAGTTACCAGGGTTGCTACCACCTCCACGGCTACGAGGGATAACATGGTCAATTGTAGTAGCCTTAGGGCCATCGGGACCGCAATATTGGCAGATGTGCTTGTCACGCTCCAGGATTCCACGGAAACCTCGACCAACAGTGATCTTCGACTCCTTCACAGCCTGGGCGTGAGGATAGATGATCACCTTGAAGTCTGAGAAGGTGTCCATTTCGGACCATGCAGATCGAGACCAGCTAGGTAGGTTTAGAACCTCTGCTCTTTCTGTAACTAGAGCCTTAACTGCGTGTCTACGAGTAACGGTCATCATGGGAATGAAATTCCGGTCCACGGCGATGATCTGCTCTCCCATATTTTTCTTCCGCTTGTCCATAGAGTTACCTCGTTCTCTTTTAAAGGAGAACTCCAAAGTCGATCTTTGGAGCCTCTATCTATTATACCAAGGCTCCAAAGATTTTCTTACCTGTCGAAGCCTACGGATTGTTTTCCTTGCAGTTTTTCTGATGAAATGAGCTTTTTCTGGTCTTTTAGACGCTTCAAAGTCTCCTCAAATGAGTAGTTAAAGCATGTTACGCTTACGATGATTTCCTTGAGATGGGCGATTCCGAAGTCCTTAGTGGCCTTGGCCCACTCTAGAAGGGTGTCCTTGTCGATACCGGGAGCCTTTGCGGTCAGGTAGAAGAGTCGATCCTCTAGGGAGGGTAGGCCCACGGTCACAATCTGGTCAAAGCGGCTGGGACGGTCTAGGAAACGCTTGTCGATGTCCTCAGGATAGTTGGTGGTAGCCACATAAACCACATGGTCAATGGACTTTTCGCCATCGAATAGGCTTAGATAATCTGCTTCTTCGTAGTTCTTGATGAGGGAGTCGAAATCCTCAAGAATGCAGATGATTTTTCTATCGGGTTCAATAGAGCGGATCATTCTGAGACAGGAGTAACCGATGTTGGGGTTTTCCAGGTAAAGCACGATTCCATCAAAGTTGTCAACTAGGCTCTTAGAGAGTAGTTGAATGATAGAGGTCTTACCGGAACCTGGAGGTCCAACGAGGAAGAACCCTCGCTTGTGTAGGAACCCGTTGACCTTGAAGGTCTCTTCTAGAGACCAGAATCGTTCAAATTCTGCAATTAGGGAGACAGTTCTGGAATCGGGGAGGGTTAAGAGGTCATCCGTAACTGGAGTTTCATTGACCAGATAGGGCTGACCGTTGTTGGTAATGCCAGTGGAGTAAACCCCAGGACGGAGATTAGGGCGAAATTCCTGAACAGAAAAAACGGTTCCATCTTTGTCGGCCCAACCGGAGTTAGCGGTGGCTGGAGCGAATAGACCAGTGAATTGAGCGGCCAAGCGATCATTGCCGTCACTGATAAGGACTCTTGCGACCTTATTGAGCATCTCAAGGCGTTCTCGATCCATTCCACCACGAAGCTTGGGCTTAAAGCTGTCTTCTGAGTCACACGAGGTCACATCAGGCTCACCGCAAGGCTTACTGAACATAGAAATTAAACCTGGATTTTGACCTTCAACTGGTTTAGTCATTATTTCCTCACTTTACCTAATACTCAGAGTTATGTCGTCTTGTCGCACTTTAGACAGCGAATTTGCCTGTAAACATGATAGGGTGACTCCACAATTTAGGCAGATTACATGCTTGACCGCTAATGGGTTTGGGACTGAATTAACAACCTGAATCATAGTAGTACCTCAAATTGATCGGCAGGAACAGTGGAGCGCAGTTTTTCAATCCAAGCTTGATTCTTTACTTTGAACATGATAGGCGAGTGGCTGGCTTTTGCTCTGGAGGCTTTGCAAACAACACCTTCGAATGTCATCCCCTCAAGATTACCTGTTTTTACTGCCTCAACAAATTCTCTATTGCAGTTGCCGTAGTAAAGCATTCCAGCTTTAGGAATCTCTTTGAATGATTTATTGAAATCCCCAGGATTCATAAAACCTTTTTTGTAAATAGAGACATCAATTAAGGATACTCGATGAGTTTCATCATAATGGGTTCCTGCAAAAGAGCTAGCACCAAAAAATTCGAAAAAGAGCGTGGCTCCCTCGGCTCCCATATCTCGTAGTTCCTTGTGAATAGCTTCGCTGTGTTGATTGATGAGGCCGATTGCTTCTCCTAGAGGAGAGGTTTCATCAATCAACTGTGTGCGAGATCCAAATTTCCACAGGCCCTTCTTAGGGTGCCATTCTGTACGAATGTTGGACCCATCCAATTTGTCGAAAGCGTAGACTGGAATATTCTGTAGCTCTCGTGGAATAGAAGGATACTGCTTCATTAATCTCCCTTTTTAAGTAGGAATTTATTGCTAATGGCTTTGAAGCTGACGGTCTCACCATTAATGAGATTACAGCTTTTGTATACTAGGCCCTCACGAATAGCGGCCTTGAGGCTTGGTCCATCGGCATGAGCTAGGAGCTTGTCAACTGTGTCATAGACTTGGAAGATGGCAATGGCCTTCTCGGTTACAGGAACTTCCTTGATGCCTGGAATTTGAGCTAGGATGTCTCTGCGCTCGTCAGGGGTGCAGTACCTTCGGTTGTCGATGTCCCAAATGTCGAAGACATAGAAGTCCTGACCCTTGATACCTTCATGATTTCCTTGGATACCCTCGCCAATAAGCTCACCCTGGATGGCAATGTTCTTACCGATAGCCATCAGCTTATCACGGAGATTCAGCTTGTTTGCCATGTCCCAGAACGAGTTGCCTTCGGTCTCTTTTAGGTTGAGGTTGCGGCTACAGACACCGAAGTCCCCATCATTCTTGTAGACCGTCATCGAGGAGCCATCTAGTTTGATGGATTCTTCAAATAGCTCATCCTTGTAAGTGTCAAAATAGCGTAGAAGGTTCTGAATTCTTTCCTGGTCAGTCTTACGAATGAAGGCTGGGAACATACCTTTTGCCTGTCCAGCAAGCTGAGCGGGTAGCGGGGCTTCCCACTTCTGGATACCCAGTAGCTCAGTGAGGTCTGTGCCCTCTTCAAGACCTTGAACCTTGTCCTTGATGGTCTCCTCCCAAAGTGGTAGTAGGAGACCCTGAGAGACCTGTCCACGAAGCTTGACGGTCTTTAAACGCTCACCTTCAACCTCGTTGAACACCTTTGGAGAGTGTTCTGGCTTGGTTAGGAATGGAGCTACTTTGGTTGGGATAAAGCTATCAATTTCAAAGTACACCACCAAGTCACCAACGGCATAAAGGCCCTTCTGACACACGATCTTCCAACCCTGAACAGTAGCGACCTCGATACGATCCGCACCCTCAATTGGGTCTAGGGCTAGAACTCTTTGAATACTGGCTAGTTTTCTTTCCATGTTACTCTCCTCTAAATTCTTCTCGGATTCTCATTAGAATTTTTACATGATACTGAGTTATTCGTTCGTCTGGCACATGGGCCTCAAAAAGAGTAATTCTTGGTTGGTTTGCGGCATTTTACTTGCCATCCTGCATTGGTTCCTTCTTTGTAGCATGGAAGGAGAGTGGCCTTGGGGTCTTTGAGAACGATACCTTCGTCCTCTATTTTAGTAATACCGTTAAAAATCTCAACAAAACCACACTCAAACCACCGAGCTACCCAAAGATTTTTGTGGACTTCGAAATGGGAGTAGTGAACCTTCTGGATAGGCCAAAGGGTGTGAAGGATGGCTCTTCGCTCCATGAGGGTCATCCCAGTTAGCATCTTACCCTGATACTTTAGGATGTCGAACACATACAGGGTGTCCTTAACTCCGACACCCTTAGAGTGGAGTAGTTCAGCCACAAAATAGGAGTCCTCAATCTTCAAAAGCATGTCTTTTGCCGGAAACTCGTTTATATTCCAGGCTTTATGGGGTTCATTGTGCCGTGTCCAGGACTTGAGACCATCATCGGTTTCAATAGTTGTGCAAGTCCCGTTCTTTTTGTATTCGGCAGAGAAACCCATACCCTCAAACACAGGAAGGTGGCCGGGAATGACAGCTCTCTCAGGTCGAGGTGGGTAAAGGAACATTGTGCCTCCACACCATTATACCTGACTGTTCTTAGTTTAACACCAATTTTATCGAAGAAGTATCACCTTCTTTAAGATTGGTAAGTGTTTGAATCACCACGAGATTCCCCTCTAGTCTGGCTAATTCAAGGAAAATTTCTTTGTGCTTCAGCACATAAGCAGCCATTCTGCGTTTCCTCTCCGTACGGAAGACCTCAAAAGCCTTTATTACTCGCTGATCATCAGTAGCCATTCCGCCCTCCTTATGTCTACAAAAAGGATTCTATAAAAGTAAAAGCCCTCAATAGGGCTTTTACTTTGTTTTTTCTTGGATTTTACTCTCCGATTACGCCTTCAGCAATGACCTTAGTGACACCACGACCTCGCCAGGGGATCTGGACCACACGATAGCAATCCTTACCTTCCTCATTCTGGTAAAGGACCGTATTGATGGCCCCATTCCAAGATGCGGCTGTAGTGCTTAGACCGGAATTCTTGGTCCCACAACGAGTGGTTTCACCACGACTACCCTGCATCAATCCGTAAAAGTGACTCATGATTTCTCCGTTTCTGTTTTAGGCGGAAGGGTTCGATGATCGAACTTTGTTGCGACTGACCACTTGCTCTTGTAATCATCTGGGTGAGTGATTGTTGAAAGAACCTGCATACAGTGGGAACACTCCATGAACCTCAAAAGTGAAAGATGGTCGTTCTCATCCTTGGGTTCAATCCACCGCTCCATCAGAAGACGATACTGGTGGCCCTTAACATAGCACAAAAGTCTCATTACTTGCTCCCGTAAAGAAGGATGTAAGCTTCCTGTTGTTCCTTAGTGAGAGATACCCACCACATGAGCATCATTATTTGGCCTCCTTAGCCTTAAGGGTAACACCAGCGGCCTCAAGCATCGAGACAGCCTCACTCAGAGTCCCATCAAACTTGGGCTTGATGGAGAGAACACCAACAGTAGGGAGGAGAGATTCGGCATCTTCCTCGTTCTCGGTCAGCATGAAGACCTGATCCAACGAATCCTCGTGGATGATCTTCTTCACTTCGCGCTCCTGGTGGAGAATGGGAGCGATGCCGCCGAAGTCAATCTTGCTCAGAGCGTCACTGACCTTCTTGCGAAGCACGGGATCAAGCAGAATAGCCTGATTGAACAGATAAGCCTCAGGGCGAACTTCCTTTTCATCCAGTTTGATGCCCTTTTCAGTCAGCATCGCGGCCTCTTCAGCGGTCAGAACCGAAGTGCTAGCTCGTTTCTTGAGTTCGCACGAAGCAGTAGACACACTACCCGTGCCTTCGAAGTTGGCAGGACGCTTGTGAGCTTCGGTCCCCATGTTGGCGAAGAGCTTGAGCATGTTGGCCTTGACCTTAGCCTCGTAAATAGCCGAGACACCTTCAAGAGACTTGATGACAGCCGTAGCCGCCGAAAGATTGTCGAGGTCGGAGCCGAGAACGACAGTCTCCTTCTCCTTCTTACCAGCCTTCTTAGTGGGGGTAGCGGCGACTTTCTCAGCGGTAGCGAACATATCCATTTTAGCCATGTGTATTGCCTCCATAGTCATTATACCAGGGTGGCCCCAGAATCCTACCAAATTTCAAACACGAATTTTACGGACCATCTGACCATCACGAATAGTGGTCGAGTCCTTGTCGGGTAGGCAGTCATCAAACAAGATAAAATCGGTCTCAGGGAACTGGCGAGTCCACAGATCAAACATCTTGTCCTTACCGTAGAGATTGACGATTTCCCACTTCTGGAGATCGGACCTCAGCCTAACGAGAGCCTCAAAATCGGACCAGCAGGGAACCCACTTATCATCAACTTCGATGTTCCGTCCTGTATGAGAAGCAAGGTTACGGCCAATTTGACGCTCGTGTGGATGATCAATGGCGAAACTGAAGACTCCGAACTTGGGAGCATTATGCATTTCACGGTCTGTAGCTAGGAAAGAATTGATGAATGAGTTCATGTAGCCTATTTTCTTAGGTAGGGGACATGCGGAGTGCCAACTGTCAACGACAGTAGCCTCCAAGTCAAACATTACCATCAAATCACGCATATTAACCCCTGTAGCCAGAAGGTCAGGTTGGTCTTCGGAGAGATTGTAGGTTCGATTGAGTTCCGAGAATTTGGACATATGAATACCTCCAACCCTATTATACCGAACCTAAATACAAATTGCCCCAAGAATTTTTAGGTTCTTGGGGCAATTTTTAGACTAAATGCTGTTACTTCTTGACTTCAGCCTTAGGAGCGGTCTTCTTGACAGCCTTCTTGTGCTTCTTGGCCTTCTTGACTTCTGCCTTAGCAGGAGCGGCAGGGGCCTTCACCTCAGCCTTGACAGCGGGAGCGGCCTTGGCGGTCTCGTGAGGAGCCTGAGCGAAAGCTAGGGTGCTGGTGGCGAGTAGTGCGGCGAGTAGGGTATTCTTCATTGGGTGGCTCTCCTTAAATTGGCGCATGGGCCGTAGAGTCTGATTACTTATACTGCGATTTTGGTGCCAACTTACATTTTCTTTATTTTCCTGTGCTTCCTAGGCCACCTTCACCTCTAGGGATGCCTTTAATGTGGCATTTTGCAATAGCTAGAGGTGCAAAAACCATCTGAGCAATGTGATAAAGGTGAGGTCATTTCAACATAAAGACTACACAAATAGTTTGAAACTCAGCTTCCGGTACTTCCAAATCCCCCGATTCCTCTATTTGTGACTTCAAGCGATTCTACTTCCTCAATCTCAAAATGGGATGCAGGCATTGGAACTATTTGTGCGATCTTTAGTGGTAATTCCAAATCGGGGGCAAGTTTATCTACTTTTCTAAGCGCCACAATTATGTTTCCTGTGTAGCTCTGGTCAATTACCCCAAGATTATTAGCTAGCATGTAACCTGTTTTTGAGATTGAACTTCTAGGAACGAGAGCCAACCACCAACCTGGGGCTGGTTGAATTTTGATACCCGTGTCAAAAAACTCTACATCTCCAATTGTTTTTAGCTTAGAAATGATTGTAACATCATACCCAGAGTCAGAGATGTTGGTTTTACTGGGAATTTTAGCTTCAGAGCTTGTTCTCACACATTTAAAGGTGGCTAAGGTTGTGCCGGGACCAAAAGAAGGAAGCCATGCAGCTAGTTTTTTAAAAAGTTGGTATTTTCTTTCTAACTTGAATGGGGTAATGCTGTAAATTCTACCTAAAATATCAAGAGCGTTGGACCCTGCATACTCTAAGTGATTACAGGCCCCTTTAGCTATAGACGAGGAAACTCCTAGAAAAGATTGAATACTTTCAAGAAACTCCAACGATCCAGAGGCAAAGTTGCATCGAGGATAATTGTAAAATTCACTATCTTGAGTCACACAACCATCTCCATCAAAGAATCCTGCTATGAAGGAGAGAGTCAGTTCCGGGGGAAGCAAGGGAAACTTAATATCAAAACACTTTTTACCATAGGAACTCAATCCAAGGTGGGAGGCAACATCTGTGACAATCTGAGTTGAGTTAAATGTTATTCCACAAATATCCTTGTTTTTCTTTGAGGTAACGGGACCACATTGAGACCACTTGGCAATAGAGGTAAGAAGGTTAAAACTGGACTCATCTGATTCTTTTAAGGAGATGTTAACCACCCCCCTCCCTATAGAACCATCTGCGGCAATTAATCCTAGGACATAGGCTTTTTCATGTGTATCTATAACAGAAAAAAGGTTGTCATCGAGCGGGTATTTCATACTGGGGTTTCCCCTTCCAGAGAATTTAAGGGTTCTTGAGCAAAATAAGCATATATCCTTGCCATTATTGCTATTTCTAAATCTAAGGGCATCCTTATAGGGGTAACTGTATTGGCCCCTACATTTATTGGATACCCCAAAGTCACAAGTCACAGTGACTACTGCGTGTGATCCTTTGGTTAGGAATTTTATTTCTTCTTTTATCATTTCCAGCCCCTATCAATAGCCCCTAGGGGGCTGGTAAGTTGGCTAACCACACTTACTATTACTGAAGTTACAAGAGGTGCAGAACTCAACCAAGCATCCCGATTCGCGTCTAAAATCAAGGGCCTCTCCGCACTCAGGACAGGGTTTCCCTTTGGCCTTCTCCTTAGAAATGACTTCTTCGTCAGGAATATACTGCTTGAGAACACGAGCGAATACGGCTGGAGCATCATATAGTGAAGATGCGGCCTTATTAAGCTGGTCCACGATATCCCCAACGCTAATGCCATTGCGGAGAGATAAACTCAACATTCTAGTTAGGGTCATAACATCCTGGGCTGGAAATCTAGCTCCGATGTTATTGACCTTGAGAACATCCTCTTCATCCTCAGAAAGCTGGATCTCAAGAGTGTAGTGACCTCTGGATTTCTTGGTTAGAGTGGCAGAGTGGTAATGAGTTGGAAGACTCAATCCTGCTTCCTCACCACCAAAGATTTCGATGGCCTTACCCTCGTGCTTACCGACAAGGATCATGTAATTCTTTTCCTTGTACTTGGTCTTGTGAACATCCACTTCTGTCTTCTTAGGTCTCTCAACCTTGTCGCCAGTGACTACTTTAGGCTTGATCGCATTCAATACACCAGTTCTGCAACCATCGCGGTAGACTGTGAATCCCTTGCAACCATACTCATGAGCCATCTCATAGAGATCTCTCACTTCCTCAACGGTAGCAGTAGATTTTAGGTTGGTGGTGATGGAGATAGCGGAGTCAATGAACTTTTGCATAACACCCTGTAGACGAACTCGCATTCTGGGATTGATGTCACCAGCTTCAACGAAGATGGCTTCAATTTGATCCTTAGTCCAACCAGCGTCCATAGCGTCCTGAATGGCCTGATGATAGATGGTGTACTGAACTACTTCATTGGTGCCATTGATCTTGACATTGCGAGTGCTAGCACGAAGGAATGTAGGCTCTGAACCCGAGGAGCAATTTCTCATTTCGATACTCATGCTACCGTTTGGAGCCTGGGTGAGAAGGGCTACATTGCGAATACCGTACTTCTTGATGTCATTCTGAATTGCCTTTGGAAGTCTCTGAATGAAGGGACTGTTCTTATGTTTCTCCCAGTTAAAGGCTAGGAATGAACCCTTTTCCTTAGCGAGATTGACGGATTCAGAGTAAGCGACATCACGAAGATATGCATAAAGCTTCTCAACGAATTCGATAGCGGCTTCGGTATCGTAGCGAATGCCAAGTGAGGCCATGCAGTCAGAAAGACCTGTGTTACCTAGACCGATGCGGCGAAGAAGAATAGCCATAGCTCTCTGGCTGGGAATTGATAGACTCATGGCATCAATTCCCTTGATATTGTCCTGCGCTCTCACGGCAATGCGAAGCACACGGCCATATTCTTCGTAATCGAATGAAGCGGCAGAGGTCCAAGGATTTGTGACGAAGGCGGGTAGGTAGTGAGTTCCCAAGCAACAGCTATCATCAGCAGGTAGCGGCTGTTCTCCACAAGGATTAGTAGCGGATACACGGAAGTCCATGAAGGGGAGGATCTTCACTTCACCAGTCATAGGATCAGTGAATTCAAAGTTTTCCAACTGGCCGTAATAGTCGGAAGTGGATTCTCTGGCAATGTTATCCCAGAATAGAATTCCAGGCTCAGCCGACTTCCAAGCAGACTGCATCAATGTAGACCAGATGGATTCAGCACTGACCATCTTAGACATAGGGGCATACTTGCTAGCATCACCAACGAAAGTAAATCTCTGCTCGTAGTCTGTTCCATTTTTCACAGCATCCATGAACTCGTCAGAAACCATTACAGACACATTGGCGAAGGAAGTGGACTTGAGCCTGTCAGCGATGGGAGCATAACGCCAATCGTTAATGTCAATCCCAGCTTCAGCCAATTCACTAAAGAAAGGCTGTAGAGGCTTGTCTGTCTTCATCTCAATGAAACGGACGATATCGGGGTGATGGACGGTCATGCATTCCATCAAGGCTCCACGGCGACCTTCCTGACCGATCATTCCAGTCACATAGGAGTAAAAATCCATGAAGCTAGCGGCACCAGTAGAGGTTTTAGCCGCATTGTTTGTTAGCGCACCGTAAGGACGAAGGTAATTGAAGTTGATACCGACTCCACCACGACTAGCGTAGGTTCTAGCCATGTATTTAGCGGTGTCGAAGATGGACTCCAGGTTGTCCTTAGGGGGAGGAGCTACGAAGCAATTGCTGACAGAAGCCTTTACATGGGGGTTCCCGAGGGCATACATTCCACTACCCTGAGGGGAGTACTTCCAGTCTCTTAGGGCAGAAATGAACTCGTTATACCAGTAGTTGTAGTCCTTGTTGGTAGGGTTGGTTCTGACTTCCTCTAGGGCCATCGCAACGGCTTCACGATCCCAGGTATCTGCGGGAGTAGATTCTAGACAAGTCCCATCCGAATCATGTAGGGCATATTTGTTAACCCAGACATCGGAAGCGATTGCGGCAGTATTTTCAGTAACTTTTTGGTTTTCTAGATACCACTCGTAGCAGGTAGCATAGGATTCTGCCTTACTAAGTTGTTGTGGAGTTGGGTCTAAAAACCCTTTATCTGATAGGAATTTCGCTACCAGGGTATCGTGACTGGAAATATCTGCTGACATAACACCTCTCAAAAAATGTAGTTTTCCGCTAAAACCGTTCCGGTTCATTGGGGGAGTAAATTAGCTTCACCAAGTTGTCTTACTTGATCACTTTTCACCATCTAAAAGTGAATCCAAATCTGGAATACCGAAGTCTGACTTTTCAAAGGTCATGGATGTGGCGTTGTTAGGATCATACATACTTTCTAGGATGAAAGTAATTAAACTATCCTCATACTCCATGATTTTCGGGTCAAATAAAAAGGGATCAACTCCCATAAATCCTAAGGCCCTAAATCCTTGGTAACCTTGAGACAATTCAATCCCTCTCTCCTCTTCGGCTTTGGCCTTTAGAAGATCGTCAAGGAAAGTATCTGCGGCGGCAACATTGGGGACCGTGAAAGCCTTGCCAATCTTCTTACCATTACCGATGGCATAAGTCAACCACTCGGGTTCAACCTCAAGAGTGTGCTTCTTTACATAGGATAGTGTGTCAGAAATCAGGATTGATACCTGATCAGACGGAGACAACTCAAGGTCTGAGTTAAGTGAAGGGCCATTACTTCTTAGCTTAGATAGCTCTGTTAATAGTGCATATCTATCGTGGTAACTTGGGGTCTGATTGAGTGGAAGGAAGTCGGCTTCAGCGGTATACTGCTCGTTCTTCTCAGCCTCGGTCCCGAACATCAGAATAAAATCTCGCCTCAGATTAGCAGTTGTCATGTCCAGAGTTGCGGTGTCAAACGATTGCCCAGTTGAGAAGAATTCTCGTATGGACTCCAAGATCCTCTTTCGAAAACGCCAAGAGCAATTCATCAAGGCTTTTCTAAATATGTGGTCATTACACTTGGAGAATGCGGCACCTCTAAAATGATAGAAGTTCTTTTTGCCTACTGTTCCAACTGGTTTAAGACCTGCATGTAGGGATAGATCCGACACTGTTAAATTCCTCACTCCTTCCCTAATACTTCATTCCACAGATTTTTGACAGCTTCAATGACGGTTGAAGTCTGAAGTTGAGCCATACAGCCATGTTTGGGGAAGTCATAGGTCTGACCGGGAGGATTGTCGCAGGGTCCAAGAGGGTGGATGGTCATGCGAGGATCTTCCTTAAAGCAAGGTTGACAGGGTAAGCCCACGGATAGGTTCGTGTTCTGTTCATAGCCTGCGGCTGACGGCTGTGTGGAACCCCACAGGATGACGGCTGGGGTCTTAACCATGTTAGTCACATGGTTGGAGAAAGAGTCGATGCCTACATGGATTGTAGCGTTGGCAATGAGCTTCACGGAATCCATTAAGGGGTTACCTAGGAAGCTGTGGACGGCTCCAGGAATCTTGGGGTCGTTCTCTGCACCAATCTGAATAAAAGTGATCTCAGGGCAAGCGGCTACTACCTCAGCCCAACGCTCTTGTGACCAATCCTTATAGTGAGACCAGCCAGCCTTGGTGTGAAGGGTTGCGTATTTCTTAGTGCTTGGGAGCGGGTACTTGGCTTCCAGTGAGTAGATCTTAGGTTCGATTCCCACTTCATCAGAGAAGTACTCTAGGAGGTGTCGCTTCATAGGTGTGTATGGGTAGTTCTCGTGAAGAGGGTATCCGACAAGGTTGATTGCCTTATCAAACTTAGAGGCATCAAATTCATTGAAGTCTCTAACCTCGTCTACTCCAGCGTCTTTCATAAGTTCAAACAAGGCAGAGCCGATGGAAGGGTGACAGAAGTAGGAGATCTTCTGTCCTGGATTTTGCTTTTTCAACTCGGGAATTAGGTTTAGGGTCATGATGATGTCCCCAATAGCGCCGGGACGATTTAAAGCTATGCCATTCAACTTCTTTACCACCTTAGACTTGAGATAGTCGAGGTGCTGGTCCCAACTGGCGTCCTCTACTCCGATGGCTTCCTTAGCCTGCTCCGCGCAATTGATGGCGTCTTGGGTTTTCCCAAGGTTATCGTAGCAGAAAGTCATGATTCGGAGAGGCTGATCAGTGTATTTATTCATTTCCCTCCAAAGTTGTGTTGGAGCGGGTTTGTTATTTTTTGCCATCAAACATGCGGAAATGCACTTCTCCCACTCGCCTGAATCGGAGAAGATGTAAGCTAGTTCCATCCAGAATTCAGACCAATCGGGTTGATGACTGATGGCTTCATAGAGGGTGGCGGTAGCTCCAGCTACATCACGATTTGCTCTCTGGCATCTAGCTTTGTAGAGATAGGAAAACAGCCACTCATCGTAGAAAAAATGGCCCATCTTGATGCGCTCAGTGTAATATTGAACAGCTTCGGGCCATCTACCAGCGTCCTTATGGGTGTTAGCTAGATAGAATGCGGTTCTTGAGTTGGGATTCTCCTCCCATTCTTTTTCAAGAATGCGAAGGTTTCTCTGGTTGGAAGACTCACCTGGATTTGGTGCGCCATCGTGATGAATTATACAATCGCTGATGACGAAAGTGTGACTGTCCCCAAGAACGGGATACTCATGAATAGCACCTTCAAAATGAATGCCCTTACGAGTTTTCCACATGCGATGATGAACCCATTTGACATCAGTCTCCATCATTACTCCGAAGGCATCATACTCATTTAAGTATAAAGCTCTCTTGAGATTCTGGGGAGTCTTGAGAATGTCATCAGCGTCCATCCAAAGAAGGTAGTCGGCATCAGGATAGGAGTCAATGATGTTTACAAACTCGTTTCTGGCCTTGGCGAAGTCCCAGAGCTTCCAATCGCGCTTGGTGTCCAGCTTAGAGGCACCTAGATATTGAGTTACAAAAGCTCCTCTTTCCCTAGCTACCTGAACTGTCCTATCGGTTGAACCCGTGTCGATGATAACCACACCATCCGTCACATTTTTGATAGAGTCAAGGCACTTTGGAAGGTCTCTCTCTTCATTCTTGACAATCATTCCGGTGTAGAGCTTTGGCTTCTTCTTCAAGGGTTTCAGAACTATATCACCCTGACCAGCACCATCCATAGGACCATACCACTCAATTGTGAACTGATCTTGAGCCTGAACTAGCAACTCAAGAATACTAGAGAAGGAATGGAAGAATGGATGGATGGTGAAGTGGCCTGAGGTTAGGTCTCTCTCAAAGCCGCTGACATTGTGCTGAGGCAATCTGAGGAACAGAATACCATCATCGGTCAGAAGCTTCTTTAACTTCTTGAGAGTCTCTAAGGGGTTATACATATGCTCAAAACAATGAATCATTGTGATGAGATCAAACTTATTTGTCTTCGTCCAATCCGTTATGGTTTCCTCTGAAATTTGCTCAAAGTCGGCCATTAACATTGGGACATCTAGCTCCTTTGAATACTCAGGAACTATCTCGATGTTATCCATGCCGTAGGCTTCACAACCTCTGTTTTTGAAGCAATGAGCTAGGTAGGGATACTTGGAACCAATGTCGAGTGTTTTGATGGGTTGATTGTTGAACCAGCGTTCCAGAATGCTTCCGGCAAGCCAATCGTTTACACCCTTTTCGTAATCTGACATAAGGTGTCCAGCGAAATCCCCATTGACTTTTTCGTGGTCAGCTTCATAAACCTTTTCGGTCATCGGCTGTTGATACCAGCAATCGCAGGAGGGACAAACCCAGTAAGGTGTGTCCTGAAACTTAGCGGTAGATTCTGTTCTACAAATGGGGCAAATACCCATGAAAACTCCTTTAATTTTTCAGGCTTAACTAATCCTGGGGACTTTGTGGCTCTAGTTCCATTATACTATTACCCACTATTTTGTCCAACCCCCGCATCCTGTGGTGCGTGACCCTCCATTTCAGAAGGGGAAGGCGGTTTCCTGTCTGAGATTCCCACTCAAACTTGGATACCCTGTGATCACACCCGCAAGGTTGCAGGCACTATCCATCGCAATCCAGGTGTAAAAATGGACCTGGAAGGCTTACATAGTCAGGGTCTATGTCGAAAGACAGAAGTCTTTTGCTGTACTTTTTCTTTACGGCGATCCAACCTTTTTCGGACTGTGCGACAGGTTCCACGATCCATGAATGTAGCACCGTGCCACATATCATATTTCGCCAAAGCCAGTTGGAGAGCATAGTTAGCCATAGTTTCCGGCAAAACCTTGGTCCCAGTATGGGAAATCAGGCCGTTACAGGTATACTTGACTAGAACTTGCGCTCCAGTTAATCCCATGATTGTAGCAAACTCCTCGTTTTCAGCTAGTAGTTTACGCTCCCACACTTTTAGGTGCTTGGAATCGTAGAACGGCGTATCTTTCGGATATTGCTCCCCAAGTGAGACAAGTCTTGGAGTTAAGTAGAATTCTATAGCACCCACCGCCTTTAGAACTCCACATCTGCGAGTGAATTCTTTATGAATCCCCAGGAGATTTTTAGGTGTAACGCTAGATCCGTCTAGACTTAGGGATCTGACCTTACCCTTGATTTCTTTGAAGAACTTGTCAAGGAAGTTCTTCACATTTTCTAATAATGCAGGACTTATAGTGTAAAACTCTCGATCTTCGAAGGCGTTTTGAACAACGATGCTCAAGCCTTTCTCAGAGAACGAGCAACCGATGTCAACAAGTCTTGGATCTCGGCAAAAATTGATGGAACTATCTTCTAAGTTCACTTCCCTCACTACATCGGGAGCTGTGAAGGTGAATGATACCAAGAATCGCTTGTCAGATTTCCTAACCAAGCGAGTTGAGACCACTCGCCTGAGATCTGAGCCTACTGACTTGAGGTAGAGGGCAACTTCAGATTGAATACCTGGGTAGTTTCTCAAATCCAACGGTACGGTGTTCAGACGGTGGAGCCTCTTATGCCTCAGGGGGCTTGAAGAGCGACCTCTGCGCTTCAGATACTCTTTCAAGGCTCTGAGCGTGTAGAAGGGGCTTTCTGCGAAGGCACGGGCTAGGTTAGAGTCGGTCTTCAGGAGACCGCGACCTAACTGGATACCCTTTTGGTCCAGGTCCACGAGTAGGTTCCAAGCCTTCAAGTAGTCTTGGAACATGGCTTCCATGCCGATTATGTCCTTCAAGCCAATAGACTTACGGTGGCGGATTTTCTTGATAGAAAACTCTTCTTTGCAGAACTCAGAGGAAAATGCTATCTTATCCCCTTCGATGGAATAGTCCGTGTGCTTACGCTCACAAGGAGCAATGCCTTTCAGGAGGCCGGAGCCCCCGGAGGTGGCACCACGGGACCAAACAGAGCCATCCCACCACTCGGCATCCATCATCACGGACTTGTATCGGCGGAACTCCCCCTTCTGGAAGAAAGGCATAGGCTCGGGGAAGACCCTAGGTAGGTCACTCGTAGCCTTGATAGTCTTCACGGTGAAGGTGGTCATCCAGAAATAGTCCTCAAAGGTTTGTTACTCTATTCTGGGGAATCGGAAGCGGATTTCTTTTTCCTGGTTTCATAGGGGGTCTGAAAACCATAAAGAGAAGAAAAGATATTATACATATATATGTCTTTTTTAAGTACAAAAGACAGAAGTCTTTTGCTGTACTTTATTATAGGAAACGAGGCCCCTATACACTTCGAATGGACCCTAAGTTGTTGAAAACATTAGCCTGTCAACTTTCGAACACCCCTCAAAATGGTCCAAAACCTGAAAAAACTCTAATTTTCCGGTGTGAGTTTGTTTTCCTTGAGTTGTAAGCGAATTTCGTCAGATGGGTTTCAGTGCCCTAGATAGGAGAGGGAGATGGCGGATTGGAAACCTATGAGAGATTTAATGGCATTCCTGAAGAGGATGGTTTCAGACGATAACGGTATGCCGAGTTCGTCTAGGGTCATTGGGATAATGATCTTCACCCTCCTAGTAGTCTCCGTTGGGAGCATCACAGGTGTATTCCTGTGGAAGTTATATTGGACTCAGGATGCTAATGTAGTTAAAATCCTGGTTGAAGGCATCAATAAGTTCTCTTGGTTCTACATGATTCTAGCGGCCACGGCTCTAAGTTTATATGGAATCAATGTTTGGAAATACATCGCTCAGATAAAGAGCGGTGGTATAATGGGTGGAGGGAGCAGTATTAATGATAGTGATGCTGACTATTCCAAGCCTTTGAAGCCTTCAGGTGTCACTGGGCTACCACCCTCAGGGGTTCCATCCACTCAGGCAATCAAGATTCCAATCCAGACTGGGCGAAAGGTTGCTGAGAAACCACATCCAGTTCCACCACCAGTTAAAACTAGTATTCCAGGGCAAGGATCGGACGATTAATGCTACCTCCAGTGAAGGAAGAGATACCCATCGAGCTTAAGGGCTACAAATTCATATTCAGGCGTATGACCTGGAAGGAGTCTCTATCCAACACCAAGAAGTTTTCTAAGTTGGAGGTGATGGCTACCGCCCTTCACTCTGTAGCCGGGACTCCGATGAACTACGAGGACGCATTCAAGGTCTTGAAGTCCTTACCCATCCCCATTCAAGAGAGGCTTTACATCATCTACATGGGCTCCCAGGATGACAGACGCCTTCTTACTGCCCCAATCCCTTGGTCGGCACCTGAAGCCGTGGAATTCAAGGCTGAGTTGGAAAGGGAAGAGGCGCAGAAGGATGAAATGCTCAGTGATGTAGAAGAGAGCTTTGCCAAACAGTTCGGGAAGCAGGCGTTGAAGGACGAAATGGAACTCAGTCGTGAGATCATCAGGAACTCCGGTTACAAGGGTGCAGTTTTGAAGGAAAAGTCGGAATTGAATAATGATGGGTGGAGCGATGAGTAGTCTCGGCACCGATTTCATGAAAGAGATCAACGAAGGTAGGGTAGCTGTCAGAAGCTCTGCCTTCGCAGAAGAGGTCAAGATTAAGACTACGGATGCCATGTCAGAACTAATAACCTTTGGAGCTAGGGTTAGGCCCTTGAGCCTGAAGGGTGAACAGATTGGTTGGGTTAAGGCCCTACCCTTCAATGAAAAGAAACAGCTTGACATCTGGTATCCTGATGAGAACACAAGAATCGAACAATTACTGCTTCACACCACTACCTTGACTTCGGAGGAGGTCAATGACCTTGATAGCGTGGAGTTAAACACCATTCTACGAGTCATTCTGAGCCTTAACCTAGCTGACTTAAGTCTCTACCCTTATGTCTCAGCCTTTGTGTCTACCAATACCTCCTTTAGATTATCTGCGTCCCACTCCTCCGATCTTTTGGCTCCTAAGCGTATTGTTCTACCTGATGGTAAAGAGTTAAAGCAGTTATCTTCCCCTGACATCCTCCAGCTTTGGGTCTCCCTTTGCCGAATTCGTGAGACTACCATTGAGAGGCTTGAGAACGCTCAAAACGCTGGAACCATAGCCAAGGCTTTCGTGGGGAAGGGTGCTGACAACTACAATAATGCCATCTCCCAGGCCCTAGCTTCGCTGAGAACCGACTCAATTGAGCCCTGGATGGATGTTATCAACTTCCTCAGCGTCAAAACTGACCAAAATTTACATGATGGCTACGGTCACTCCCACCAGGATAACTCTACCGAGGGTCTAATGAGGGAGATGAGAGGGATGAACGAGGGTGACAAGCACGAACAGCTAATGGACGCCTTTCACCAGTCACAACTACGAGAAGAAGAGGAAAAACGCAGAAGAGTGGATGAACTCATCGCTAGACGCCGAGAAATCCTTGAAGCCGCAGATGCCAATGAAATTATGGTGGTGAGAACCGAGGCAGAGGTCAAGAAGAGGGAGCGAGAGATTCATACCCAGAAGTATGGATGGATTCAAGAGAAGCAAAAGCGAGACTTACTTAATCAAGCAGACGAAGAGGCACCTGTTGAGACCCGACTCAGTAAGTATGTGTAAATAAAATAACCCAAATTGGCGATCCAATTTTAGAAGGAGTTTTAATGGCAACGAAGAAGGCAATCGTAAAACCTAAGAAGGTCGAAGAGGTTCAACCTGAACCAGTGACCCTTAGTGTGGACGAGATTATTGCAGGATTACAGGGATTCGGTATTGAAGACACCGAAGAACTCATCAAACTGACTGTGGATGGCAAGACCGTCAGCCTCCGTCTATCCAATATTCCCTCTGAGGCTGAAATTCAGTCCCTATACAGTGCCGAAGAGCTAAAAGGACACGCCTGGGTAACCAGAATCAAGTGCGAGGTTCTCTCCAGAGCTATCAGTTGGATTAATGGCATCTCCTTAAAGGACGCCACCTCAATCTTCATCGTAAACCCCATTACTGGGAACGAAGGTAACATCCGTCCCATCCTAAGAGATTTACTTATGGGTTGGGGTCAGGAAACCGTCAATGTTCTGTGGAAGATCCTAATGGTCCACTGTCAGAGAATTGAAGACAGACTTTATGAGTCTCTACCAGACGCCGCCATCATGACGGATGTAGAAAAGAGATTCTTCCAGAAGGCTCTAGAAGAGATTGAAGAAATTAACCGTGAAGTTGTAAAGGATTCCATCAAAGAGATGAGAGATTCCGACTAAGGTAAATAATGGCCTCAAACGCTCAACAGATCAAAGACCTAACCGCCGCAGTAGCCACTTTGCACACCAACTCAGCGGCTATCAGCACATCTCTAGCTGAATTTACGAAGGGGTTCAAAGAGTCCATTGACCCCGCTAAGAAACTTAGCGATCATGTTAAGCGTTTAGGTGACAATCTGAAGGACACCCTAGCTGACACTGAAGATATGAGTGCTTTGTTAAAGACTCTTGGCAAATCTGCTAAGGATCTCGCTAGAACTGATTGGTCTGCCCCAGGCGCTATAGACAAGGCCAATGAAGCATTAAAGAAGATGATTAAAAATGCAGAGGATTTGAGGAAAACAAAGAACCTCACTCTAGAGACTGAGAAGGCATTAACAAAGCAGATTGAGGCGATGACAACAGCCCAAGTTAAGCTAGCTAGCGGAGTTATGCTTCTTGACGATGAGTGGGAGAAGTTGGAAGATACCGTCAATAGTGTAGTCAAGGGTGTGGATTCTATTGATTTCAAAAAAGCCAAGGCTGGAATGACCAGCTTAGGCTCCGCCTTAGGTTCCGTAGCTAGTGTATTCAAGGATATCAATGCATTCCAGTTCAAGAACATTACTGACGCTTTCTCAAAAATGAGAACTGATGCCAAAGAGATGAAGAAACACATGGCCGAAGGAGGAGCCGGGTGGAAGGCTCAGCAAGATGCTAGAAAAATTTTAAGTGGTGATGACAAAGATGCCAAGAGGAAGCTATTGGCTGATGGCTTTGAGGCTTCTGGGAAGAGTAGAATGAACCCTATGGGTTGGATTGACAAGGGTCTTGCAAAGGTGATGGCTAGACAAGTGGCAAACGGGGGAGGTCAGACCCTTACCAAAATGTTTGCTCAAGGTGGTGGGTCTATTACCGCTGGTGGTGGTATGGATGTCATGTCAATGATGGGGAAGATGTCTCCAATGATCACTGTATTCTCAACTCTTCTAGAGGCTGTGGGTTCTGTAGCAAAGAGGAAAAATGACATTTACCAGGGACTTGGTAAGGGTGGGCTCCTAGCCGGAAACACTGATGTTCGTGGTGTTTATAGTGGTATGATTGACAAGTTAACACCAGAAAAGCCCTTATCTTTTTCTACCTCCGTTATGGGGATGAACTTTGATAAAAATCTAGAGATCATGAAGAGTCTCGTAGAAAATGGTATTGGCATCAGAGGTATGGGAACAGGTCAGTCTGCACAAGGAGCCTTGGAGGGAGGACAAGCTACGACTGCTATGGGTGGTATCATGCGTAACTCATATATTTTTGGTAGCAACCTCGGGATGAGTAACCAGGAGTCGGTCGCACTCACAGCTAAAGCCATCACCGAGTTCAACCAGTCATTCCAGCAGACAGAAGACCTATTCATTAATATCAACAAGGGTGTTTCCGCCACTGGTTTGACAACAACTAAGTACCTCGGATTGATTGATCAGATCACTGGACAGTTTAGTAGATTTAATAAAACACTTGCCGACACCGTTGCCGTCATCACAGCAATGGGTAAGTCGGGGAAATACACAGCGGAGTATATGTCTGAAATGATGAAGGCCGTTTCTGGTGGGGAGAAGAGCTTTGAACAGAGAGCCTTTGCCTATGACACTATGTCGAAAGACGATAGAAAAGGTCTACTTGATAACTACAGAAGGCAGTCTCAAGCTTCTGGAGATGCACTAGCTGGGCAACTAGGTATCAAGAGTTCTGACCTAGAGAAGATGTCTGACGCAGACATTAACGAGTTGGTTAATAAAAAGATTGAGGGCATGTCAGATCTTGACAAGAAGCAGTATGGTAGTTTACAGAGTCAGTACTTAAACAATAGAAGCAATCTATCAGCTAGAGAAAGAGCATTCAAGTCTGGTGATGTAGTTGCAATGGCTGGCGTGGACATGAGTGTTGGTGCTACAAGAGAAGGTGAAACTGCTCAGCAGATGGCGCTTCTAAATGTTCTTGTTAAGAACATGGGTGGGAAAGATATTTCGGATTTTTCAGATAGAGAAAAACGAGCCAAGATCATATCAAACCCTGGATTCAGTTTGATGGCACAACAGTTAGGAATCTCTGATGTAAAGGGGTTAACAGGGGCCTTACCCGCTGCCCAGATGCAATTAGCCAAGGAATTTCAGAATACCAAGCCTGGGATGAAAGGTAAATCCCTCGATCAAGTTATGCAATCTCCAGAATTCCAGAAGTTCTTGTCTAGTGGTGCTGGCGCTAATAAGATGGCCGAAGTAATCACCAAAGAAATGCGTGATGCAGAAGAGAAGAAATCAGCCGACAACTACAAGTCGATCACTGACCCACTCTCCATCATTAAAAACACACTTAAGGCCCTTCTCGACAACATCATTAAGATGCTATCCGTAGTAGTAGATATCTTCACCTTTAGTATATTCAAGAGTGACGCAGAAAGTAACAAAAAGGGAATCGAAATCGCTGATGCGTACGGTCACACTGGAACTCAAGGAGAGCGCGACTTCTACAGATCCCAAGCTGATGAAGCTTTTAAAAAGGTAGATTCGGACAAGTCAATTGAAGACGCAGGCATGAGGGATGCCCTAAAATCGCGCATCACTCAAGCCAGAGATGAGTATGAAATGTTGAGTAAAGCCAAAGAGGAAAAAACTCTAACTGAGGATATGGGGAAGAGACTAGCTGTTCTAGGTAGCCAGATGAATAGGTTCCAATCAGGAACCGCTATGGACGGCCTGACAGTGTTTGATACTAACGCTAAGTTTACACAGGCTGATATTGACAAACATAAAAAAGCTTTAAACGGTGGACCCGTAAAGGCCACCACACTTTCTGATGTCAATGCTCAAGATCAAGCTGTTGATAGTGCAGTTACCGCCACTCTCAGTAAACTAGATAGCGGTGATTTCTCAGGATTCCTAAAGAATGGCGCAGTTGCAGGGGACACCCTTGGTAGGGATCTAATCGCTGATATCAAGAAATACCAGGATGACATTAAAGCCGCCAGCACCGATGCAGAAAGAGCTAAGGTGGATACCGAATTCAAAGCTAACATCACAAATAACTACACCAATGTTGATGCGTCCACAGTGCTTGGTGCCATCAAAGGCACTAATGTAGCTGGAGAAACGGCTAAGTAATGGGTAAATCTCCTTCTCCATCCCCATCAGTTCGTGATGCGATCACTTCTGGTGCAAGAACTTGGAAGCAAGATCCTAAGGTCATGCTTGCGTTTGCACAGGTGGAATCTTCGTTTAATCCAGCACCTAAGCCATCCGATGAGAAGGAATCTACCGGACTTTTTCAAATTAGGAGAGAGACCTGGGCTGGCCTAGTCAAAGATAAGCTGATTACTGGTGATTATTCAACCAATCCTGCTGAACAGAGTAGAGCCGCCGCCGCACTAGTATCTCAACTAACAACTGAGATGAATGGGGACATGAAGGCTGTGGCAGTAGCCTACAACGCTGGCCCTAAAGCTGGTCTCCGTTTTAAGGCGCTCGTAGCTCAAGGGTGGTCAGATGTCGAAGCTAATAAGCAAGCAGTCCTAGAGGCTGGAAGGGGAGACCCTTCCTACATCGTAAAATGGACTAAGGCCGCTGGGATGCAAGCCTCGACTGGTGGAACTCACACGGCAGGCTCAAATACATCCGAAGCTTCATCTACCTCACAAACCGTCACAGAAGGTCCGCCATCTGACTATGTTCCACTGGTTTCTGATTCGGTAGAAGCCTCCATCGTTACAGAAGGGAACACCCGCTCTCTCTTCATTGACGAGGGTCTAGACTCTCTCCCCTGGTACGAAGACCAAGATCTTCTAGTTGGTAATCCGCACCTTAAGAAACTTCAGTACCCCGTTACCTTCTCCATCAATCTAAAGGAATTTGCTTCACCTTTAATGGCAACAAAGGACTCACCCCTTACTGTAAAGCTCAATTGTAGCCTTGATTCCGAAACTATCAATATGAAACACATTATCAATAAATCTAACACAAGAACCGGGTTCCACATGACTTTCTGGGGGATGGAGCCAGACACAATTACCGGCTCTGGTTCTACTGGTGTGTTCATGAACCAGTTTGGAGTTACGGACTTGATGAGTCTTGCTGTTACTCCAGACGAGCTATTTGACGCCGCAGAAGAGGCAGGACAGGGCGCTCCACTTCTGAACACACCAAGAAACTCCAGACTTCGCGTAGCCGCTCAAGATGCCTTTGTGGAGCTTCTATCCCTATTCAGAAACAACGGCATCACCCGCTACAAGAGAGATAACTACGAAGATGGGGATTCCGTGACTATTAATCGTGACCAAATCCAGCAATCTGTGTGGTCCGAGAAATATGGAGACACCTCTTACACTAGAAATGCTAGAAACAACGATGTTATGGTTAAAGGTAATGTCGTGATGAAGTTTAAGAGTAATTACTACCACGGGTATTTCAAATCCCTTTCATGGACAATGGACGCTGAGAATCCATTCCAGTGGAAGTTTGATTTCACCTTCCAAGTCCAGAAGACCGTTTCCTTTGTATTCTACCCCAGAGCCTAAATGTCAGATATTCTATTCCCAACAGATTATGACCTAACCACCGCGCAAAGAGTGGGGCTACTTCCCATTCGTGGGGAAAAGAGAATCATTCCCGTTGATGTTGGAGTGACAGGGGAGGATGATGAAACGGCCATTAGTGCCATTTCCAATGTAAAGGCCACCCTAACCGACTATGTGACCGTCAGACTCCTAAACAGAAAAGGTGAAAACTATGTCTACCGTTTCCTAGTCAACCCTAAAACTATTTCAGTCGCTCACCAGACCTTAGACTCACATTCCATGACCAGAGCCGGGTGGCAGTTTGGGGTATGGGGGGAGGACACCATCGACCTCCACATCTCTGGCTCCACCGCAGGGCAATACCACTTCAACGGAACCACTGACGCATTTGAAGAATTCAGTATTAGTTATAGAAACATCATGGAGTTAATGAATCTTTTTGAAAACAATGGCTATACCTTTGAAGGAGATGATCTTAACTCAACGAATGTATTTGCCGCCGACTTTACTAGACGAAGAATTAAATATCACCAGGATGTTGAATTAAAAGTTGGAAACTTCATCTGGAGAGGGATGTTCACTACTATGAGTCTCTCTAGCACAGCCGACACCCCCTACTACAACAAGTTTGATCTCGGTTTTCTAGCTTGGAAGGAAGACTATAAGAAGGAATCTCCTTGGAGAAGTCCCATCGTAAATAGTGTCTACAGAGGCCACTCCAAAGAAGTTCTTGATATGCTAGAAGCAAAAGCACAGCAAGAGGCGGAATACGCTGCTGATGCCGCCGCCAAAGAAGAATCTGCAAAGCAGTCAGATGCCGCCATTCAAAACGAGATTCTAACTCAAGGTATTCAACAAGGTATCGTGGACCCAAGAACCGCCTTTGGTCAAACATCCTACAACAATCAAACCCCTCTCATCGCAGACGCATTAGTTCGTATGCAGTTATTTGGGTCAGAAGGAAACTTATAATGACTCAAATCAGAAACATCATTCAATCCGCGCCTAGTAGAGAGATCATCAAGACCGCTCCTGATATGGTTGTGTATATTGATGGGCTTCCATTTTTCATTAACCCTTATTTGAAGGATGAGTCTAACAACTACACCACCGTAAACTTCAATGACTATGTTACTGCAATAGCAACAAACTATGGTGTTGATAATTTAATCCCATCAGGCTCCATCAATCTTTCAGTTCCTAACGGCTCCAAGCAGTTGTTCATGGCTCCAGGCGGGGGGCTACTCATTGACACAATGAGTGAGGTGAGGATCTATGCAAAGTCATACTTCTTCAGCCCAACAGGTAATACCGTTTACAGAAGAATTTTTAATGGGATGATTAAGTCAGTAGACTACAATGAGAACAATACTTCTCTTGAAATCGCAATTTCCGTGGTGGGAATTCTTCATTTGATGGAGTTGATGCAGACTGATCGCGCACCAGCAACCATGTCTAATTCCTCTGAGAGTCAGACTCCAATGCAAACGGTGGACTCTAACAAGAACGCTTACCAAGTTATTGTGGCGACCTTCAGACGAGCGATGGATTACTCCGGTTTTTTGAAGACTGCCATTGGGACCAAGGAAGAAAAAATCAAAGACTCGGCTCTTGCGGCCAGTCTTAAGGCTAACTTCATAGCCAAGTGGCAAGAACGCTTGACCGATTTGAGAAAGTATGTCCACCTATTTGGTTACAAGGAAACAGTAGCTCAGCCAGATAGTGTAGACGCTAAGTCACAAGATGTGAAGAACACCAAGGACACCACCAAGGCTTCTGGAGCAGAGGCTTCCAGTGTAGAGAGTCAGGCAAACAACTACCTGACAAACTCTATCAGAAGGCACCTACCTGAGTTTGCTCTAGGATCTATCCAATTGTTCCAGGGTAAGATCATGCCTAGACTTGAGATCGTTAGAGCCGCCATTGAGTCCATTGGCTATGAGGGTTATCAGGATGTAGACGGGTCTATCATCATTAAACCGCCTCTCTACAACCTAGATTCCACCATCATTGGGGATACCTCCAAGATCAAGGATGAGAACCTATCCGAGTATTCTAACCCATTCATCATTCACCTATCCGAAGTTTTAGGTGAGAACTACATGGAAGATGAGTCGGCCATTAGAAGAACCAGAATGACGGTTCAGGGTGGGTTTAATCCCGCTGGCTGGCAAATGGGAATGGCAAACAGCCTGAAGGCTGTAGGCTCCTTCATTGATGTAAACCTAGTTCGTAAATTTGGTGTTCGTGATGAAGCTCCTAGACAGCTTAATTTCTTGTCACACAATTCAAAGGCTATCTTCGCCTTTGCCGCTATGGAGTTGGTGAAACTTAACAAAAACTTCAGAACTTATCATGTCACCATACCTCTCAGACCTGAGATGAGGTTAGGCTTCCCAATCTTCATTCCACACCTTGATATGTATGCTTATGTCTCTGGGATAGGGGTCTCATACAATGTTGGTGGTCGCGCAGATATGTCGCTAACCTGTAACTTCATCCGTAAAAGACCACAATTTCCTACTTATCAGAAGACTGAGAAAGGGGAACCCATCATCGTGTACGCCTCCCAGCCTAATCTAGTTCACAAGTGGACTAAGAGCGGAGGGTCAACTGTATTCAACAGTGATCAGATGAAAGCAGATCAGCTAGGATTGTTGGTCACTGGTTCCCCAGCTACTATCCATAACCCCTTTAAGCCTTCGGATGAGCAAAATGCCATAGATTCCTATGTTAAGAAGAAACTTGGAAACCTATTCGAAACTCATACCGACTCTAAGGACATGAACTGGACCGTCCAGAAAGATGATGAAAAGTTCTTTGGAGATGAATTTGATATTGATAACATCAGCACTGAGCGTCCAGCCGGAAAGAAGGTGGTTTCCAACAATGGAGTTTACATTGATAAACTAACTTCAGCCCAGCCTTTCACAGATGAAAAGGGCTATGAAGTTATGACTCCATTTGCTTGGGGTCGATACTCCTCCGTGAGCGAAGCCATTTATGAGTTTACTAGAGGCGGAACAATTGAAGACACTAGAGGAATTGAAACTAAAACCGCTGAGAGTAAAGCCCTCCTAAAGACCTCCTCTGCCTTCCTCTACGCTGGTATGGCAACTCCAGTTCTAGCTCCAACAAGTGCTTCTCAATTGCGAACAGTTACGGAAAAGACTGGTGGAGATGCCGCTAAAATTGTGGATGAATTGCAGTTATTTGATCGCTCTAATGTCATTTCGTTTGAGATGGACTTCACTGGAGGTAATAGACTTAACAATGATTCTACTCAGCTACAAGCTATGGCTGACTCCGCAGATTTCTCCAATGTTGTCGATGTGACTCCTCCACCCGTGTCTCCTACAAGTGATCAATCCGCCCTACAAAGAGCCGAGTCTTTCCTTGCTGGCACACAAGATTATCTAAAATCAGTTCTTAACGAAGGCAGTAATAGTAATAGTGATGTGTCTCTATTGCCACAAAACACCGATCTAGGAACTTACGCAACCCCAGGCTCAATCTCTTCAAGCCTGTCAAAGCTTCAAGCGACTTGGGTTAACCTAGGGAAAGGGACGGTTGAGTAATGAGTGAAGATCCCACAATCTACAGACAGCTTCCAGAAAAGCAGGCCGTATCTCAGCGTAGCCGTGAGGCCGAGCAGTTTGCTGGATTTCTTGTCGTTGTAAGACGAGTAGACTACGAAAGCAAGATCCTAACCGTAGAGGATACTCGCACCAACATCGTCTACAACCAAGTAAAGATCTTCCCCACCGTTGCCTCTTCACCAGAGTCTACTGATGAGGTGATGGTTCAAGAGGGTGCCATAGGTTTAGCCTTCTTCCTAGAAGGTCATGGATCAATGGCAGAACTAGCCATCTCAACCTGGATTGTTACCGACACACTACGAGCTATTGATGCCATCGCAACTCGTCCCATGACCGCTAAGGATAGCCTTCATGGGTGGACCAATAGAAATCGTGGTGTATATCGCAAGGCTTATCCAGGTCAGAAGGTGTCCACGCTATCCGCTGGCTTCACCGAGAAGATGGATGAGGGTTGGGACAGAACATCCTCTGACTTCTCTAGAGAGAAGCTTGATTCATTCAAGAGAACAAAGTTCGGAGTCACTGGTAGAACTGTGAACTACACTGACGCTGGCTTGACCTTTGAAGGTCCAGTCAATCGTCCTAATGCCTCCACTGACGATGTAACACCCAGACTCATGCCTGACGGTTCAAATGAGTGGGTAGTCTATCTATCCTCTAAGAGCAGTAAGCTATCAGACAAATACAAGAAGGGTACTCAAGATCTTCTACCTATTGTTGAACGCACTGAAAAGATCCAGGAATTCGCGTTAGACTTCCCTCTACCCCTTGAGGTGCTTGAGTCCGACTATTTAGACAAGGTGCTTGGGTTATCTAAAACTTCTGATGAATGGTGGTCTAGAACCTCCGTAAAAGATCTTGGTGACAAGTTCAAAGTAGCTTATGAGGATCAATCCTACATGGTTGATCAAGGATGGGATCACCCTCTAAACTCTTCAACCCCCATTGGACCTACTACCAGTGACGGACCCTCGCCTAGACGCAGGGGTTGGATCATTGAAAAATCCGAAGGAACTTTGGTGGGGTCTAATTCCTTCGACAAGACCACCTATGGCAAAGTTTTGAAGCCCACTATCTTTCCTTACACCAAGGAAGGTAGATTTGGAACTAGTGTAGAATCCGGGTATATCCCTGTAGTGAAGAAGTCAGATCAGGTGGAAACCCGCATGGCCGCTTCCGCATGGTCATTGAGATTCCCTTATGAATACAACACCACTCGTTTTGATATTACCAAAGAAGGTCATATTCAATTCGAAGTCGGGTCTACTATCCCCAAAGAAAACATTGCATGGGATGGACAGTCCTATGAGCATCCATACGGTGCTGGTAGGTCATTAGACGGTCACTTCCTTGGAAGCGTTAGATTAGTAATTGGAAAGAATAGGGATGATGAAGACTCGTTAGATCTCACCACTTTAGGCGGAACCGTTCTTCGCCTAGGAGCAGATGATACATCCCTCCCAACTACTAGAAGAGCAGTAAACACTCAGATCAGAGGCAAAAAGGATAGTATTCAGGCCCGTGATATCCAGTTCTGGGGTAAGTCCAAGTTCAAATCAATGGGTGACGCTGGTGATCTAAATTCTAAGATTGCTGGAGAAAATGTATCTCTTCGCGCCTCCCTGGACGGCGGTATGCTTCTTCGCCTAGGAGCGAGAGACAAGGCTTCGCGCCGTAAGCACCTCCGTAACGGCTACGAAGACGGACAAGGAAGGGCACAACAGTCACCATTTGATGCAACACGCCAGGACTCCAGAAGCAAGGGTAGGCCCATCTACGGAGTCGGAGACAGTCACTACAGATTCCATGATCTCGCTAAAGCCGGATCTCCAGTTCAGAAAGTGCAACCCTACTCTTGGTCAGGTGACGCCGTTGGAGATATGGACACCACTGGCCTATCCGCTGATATTCACGCTGTCAGAGACATTCTAATTCGTATTGGAGCCAACGAGCAAAATGGTCAGTCACTACTCGCTGATTTGGCTGGTGGTATCGTTGCCGCAGTTGGTAAGGACAAGCAGGGTAGATCTTTAACAGCCGCATTCGATGGTGGTATTGAAGCCACTATCGGCTCTAATAACGAGAAGAAAGGACTCAGATTGGAGATCAACGGAGATGTTGATATTGCCATCCGAGGAAACCTACACTTGAATGTTACAGGTGATATCTCAATTGAATCTGTCCGATCCACTCATGTAGCCAAGATTATGATGGTGAACAAGTCACTATCCATTATTGACCGAGCTTCAGTAGTTCACACCACAGAAGCTCCAGAAATTATTCATAACCAAGGATTCTACGATTCTCCCGCCGATTCGAACTAAGGAATACTAATGCCAGAACTATTTCCAGTCCAAGCTAAAGGCCCAGCAATCACTAGGCCGGAGCTTCCTTCTGCCTTAGTTAAAGTTCAAAAGAATTACCATAAGGCTATGGAGCAGGGACGCTTTCTTGAAAGCTCCATCGGTGACGCTACTTTTTGGGCCAAGAACGCCAAAAAAGACCTGGAAGACAAGATTAAACTCTGGATCAAGCTTCAGCTATTAGGTGTAGACGGACAGCAGGGTGATAAGGTTCGTCCCTTCCTTTACATCAAGGATGTAATTGAAATCATCAAGGAAATGAAGGCCCTAATGGATGAGGTCATTGGGGTCATCCAAGCTCTGATCCAGATAGTTCAGCTTCTTATCGCCATTAAAAATAAAATGCAGGCCATGATCCAGGGAATTCTAAATGCCCTAGCAACTTTAATCGCTGAGATCTGCAACTGGAAACTACCTGACCTCCCCTCCCTTCCCAACCTCTTCGGAGATTTAGTTTGGGGCTGGAACGGGTTCAATCTAAACTTTAATTTTAACACAAAATTCACTTTTGACACCAAATTTGCCTTCGGGAACTGCAAAGTTGTGCCTCCCAACCTAGACATATTCAGGAACTACCCAAAGAATTTAAACATCGGTGGCGTCACCTACGGCAATCAGGTATTTAACCCTCCAATCGGAGGAATTATTCCAACCATGAACCAGCTTAATAGCAAAGATTATTACGATTCATTTGTTGCCCCAGCCTCACAAACTAGCCCAGTTCTTTCCCCAGATTTCAATCCTAACTCGGATATGGCCGGATCTCTACCAAAGGCAGAGATCGTGGTATCAAATTTCTCCATGCCACCCTCCATGTTTGAAGAAAATGTTGTAGCCCTCATTCTTCCCGAAGCCGTGCCTCAGGTGGATGACCCTGACTACAACGACATCCAAGTTCCAAACAACGGCCTAAGCTCTCCTAATGCCTCCACACAGGCTAGAAGACTGGATCTATACAACCTGTTCTCCAAGGAAATCACATTAGCAAAAATCATCGACAACAACTTTGATTTAAACCGAGCCGCCGCCTGGGTTCTATACCTGAAGAATGCAAGAACCTTGAGAAAGGGTTTGTGGATTCCTGAATTCCAGCATGTTTTTGAAGAATTTATTCAACCTACTATCGCGTATCTAGAAGCTAATCCTGTTCCTTATAATTCCTTCGAAGGGGAAGTAAAGCGTGGACCTAAGTCCCTCCCACTCATTGATAAGTTTATTTCGTTTGCTAACGCAGATGACGCCAACCACACCTATTGGATGCTATCGTTCATTGAAGCTGGGCTACTTGGGTATACTAGAGAGGTCAGATGGGATTCCTATGCTTCTGATGACTATCTATCGAGAGTTACCCTTGATGATTTGGACTTCTTCCCTGCAACCTACAATTCCACATTTACTAGCATCGTAGAGTCATCAAACGGGAAAGCCAACTACCCTCAACTCATAAAATTACCTTCTCTTACAATTGATCTAGTCAACCAAGCCGTAGCTAAGGGAGAGGTTGACATTGAAAATCACACTACCTGGAGAACTTCTAGAACCCAATACAAGTTCGTTTATGATCAGTTTGCAAATGCCACCGAAGTAGATAGATACTCCCAGTTCTGGAGAGAGTGGTCTGGAAATTTTGACTCACTGATGCAAGAAGATGGTTATGTTCCTTATGTAATGAACTACTGGCTCATCCTTGATTCTGCCGTAAGTCCTCTTGCGAGTGGTGAATTATTCTCTTATTTAAAGACCGATTACATGACTCGTGACTTGGGATGGAAGCCCGGAGATGGACTACTTAATCTACCCAAAGCCGTCTACTTCAATATTGATCCAGGTTGGAGACCCGATGATTCAAACAACGGATGGAGTGCAGATGGCAAGACCTTTGATGAACAAGCCTTCATCTCTCGTCCTGATATCCTGGCTCTACCTATTCCAACACAGATGGCGATGATGGATTTAAATAAGTCCTATGCCACTGTCCTAAAATTCCGTGATACTATGTCAGCCGCTATCGACAGTGAGATAACAGCTATTCAAGCAACCATTGACGAAGCCTCTTCTGTAGTCGGATTCCAAGTCTCCACCTCGGACAAACTCACGCTTCTCACTAATGAACCTTATGTGATTTCCTTCCCCACTATAGTATTCGACCACACTAAGAATGTTGCAGACCCAACCAAGTTCATTGTCAAAAAGACTGGGGACTACACTGTGGCTGGAGCCTTCTACACTAGCACCTCTTCTACCCCAGCCACTAGAAAAGTTGAGATTCTAGTTAACGGGAAAACCCTACTCTCCAACACCTCAGACAAAACTACCAATGAGGCTTTAATTGGTTTGAGTGGTGCGCTCCCATTAGTCGAGAACGATGAGGTTCAGATCTTTATATCTCAAGACGGTGTTAACCCCGTAGAGCTACTTCAGGACTCTACAGTGTCCTTCATGGTCACAGTGTCCGATCCAACAGTTGTGGCCGCTCAGAGTGCCTCCTACGGCTACCCGGTGGGTATTGGCTCCATCTTAAACCTCACCGCCTCATTCATCTCCACCAGCGGTAAAATTCTCCCCATTCACCCTGAATTGGATGTTTCTACTCCGCCTTGGTTCGATGGTATCACTTTAAAGCCTGGAAAAGCTGATGAATCCGTGCCACTAGCTATGGAATACGGCAAGGTCTACTCAATTGATGAGCCTGTCTTAAGCCCAGGAATGGTAATGTTTGCTGGACCAAACGGAGTAATTAACCAGGACTACAACACCACAGCCGCATCTTGTAGGTGGATTGTAGTGGTAGGCAAGGCCATCTCTCCAACTGAGTTTGTATTCCAGCCCCATCTACCCACTGACCAAGCCAAGTCCGGTGGAGGAGCCTCAGTGAACGATTCCAACTATGTCCATGAACAGACTACACCATCTAGTGCCTGGGTGGTCCACCACAATCTAGGTAAGTATGTCTCGGTTGATTTGGCCTATGACAACGGTCAGCAATTTGATGCAAACATCATCTACGGAACCGATGCAGATCCCAATGATCTCAACACTGTTAGGGTGTTCATGACTCGCGCCATCACGGGTAAGGCCATCTGTAATTAAAGACTTCCTGCTTCTTCTTTGAGGAATGTTGAATGGCTCGTCCCCTAGAAGATAATTTAGATCTTAACCTAAATCAAGCCCAGAATTTACTGATGGAGAAGCTAGCCTCCGACCCTTCAGTATTGACTGAGGCTAGATTATGGTATAATACCACCGAAAAAGTTGGTAAGTATTGGAATGGGACAAGTTTAATCCTTCTAGATGGTCTCGGAGGTGGTGGAACACCACCCTACATTACCACCATCGGTGACGCTACAAATGCTACTTTCGTCCTGACACACGGCTTAGGGACCACTCATGTAGCCGTGTCCATTTTTGAAACCACAGGCTTCAAACGAAAAGTTGACGCTGGCATTGAAATTCGTGCTACAAGTGCCAATCAGATCACACTTCTTTTCGCAGTTCCACCAGCCGTAAATTCCTATGAAGTAATTGTATTCATAGCAGGTAGTGGTGCCAGTGTCATTGGACCCACGGGAGTTACAGGAGCAACCGGAATCGGAGCCACTGGAGCCGCTGGTAACACAGGAGGAACGGGTGTAACTGGAGGAACTGGTAACACAGGAGGAACGGGTGTAACTGGAGGAACTGGTAACACAGGAGCTACGGGACAAACTGGTAAAACCGGAGGAACCGGAAATACAGGTAACACAGGGAATACTGGAGCTACTGGACTAACAGGAAATATAGGTAACACAGGAGCTACTGGACTAACAGGTGTAACTGGAGCTACTGGACTAACAGGAAATATAGGTAACACAGGAGCTACTGGACTAACAGGTGTAACTGGAGCCACTGGACTAACAGGTGTAACTGGAGCTACTGGACTAACAGGTGTAACTGGAGCCACGGGAAATATAGGTAACACAGGTGTAACTGGAGCCACAGGAGGAACCGGAAATACAGGCTCAACTGGTTCTACGGGAGCCACTGGCGTTGGAACAACCGGAAACACTGGTAATACAGGAAACATTGGAGCAACAGGATTAGTGGGTCCAACCGGGGCCGGGTCTACCGGAAACACTGGAGCTACAGGGGCTACAGGGGGAACAGGGGGAACAGGGGCTACAGGGGGAACAGGGGGAACAGGGGCTACAGGGGGAACAGGGGCTACAGGGGCTACAGGGGGAACAGGAAACACGGGTCAGACAGGCAGCAATGGAGCAACCGGAGCCACAGGACCAGCCTCAGACACGGTTATCAACGCAAAACTAAGCCCTTATAGCGCCGTTGGAGATGGAACTTCTGACGATACCACCCCACTACAAACAGCCATCAATGACGCCAACACTCTTTATCTATCCACTGGAAATAGAGTAACGGTCTTCCTACCAAAAGGAAACTATTCCGTTACAGCTTTGACCATTAAATCTGGAGTTCACCTAACCGGATCTGGTTGGGGTTCCATCATTCAGGCAAGATCCAACAACAGAATCATTCGTGCCGCCCCAGATGGTGACTTCACAGCTACTCTTAAGGACGCCAGAATTGACAATCTGACCATTGATGGTCAGATGAGAAACAACCCATCTTGGGCCACTGGTAGCGCCATTGGAACTTGCCAAGGTATCGGTATTGAACTAGCCGCTGACCCCACCAACTATATTGGGATTGACAATGTTTATATCTACGATACTCGCCTAGAGGGTGGCTATTTCTATAGAGTTGGAGTAGACATTGGTCGTATCAAAACTAAATTCTGTGGTCTTGGCACCGAAAATGATGGATCAGGACTAGCGTTTGATTCCTGCTATGACTCTAACATTGATTTCCTAGATGCTAGAGATGTTAGAGGTCAGTGGGGGTGGCTAGTGCAGTCCTCTACATACCCAATGACTATCACATCATTCTTAATCACCAATCCTCACAATGACGGATGCTGTGTTCGTGGCGCTGAAAATGTAAACATTATTTCTGGGTCTATCAACAATATCCAAGAGCGCGGAATCAACATTCGCGGGGACATAGCTGGATTCGGGCCATGTAAAAATATTACCATCGGACCCGTGTACATCAATAATAGTATCGGTGGTTACGGTGGTATCAGCGTCTATCAAGCCCAAAATGTAACCATCAATACCCCTACGATTGAAAACTGCTATTCTGGCATTGCACTTGAAGGTGGTGCGACCTACAACGGTCATGTGCTTATTTACCCAAGCTTCAAGGGTGGAGTCATTGTGCCTATTTACACAGACGCCGATGGTATGTATACCTCTGCCGGAAGTGGTGGAGGCACAACTGGAGCTACTGGTGCTAATGGAACAACTGGAGCTACTGGTGCTAATGGAACAACTGGAGCTACCGGAGCAACCGGACTTTCTAACACATTTATATCCACCACCGTTCCGGTCGGAACTCCCCCTACCTATCTTTGGATTCAAACGGGACTAGGACCATCAGGACACGGTTTTACATTCTGGGTTGAGGACGGACTATGACTTTAAGAAACGCATTTGAAGATCTAGCAACGGATCAAAGGCTTGATCAAACCAACGCCTTGCTTCGCCGCCTAGTCAAAATCATGGAATCCCAAGCTACGGTAGATGGTCAGAATCGTCAAAGAATGACCATGGATGCCATTGCCGCAGGTTTGACCCTAGGAACAGTGTCCACCATCACTAACCCAGTTCCCATCGGCAATGTGGCTACGATGTCTGGTGTTGACCACCGTCAATTCGCGGATATAGCTAGAACCGCATTCAATACAGGTCTTAGAAGTAAACTGAATTAAGGATATACTATGCCCCAGCCTTTAGTCAATAATATCAGAAAGCAACTTGATCTTCCAACTTGGGAGTGGATGCGTTTTGCCCCAGCCGTTTCCGCTGGTGGATCTGCTTCCTGTGCCGCTGATAACTCTAACTTCCATGTCCAGCATGGGAGATACATTTACTATCTAATCAGTGCTACAGGTTTTTGGCGCTATGATACTTGGACTGACAGCTACGAACAGTTAACCTCTCCCCCAATCGCACCCCTAACATGGTCCTCCATGAAATTCAGTGGATCTATGGGTTTCGAAGGCTTAGTTCTAGGTGCGACCTCTACAACGCTAACCATACCCGCCTACTCTGGTCAAGCACTAAAATCCTTTGATATTCGTATCGTAGGTGGGACTGGTATGGGTCAAAGAAGAACTGTGTCGGCAGTAGCCGAACCAGTAACCGCCGATACTGGCGTTCCAACCGCCGTAAACAATGTCCTTGGCGCTATTACTATCACGGATACAACTAAGAACTGGGTTGTCAACCAGTGGGCTGGGTACCAAGTTAGAATCAGTTTCGGGGCTGGTGTGGGTCAGGTTCGCAGAATCATTTCAAACACGGCCACCGTTTTGACTCTCGGTGACATCGGCTGCTCTGGCATGAATAACTTCTGTAACCCTGGTATTACCTCTCCTGCTATTTCTGCTGTAGCAGGTACACAGTCCATCTACACCATCGAGTCCTCAGTAGTGACCGTAGATAACGCCTGGAGTGTAACCCCCGACATCACCTCTGTTTTTAGAGTTGAATCTGGAATGATCGTGTTGGCATCCAGCACTGCAACCACGCCTTTCTACACCCTACAATACTACGACATTCTATCAGATACCTGGTACATCAGAACCGCTAATACTTTGAATGTTGCTCTTGCTGGATCAGACGGAACTATTGAGAGATGCGCTGAGAATTCAACCCTTTGGGATAGGGGCAGTGCTTCTGCTGGATCTACTTCGACTACTCTTGTTGACCTGACAAAGAACTGGACCCCTAATCAGTGGGCTGGGTATTGGGTTAGAATTTTCTCTGGAACTGGTGAAGGTCAGCTAAGACAGATTGTCTCCAACACTCAAACGGGGTTAACTTGGTCCGTAGCTGGAACCGCCCCAGATACTACATCTGACTACCTAATTGATGGATTTGATTCTGGGACTGCCACTAGCGGGTCTACCACTACCATCGTTGACACCGCTAAAAACTGGGCTGTAAACCGCTGGGCTAACTACATGGTCAGAATGACTTGGGGAACTGGCAAAGGCCAGCTAGTCCAAATTGCCTCTAACACAGCAACAACTCTAACCTTTGTCCGCCCTGTCCCAGTCTCTCCAGACTCCACAACTACTTACTCCTTGCAGGGAGATGTCGATAAGATTTACTTAGCTATTCAGGCTAACGCCGCAACTTTGATTCATAACAATGACTGTGACATCGCTTCTTACGGAAGAATGTATGACCAGGGCATTGCCTCCAATGCAGTAGTGATCTATGGCTCTGGCATCTCGCCTTATAAGCCTATTGCCATCGCTTCCGCCACTCATGCCGCTACTACAGCTACCATCACCACAGCAATCTCTCATTGTTTAAAGGTTGGTATGACCATTACGGTAAAGGGCATGACTGACGCCAATTTCAACACAACGGCGACAATTCTAACCGTCCCTTCTGCCACCACATTCACCTACACAATGGCTGGAACTCCCTCCGCTGACACGCTTGCTGGCACTCAGTCTACCACCACCCTAACTGACTCCTCAAAGAATTGGACTGTTAACCAGTGGGCTGGCTACATGGTCTATATGACCACTACTGCTGTAACCGCCGCCACCGGACTTGCGACAGGGCAGGCTCTCCAGATTGCCTCTAATACGGCTACTACTCTTACATTCGTAGCTGGAACTGCGCCTATTAACGGAGTGTCACGCTATGTCATCACTCCAAGAAGCGTGATTGGAGCTATGGATCATGGTATCGCAACTGGAACCCAGTCCACTGTTCTTTTAACCGACACCAATAAGACTACAGCTTTTACTGGATCAGTGCCCAACGGAAGCACCATCCTAACTGTATCCACGACTCCAGCAGGAATCCTTTCACCTGGGATGTCTGTTACTGGAACTAGCATCCCAACTGGAACAGTGATCGTCAATCAGCTAACTTCCACCATGCCTAACGGCTCCCCAGGTGGGCAGGGAACCTACACTCTTTCCGCCGCCGCAACAGCCCTCATTTCCGGTGCCTCCATCACTCCAGGATGGGTGGTCAATGCCTATGCTGGCCGTAAGTGTAAGATTATTGGGTCTACTGGTCAGTCGCAAGAATCTACTATTACTGCCAACACAGCCAATACCCTAACCCTAACCACTTTAACCACAGCACCAGTAACCCTAGTTTCCTCCTATGTCATTCTTGAGCCTTCAGTCCGTGGAGCCGGAATAGCTATGAACTGGGTTCCTGGACTCTCTAGTCCAGCAGGACAGACCTTAGCACAGGGAAACGCAGGAAAGTTTTTAGTAATTCCTCGTGGTGGCGGTGTAGTAGGATTTGATAAACTAGACATCACCACAGACCACTGGAACTTGATGCCTATAACTCCTCAGCTAGAAACACTGACCACAGGCTCCATGTACTCCTACGATGGTGGGGATAGGATCTACTTCACTAAAGATGTCACCAACCGTTGCTACTACTTGGATGTCAACACCAACACCGTCCATGCCGCTGGTCTATTCCCTTACTCGGTTGGTTCCGCCATCGTTGGTAACCGAATGGAAATCTTCACCACCGCTGACGGCTTAAAATTCTTGTGGTTGAACCGTCATGCAAACTTGGAGTGCTTCAGACAACTTCTCTTCTACTAAATAGAGCTTTTGAACTCTATTTAGTAGAAGGCAGAATTAATTCATGTCATTACCTTGGCTCCAACCAATTGAAGGCGTGTCCTTTAACCAAATTACCGGGCTATCCGATGCCGCTCCGCTTATCGAGGGTGTAGCATCGCCTGGAACCTCTACGCTTGTCGCTAGAGCAGACCATGTGCATCCCGCTGGCGGTGGAGCCGCAGGTGCTACGGGAGCTACCGGAACCACAGGTGCTACCGGAGCAACCGGAAACCCTGGGGCCACTGGCCCAGCTTCTACTGTAACAGGCCCTACCGGAGCGGCTGGAAACACGGGTATGACTGGTATGACTGGGGGTACCGGAGCCGTAGGCTTGACTGGGAACAGCGGTGCTACTGGTGGCATGGGTATGACCGGAATGACAGGTGTGACCGGAGCTACTGGCCCAGCCTCTACTGTAACCGGAGCAACTGGAGCCTCCGGCCCAACTGGTCTAACAGGGGCGACTGGAAACACAGGAAACAGCGGAGCTACTGGGGCTACTGGTTCTACTGGTAATGTTGGTGCTTATACCATGAATACTGCTAGACTTCTTGGTAGAACTACAGCAAGCACTGGAGCCCCAGAAGAAATTTCTGTTTCCGCCCCTTTATCCTTATCTTCTCTCGTTTTATCAATTCCTGCTGCAACAACCTCCGCGAATGGCTACCTAACTAGCACTGACTGGAATACATTTAACGGTAAACAGGCGGCGTATACTAATCTAACAACATTCGGTTCTCTGCCTAATGCCATTGGTTATCTTTATAATGATGGCTCTGGTGTTCTATCCTATTCTACTACTTTAGGTGGTGTATCAAGTTTTAACACAAGAACAGGTGCAGTAACTCTAAACTCTTCTGATGTAACTACCGCCTTAAACTATACTCCAATTAACAAGGCTGGGGACACCTTCACTGGAGCCGTTGCCTTGAATACGGGGGCGTTATCCGCCGCCAGTTCCGCGTATTCTTCTGTGATTCTGGTGGGTGGCTTGGGATCACCTTGGGCTGGAAAGACATACTTCGGAGATGGCACTGGGTGGAAGTATGCCTTTTCTCGTCGAAGCGCAAGCGTGGATACAGATGTCCTAACTATCCAGGACAACGGAAACATCAGTTCTTTGGGTAGTATCTCTGCTGGTGGACAGATAACTGGCACACAGTTCAATGGTTCTGGTGCAGGATTAACAGGGACAGCAAATTCATTAACTGCTGGGGGTGCCCTGGCTGCTACTCTCTTACTAAACGGTAACAATTGCCAAGGTATTATCAGGTCAAATGGAGATTCTTCACCTAACCTCCATCTTGACCCTACTACTGGCGCTAATTCTGTATATCTGAATTTCTATGCTGGGACTGGTGGAACCAAATTCTGTAACGGCTCTAATGGTGTTGTGGCTTCTATTGATGGAAGCGGTAACGGTAATTTTAATGGCTCTATATCAGCCATCCAAATATACGGTAAATCAAATTTATCAAATCAACAAGCACCATTAAATTATTCCTATATTGGTAGTACAGATGATAATGCAACTGATACTGTTGTATTGCTGCACCCTGCCTACAATGGAACAATAATCAATAAGTATCTATTTGATGGCACTATCACATTCCAGCGAGGTAGCACTGGATCATCCAATATATCTGATACTTATGTAGTAAAAACTTCTACCGCATATACTTCAAATACTGGTTCTATAATTTCAAGAAATACCGCTAATACTGCCAATCTCATAACTTGCACATATAACAGTGTGCTTTATGTTGCTATATATGTTCCTAAAACATCATCAAGATCCATATATTACAAGGGTGATCTACTATCTACGCTTACCAGCCCATTAGTATTATCTGCTTCCTCTGTTAGCAATGTTTCAGTTCTGACACAAGATAATACTAATCTTGGTGGTTCCATATCAGCTACATCAGGAACATTTAATACTGGTGGAGCTACTGTCTATGCCGGATTAGAAGTAAAGGCTTCTGGAAATAATACAATCGGTGGTAATAGATCCTCGGTAATCATCCATCGCGGGGTTACTACTGGAAATCAATCGGGATTTCTTCAATTCGGAACTCCTGGCGGCACAAGTGTTTGGTGTTTGTTTAATGACTTTGGTGTCGCAGGAGGAAATGATTTTACTATTTTTAATGTTGCTGGAACCAACGCTCCCGCATTATCCTTCTCTTCTACAAGTGCCGCTACCTTCGCATCATCCGTCAGTATGGGTGCGCTAGTAGCTACTTCAGGAACAATAAATGGTCCTGTTGAAATAGGCACAGGAGCGGATAAAACCTCAATAAATTCAGGTTCTATAGGATTTAATAGAAGAACCTATGATGGTGCTATATATGATAACACTGGATATGCCTATCAGTGGCAACATACAAAAAGCACAACAGCCGCTTCGGATTATTTAGCACTACAAGTATATAATCCCAGTGGCACACAAATAACACCTGTAGCTATTAAGGTTGATGGGAACGGTAATACGCAATTAAGTGGTTCCTTATCGGCTACTAGTGGGTCTTTTACACTCCCGGTCGTATGCCACTCCATGTCTGCGGGTGCTAATTTTACTGGTAATTGGTCTGGAGCTAACTACTGGGGTATTGGTCCCATTTCAGCACATGGAATTAGGCTTGGGATGGTAGATGCTTCAAATGCGTTTATGGCTGCCCCCGGAGATATGTCTTTACAGATAGATGCTTCTGTAAGTATGAGTGCCCTAACTGCTAATTCTGTCTCTATCAATCCAGTTACATTGGATTTATCTGGATTAGATCAAGCTACTTGGTATCCAGTTACTATAGGTATTCCCGTAAGAAGAAGAACCAGAATGAGAATCATGGTATCTCTTGATTCTGGAACTGTTCCTAATTGGTCCACCCATAGTCAAGGTTTCTCTGTTCTATGTGATTGGACTTCTAATGGTAATGGATGGGGAATTGTTCCTGTCACAAGAACAATTCATACCTACACTTATAGCTGGTCTAATGTAAGTCCTGTTGGTGGCATTGCCCAAATGTCTAATAGCTCCCTTGAGGTAGTTTATCTAAGGGGTGGTGGTAAGTATTTCTTTGAGGCAGATTATCCAGTTACACCCGTTATTCAGACTACCAGCTACACAACTAACTCCCAGACGGTTTCTCCATCTACCTCACTAATAAATGATGTGTTTTCATCTGCTAATGCTCCTGTTGCTTTTGGTAGTGGAACATTTAGTGGTGCCCTATCAGCCTCTAACTTCTCTGGTTCGTCTTCAGGGACAAATACAGGCGACCAAACTAACATCTCTGGAACTGCTTCTAACATTACAGCTTATACAATCAACCAAAATCTAGGAGTAGGAAATCAGGTAACATTTGATAGTGTAATTACTGGTAACAATGGTAATGGAACTAATTTTAGAATAGGGGATGATTCTTGGATTGGTGATATTAATGTAGCAAATACATTCAGAGTTCAAGGTGTTCAGAATGCCGCCGCTGGTTATATTTGCTTTGGTAATGGTGATACTACAGCTTTAGGTAGAACTGGAACAGGAGCCTTAACTTATGGCGGTAACACTGTTATTCATTCTGGTAATATCGGTTCTCAAACAGTAGCTACAGCAGGAAACTTAACAGGACATGCTGCTGGTTATGCTTATGCTGATGGTGGAACAGCCACTAATCTATCAGGTGGTTCTGTTAATGCTACTACGGGAAGTTTTAGTGGTAGCGTGGGCTCTACTGGTGGAAGTGTATATGCTGCCGCAGGAGATGGTAATGGGTTTTATTTGTGGGGAAACTCCCTAAATTACTCTGTCTATATGTCCTCAGCAGCTAATGGAACCTACGGTGGAGGTTGGAACCAAAGTGGCAGTCCCGCTTCGGATTACAATATGTATTTCAACATGACTGGTTACGCTCGTGGGTATGCCTTCAAGAATAATGGAGCCGTATTTGCTCAACTTATTCCTAAGACTGGCGGGTCCTATGTTGGAGGTATGTTGATTCTTCGTGATGTTACAAATAACAACGGCTACGGTATCTACATGGATGCCGGAGTAATGAAAGTGATCCAGGTGACCTAATGACTTATGCTGCTACACTAGACTATGTTGCTCCTACTACATCTACGGGGAAGGAGCTTTACGCTAGTAATGAGTACAACACCTCTACAGGAGCAATCACCAGACCTTCTACAACCTTTGTAGGAGCCTTCACGAAAGATGGGTCCTCTCGTATTGCATATATTACGGCTTGGACCGTTCAATGCACTTGTGATCTAAACTGTGCTAGTGATGGAGGGTGCTGTCCGGGTCCTTTGGTGCCTATCACAATGGCAGATGGGTCACAGAAGCTTGCTAAGGATCTTCAGGCTGGTGATAAGGTCATGGGATACCACGAAGCTGAGAGCCGTTGGGGGGGATTTAGGGTTAGTGCCGTGGCGCGAGGTATGAACCACCTCTACCGAGTAGAACTAGAATCTGGGATTCGGATGGATTTTGCTCGTAACCATAGACTCCTAGACACTAATAACAATTGGTTGCGTGTGGATAGTCTGCGTGTTGGAACTAAACTTTTTGGACGCCTTGGAGGAGTCGTAAAGGCTGTCGAGGACATTGGTTGGGGAGAAGTTATTAAAATTACTGTGGAAGATGCTCAAACCTACGACACTTGTGGCCTCTTGAATCACAACATTAAGAACTAGGATCACAATGCACCCAGATTTTGTCCGCGTCAACTACACAGATTTTGATATTATTTACGCCCCTCGTCTTGATGTGGGGATTAAAGTAAGCCCAGGTGCAGATGGAGATGCTGAAATTGCCGCATTAGATTTACCAGCCTATGAAGCTCTTGGTGACCCACCATACTTTGTTGATCTAGACTCAAACATATCATTGAAGGACTATGATCAGATTACTTTGGGTATTACCAGTAAATGCAACTTGCGTTGTGTCTATTGCTATTGTGATGGTGGTGAACATGATGATACGATGGAAAATAATGACATCATGACAGTGATCGAACAAATCCCTAAAATGAGCAAAAAGGAGGTTAAGATCACTCTTTTCTCAGATGGGGAAACTATGGTTGAGCGAAGCACTCTCTTTGCTGCGCTGGCTAGAATTAGAGAGATTGAAACCGAGTCAGGAAAGGACATTACGGTTATCCTTGTGACTAACGGCTCACTGATCAACGAGTACTCCATTGAGTTTCTAAAAAAGGGGGTTAATCGCTTTCAGGTCAGCTACGATGGTTGTCCCGAAGCTCAAGGTGTAAATAGACCTAATGCTTTGGGCCAGTCTTCTCACGATGCGGTAGCAAAAGGTATCAGGCTCATTGAAGCTGCGGGAATTCCATACCACCTACGAGGAACGGTTACCAGGAAGACAGTCAGACTAATTAGTGAGTCAGTTCGGTACATTCAAAACAATTTCCCTCGTGCCCTTGGTTATCATGTTGAACCCGCAACTGGAGAGGGGCGACAAGATGGCCTTGATCCCTCCGTTGAAGATTTCTGTCGTGAATTCGTCAAGGCCCATAAAATCTCTCGGGATCTTGGGTTCAAACTCATCACAAAAGTTAATCTGGTTCCGAAGAAGGGGTTCTGTGGGGCCACAACTGGTCCAGGTTTATATATCACGCCTAATGGGGACCTGACAGGGTGTTCACGAGTCACACGCAAGGATGACCCGCTTGCAGATAAGTACATCTATGGTTCGATTAATCTGAAGACCGGAGATCTTCATTTTGACTATGATAAAGCCAAGAAACTTCGTCAAGCCACAGTTGTTGATGCCTACCCGGACTGCGAGGGTTGTTTTGCTCGTGCTAGCTGCGCTGGAGGTTGTTCAGCTATCAGAGATCAAGGTGGTCATGACTTTGATTGTGAGTCTACTAGAATCCTGACCAAATATCTAATCCTAGATCGCTACGAGAACGGAGAGTGTCGTAACCAAGTCATTGATCGAGAACTAGCGTATAAGAAGCCTAGGGTTGAGATTAAGTTTACCCCATCACAAATGCAGATGGCACAGCCGACTGGCTTCTCAGTCTCATTTTCAGCCGCTAATCACTAGGAGAACAACACTTTGACCTCACCTCGCTTTAATCATACTGTTATTACACTTCTTGATGGTCGAGTCGCCATTATTGGTGGCAATGAAGAAGGAGTTCTTGCAGACATCGAAATCTTTGACCCTAATAGTCAGAAATTCACTATAGCTGGCGGAGTTTTGACTTCTTCACGCCATTCGCATTCAGCCGCGCTGACCGATACTGGAGAAGTTGCCCTCATTGGTGGAGGTACAGCCTCAATTGATACCTATGACCCTGTAACTGATAAAGTGCAAGTGCGTAATGCCAACCCTTATCAAGATAGTGCCCTACATATTAAGTCTAAGGCCCTGAACATTGGCAATCACACCATTCTCGTTTACGGTGGGTATACAGCTAATAGATTCTACAATCCCGTATTGATTGACACTGAGACTTGGGTTTCCACAGAGATGAACACCGTCAGTCAGCATCGTATAGACTTCGCCATTCTTAGACTCAAAAATGGAAAGGTGCTGATTAGTGGTGGTTGGAATAGTGAAGGTGTTAAATCAGACATTGTGCAGTTTGATCCAGTTGATACCAGTTTTGTCACCCTGGCGTTGAATTTGACCTCTCCTCGCAAAAATCATACTATGGTTGAATACCCCAACGGTAAAGTTGGTGTCTATGGTGGTTATGATGTTAATGGTGTACCCCAGAAGACCGTAGAGGAACTAGACCTGTCTGCTTTGACAAGCACCACCAAGGGAAACCTAATTGATTCAAGGGCAAATATGCAGTCTGTGTGTCTGCCAAATGGCTACACACTCCATGTCGGAGGCACAAACCTCAACAACTATGCCACAAACGCCTTGATGGTCTATGATCCTGACACGATGAGCAGCGGCTACACGGGCTCGATTATGGGACTCAGTGCAAATTTAGCTGTAACCGAAATCCCTAAGGGTCTCTTGTTGGTCACTGGCGACTACACTGAGATACTAGACCCTCAGTCGAGTATCTTCATAACCTACCACACTACCTGGGTTCCGACTAGTGAGGAGATCCAGTTTACTGCCAATGGTGCTACTGCGGGTCTGGTATGGAGTTGTGATGTCGGTACAATTGACCAGACTGGCCTCTACCACACCCCAAATATGCCTGTAGCTGATGTTGCCTACATCACCGCCACAAATAATGCAGGTCAGAAAGCTATAGCACACATAAACTTCCTCAAAGCGGTCGTAAACATTACAGGCCCTACGCTCACTTCCTTCAACACTCCGGCTCAGTTTAGCGCCAGTGTAGCTTACTATCGTACGATCCAAACTGTAACTTGGTCCATTGATGATTCTACTAAGGGGAGCATAGACGCCACAGGTCTCTTTACCCCCGCCCAGGGCTTCACTGGTACGGTTCGAATCAAGGGCACCTGTGACGCCAATCCGGTACACTCCTCCACCTTTGACCTAATTGTTGATCTTGCTGGCTAAACTCTTCATCATCTGTTTAAAACAATAGCAGTCTGGGTATTCTCTGATCAAGTAAATACCTTATTTACTGAATTATCTGCTACTGGTAAGGTTCGACTGGGGGCCTACTATTTTGTTGGAGACAACCCCCTCATTTCTTTAAAAGGGACAGGACTTTTCAACTCTCTTGTGTATGGCATACCTCAGTCTAGTAGACAACAACCTTCATGAAATAATGATCAACATGGACCAAATCAATATGGTCAGGGTTGATCAAGGAACCTATTTCATTCACTATTTTTCGGCTGTTGAGAACGCTGGTATCGCTAAAATCACCCATCCCGTTGAACAGGCGAAGCTCGATTTTAAACTTGGGTCTACTCAATCTTTCATTGATTTGAGGGACAACGGAGTCGGGGACATCATCAATATGTATACAATCCGTTACACCGATAACAGCCAAGGTTCCCTATTCGTATACTTTTACGGTGATTTAAAGAACTTATGTAAGGTCACAGATCCAGTTAAGCAGTCCACGCTCTTGTCAGCTTTGGCTGTCTATAGAGGTGCTACTGGTGGCATGGGTATGACCGGAATGACAGGTGTGACCGGAGCTACTGGAGCCGTAGGCTTGACTGGGAATTCCGGAGCAACTGGAGCCTCTGGCCCAACTGGTCTAACAGGGGCGACTGGAAACACAGGAAACACTGGCCTGACTGGTAATCCGGGTTCGACTGGAAACCAAGGAAACTCAGGTTCTACTGGTTCTACCGGGTCAACGGGTAATTCTGGCCTTACAGGTAACACTGGAGGAACAGGAAATACTGGAAATTCAGGCTCTACTGGGGGTATCGGAGGAACTGGAACTACAGGAGCAACCGGAAATAGCGGAGCTACGGGTGGTGTAGGTAATACTGGTGCTAACGGACTTACTGGTGCTAACGGACTTACTGGTGCTAACGGACTTACAGGTGCTAATGGAATAACAGGCTCGACCGGAAATAGCGGAGCGACTGGAAACTCTGGTAATACCGGGGCTACAGGTGATACTGGAACTCCAGGATCTTTTGTTGAAACCCAGAACACTCTTCTAGGTCGCGGAGCTACCGCCGGGACTGGTGCGCCTCAAGAAATCGCCATTGGAGCGGGTCTAGGATTGACTGGTGCTGGGGGTACCACACTAGTTACCAACGGTATGATGGCTACTTTAGCCGCTCCAGGACAAGTCCCAACCAATGGTTCTTGGTCTCCTGGAGCCGTAGCCGTAACGGATACAACTCTAGTCACTGATGCCATTGATCAGATGAATGAACTTTTGAGTTTACTAATTCCGACCCCTCCTCCCAATCTTAGCACAATCACCACCCTAGCCGTCACCTCGGTAGGTAACTCTCCTCTCAAGGCTTCTGGTGCCGCACCTGATAACACTGGTGGGGGTTCAATCCCTGCATCTCCAAACACAGCCGGAAATACCGTAGTGGTGGCAAATTCCACTGGACGCATAACTTCGGCAACTTCAAGCACAAACACTATCACCTTAGTTGGGTCTGGAACCACTGGAATTCTAGCCGCCAAGGTAAATGGAAGCACCGCAGGTAACGCTTTAGCCGCCTTCACTTCTTCCGCTTCTCCAGCCTCTTCCACTGTGGGAGCCACGGTAATGACGGCTAGAACGGACTACGGAACTCCTGGTTTCTGGAAAAGTTTTAGCGTCCAGTCTGTCATGTCTGGCCTAACCCAAGGTTGGAATAGAGTGCAAATTACTCACTCTGTTTCTGGCAACACAAACGAATTCTATATGCTGTTGGACAATGTGTCTGCTATCCCAGTTATGGCAGGGACTATTACCTACGCTGAAAATGGAACTCCAACATACGCCTATTCTTCAAGTGTGCCTCACTACGGGGATACCACAGCTATCATCAATGTGTCTGGTATCACCATGACCAATCTAGCGGGGGAAACCTACTACAACGGTAACCCTCTCACTATTTCTGGAACAAATAGCATCATTGCTTCTCAGGCAAAAACTTACGCCAATGTGGGAGTTGCTACTCCAATCGCAAGACAAACTATAGCCGCTACTACTTTGGCCCTACAGGGTGTCACTATTGACGGAACCAATATCCACGGATCAGGAACCCTACAAGGTGTTTGCACCAATGTAAACGGATCTTCCACAGCCACCAATTTGAACGCCACTACCATTCTTGTGAAGAGAGGAACTGGAACTGGAAGAATTGATGAAAATGCCATCACTGTAACTGGCCTAGGCTCTTCACCAAACGCTTTAGCCGCCGCAAGAAGAGGCGGATTTGCTAACTCGGACACTCCTGCTCTATCAGGAAGTGCCGCTTGGAATTCTTCTTCTGCCATTCAAACTTATGATGCTGTTGTCGCCGCTGGTGTCCTTTCTCATAACCAGATCAACTACAGCACTGGCTACCTACCCGTTGGACCTAATCTCAGCACTGGCCGATCTGGGTTCCAGTATGCCACCTTTAGTTTTCAGAGAGATAGCCGAAGCAGTTTCAATATTGTCGTGACCGGAACTTACACCGGATGCTGGGTCGCCCTTCCTGGCATTTCTGATGTCACTAGTAGCACTCAATGGTGGAATATGTTTTCTGCTTACTTAGGTAGTGGCTTCCCTGGAGACATCGGGGGAGGTAACGGAAGTAACGGATGTGCTGGGGCAACCGTCATGACTGGCTCAAGCGGAACCTTCCTCTGTACTTTTGGCACCAAGAGTTCCACCAACAGCACAGGTAATAACATCATCGTAAGATTCAAACTGGCCGCAGGACAAAGCATCACCGCACTAAGCTTCACTAACTAAGGTCACACATGGCAATTTCAGATACCTCAAAAGTCGATTTCTTATGGAAAAAGGTCATCTACGGGACCACTGAGACCGACTCTGCCAAGGCAGGAAGTAGTGAATCTATTGCTAGCCCTATGCCTGCCTATGCTTCCTTGGTGTGGATGCAAACAGATTCCTCTAGCATTCCAGCTACACCACCAGGAGCGACAACAGGAACCGTTCAGGTATACCAAAGCACTAGTAGAGTGGCCTGCTCTCCTGATACTACCGCTGGTGTGCCTGCTACAAGACAGACTTGGCTAACTAATTTGACTGATTGGATTCCTCCAACTTTTGGATCTGGTTACGCTGTGGCTGTGTTTAATGGAGACCCTAGCACTACAGGCACTCAGATTTTCCCCGGAACCCCCAGCCAAGAGTGGGTATTCGATTACAACGCTGGTGTCCTTACATTTCCTAACACAGTCCCAGGAACCGTAACAGCTAACGGCATCTACATTCGCGGTTATAGATATGTTGGAATCAAGGGCATTCCCGCCTCTGGTGGTGGAAGTACTGGAGCAACCGGAGCCACAGGCCAAACCGGAGCTACCGGGAACACGGGGAATACTGGAGTAGGCCAAACAGGAAACACGGGCCAAACCGGAGCCACAGGACCAACTGGAACCAATATCGGAATCACTGGCGTAACTGGACCCACTGGAAACACCGGAGCGACTGGTGCAACCGGGGCCACAGGCCCTACCAGCACCGTTACAGGTAACACTGGAGTCACGGGACCAACTGGTAACACAGGAAATACAGGGAATAGTGGTACTACTGGTGGCGTTGGAGCCACCGGAGGAACAGGTCTAACAGGAAATTCTGGAGCCACTGGTGGCGTTGGAAATACTGGGTTAACTGGCTTGACTGGAAACTCCGGTGCAACAGGAGGGGTTGGAAATACAGGAGTCAGCGGAGCTACAGGAAACCAAGGAAACAGTGGATCTACCGGAAACACTGGAACCACAGGTAGCGTTGGAAACACAGGAGTCAGCGGAGCTACAGGAGCTACTGGACCCACCTCCACGGTAACTGGACCGACAGGTGTAACAGGTCCAACTGGAGCTACTGGATTAACCGGAAATAGCGGGGCTACGGGTGGAGTCGGCAACACCGGAGCGACTGGTGCAACCGGGGCCACAGGCCCTACCAGCACCGTGACTGGAGCCACAGGAAACTCTGGACCAACTGGAGCTACAGGGAATATTGGGAATACCGGAAACTCTGGATCAACAGGAAATCAAGGTAATAGTGGGGCCACTGGGTCTACTGGGGGGACTGGCTTAACTGGCCTAACAGGTAATTCCGGTAGTACAGGTGGTGTTGGAAATACTGGAAACACGGGTAATTCCGGCAACACTGGAACAGCAGGTAATCAAGGTAATTCTGGAGCAACCGGAAATAGCGGAGCTACGGGTGGTGTAGGTAATACTGGGTTGACAGGCGCTACTGGAGCTACAGGTCCGACCTCCACCGTCACAGGTGCTACTGGAGTAACTGGGCCTACGGGTGCCACTGGAGCAACCGGAAACAGCGGTTCAACTGGAGGAACAGGTCTAACTGGCGTAACTGGTGCAACCGGGGCCACAGGCCCTACCAGCACCGTTACAGGTGCTACAGGTGTAACTGGACCAACTGGGGGAACAGGAGCCACAGGCTTGACTGGAAACTCTGGCTCAACCGGAGCTATTGGAAACACCGGAGCAACAGGACTAACTGGTAATTCTGGAGCAACAGGACTAACTGGTAATTCTGGAGCAACTGGAGGTGTCGGAAACACTGGTAATTCTGGAGCAACTGGAGGTGTCGGAAACACTGGTAATTCTGGAGCCACCGGGTCAGGTGGTGGTGTTGGAAATACAGGTAATACAGGAAACTCAGGAGCCACTGGATCTGGAGGTGGTGTTGGTAACACTGGAGCAACTGGTAACTCTGGAGCAACAGGTGTAACTGGAGCCACGGGAAACACCGGGCCAGCTTCTACCGTAACAGGGCCAACTGGAGTCACAGGGCCAACTGGAGTCACAGGGCCAACTGGAGTCACAGGGCCAACTGGAGCAACCGGAAACACCGGAACAGCCGGAAGCTTCACAATGAACACAGCAAGACTACTCGGAAGAAGCACAGCCGGAGTAGGAGCCGTTGAAGAAATTTCTCTTGGTCCTTCTTTAACCCTCTCCGCTGGTGTGTTATCCGCTCCTGGTGGGTCCGGTGGCGGATCGCTAGGTCTCATAGTAGCCGCACAAATGAATCTTTTACTTCCCTAAGGAGCTTTTATGGCAGGAAACGCCGCACCTATTTTCTCTCGCGTTGGTGACATTCAAGGTGGTGTCAACCTAACCTCCGCCGCCGCTGACTACACTGGTCAGAACATCAATAATGCCATCGTATTCACCGCTGATTCTACCAACGGTGGCTTCGTTCAGCGTCTTCGTTTCAAGGCCATTGGAACTAACGCCGCAACCGTGTGCCGTGTTTACTATAACTCTGGCACGGGACGCCTAGCTGCTTCAATTTCAGCCGTGTCTGGAACTCCAACTGGAACCCCTAGCACCACAGGTGGAACTTTGATGGCTGGAAACTATTTCGCCAAGATCATCGCCGTTGATCAGTATGGGTCGTTGACCGCCGCCTCTACAGAATCCGCCGCTGTTGCCGTTACAGGCACCACAGGTTCTATTGTCTGGAACTGGACTGCCGTAACCGGAGCCGTGTCTTACATGGTTTTCGTTGGACCCGTAACTGGTGGGCAGGTAACTTGGTTTACCACAGCTACCAACTCTCTCACTCAGACAGCCGCTATCGGTAACCGAGATTCTATTAACAGTATCGCAACCACCACTTTAATTGGAGAAGTAGCCCTACCCGCTACGACTGCTGCCACCACAACTTCAACCGTGGATATTGATTACCCGTTAAACATTGCCCTTCCTCCTGGCGGAAGAATTCTAGTAGGACTTGGCGCTCTAGTTGCCGCTGGTTGGAATGTCACTTGCTACGGTGGTAAATACTAATGGATTACATTCTCATTAAATTTGAAGACGGCACTGAAGGTTTCCAAGAAATATTTAATGGAAACATTTTAAGGACTACAGATTTGGCTGGAAATACTCTAGCCGTGGTTCAAAGTGCAGTTCTCATTAGTGCCTCTCCAACCAAACCATCCTGGGCCTTACCTGACCCCGTTGTGGTGGACTCAACTGCCCCTCAAGCTATCCAAATTTCGAAACTCCAATTCCTTGATGCCTTCGAAGATGACGAGTTAGAAGCCATCTACACTGCGGCTAAAAGTGTAGTAAAGATTGAAATCTTCTTAGACAAGTTCAAATTAGCTGAGTTTATTGACATTTCAGATCCAAAACTACAGGGCGGAATTCATGCATTAGAGTCTGCTGGCTTACTTCAACCCGGAAGAGCCTCACAAATTCTAGTTAAACTAGGGGCTTAAATGTTAGATATGAACCACATTGCCTCCCAGTATGGGAATAATGTACAAATTTTTACCGCTAATTCGGCGGTAGCTGGTGTATCTTGGCAAACTTGGGTTAAACCAAGAGGAATTAGTATGGTCATGATTCTACTCTTAGGTGGCGGTGGAGCCGGGGGAGGCTCCGCCGTTGGAGGGGCTTCCCTAGCTTCCGGTGGGGGTGGAGGAGGCTCTTCCGCTCAATCTTTTGCTATTTTTCCAGCCGCATTCCTCCCTGATTGTCTTTGTATTTCAGTTGGTGTTGGGGGGATCGGCTCTACCTCCGCTGGTGGTGCTGGCGTTGCCTCTTATGTATCTGTAATCGAAAACTCTGGAACGGTAAACCACCTTCTAATGCAAGCTAACGGTGGTTCAGGTGGGGCCAAGGGTAATAACACGCCTTCCGCCTCTGCTGGTGGTGCTGGAGGAACCGTCACTACAATTGCTAACTGTCCTTTAGCCGGATTAGGTATTTTTGGCTGGGGTCAAGCCGCAACCAATGTGTCACTGGTGGGGCAGACAGGTGGAGCCGCCACAACTACCGCTGCTGGTGCCTCTCTAACTCTCCCCGTAACCGGATTGGTGGTCACGGGTGGGACGGCTGGTGGATCTCTTGGAGCTTTATCTGCTACCGGAGCCGCTGGTGGATCTTTCGTAACTCCAGCCGGGGCCTTGTTCTTCCCATCTCAACCTGGAGGAATTGGTGGCGCTAACACTAACGCCGCTGGTGGCGTTGGCTCAAATGGTCTCAACTTCCTTAACAAGCTTTTTTATTTCTATGGTGGAACTGGTGGAGGTGCTGGGGGTCTTGGCGCTTCCGGTGCAGCAACCGCAGTAGGTGGTAATGGGGGCTGTGGAGGTTTTGGTTGTGGTGGTGGTGGTGGAGCCGGAGGCTTCACTGGAGCCGCAGTCTCTCAAGGCGGCAATGGTGGTGACGGACTTTGCGTCATTATTGCATGGTAAAGGACTGATATGCTAGACACCCTTCATTTGACATCTCAGTACGGCAATAACCTACAAATTTTTAAGGCTAACTCAATTTCAGGTGGGTCTCAGTGGCAGACTTGGACAAAACCAAGAGGCATTAGCATGGTTCACATCATTCTTCTTGGGTCTGGTGGGGGAGGCGGGTCAGGCCAAGTTGGAGCCGCATCTCTAGCAGGAGGGGGAGGGGGAGGGGGAGCCGCCTCACAGTCTACTGCTTTGTTTCCAGCGATATTTCTCCCAGATCAACTTTACTTATCTATCCCCTATGGTGGTAAAGGTGGATCTGGTGGTGCGGGGGCTACAGGCAATGGCTCTTATATTTCTGTTATTCCTGACGCTGGTGTAGTAGGTAATCATATTTTAATGACCGCTAATGGTGGTGGTGGTGGTGGCCTAGGAACTACTGTTCCTGCTGGCGGTGCTGCTGGTGCTGCCGGTATTGTTGGAACAGTAGCTAACTCAGCGTTAGCTGGCCTCGGCTTATTAGGCTGGGGTAGGGAAGCTGGTGGTGTATCTTTAGGTGGTCAGCTTGGAGGTGCGGGAGGGACAACGGGTGCTGGCGTGTCCGTCACTCTTCCTGTCACCGGACTTTTGGCTACCGGGGGTGCTGGTGGGGCCGGATTAGGTGCGGCTAACGCCCCTGGAGCCGCTGGTGGCGCAATAACAACCCCAGCGGGAAACTTATTTTTCCCTCCGGCTCCAGGGGGTGCGGGTGGAACTATTGCACCTACCGCTGGTAGTCAGGGGGTTCACGGGGTAAACTTCCTTAACAAATTGCTTTATTTTTATGGTGGATCTGGTGGAGGAGCCTGCGGTCTAACTTCAACTCCGCTTGGAGCCGCTGGTGGACCCGGAGGAAATGGCGGTATTGGATGTGGTGGTGGCGGCGGCGGTTCAGCCTTCACTGGTAATGCCGCTGGCCTAGGTGGTGACGGTGGCCCAGGTATCTGCATTATTACTTGCTGGTAATTAATCCATATCTTGAGCGTTAATCAAAGCCATAGGGAGATCCTTGGCGGAATAACGCTTTGCATACATATCGTAAGTAGCCGCTAGAAGCGACTCCATAGCTTCGTCATCACGAGGAATAGCAACCCTAGGCAATCTGGCGTTAGCACTCAAAAAAGCATCCCTATTAGTTTTCACGATGGCCACAGGTAAGGATTTAAGGATAGACTCAATTTGTAGTCTAAGATTTTCGGTAACCCTGGAGAACCAAATCCACCCAAGCTCCCCACGCTGGCTTTTCATAATCATCACATAGAACTTCTTAGGGTGCTGTGACACATAAGATGCATCACTTTTTTCAGTAATGAAGGTATCGTCCCCTTCGATTTTGTTGATGATTTGAGCGGCTTGCCACCAGTAGCTAGACTTTCCGTGCCCTAACCTGTGGATGGCACTATCTCCCTCTTCCCACACCTTCATATGTTGCCAGTGATGACAGACTTCGTGAGCGATAAGACGATCAACCGTTCTAGGATCATTCATGCACTTTTCCTGGAGCTTAATTGTCCCCTTGATAGGTGCATCTGCATTCCAGATGGTGATTCCGTCCCAATCCGATTCAGGGGAATCCTCAATCAAGACCTGAGGAAGTTCCATTCTAGAACCACCGGGGAGCATACTTAGATACTTTTTGGCAATAGCTTGTAGATCGGCCATGTTCAGTCCTCACTTAGAATTGTATATTACTCTCTTGCAATCACGATGTAAAGCCCAACTTTCAGTATCTAAAGTAGAAGCAGGGGGTTTCAGTGAGAAAAGTCGTTTGGCTTGGCAGTCCACCCAGGATTAGAATCGGTTCGTAAGAGTCACATGGTAACCTCAATATAGTCTCTTTTTTCCTGATAGGCGTTAGCTCTATGTCAGCAGTCAAAACTTATACAGAAGTTCGTTCTTTAGTCAAGAAAGAAATTGATGCAATCAAGAAAAGGGATGGGGAGTTACCTCCAACAGCCTACATCGTAACCGAGATAGCTGTGAGGTTAAAAACCTTAACTCCTTGGGACACTTATGATAAGGCTTATCCCCTTGCGAGAAATCTCCGCAAGGTAGTGGATGACATTATTCAAGGCAAGCCAAATTTGGAGGCTCTAGCTAAGAAGGAGTCTCGTGAAGAGATCCTAGCTTTGCTTCCAATATCGAAAGACGAGTATGATGAGCTACAAGACAACCTTGGCGACAAGAAGAAGACGAGCAAATCCGTAGATTTGTTGCCTTCAACTGTCGCCAAGAGACAAAAGCTAAAGAGAAAACTTAGGAAAGCTGGGTAGTGGGATTCAAGAAGTAGTAAACCTTGTCTAGCTCGTGATAAAGCTCTGAGAGTCCAGCGTTATTAGCAATCGTGAAGTCGGCACCTGTGTAAGATGCGGCGAATTTTTCAGATTCATGCTGGGTTCCACTAGCTCCACGCTCGACTAGATCCTGAATTGGAGCCTTGAGCATGACAAAGGTGAAGCCCAGCTCTCGGAGAGCTTTCTCTTCATTCTCAAACCTACAGTCTGTGACATAGATATTGGTGTCTTCTGGTGTTTCCTTGATGCGATTGACTGCGACATTGACCCAGATATTCTGATCAATGGCTCTGCCCCATTCGGTTCCAAGCCATTGAAGAAGCATTCTATCTTTCTTTTCTGGTAGTCCAGCGATATTGTAGATAGCCTTCTGCATCTCGTAAAGAGGTGCGGCAAAGGATACAATTGTCCCACCAAACTTCTCAATGAAGTAAGCGGCACTCGTATCCTTACCACTTCTCATCAATCCCATAAACGCTACTCTCATTTTTGACTCCTTCTAAATGGTTTAATACTCTCTGAGATCTTCTTTTTACCTCATTTGTGTGCTTCTGACATTTTTGGCACATTTCAGGTGTGTATACACTCTACCCCTAGCCCTTCACTCCGTAGCCGTGACTTCGACTCGAAAGTTTATTTACAGATACCCAATTCAACCAAGAACCTACTAGGAGCCACAAATACATTACCTTTGTTGAAGTATTCCAACATAGAAGGGACACATAGAATTAGATTATCCTTCGCTCTAGTGAAGGCGACATAGGCAACTCTTCGCTCCTCTTCCACTTCCAACTCGGTCTTGGACCACTTGTGAGGCAGCACACCCTCTACAACATTGGCGACATAGACCGTTTTCCATTCAAGTCCCTTAGCAGAGTGAATGGTAGACACGATGACCTTCCCATCTTTGGTGTTTGGATCATCTTTCTGGTCTTGCATGGTCAACTGGAACACTAGATCGTCAGTAGTTAGGTCAGCGCCAGCCATCAAAGAAAGAATGACATCCTTAAGCCTAGCTATATTGTTGACTTTTTGCTCTACCTTATCAGCATCTTTCTTGTAACGCTCCTTAAGGTAGTTCAGGTAGCCTGTGGCTTTGATAGTGTGTTCCAGAACCTTGATAGGATCTTCCTTCAATGCTGTCAGTTCATCTAGAAGGCTGAGGTACATGGAGAACTTAGCATGGCCGTAGACCTTAGCGGCTTTAATCATATCTCCATCGTGGTTTTCATTGGCGATGGTTCTGATCTTCTCAAGGGTTCCATCACCCACGCCTCTTTTTGGCACACCGATAGAGCGGAGCATGGCAAAATAGTCCCTAGGATTACTGATAATTCGCATGTAGGACAGGAGATCACGGACTTCTTCGGTCTGCATGAGGCCCATAGTCCCGCGAATGATGTAGGGGATGCGATAACGAACTAGCTCAGTTTCGATGTCTCTGACCTGAGATCCAGCACGAACTAGGATAGCAGTCTCACCATATTTAACTCTGCCCTTGACAAGCTGGTTAGAATTCCAGATTTCATCAGCAATCTTCAGGGCTAGTTCTCTAGGAGTTCCGGCCTTGCGAAGAATGATGGCCCCGGATTCCCCCTGCTCTCCACGATACGACTTCATCTGGAGTGGGACTACATCAATCATGCAACGCTGGGTCTTATTAGCCAGCTTGACAATCTCAGGGACAGAGCGGTGGTTCTTCTCCAATTTATACATAGCTGGTGTGACACCTCTCCACTCTTTTGTGTATTGGTAAAGAAGATCAGGGCTGGCACCATTGAAAGAGTAAATTGACTGGGAGATATCCCCAACTACGAAGAGGTTCTTGTTGTCGGGTCCGAGAAGCAGATTCACAAAATCCCACTGGACTACAGAGGTATCCTGGGACTCATCCATTAGTACATGATGGAACATCTTCTGGATTGTCAGACGCCACTTTTCGTCCGAGCGACCTCTACGGACTACGAGGTGGAGCATGTCATCAAAGTCCACCACGCTCATCTTGGTCTTAAGGCTCTCGTAACCACCCCACACGGCCAGTTCGTCATCAGACATGGCATGGTAACCAGCGTGAGACACCTGGGCCTTAGCGTGGATCTCAGCCGTGTAGTCAGCCCTAAAGCCAACACCTCTGGCACGGTGGAACTGTATCTTTTCCAGGACGCTCCACTCTTTTACGATCTCTTCAAGCTTCTTTTCCTCAATGACCTTCTTTAGAATCTGCTTTTGGTCATAGTCATCAATGGGTGTCACTTTCTCGCTCAGACCAAATCCCTGTGGGTTTCTGCGAATAGCAGATAGGGCCAAGCTGTGAATGGTTGTGATTCTGGGGGACTTATCCTCAGACACCACCGAAATTCGCTCCTTCATCTCATTCGCCGCCTTATTAGTGAAGGTCAGGCACAAGATCTTCCTGGGTTCAACTTGCTTCTCTGCAATAAGATAGACAGTTCTTTGAGTCAACACACGGGTCTTACCACTACCCGCTCCAGCCAAACAGACCGCTGGATAGTCCATACGGTGTTCAACGGCTAGCTTTTGCTCCTCATTCAAGAGGGACGAGTCGTACTTCATGGAGCCTCCTACACATAATACTCTAAGGAAATGTGTTTTCTAAACCTCCAATGAGGACCGATATGCAAAGTGAACTCCTGAAGGTGGCACGACCCACCGAGAAGAAAATCGAATTCCTGATGGAAAAGTACAAAGTCTCTCAAGAAGAGGTTGAGTTAGCTATCGTCGCAGATCCTACTGAAAACCTTTATGTTGAATGGCTCATCAGAATGATGAGGTCTTCTAGACTAAGACTTCCAGAACAGACTGAAAACATCAAGATGGCCCTAGAGAAGTTCAATCAAACCAAGAACTCCCCAGCCTTCAAAGCCGAACATTCCCCTGACATCAACCGTTGGATTCCCGATGAGCTTATCCAACTCTTCATTCAAGAGAACTTACATGAAGAGCAGAAGTCAGAGACTAAGAAAGAGAAGGATATCATCAAGGACGGCGCTCCAGGTGCCAAGATCATTTTCAATACTCCACCCTGGAAGGTGTTTCAGGTTACGGACCCAAGCCTAGCTTCATTCCTAGGTAGTAATACTTCTTGGTGTACCACTCAGAGAGCAACTGCAAAAGACTACCTGAAGTCGGGAGACCTCTTTATCGTCTACAAGAATGACAAGCCTTGGGCGCAATATCATCATGATGAGTCCGAATACGGCGATGAAGTCTTCATGGATACCCACGATAGAGAGCTAGAAAAGGGCTTTAACAAGGAACTCCAGGCTTTCTTGGAGGTGTGCCACCTTGAGGTTTTCTCGAACTATAGAGTCCCTCAGGTTCAGGTAGAGAAGAAAGATGTTGGTAAGGCGCTAGCCAATGGCTTCACCTTCGATGAACTTAGGGGTGTAAATAAGGGTGATCTTGTTGGAACCTTTTGGACAAGTATTTTGACCAAAACACCTGTAAAGATGCGACTGGGGGCTGAGAAGAAGAAATTCTATGAAGCTTGGTTCGCTGACGGACCCCTATCCTATCCACTTCTAGATCTTGGTAGGAAATTGAGCCAGGAGTTAGCTAGACACTGGGAATATGTTGGTAGGGCTTATGTTGCCAAGACTCTCAATAATGTGTTTCTGGCTAGAGCAACGGCAGATATGATTGATTCTGATTTCCTTGAAATTCCCAATGATGATACACCAATCATCGACAATTTCAATAAACCTGATATGGTTAAAGCCATTCTAGCCGCAACTAAGGTAGCTGTAAAGGGTCGTGGCCTTGACGGTATCCCTGAATACTGGGCTAAGTATCCTTGGTTCTGCGAAAAAGTGGGGCCACTATACCTCAAACATCTAAATAAGGCAATGCTTGAAACAGATGATTCCGGGGATGAAAACGGAATAGTTCAAGAGGCAATCTCCAAGTGCGACACCTTCAAAGTTCCAATGTCCGAGGGTTTAATTACCACCATTGTTGAGTGGATTAAGAACAATATGGATGCTGATTATAGTGGAGTTCTAATCGCTTTCATTAATAGCCTAAAAGCTAGATGCCCACCTCTTGAAGATCTCCTTCTACATGATGATCATATTGATGATTTGAAGAATGCTTTACACGATTACGCCAAGCGTTTCAGACTAAAGGTGAGACTACATGATTAATTTTGCACAAGGGAAACAACTAGGAACTGGGGATCTCAATATCATCATTAGAGATGAAAACGGGACTCTCTATGATCCTGCTTCAGTTACCTACTCCATTTTTGCCATTGACCCAATCTCAAAGGCCGAAGTTCTAGTATCCGTTCCCAACTCTATTCCGGTTAAAGACCCCGGAAGTAACGGCATCTACCATGTCGCCATGACTATCCCAACAACTTGGGAGGGTGAATACAAACTCATCTGGTATATCACTCGCTACGCAGGCGGGGCCTACGACACTCTTTATGAAGAGTTCCAGGTGACAAACTTCGATCCAGCCAGAGCTTCCTATGAAGCTTCCTCGGTAATGATGGCGCAGAAGCCTGGGATCTCCGCTCAGACCGCAAGACTAGTAATGATGGTTCGTGAACTTCTTTCCGACACCAACCCAGACAGAAACTACCACTTCAGACCCCCCACGGCAGGTAAAGTCATTGCTGGATTCTCAGCTAGAGTCGGTTTCATCTGGACCGATGAGACCATCATCCGTCTTCTCCAGTTCTCCATCAACAACATGAACTGGGCCAATCCCCTTAATCTCTACAGCTATGATATCAACAATGTCCCAGAGTCTTGGGCTATGGTAGCCTGCACCGGAGCCGCCGCTAAGTGTCTATCTGCTGAAGCCTCTCGTTGGGCTGCTGAAGAGTTCGGCTACTCCTTAAATGGTGTCTCCCTTGACATCAATAAGGCCAGCACCTATCAATCCCTCGCCAGTGCATATGCCGAGGAGTTCAAGGAAATGTCAGTTCAAGTTACCGCTAACCGTCCCTTCTCCGCTGGATTGAGACAGCAGAGATTCCTTCTATAAGAGCCTAAATGATCCAGGAAATTCTAGTTCTAAACAGTTCGTTCACTGGCTCCCGCGATTTATTCTGGGTGGACGAAGTTGACCCTGAGGTTATAGGATATAACATATATCGTTCCTATAATGCTCCTGGAGAGTGGGTAAAATTAAATGCCTACCCTCATCCCGGCCATCTTTACAGAGACATTACATCTGTAGAACTCGTAGAGTATGTAATCCAGCCTACGGACTGGGTATCTTACGGAATTGACGGACAGTGGGTGATGAAAGTTCCAGCCCCTATCTGGTCATCGGTAGTCAAAGGTAAAGCTCTAATCGCCAACCACCCCGATGATGTAACCCTAAAGGTTAACGGGGAAATAGTCAGAGCAGGCAGAGTAGATGGACAGGAAGGTCTAGTCTATATGACCAACTTTGCTAAGTTAGCCAAGGATGGCTCTGTCACGACTACCTCATCTAACCCACTAAAAGGTGGAGTTAAGGGGGAAATTCCAACCAATCTAGATGTCAGAGTGACCTACAAGAAATTAACCAACTATGTAGACATCTTTATTTCGGGTGTCAAAACCTTCTATACAGTCGTTCCAGTTCTTGAAGGTGGGGCCGAAGCTCATCTAGTGGGGGAAGCAGGTTCAGCCATTGCCAATTCCTATGACACAGAACAAATCGACTACATTTACGAAGAGATGGTTCGCCGTAATCAGTGGATCTTTGAGCAGTCTGGAGAGCCAGCCTACCTGATGATTCGAAAGACTAAGGGGACCATCTGCCAGTGTGTAATCAGCAATGGTGAACCTAGAACCGGATGCCCTTCTTGCTATGAAACTGGAGTTGTCGGAGGCTACTACGGGCCTCTCGATATCCTCTTCATTGATCCTGATGTCTCGGCAACGAGAACTTTGGATGAAGGTGGTGTCAAGGTCGAAAGAACCTCCAAATCCTATCTAACCAGGACTCCAATCGTGCATAGCGGGGACATGATAGTCAGACGCAATGGTGAGAGAATGGTAATTTCCAATGTTGTGTATAAGTCCCCTAAGGGTGTAATCCTTCAACAAGATTTTGATGTTGAACTCCTACAGCCTAAGGACACTCGCTACCTAATTCCACTAGGCAACAACCCGCTACCCGCCCTCTTTGATCCCCGCTTCACAGCATCAGACCCAACCAAAGAGCCTGTTACCAATCCTGAAACGGACCCAACTAAAACTTGGGAGAACCCAACCAAACCAGCCGGAAGAACCGTTTCCTTCGGCAACATCATGACCTAAAGGACAACCATGAAATCTAGACTACTCAACAAAAAGACTGGCACAGGGTGGGACGCCCCCACGGAGAAGTGGCACTATAAAGAGGACCAGCAAGTAACCAAGAAAGTCTGGAATGGTATCGCTGATAAGCTAAACCAGCTAAAGTCTACCCTAAAAGTCAAGGGTAAACCTCTAGCTCAATACAACCTAAAGGATGTGTTTCAGTCTGAAGACCCAGAGGTGAAGAGGGCCGGATATCAGGTTCGCTCCCTCATCAATCAGTATGTTTCTGAGACATTTGACGCAGCAACCCTAGCGAAGTTCAAGCAGGATTATGGGTCCAATGTCACTGATTGGTTGACCCGTGGCAAGAGGGCTAGCACCGGATTTAAGTCTGCCCTTTACAAAAAGGCCAGTGCCGAGATCACCATTGAATCAGATGTAAATGATGATTTGAATCATATTGCCTCGATTCTAAAGGACAAGGACTTGAACCCCATGAAGGTTCAAGCCGCCCTCCAGGTCATAAAGCAAGCCAAGTCAAAAATTGGTTACTTAGACAAAATCTAATTTCCGTTACTATGTGAAAGAGGTTAAATATGTACTTAAACCCACTCAAGCTAGCAGAACTTCTTTCGGAGTCCGTTAGCATTAGCTCCACCGAGAAAGGCAACACCGAAGTCGCCACCTCCACCTTCGCTCAGAAGTCCCCAGGCGAGAACATTCAGCCAAACCCCCTCAGCCCTATTTTAGGCGATGAGGTATTTTTCACCTACATGATGCCTGGAGCAGTATTCGAAGCTCACGATGGATCACAATGGGTCATTACCTCCTACGATTGGGACGCCAGAGTCGAGATCCAAAACAGATGGTATCCAAGACAGGTTGCCAATGTTGGTACTTCAGACATCCGTAGATCTATTGCTATGTGGGTTGACCCTGTGAATATTAAGGTTCCCCCTCCCTTGGCTGTAGAATACCAGTAAGGACCATTCATGCTAGATCTAACAGGTGAGAATCTCTCAACATACCTGCTTAGAGAGATAAAAGACATTGTTAATCGTAACCCTAGATTTAGAAATATGGGCGGAGATGCAACAGTTCATACTAACTCTATGGTAGGCTGGGGTGATCTGAGAGTCACGATCAGTGGTATTTCAAGTCAGGGGACTCGTATGAGTCCTGACTATTTCATGTGCAATCAATATGGAAGGGCCGTTCTTTGTAAGCTGGAGAACTACGATGGGCTATTCATGGAGTGGGTTCAGGAACTCAAAGACACTTCCACTTCTCCTCAGCCTGGGGTTTACTACTTCAATGTGGATTCGGTTGACGAGGCCACAAGGGAAGTAGTGTTAACTGTCCAAAAGTATCGCTGGGAAAGCGGTAAATCCAAACTGGCTCTTGGTTCTAACATCTTTTTCAGAAAAGGAATTGATGTAGGCAAGGTCAGAGTTTTCGGCTCTAGTGTTCAAATCGAACAAAACGGTGACATGATTTCCGTGCTGACCTTTGACCCAGCACCTCTAGCCCTTAGGCTTGTCGGGGCCTCAAGTAATTTAGTGCCTATGGTGGACTACTGGTATTTAAGAAAATCTGTGTATGTTCTCCCTGCCACGGTTCTTGGGACTCAAGATATCCATCTTCCATTGGCCGATTACTGTGATGTTACCATTGTAGACCAGGATGACTACGAGTTAAAGGCTGGAAGGGACTTCGATTGGATTGGAACTGACAAAATCAGAACTACTGAGTGGACCCCAGCCGGAGCCATCCTAACTGTAACTTACACTATCAAGGCAGATCCAACTGCCATTCCAGCCGCTCACCCTGAAAACCTCCTGGAAATTTCTTCGGTCACTACAGGAGAGGTCATTACTAGCGGCCAGACCACCCTTTACGCCTCCAATGGCAATCGCTACGGTGATGACCAGTTTATCCAAGTGAACGGTGAATTGTGGCTAAAGAATCTACTTAAGATGGGGGAGTCTTACACCTGGGACTCTAGAGTCGATTGCGGCCAAACTCAAGTTACTGCCAAAAAATTGGCGGCTAACACAAATCTAATTGACGGACTGTCCATTGGCATTGGAGATCAAGTCTTCGTTAACGACCAATGTGCCATCTTAATCTCCCCAGAGATCTCAGAGACCTATGAAGTTTATGGAGCCAAAGAGAATGTATCCTTTAATATAGAGGTAAAATCCAATGATAGGATGACCTCTTCTGAGATAGCCGAAGCATTAAGAGGTCATCTACTTGTAAGGAGTAGGGATAACTTTGAAGCTAATGGACTGTCCATCTTTGAGGTGTCCAAGAGTTCTGATACAGGCTCCAGGGATTCCTCTGGGACCGCGCCCTCTACAACCTACAACCTGGAAGTCAGTGCCGCCGCAGATTGGGAGCTTTATGTCCCTCTGGTCACCAGAATTACCCAGTTTGCTGTCGATACCAGTGAAGAAACTCCCGCTATTGACTTCCCAGGTAAACTTTCTGCGACTCCTCGCATTGCTGCCTTCGGGTCTTCTAAGTTTTTACCGTATTACTCATAAGAAGCACCGTTTAAAGGAGCAATAATGGCATTAAGAGAATATAAATGTGCGTGTGGAGTCCTAACTGAGAAAATTATTTTTGGAACAAATGATATCCCTCAGGTTATCCCTTGTCCTAAATGCGGAGCCGAAGCCGCATACCTAGCAATCCCCACCAGTATTTCTCTTGGAAGATCCACATTTTCTGAAGCTCCAATTGATGTAATGATTGGAAAAGATTCAGATAGGCGCTGGGAAGACATCAATAAGAGGCAAGAAGTCCGAGACAAGGTAAGAAAAGAAACTGGATCACAAGGTCTTTCCATGACCGGAAGAGGGGAGTTCACTCCTGTAACCGAGGATACCAAAGCCAAGAGAGCCGAAAGTGTGGAAGTTTTGTCTCAGTCGGGGCATAAGCAAACCTTCGATTCTCCAGCCGATCAGAAAATCCTAGGAGCATAAGTGGAAGAGAATTAAACTTTCTAATCCTTATTTTGAACGAAATCTATCTAAGGGCTTTTGGAAAATAGTCGCAAATTAGACCTCAAGGGAGAAAAAACATGGCACTTTTCGATCAGTACACAGAACCAGGAGTCTACACCCGTGAATCGGCGGACGCTCCTGGTGTCATCCTATTCGGTGACCTTCGTATTCCTATCTTCATCGGAGAGGGAGTCGAGGAATTCACCAATAAGAATGTGACCCTCCACAGAGGTTCTAGTTCTGTGGCCGATGATCTAGTGGTCAAGGAAAACATCACTGACCAGCTTTACAACGAGAGCAACATCTACAGTCCCACTCGCTCCTTCCAGCTAACTTACTTTCCTGTTGTTAAGGGTGATGGAACTGGAACCACCACTTCCCAGCCTACCGACATCACCGTCCTAGCTAACGGAGTTCCAGCCGCCGTAACCTCCCTAAACGGCGTTACTGGTGAGCTAATGCTCCACGACATCTACGGTGCTGATACCACCCTAGAAGTCACCTACTACTTCAAGCGCAAGGATACTTACTTCGCTAACGAGAATGTGTCTTCTCAGGTTCCTACCTTCGCTACTTGGACACAGCAGGCCAACCTCGTCCTATCGCTAACTAACCCTGGCGCTCTAGGTAACAATGTCACCCTAGCTCTAACCAAGGTCACTCCCACCTCTGATGCACTAGCTGTGTCTGGTATCGGAACTGACTCCATCTCCATCGAGCTACAGCGCACCGCTAAGGCAATTGCTGTTGGCCTACCCCTAACCTTCAATGCCGCTGGTAAGACCATCACCAGAGCTACTGGAACTTGGCCTGCTGAGGGTGTTAAGATTGGTGACTCCATCACCCTATCCGGTTTCGGAACTTCCGCCAACAACAAGGTTGTGACTGTATCTGGTGTGACTGACACCACCCTAACTGTGGCTGAGGTTCTAACCAACGCTACCACTGAAGTTGGAACTGTCTCCCTAATCGCAGTCAGATCCCTAACTGACCTAAAGAACCTAGTTCTTTCTGGAATCACCACCCTATCTGCTGGTGACCTAACCGTTGTTTCTCTAACTTCCGGTTTCGAAAATCTAGGTGCAACCGCCGCTTCCGCCTCCTTCTCCGGTGGTGCTGGACCCTCCTCTAACACCGTCTTTAAGGTAGCCCACACTCCTATCGTAGATGGTGCCAACGGTGGTGTTGTAACTTCCAACGCCTCTAAGGTTCAGGCTACTGTGAACGGGCTACCTGCTCCTATCGTAGCTGTTGATGGTCCTAACGGCCTAGTCACTCTAGCCTCCTCCGTGGTTGCTGGACAAACTGTGCTTCTAAGCTACTACTCCAACAACTATCAGGACACCTACGAGCTTCTACCCTCTTCCAATGTCACCAGCATCTCTAATGTCGGTTACGGTCCTGACCGTGCTGATTTCGTAAACGGTGTTGATTATGTTCTAGAGAACCTAGCTAACGGTTCCAGCCGCATCCAGTGGGGAGCTTCTGCCTCCGTTGCTACCGGAACTTGGACTGCTGGCTTCACTCCTTTCGATGCCTCTGTAGTCACTACCACTCTAATTGACGAGAAGGTATACATGCAGCCTGTTCAGGGTGAGGTCAATGGCAAGAACGCCATCTTCACTCTAGCTGACAGCCCTGTTGATGGTTCTGGCCTCTCCAGAACTACTAACGATCCTGCTCTAGTTCAGATCTACATCGGCGCAAACCCTGTAGCCGCTCTAGCCGCTGGTGCTGTTCGCGTCATTCAGGTCGTCGGGGCTAACCGCACTGTCAAGCTCTACAATCCTCCTGCATCTGGAACCGTCTACGCTTCCTACTACAGAAGCGCACTAAACGACCACAGCTACACCTTAACTGTCGGAACCCCCGGAATCACCGGACAGGGAACCTACAAGATCTCCAATGAGCTAGGTGCTGTTATCGCTCCAATCGTTGCTGGTGCTTCTGCTGTAAGCGAAGCCGCAAACTTCGCTTCTACCGGAATCGTATGGCCTATCAACAACGCCCTATCCGTTCCCGACCTCTCCACCACTCCTGGTGTAAGCCCTGATGAAACCATCACTCTCACCTTCCAGGATGACAGCCTTCAGTTCACCGTAACTCCTGCTGTCCAGGCCACTGCCAAGGACACCTCTGGAGCCGGAACCAATGCCGCCATTCAGTTCCGCACCACTACCGCTTCTTCCGCTCCTAACGGTGTTGTGACTGTAGTGCTACAGGCTGGTGCTGGCGTTGCTGACGCAGTTGCCATCACTGGTGGTGGAACCAACGCCATCGTGGTCAACATCCTAAAGAATGGTGGAACTGTCTCCAGAACCCTACAGGAGATCATCAACCTATTCGCTACTTACCCCACCAGCACCCCCCTTGGTGGATTGATCATCTGCGAAGCCGCTCCTGGATCTGGCCTAAGCCTAACCGCTAACGCTGTTCCTACCTCTGGTGGCCCCATTGCCTTCACTGGCGGTGTGACTCTTGTTCAGACCCCCTACGCTATCCGCTACAAGGTGACTTCTTCCAGAACCACCACCAACCAGACCGCTGATGGAATGGGCCTAACTGGTGGAGTACACACTCCTTCCTACCTCAACTACTCCGGTGGTGGAACTCCTGTAGGAGCCGATGGTTACCTAGATCAGACTTACATTGATGCCGCAACTGGTGTCAAGTTCACCATCGTCAACCCAACTGACGCTCTAAGCTTCGGTTACACTTCCCTGCCCTCCCCTTCCTACCACTACCGTCCAGGTGACACCCTAACCTTCACCGTGAACAAGGCTACTGCTCGTTATACCTCTTCTGTCCCCACCGTCAGCATCCCTGGCCTAAAGGTCAAGGTAGCCTCTACCTACGGAATGAAGGCCGCTGACACCGCAGTCATCACCACCTACAACAAGGCTGGTAATGAGCCCTCAATCGGTGACTTCTACTATGCAAGCTATACCGTGGCTAAGAGCGAGAGTGACATGGGTCTAAAGATCTACACTAACCCTGTAGACGCTTACGCTCAGTACGGTGATCCTAACCCAACCAACAAGCTATCCCTAGCTACCCGCCTCTTCACTCAGAATGGTGGACAGATCTTCGGATGCATCCAGGTTGCTAAGGAAGTTGGCCTAGAGACTGCCTCTGACCAGGCTTTCATGACCGCAATCGCTTCTCTAGCAACTCCTCTACCCGGCACTGATCGTAAGGCCGATATGATTCAGCCTCTAACCACTTCTCCAGTGGTTGTACAGTATCTAAATCGTCACCTTCTAACCCAGTCCTCTCAGCGTAACTCTGGAGAAGCCACCGCAGTTTACGGCTTCGACTACTACGCAACCCCCGACACCATGAGAAACTCTGCCCGTTCCATTAAGTCTGATCGTATGATCGCCGTTGGAACCCCCGGAGCCATCCTAGAAATTGATGTCGCTGGTAAGACCGCTGAGTTCGCTGTCGGTGGTGAGTTCCTCGCCGCTGGTATGGTCGGAATGATGATCAACCCCGCAATTGATGTTGCTACCACTCTAACCAGACAGAACCTAGTTGGTTTCAGCCGACTCATCAAGAGATACGATGGTCCTACTATGGATCAGATGGCCTCTGACGGTGTTACCTGCATCCAGGAGAACAACGGCGCCTTCCAGGTTCGTCACTGGATCACCACTGATAACTCCAGCCCCCTCAAGAGAGAGCCTACTTCTCGCTTGATCGTTGACTACACTCGCAAGATCGTTCGTAGAAACCTAGATCAGTTCATTGGTCGTAAGCTAATGCAATCCACCATGAACTCTGTCTCCATCGTAGCCTCCTCTACTCTAAAGGCCCTAGTGGAACAGGAGATCATCGAAGGCTTCAAGAATCTCGTAATCGAGAGAGATCAGGCCGATCCTACTGTTCTTCATGTGAGGTTCTCCATGAAGCCCATCTTTGCTCTGCTCTACATTGATGTGGCTCTAACGGTCTCCACCAAGCTATAAGGAATCAAAATCAGGGGGAGCTTAAAACCTCCCCCTGATTTCCTACCGAGGAACTATGAAGATCCATCCCGTTATTCAGCACTTGAATTCAGTTGTAACTGTCACCCTACAGGCTAGTTTCGTGGGTGATGCAAACGACTCCACTGATAAACAAAGAATTACATCTTATGGTGATCCAAAGGTTAATATGGCAGGAGATTTCATTGATCCTGTTGGTGGGGTTTTCACTTTCTCATTTCCCGTGTCTGAGTATTACAAGGGAGTGACCACTGAGTTATCCAATTACTCCGTTAGATTTATGACTCAGCTTCCTGCTGGCGTACCCGGTCAGGTGGCACCGACTCAGGGACCACTCGACTGCATTACCTCAGATCCAATCCTAGCCGCAACCACATGGTCTACCGTCATGGGAACCAGGATTGGTGCCACCCTTACCACTCTAAGAGCTAAAACTCCAGCCACATTAACCACACTTCCTGATGCTACTGTATAAGGAGCTAGAAAAATGCAATCGAATATGATGAGAAAAAGGGCCTTACAAGAAGCCAAGAAGTGTCCTGACTGTGAGAGTCAGGGTCATGCTTGTGCAAAACACAACACTGTTGTAAGAGCGTTGGACCTACCTCAGTCTAAGAGTGCCATGCCCTCTAAGGAATATGAACAGGATAAGACCTACCAAGACAAGGGTTCCGAAACTGATTTACAAGTCAACATTCAAGGTGCCGTTAGTCCTGCTAAGGGAGTACTAGACTACATCAAGCAGAAGCGTGTTGCACTAGAACAAGTTCTACAAACCAGAGGTGAGGCAGCAGTAGTCACCATGGCTTCTAAAGATCTTGCTGAGACTGTCCCCGGTGTAGCCAACACCAACACCAGCCTGCTAGGTGGAGTAATCGCCAAATATCTAATCCAACTAACACAGAAGGCCAAAGGCCAGAAGGTGACCCCCGCTTTTAACGACAGCCAATTTCTACAAGAAATCGAACCAATCCTAGAAAGGAAACACGCCTCCATGAACACCGCTGGAAAGAACCTAAAAGACAAGTCTGAGGAAGAATTAGAAGAGATGGAATCTTCTGATAAGGCCAATAAGACCAAGATGAAGAGACAGCCAGAAGGTGACAAGAAGGCTTCCTCGAAGCTAGCCGCCGAAGGTGGAGCAGAGGACGAAGAAGAGACTGAAGAGCAAACTTCTGTTGATTCAGCCGTGGTTGCCCTACTCGATTCCTGTAAGAACGAGTGGACCAATCTAGGTGAGCCTGTCAATCCTTCCACTTGGCCCAAGGAAATTGAAAGAGCCATTCTCAACCTAAACGACTCTATAATCAAAGCCATTGAGTCAACCGAGAGTAAGCTCATCGAGGGTGAGTTCTACTCTAAGAATGTTGACGAAGGTGTAAGCTCTGCTGGTGGTGGGTCTGCCATGATGAACGATCTATCTGTAGCTCCCGCTGAAGAAGGTGTAAATGGCGTCACCAATGATGAAGTTGTAGAGGAAGCTCCTTTAGACAACGAGATCAAGGCCAAGAAGTCTTCCAAGACTGCCGCCGCTGATATCACCTCCACCGAAACCAAAAAGGCCCTCAAGTTCGTCGAAGATCTTCAGGAAAAAGTTGCCGCTCTGTTCTTCGACTATAAAAAGACCGTAGAAGCCACTAATAATTCTGCTCTAGTCAAGTCTGCTGGAGAGGATCTAGTTCGCCTCAAGACCAAGCTCAGCGAAGTAGAGAAGGTAATGAGCAAGCAGTTAACCGTTCTATCCGAGGCCGAGGAGTCCACCGAGAAGCAGAACAAAGAAAACGCCAAGTCTTCAAAACAGTCATCCAAGTTTATGGGCCTATCTCTTGCCTCTGAAGAGTAATTAAAGGAAACTGCATTTTAATTTCTATGAAAGAGGAGTAAATATATGGCAGGCACATCTGACAGCTACCTTTACAGACAAGGCGCTTCCGCCCAAACGAAGTCTGTAATTTCTAGCCGCTTTAAAATTTTCAGTCATGTCGCTGGAGTGGGTAAGTTCGTGAAGATGGGTGTGACCACCTCCTTCAACATTTCCGAGTCCAAGAACATTGACACCATTCGTGGTCTAGGCTATGGCGATCAAATTGCCGAGCTAGTCCCTGGCGTAACCCAGCCTATGTCCTTGACGATCAATCGTCACGCTCTCTACCTAGCCAATATCATGCAGATGTTCGGTTATAAGGCCGGAGCATCTGGACTAGTCCGTTCCCTCAAGCACCACAAGTGGCCCTTCGACATCAAGACCGAGATCGTGTTTTCTGAGCTAGCTTCAGAAGCCAAGGATACCGGACAGGCTCAGACTGCCGATGTTCCCTCTGAGGGTGGCCTAAACAATCTAGGAAACCCCGGCCTATACGCCATTGTAACCGTATACGAAGGTTGCTGGATGTCCAACTACTCCACCGCTTATCAGGTTGAGCAGGCCGCTGTATCTGAAGATGTGACTGTAATGGTCTCCGATGTCTTCGATGCTAACGGTTCCGTCTACGGTGAATTCATTGATTCCGGTCTAAATAAGGGTGATGCCACTGGCCGCTCCTTGAGACTAGCCAACGAACCCAGATAACCAACAAAAACCGATGAAAGGCCCCTCATAAAATAGAGGGGCCTTTTTCATAATAAACTGACTATTGCACTCTTTAAGTGAACGGTAGTATATGTCAAAAACCAAAATAGCCGACATCAACGACATCATAGAAATCCCTGGGAACAAGCTGTTCGACAACGGTCTTTGTGTAGATGCTGGTCTACCTCCGCTTACAGATAGTGCAGAAGGCACGGTAGTTGTAAGCTCCCTACTCAAGAAAAAGGGGGATTTAAATGAAGAACTCACGAAGAACCGCACTTACTACGACAAGACTTACCAGACTGCACCAGGGCGTGATGGCGGTAACCCATTTGCTTCAAAACGAAATGAAGAGGATCAGTTACAGACTCAAGCAGACCCGCAGACGCATGATCATAAACCTCTCCGTTCTTCTGAGGATAAGGCGTGGATGGGATCTATGGGCATAAAGCAATCGGAGTACCATAAAGATCCCGATGAGCTTCCCCCTAGGGAAGACCTTAGAAACTATAGTGCTGAGGGGATCAAGAAAGAAGTTCTAGAAGAAGATCGTGATTTAGAGAAAACCTCCTCCTTATTAATTGGATCATTCAATCATACCGTTGATACAAAAAGAGCCGCTGTAAAAGTTGCATCTGTAAAATCGTTAAGAGCATTCGTAACTCCTACTAATATCAAGATTCACGACCAACATCTAGTTGTCAATCTTCCAAGAACTGCCTCTCGTGACATCGAGTTTGATTCCAAGAAGCTATCCGCTATCGAAAATGAAATCTCCAGGGCTTTAAATGTGAGAGCTAAATACGCTCATTTTATGGTGTCCTCGTCCTATGACGGTGTGGCGTTGGAGTTTCTCTTATGCTAAACCGAGCTAAACTAAGTTCCAGGATCTACTCTGATGATTATAGGGCTAGAATGAAAGTAGCCCCAAAACTTAGAAGGGAAAGAGAAGCCCTCTTGAAAGTGTAACCATGCCAATCAACAAAACCGCAACAGCCGTGTTAACTGACCCAATCTATTCTTTGAATGATTGGAACAAGCTTCATGGGCCAAAAGCCTTCGGCCAGAAGACCGCAGGCTTCAGCAAATTTGCTGGCAATACCTCCAAGTATCTTCTTTCGCATGTCACCATCATGTCTTCTGTCATGACTGAGAACGAGCCTGATGACTACCTCATCAAGCCTGAGTGTTCTTATCTAGTCAACCAGAATGAAGATGGTTGGGAAAACGAAGTTCTCAAGATGTCCTACAGATCCTTCGTAGGAGCTTTTAACTTCCTTGAACACATGCAGAACAGAAAGCAATCCAAAGGTCACATTATCGACTCCGTTCTCAGAAAGATCAGCATCACTGGGGATGTCTGGGTCTATTTCGTAGATCTCTTGGTTGCAACTGACCTAGCTCACGAAAAGCTTGTGAGTCAGATCAGAAATGGCGAAGTAAAATATCTCTCGATGGGATGTGTCACCGATCTAGTTATCTGCTCATATTGTGGACACAGAGTTACTGAGGATGGAAATTACTGCAACCACCTATCATACAATAAGGGGCAGTTCATCCCTGACGACGATGGTGTGTCTAGAAGAGTGGCCGAGCTTTGTGGTCACAAATCCCTACCCAACGGTGGCGTAAAGTTCGTTGAAGCCTCATGGGTAGAGATTCCCGCTTTCCCTGGAGCCGCTGTAAGAGAAATCATTGCAGACTCTTGGGAGGGTCCAAAGACCGCTTACACCAAAGACGCAGAAGAGCTAGGAAGGCGTAAAGCCGCATCTTCATTGATTCTACCCGGAGCCGATGCTACTGATGCCGCCTTTAATAGATTGCTTATGAGGTAAACTATTAAAGCTATGCAATATTTAAACTTTTAATGTCTTTAAAGAAGAAGTCGAATTTCAAATAACCAGGAGTCTTCAACATGACCGCAAAACCTTCACTAAGAGAAAGAATCGCTACCCTAAAGGCCGAGAAAGAAGCCAAGACCGCCGCTTCTGCTTCCAAATTCTCTGCTAAGGAAGCAAAAACTCGTGTAGCCGCTTCTTGGACAATCGCCAAGACCCTACTTCCCTCCGCTCCTAGCGAAGTGCAGTATAAGTTGGCTTCTTCCCTACTAGGGAACTCCACCAATGCTTTGACCGCCATCGTGCGTCAGGCCGCTGTAAATGCTCACTGGACCAAGGTCGCAGAGAAGTTCGAAGAGATGCACAAGGTCGAACTAAATGAGCTAATCGAAGACCCCTCTCTTCTCAGCAAGATGCAGAATGAAGTTGAGAAAGAGCTAAAGGGCGAAGCCAAGAATGCTTCTGCTAAGTGTGAGTGTGGTAAACCCGGTTGCCCCGAGTGCAACCCTAAGACTGCAAAGGCTAAAAAGGCCGAAGGTGAGAACAAGCCCATTGAGAACAAGCCCATTGAGGATAATGAAATCAAGGAACCCGAAACGGAAGTCCCCGCTCCTTCAGTTGAAGACTCCTCTATGGAAGACTCCTCTATGGAAGACTCCTCTAATGAAGCTGACGCCGATGCCTCTGATGCTCCCGTTTCTCCTGCCGAGAACAAAAAGGACATTCTAGTAGAGCAGATTCAGACCATTAAGGATGATGTTGCCGCTCTAGAGGAAGAAGTAACTGAAGGCGAGGAACTTGACTTCTCTGCCATCTTCGATGAAGAGGGAATGGAAGACAAGGCTGACAATCTAGCCAATGAGAATGAGGATTTTGATGGCGACATCGAAGCTTCTGGTGAAGGATTCTTCACTCCCTCTGATGCTGGTGATCTAGAAGGCGCAATGGACGCTGATGGCATGGACTTCGCTGACGCTTCTGACTTCTTCTCCCACTCCGCCTCCGTAGACTCTATGGATGGCTTATTCGCTGGTGAAGCCAAGACCGCCGCTAAGGATGATGTCATTGCTCCTGGTGAGATGGGTGACAAGATCGTAAGCAAGGGAAATGTGGATGATGCTGAGTCGGACCACGAGGACAACATCCTATTCGAAATCCTAGGCGATATCAAGTCTGTTGCTTATGAAGATGGCGAGTATAAGAGAACCACTGAGCCTAAGTTTGAGAAGGCTGCTTCTGCCAAGCCTGCTCCTGCTGTGAAGCGCCCAATTCGTTCCCTAGGTAATGTGAAGACTGCCGCTCCTTCACAAAGCGTTGAGAAGACTGCACTGGCTTCTCTAGTCTTCCCCGATGACGAACTCTTCGGATAAACAACACAAATCAAGTTAAGTTGAGGCCCTGGGAAACTGGGGTCTCAACTTTTATAGACACAAATTTAAAGTAAAAGTACAAGTAAAGAAGAAATAAAATTAGCAATCCTATATTACATGAGACTTATCTCCTTGTGATCTTGCACTGTGCTGATCCGGTAAGCCTCGACCAAAATTTCTATAGGAGATACTTATTATGTATCTTGAGTTGGAATACTACGGCCAGAACGATGGCATGACCATCCCTGATGTAGTCCTAACTGGCGATCCTGGTGTTGATAACGCAACCCTAACCGCTGGCGGCTATAACAGTGGTGCGCTCGTGTCCGTTAAGGCTGGCGTCACCAACAATGCCAATGGCATTGTTATCAATCCCTTCATTGGAACTTCTTCCACTGAAGTCCCCTACGGCTTCCTGCTTCTAGGTGCTGGACAGTTCTCTTCCTCCATTACCCCCTCCGGTTCTGGGAAGACCCCTGTTGTTCGCGCTCTACCTAAGTTCAAGCTACCTTCTTCTCAGGTAGACGGTGCTGGTACTGCTGGACTAGGCAAGTACATCTACGGTTCTCAGGTTACTGCTGGGAAGGTTTCGTTTGCCCCCGGAACTAACAACGGGCTAACCCCCGTGGGTATCTGCACCCACCTCATTACCGCTGCTGAGCCTTGGCTTGGCGTGTCTTCGTTGCTATAAGAGGAGATAACTACTATGGCTACTCTATCCCGCACCCAAGCACAGACCGCTCAGCTAGGTCAGATCCTAAAGACCGCCGCTGGCCGTCAGAAACTTGCCGCCGCTCTCGGACCTTCGCTCCGTAGACGCCGCGACTATATGTCCATCGCTCGTAAGGCCCTCATGGTTGAAACACTACCTGATGGCGCACTACCAATCTACGACAAGGAATTCGATGAAACTGGTCGTTCCTTCGTTGAAGCATTCGTAGTAGGTGAGCAGGGTGGCGACATCGTGAAGTTGGCTAACCCCCTTCGCGTAACCGTCCCCACCTTCGAAATCGCCTCCAACCCAATGATTCCTATCACTCAGATCAAGGAGCGTAGATTCGACATCGTTTCTCGCGCCCTAAATCTAGCAAAGGCTGAAATTGGCGCTGCTGAAGATGGTTTCGTGTTCAACCTCTTCGATACGATTGCTACTGCTGCCAACGGCAAGGCTACCAGCGATCCTATCTACAATGTGAACTACCCCCTATCTGGTAGCATCACTCCTGATGCTATGGCCGATCTATTCGGACAGGTCCAGAGACATGACAACTCCGTTGCCTATGTATTCGTCAATCCCCGCGATTACACTGACTTCCTCAAGTGGCATGACTCCACCCTAGACCGTGAGACCCAGAGACACCTACTCAAGACTGGTATCATGGGCTACCTCTGGGGCGCAACCGTCCTACAGAGCAGAAAAGTGGGCTACGGCTCAGTTTATGTCCTAGCTGACGCTGAGTTCCTAGGCGTAATTCCTGAGAGAGTTCCTCTCACAGTGCTTTCTGCTGATCGCCCTGACCTCCGTCAGATCGGTTTCAGCGTCTTCGAAATCGCTGGATTCCTCGTCTTCAACCCCTCTGGCGTTCAGAAGATGATCGTAACTCGTCCCTAATCAATACCTAGGGATCTAAGATAAGGCCCCGCTTCGGTGGGGCCTTTTCCATTGCAGTTAATTTTTTTCTCAATATTTGCAGTAATAAACCATGAAGGAGCTTATATGCAGAAGCAGTATGTCAGTAACCACACAGTCAATTTCTCGGACTTTAAATTCTTTGTCCGTCCAGGGGATGTTTGTGTGCATAACGAGGCCACAAATGACTTCGTGATCTACCGTAATGGCGACCTAGTTGCTACCCTCAAGACCTCAGTCATGGCTCTCAAGAGCATGATGACCCCAGAGACCAACTATTTCTCTGAGATCAAAGAAGATGCTGTCCCCAATGTTGTTGTCGTAGATGACGCTCCTGGCGACGATAAGATCACCCTTATTAACGAGCTAGCCTCCAAAGGTCTAGATGACCTGGAAGCTGGTAATGTCACTTCTCAGGAGGACGCCAAGCTCAAGCTTTCCAAGTTTTCTGTGGAAGAAGAGGGGACCGATGAAGATCTTGCCGATGACGAAGAGGGCACAGAGACTACTGGAGTGGCAGTTGCCACCGAAGAAAAGGGTGTGACCGTAACTCAGGTAGATCTTAATGAGGAAGCTATCGTCCAAACCATTCCCAGTGATCTAGCTCCCCCAGTCAAGGAAGTCATCGTAACTAAAGACCCTGATAAGATCAAAGCTATCGCTGAGGCTCAGAAGGCTAAGGCCGCTAAGAAACCCAAATCTAAGTAAATTGACTTTCCCTTACATTTGTAGGTGGTAAGTTATGGCCGAAACTGAGCAGAAACCAAGAATGTGGATGAGTATACCCCTCCAACACTTGGCTTCTAAAAAATACAAAGTAGCCTTCTCCATCAAGGAGTTAGCACAAGCTTCAAACGATTTTTCTAAGAAGTATGTGGGTGGATGCACACCATCACTAATCAAGTCCGAGCCTAAGAAGCTCTTCATGCACTATAGGGTTACCTGCACCAAGGCCGATTCAGACCCCAAGGGTCATGAAGTCAGGGTGCAGTTTGACCTTTCTAAGATCGACACCTCCTCTACCATCAACAATCTAGATGTGAGAGTGTCGTGTAGTTGCCCAGCTTTCCTATACTGGGGCGCTCAGTGGAATTTGAATTCCCTCGATTCTTTAGAGGGTGTGCCTCGTCCTGAGCTAAAGGCTCCAACCGAACAGCTTGAAAAGCGTGACACATACTTCATTTGCAAACATATCAAGGTGGTTAGTGACAGAATCACTCCAGCTATCGGTAATGTTCTTAATAGAATCAAGGACAGGCTCAGACTTGAGAAGATCCGTGATGATAGAGAGCAGGAACTAGCTGATAAGAAGTTAAGACAACAAGAGCAGGAAACCAAACAGCAAGAACCAGAGAAGCCTCAGCCACAAGAGCAAGCATCTCCAGCTACTCCCCCTAAGCCCAAGAAGCCGCCTGTGAAGCCTGATAGGGGGCATCTTGACATGGGACAGAGCAAACCGTCCAGGACAAGACCTGGGGTCATTAACTAAGCGAGAAAGCCATGCACGAATTACTTGTCAAGAAAGCCGCCCCTTTAAGCGATGATGCCAAAGACCGCCTTGGTCAGCATGGTGATGTCGTAGTTGAGGAGAGGGCTATCGGTGATTACGAATTCTTCCTGGTTCAGAACCGTTATATGCGTTATGTCCAGTTAGGTATGCAAAGAGTGGGTCAGGACATGACCAATATTGAGGAGCAGACAACCAAAATCCCTCAAGAAAAAGGAAAATTTTCTATGAGTGAACTGAAAAGTTTGCTCAATGAGTGGGTATTTGAATATGAGAAGATCCTGATTGGGACTTACGAACCTAGAAAACGAGCATTCTACGCTAAGATTATCAGGGCGCTAGGATTCAAATTAGGCGAGATGATGGTGGCCGGACATTCAGTCCTGGTCCTCAACGAACCCGCCGATAGCGAGTAAGTCCTTCCATAAAACAGACTTTCAGAATCTTAAGATGTAGGATTAACAAGGAGTCTATATGGCTAAAATTGCCGCTACAGATAACACCGCTATGAACAAGCTCTTCGCCCTTGAAGCCACCAAAGCTGGCAGTAAGGTCGCCGCTGGAGATGTTCAGGCATTCGAAGATCACAAGGACTATGTATCCACCCTAGAGTCCATCCTCAGCGATGACAAGAAGACCTCTTGGTCCCCCAACGATCTTCTACTAGACTAAAGATACGAGGTTCAAATGACTCGTAATCTTCTAGATGCCCTGATTACGGCAACATCCGAGGTCTCCGTGAAAACTGGTTATTTACAGCCAGGGGATATGGCCGTTGCCGCTAACGGTAAGGCTTTCGTGGTTACCGCTTCTCGTTCTATGGGTAAAAAGAACACCTACAAAGTCGCCTTTGAAGACGGCACTGAGGTTCCCCTAGAAGGCGATGGAGTGATGACTTTTGAAGACATGGGCGCAGAGAATTCTCCCATGGAAAAACTTTCAACGCTGCATAAACTGGCGTTGAATCCTGACTTTGATCTTTATGTAAAAACCTCCATCTCGGACCACAACCTCCCAATTGATGAAGATGTCAATTGGGCTAAGTGGCTTGAAGCTACCTACAGAATGATGGTGGCTCCAACTAACGATGAAGTGAGAGATGAAGCCATTCACCATATGCTTATCGAAAATCTATTCAGGTACGATGCCCTGGCTAGGTTCGATGCTTCAAGACTCCCTGCCTCTATTCAAGCCCTGCCAGTTGAGAAGCAAGTGTCTTCTTACCTGAAGGGTTATTTCCTTAAGCAGAGATCTGACTGCGTTGAGTGGGTCAAAAAGACTTACGCAACGGGTAAAGAAATGCTCGTCATGGACGATGCTGACGGTAGCGAAGCCTTCATTAACAGCCCTGAATACTCCGAGGCCGATTCTGGTTTTGAGGGCTCCATCTCTAAGATGGACACAGAGAAATTCAGAAAGTCCTTCCTGCACTTCCTAGAGAATGGTGCTGGGCTAACCCACAAGAAAACAAAAGAGAAGGTTGCACTTCTTCTCAACTTGATCCTAGACACTCCTGCTACCAAGCCTGGAGAGATTATTCAACGACTCGCTGATCAAGCTGAGGTGTCGCACTCCACAGCTACCAAGCTATTCTTCACTACGCTTCCTCCTCTAATTGAAAAGTTTATGAAGACTCCTGAGGGTGCTTCATTGAACAGTGAGAAACAACCCTCTGTAGCTAAGCATTCTAATTTGGAGGACTCCTCGATGCGTAAATCCCGTTTTGCAAAAAGTAAGCAAGCTGAAGCTGATAAATGCCCTCAGTGCGGCCAGAATCTAGTAAATGGAATCTGCCCTACCTGTAAGGACAAGGCTGACAAGGCCGCTAAGGAACAGTCCAAGGCTCTAAATACCCAGCAACAGCCTGAAAAGACTGGTCCCCAGGTCAAGTCTTACGGCTCCGTAACCGCTGGTAACAAGGCAGCTAGAACTGAAGGAACCCCTTCTGCATGGTCCGTAGATAACAATAGAGTTCTACCCTCCAAGGACGGTGAACCCGAAGGTCCAAAGATCAAGATCAAGGCTTCTACTGATAAGTATGCCACCTTCCGTCACCTAGCTGAAGAGGAGGCTCCCGCAATTTCTGAGGCTCTAGTAGAACTTTCTCAGGCTTTCGCTACTCTAGCTGAAGCTTCTGAAGCTCTAGTAGAGAATCTAGACCTAGCCCCTATTCCCGAAGAGGGCTCTATTAAGGATAAGGTCGCTTCTCGCAAGAAGTTCGCATCCACCCTTAAGAAGCTAGCCGAAGAAGCACCTGATAAGGTTGAAGAGGCCGTCAAGGAACTTTACAGTTCTCTAGATGAGATCGCTTCGGCTATGGAAAATCTAGCTTCTAACCTAGGTATTGATCTAGTCAGTGAAGAATCTGAGTTGGATGAAGAAGTCCATGATGAGCTAGCTGATACCCATGACACTGAAGAAGTTGTTGAAGAAGTTGACAACTCTGAAGTGCCTGAGGATGTTCAGATTGATGGTGCCGATGCTCCTGCTATCCTGGATGAGTTTGTCGGTGAGAACAAAAAGAGCAAAGAAGCAATTAAGAAGCTTCACACTGAAAAAGGGAAAGAAATTGAGTACGGTCCTGGTGGAAAGGTAAAATGCCCTTACTGCAATACCTGGAAGAAGGCTCAGGAACCTTGCCCTAACTGTGGTAATAAAGAAGCCTCTCTACGCGAGAGAATCATGGCCCGTAGAGCCGCCAGAACTAAGACCGCCGCTCAAGTAGTCTGCAATACCGAGTCTGGTGGCGTGTGGACCAAGTATGAAGCTGGGGATGATGAAGCCATTATGAAGGCTTGTGAGGGTACCAAGTGGTCCCTTTGTGACCCAAGAATGGCCGCTGAGTATCTAGCTAAAGGTCCTCTATTCATCTTGTCTGAAGGCCCCGAATCCTTCGCTGTGTATGATCCCACCAGAGACATCATTTACGATGTGGATGATGCCGAGACTGACTTCTTTGATGAGGAACTAGCAGAACTAAAAACCTGCCTAGGCCAGTAATATACGAAAAAATGCATTTAACTTCGGGGATTGAATAAGTCCCTGAAGTTTTTTGTTTAAAAATAAGTATCAATAGATGAGCGAGTAGTTAACTTGCAAGAACGAGGTATACTTAATGGCGTCACCTGATGTGGGGATTTACGGGATAGAGAATACGATAACTGACAAATGGTATATCGGATCTTCGGTTGAACTTAGTAAGAGGTTCAGTAGGCATCTATGGGAGTTGAGGTCTGGTAGACACCACTCCGACAAGCTTCAAAGATCATTCGATAAGCATGGTGTTAAGGCATTTGATTTCAAGTTACTAATGGTCTGCTCCAAAGAGGATCTTGAGTTCTATGAGTCGAGAGCAATCAAGGCTTATAGGGGGTTTACCGATGGCTATAATGTCGCGGCTGAGGCTAAGGGGGGATTTATGCGAGGTCGTAATTGGCCCGAAGCTACCAAGGCCGCTAGGATTGAAGAGATGAAGACGCGCAGAATGACAGAGGAACAAAAGACAAAAATCTCTGAGCTTAAAAAGGCTGAGTGGTCTAACCCAGAAATTCACGAAGCTAGATCAGCGAGTATGCGTAAGCCCAAGAGTAAAGAGGGTGCCGCTAACATTGCCGCCGCCTCATTGAAACGCTTGCGTGACCCAGATCCGGCTCAAGTTGAAGCTAGGCGTCAGAACTTACTTAAGGGCTGGGAAACCAGGAGAAATAATAAAAGACAAGGGAGTCTTTAATGGCTGAGAACTCGCCGTACTTCGAGTCAATTGTAGCTGATAGAGCATTACTATTAGATCCAGAAGACTACCAGGGTGACCACACCCTTTCCCTAGAAACCCAAGCCGACATCGTAGCGCAAGACATAGCGTCTTACATCTTCGAAAATTTTAGAGACTTTTTAAAGATCCTTAAATTTCTCTCACCAGAAGATCAGGAACTTTTACTCGGCTATTACATCCTATCCAAAACCCAGTGGAGTTTAGCCAGAATTCACAATTCCACTCAAACCATCTGTAGCTTTAAACTTCGACTCGCCGTAAAAAAGCTCGGGACTTACATGCTCCTTGGAGTGCCAACGGCAGAGAAGATTAACGAGATCCTAGAGAAGTTTGGTAGAACGAATTTCAATGAAGAGGTCCGACTCGCTGACCTAATCGACTACTACGCCAAGACTCGTTCGTTTAAAACCGTTGCCTCCCATTTCAAGGTCAAGAGACCTGATGTGAGAAGGGCTATGAGTAGTCTTGCTAAGGAACTGATGGATCAGAGAGACATTCACATGATGGCCTTGGGTGCTTTCGTATTCGGATTAATCGACAAAGCATCGGCTCAAGGCAAGGGTTTATCGGCCAGAGAGAAGGCAAAAATTTGTCCCATCTATCGCAGAGACCCACCCATTCTAGGGGAATTCCAAGTCAATGTTCAGGATTCCGACTTTGAGCATCTCTTAGTAACCAAGGCTAATTATTAGAACTGCTCTCATTTTAAAACTTTCAGCCTCTAGTATAGAGCGGAGTCATGCAATGCGTTCCAAAAATAATCAAATCCATTACCTAGGAAGAGTTAAGTCTACCATTCCTCCTGCGGAAAAAGGTGCTAAACAAGCCGCTTCTATGGGCCTTGTAAGGATCGCTGGGAATGTTTTTGAATGTCCTAGCTCTAAGGATTTATGGAAGGTTGAGGGTTCCAAGGTCATTCGACTATCCTCATCTGAGGTAGATAATGACGAATCCCTCAAGCCTGCGAATAAGGCGAATCCTTCCAAGTTCTTGAAAGACATTCTAGCTGAACTAGAGCTATAAGAGAGACAAAATGACCAAACCAAAATACGCCGTTACCTCCCTGTTAGACCAGTTTCTTGAAGAGACTGAGCCTGACTATAACGCTTTGGGACTAAAAGGCCCCAAGGCTATCGGTGACCAATTCAGGGAACTCTCAGCCGATGAAGCTGATTTCGGTTTCCTAGATGGCATTGCTGGACACTCCAGACACCAGACCGCCCTTGGTCACACCTCCAGTTACACGCCTCGTCAGCTAAATAGAAGCACTGATGAGACCAATGACTCCGTGCTTGGTGAGGCTACCCAGTCCTTCCAAAAGGCCGAGAACACTGATTACGAGAAAAAGGGGCTTAACGAAAGTGAAATTCACAATCGTCTGAAGCTCCTTTTGAATTTAGGGTTCACTCCTGAGAAGATCGCTGGCTTCATTAAGTCTGCTGATCTAAAGGTATTTGACACCTCTCAGTCCCTTGGCACCTTCATTCAGGATTACGCTCCCGGCCTAGGTCTAGCCTACATCGAACCCAATTTTTACATGCAGTCTTGTGATCAGTCTTTCGCCAAGATTCAGAAAGAAGGCAAGCTAAGAGCAATGGCCGTTAAGAAGGTTTCTGCTTGTGAAGGTTGCGCCAAGCTCAAGAATGGTAATTGCAATTTATACCGCAAGCCTGTAGTAGCCAATGCCTCCGAGTTAACTACCGTAGTAAAGGCAGAGCTAGAGAAGAAGAATATCAAGTCAGCCTCCCTCAAGGAAGGTCTAGCCAAGCTAGCATCCAATGAGAAGGTTGCTCAGCCCTCCATCACCGCTATGCAAAATACTGGCACCGTAAGAACTGCTGGTGACAAGACTGCAATGATCAAGAAGGAAGCTTCTGTTGCTGAGATCGGAGCCGCTATTACCGCTGGCATTCCTGTTCAGAAGGTATTCAAGCAAGCCGCCGCTCAGTATGGTAAGATCTCCGCTATGGCCGCTGTAAAGCGTTATATCGCCTCCCTAAAGGGTTCCAAGGCCAAGGTTGTTATCGCCGCTCTAGACTGCTCTTACCTTAAGGGTAAGCTAGCATCCACCAATGCAATCATTGGTGAGTCCAAGTGTGCCTCTTGCTCTTACAGAGGCGGGATGCACTGTGGCTTGACTGGTGGAACTCTTCTATCCTTCCCTGGAATGAACAGAGTCGCAACCAACAAGATTTCCCACAGCACTGAGACCGATGGTCGTTCCGTTCTATTCGAATACGAGATGCTTGATACCAACGAAGATGTTCCTCTAACGATTGACGAAGATAGAACTGATACCGATGTCGAGTTGACAACCACTTCTAAGATTGATGTAGAATAATGAGCGATGATACTCTTGTCGTTATAGACGATTCGGATGAGATTCCGACCCTGCTGACTAGCATCCCCGCTAATCGTATGGTTGAAATCCTGGATCTAATTGAAGATCCACTAAAACCCGTATCCGATATCAACCGCATTATTGCACAAGAGATCGCCGCAGTAACCGGGGAAATGGCATCACTCACCCAGTCTAATGCTTACAAGCTAGCCATCCTCAAAGAGCAAGTCAGAGCTTTGAGAGAGTTAGCCAAAACACTAGTAGAAAACGAAGTTCTATCCAAGAAGGATATCCTAAACTTCGATGGACCTAAGTTCCAATTCGTTTTCCAAGAAATTACTTCCAGCTTCAAGAAAGCGATGAAAGATTCTGGAGTTTCTGAAGCCTCTGCAAATGATGTTCTCCGTAATTTCAGAGACATCATGGCAGCTAAGGAAGTAGAACTACGCAAGGCCACTGAGAAAGTGGAATCAACCTTCATTTTGAAATAAGGGGTAATGATGAGTAATGTTCAAAAGTCTTTCACTACAATGGGTCTACAGGCCGTTCTTGGTGCTGTAACCAATGCAGTCATTGAGGCCGAAAAGAAGGCCAAGAGTTCCAGGGAGATTCAGTCCCTAGACATCCTTCGTCCAGGACTTCGCCAGGATCTATACATTGGCAAGCTAATGGTCGTTCCTTACAATGTCATGGAAGATGTCAGCAAGGTTCCCCTACCTCTACTCAAAGGCGCTACCCTAAGTCTATTTGATGGTGAGGAAGCCTCCTGCCTAGAAGCTCATAGACTAGCTGAGACCGAATTCGATGAGCTAGAGCCTAAGGACTTCGTAACCTACAAGGATAAGGTCTTCCGTGATGAAGATGGTAAACTGGGGTGCCTCTGTGTGTTCCTACCCGCTTGGTCTAATCCTCGTGATTACGCTGGCTTCCGCTTTGTCAAGGACGCCACTAAGCTAGAGCAGTTGATTCGTCACTTAGTATTCTCCGCTTATTTCAAGCCTTCTCTCTCCGCAATGTTCGACATTCTAGAAGAGGACCAGCTAAAGCTTGACGCCGTAAACATCCAGCACGAACACATGGGGCCAATGTCTGAACTAATGGCTAAATCCAACACCTACCCTGTGCTTGAGAGCGGTGCTACAAAGACCGCTGGGGTGGCTAGGAAGCCTCTATTGAGGTTTGCTGCATCCGAGATCAACTCCATTAAAGAGGAGTTCCTAAGCCCCGAAGAGAAGGCTGTAATGGATCAACTATCTGAAGCTGTGGTATCCAAAGCTTCTTCTTTATCTGATGGGCCTACGGGTCACACCTATAATCACAGCAATGGCATAGTCCCTCAAAGAGGCGGCTATAATGACAGACCAGCGTCAGAGCCAGTAACCAACGCCTGCCGTAAATGCAATGAAAGCCTAGACGGAAATAAGAGTGATTACTATTGCGATAAGTGTAACATGCCTCTCAAGAAGTATGCTGAAGGTGAGGAGCCAGTAGAGGCTTCCATGATGCGTATTGGTGACGAGGATGGCGCTGTTGTATCCGGCCCTAACACAGATGAAGATCTAATCATTGCCATCGCCAAGGATGCAGAAGACCTAGTATCCGAGAAATATCTAGCTTTGGGAGACTCTCTGGACCTAGTTGAGAATGTCGATTCCGGCGCTTACGATCTGGCTCTTGAAGAGGCTATTTACGAAATCATGGAAAAGAAGTCCATTCCTTACCATGATGCCGAGGAAGTTGCCGCTAAGGTCAAGGAGTACTTGACTGAAGAATGGGACGGAGAGACCACTGAAGGATGGGACGAAGAGAAGGTAGACGGACTAGACCCCGAGCTAGAAGCGGAACTAAACAGTGTCTACGGTGATCCCGACATTGACATTGATGCTGAAGAATCCAAGACCTCTTCCAAGAAAGTTGCATTCATTGACTTTTTCGGTAAGTGTGAGAAGTGCGGCGCTCTAGTTGGTGTCCCCCCAGGTTCCGCTCCCGAGGGTCATGCGATCCTCTGCCCCAAGTGCCAGGGTGGGGATAACGACCCCAAGAAGACTTCTTCCAAGAAGAAGGCCGGTAATCCTACCGCTGGGTCCGTGGGTAACCACAAAGCTGAGCCTAAGAAGGCTACTCCTACTTCTTGGTCTGTAGATAACACTAGACCTGAACCCTCTACTCTTCCTCAGGAAACCACTGAAGAGCAGATCGAAGCCAAGGAAAAGACTACCCCCAGTATTAATACTTCCGTATCTGCAAGCCTAAAGTTCGCTAAGGCCACTGAATACTTTGATGTGGTAAGAGAAGAACTACAAGAGCCCGAAGAAGCTGCCGTTACTGATGACTCCGGCCTAGATGTCCCAACTGAAGTCCAGACTGCCGCCGATGTTCTCTCTGAGGATTTCGCTGGTCAGAGGGGCCTAGGCTCCAAGCCTGACTATGATTCTGAAAAGTCGGTTGGTGCCATTGAGCCAGAGGACGCAGAGAAAGAGCCTAAGAAGACTCCAGAAGATGTGGAGAGAGAACTAAATTCTCCCGCTGAAGAGAAGCCAGAGCCTAAGAAGACTCCAGAAGATGTGGAGAAGGAACTGGACGAGCCTAAGCCTGAGGAAAAGGCCAAGGAAGAGAAAGAAGAGCCCACCCCTAAGCAGGGCGGATTAAAAAAAAAATTAAATAAAGAGGCTATCACCTACCAGCATCCTGGTGACGGACTTCACGCTCTAGACATGGATCAGGAGGATGTTCTTCTCCGTCCAGAGTCTCTCAGCGCCCCCAAAATTAGCAAAAAGAAGCTAGCCTTTGACTGGGCCACTCCTGGACAAGTTCTAAGAGAATTCCAGCCTGGATTATACAATCAGCTTCAGGATCAAATGCACGACAGGGATGACTACTTCCCCGTAGAAGAGTCCATGAATAAACCAACCTCTCATCCAGGAGAGCCTAGCCGTGATGAGAGCAATGCAGAAGAAAAGCACACGCTAACTTCTCCCGGCCTAGTATCTACTGAATCCGGTGGCGGAACCCCTCTTCGCTCTCAGGAGAGAAACATCCGTGGACCCTTCTTCATGGATCAGTTCTACAAGATTCACGCTGATATTGCTCCTGCGAACTTGACCGTGAAGTCCTCCTCCCTGAAGACGGCATCCAACGAAGAGAAACAGAGCTTAGTCTCTGACTACCTCCTCAAGCTTTCTGCTGAGATCGGGTCTTCCCTACTAGCCGCTTGCATGGTAACTGACAAGCCTTCATTCGTTGGAGTCCCAACTGAAGGAACTATCGACCTAAGCAATGGTTGGACGGAAATGAACTCCATGTTTGCAACTGCAAATCCTATGGTTGCACAGCTTAAGTCACTATTTGAATCCATCTCCGATAGTGAACTTTCTGATGCTATTAATGACGCTTGGTCTCAAGCCGCAGTATGGAAAAGCTCTGGAATCCAGGCATTCTTATACGAAGTCTTCGTCAGAATCGAATCTGTTGATACCGAAACCATGCTAGTCAAATACAAGTTCATAACCAGCCTAAAAGAAAAGTAAGGGGACAACATGGAAAAGAAAGCCACCATTCCAATGCTGGGCAATCTAAAGTTTGCTAGCGATGTAGCTGAGTATCTATACACTCTTGAATTTGATAGATCCATTGGGTTGCCGGAGGATATCGGCTGGCACGGACTCTATGTTGGTGACTTAGCTGATGGTGCTGGGTTTGACCAGTTAACAACTGCTGATCAAGAGGCCCTAAAAACTGCATCAGCCGCCATCCTAATGGAAGACGAACATCACTTTGTAGACGCTGAATTTTTCGATGACGAGCAGGAAGCCAAAAGAACCTGGGAAGACATCGAAGATAGTTATTACGACTTTTATGATAAGAGATCATAAGGAGCTAAGATGTACGAACTTAAACCAGGACATATCCTCTTAGCTGAGAAAACTAGAGGATGGAAACTCTCTAACTTCTTCCCATTTGCAATTCGACTTATCACTGGCAACAAAATCACTCATGTTGCCATAGTAGAGTCTTGTGATTTAAATTCTGTCTCCTACTGGGACGCCAACTCTGGTAAGGGAGTAAAATGTTCTCTAGTTCCCAACATGGAAAATTCAAAAGAAGGCGGTCTACTACTAGCCAACGATATGGTTGTAACTAAGGTCGCGGAGCTTCCACTTATTGATAGCATTCATGTTAGTGCTATTATAAATGAACTTCATTTGCTTGAAGGCTCTAAGTATAATTATGCCAGTATTCTTACATTAATGAAAGACCACATTCTAAGACAATTCTACACTCTACCTACCACAAAACCAGATTCAAGTTTTGGTAGAAAGTTCACTTGCTCTCAGCTTGTGACCCACCTTCTTTTGAAGGCCGGATTCCCTTTCTCCAGGCTATTTACGACCGTGACTTACCCAGCCCTAGTAGAGCCAGATAATTTCACAACCGCTCCATTCGTGGTTATTCCCCTCTCTGAATTAAAGAGGGGTTAGCACGATTGAGTATAGCGAGGGTTCATTGGCGATGATAGCCCATGCCGTTCCAGCTACATTCCCCCAATCAGAGACATAAGAAACTTGATCAGGAAGCAGGGAGTAGGCCCAACCATAATCTGGCATTCTATTGGGTAGGATTCCATTGTTAATCGTAACAATGGTGCTACTGTTTGATCCCAGCTTTCTGGCTAACAGTTCATATTGGAATGTGCCCTCTGACCAAGGATACGGGGATACTCCTGGGTATCCTCTGTCTGGTAGGTAGGGGACAAAGCCAGTTACAAGACCCACCGTCATTCTGAAGGCAAGAGCGTTAATGGATGCGGCTGTAGCTTTGGCAGTCTCTCCAGCGGCCAGTAAGAACATGGCTCCCCAAGTGTTTAAGTCCAGTGCATCAGCCGTATCTGGTGTTCCGTTGAACCCCTGGTAAAAACGCTCGGCATCTGCATTCCAAAGTTCTGCTACAATGGCTGTTTTCAGGCTGTTAGCTTCCGTGGTGTAAGAAGACACTCCTGTTACATGACCACAAGCCTGAAGAGCAAAATAGCAATCAATGTTATGCTCGGTTGAGAACCAAGCAATAGGAGCGTTAGCGTAAACATCATTAGTGTAAACACCCCTGCCACCCTTAATCAATTGGTGGGGACCGACTGTAGCTTTGTCCTGTAGGAGTCTGTCTACACCCGCACGAGCAGCAGTAGTGGCCGCAGTTGCAAACTGTCCTTCAGGCATTAGATGAGCGTAAAGAAGGAGAGCGTAGCAACACCAAGCGTGAGCGCCAGTCCTATAGTAAGGATCAACACTTAACCCAGTAGTTGCATCAAAGCTGAAATACCACTCCTTAGAGGTTGAATCTTGCGCTTTGATGAGCCATTCAGCGAGGAAGTCTGGTGTGTTAGGGTCTTGAACTTTGTAAGCCAATGATGCAATCAAGGCAACTGCCTGATCGTAAGCGTAGCATCGGTTACTCAGAGAGGCATACGCAGAATCGGTTGGAGGAATAATGTAGCTTCTAACCAAACCGCCATGATTTCTAGTGATCTCTGCGCGACTTCCAGGTGTTCCTGAAGCGGCTACGAGCTTTGCCGTGTAATCACCATCTAGGTAAGTCCAGGGTCTATTTCCGGTAGACCAAGTTTGATTGGTCAATGCTGGTACGGTGTCGATGTAGTATTCGATGTCCGTCTTTTTCCAAAGTTCAACTGCGTAATTTGGGTCGATAGATGCGGTGTAATCAGTGGTGGCAACCAAAGTATAAACAAAGTTACCCGTGCCAGTCCATTTGAGGGTTCCAGTGCCAGTGCTTTGAGCCAGAGTGACGGTAGCTCCGCTTAATGTGTAATCGGTCACTGAAGCCGTGCCACCAGTCGGAGTTGGTATAAAGCTAGTTCTAACTGTACCAAGCTCCACTTGAGGGTGACTAAATCTAATGGTTCCAGTTCCAGCCGCTACAGTGCCAATACCACAACGCAAGGTTGTAGCACCACTAGTTGCTCCAATTGTTAGTATTGTAGTAAGTATCCCAGTAGTTAAAGTTCCTGCTGCTGTTCCAGATGGATTAGCTGGGCAAACAGGGTAAGTTATTGTGCCACTGGGGAGGGCACCACCAAGAACTTCCTGGGCAGTCAAACCACCAGAAACCGCCTCGACTAACATGGAAAAACAGTAAGAAGTATTTGCATTCAGTGTGACTGTCTGGCTAAGGTAAGGTCTCTGCGCCGTAGCCGTTTGAGTGTAGGCTGTTCCAGGTCCACCCAAAGTAGAGGCACCAGGAGTGGAAGTTCCAGTCGCAGTTGGTTGAGTCCATCCAGTTGGGGCCGCGCCTCCTCCCGTTAATAAAGAGTTCCAGAAGCTATTGGTTCTTGAAGTGGGGAGGAGCGGAATAGTCCCCTGCCAATCCGTGCGAGTTAGGGTACTGATTGTTGGAGATTGACTTGTTAACCCACCTAATGCCGTAAGGGTAAACGAAGTGCCGGAGCCACTAATAACTTCGTTTGTAAAGGATAGTGGCTGACTGGTTCCTTCTCCGAATTTCAGAAGCTTTGCAACTTTGTATCCAGCAGAGGCGTTAGCTATCGACCAATGCCCACTACCATCTAGCACGGAGTAGTAAGGTAGGGTAGGGTATTCCACATTAGCCACAATATCAAATGCAAGAACTCGGTAAAGTGGATAGTCGGTTACTACAACGCCTGAAACAGAACCAGCAATGGGGCCAGTGTAAGCGTCAGAGTAGCTACCTGAAAAAGATACGGACCCTGTAAATGGAGCCGTGTAGTTAGGTGCGGTCCAATTACCTCTACCGGCAAAACTATTTGGAGTTGTGTGAGTGTAGGAAATGTCGTAACCTGGAGTTGCATTCAGAGCTTTTGTCTGGTTCAAGATCCACTTTCGTTCTTGGTAGAACCCGTTCCAGTTGATCAGGTCAGACAGGTCAGTTGAAGCGTAGTAGTTGCTGAAGTCTGCGTAAGCCTGATCCTGAACGAAGTCCAAGTGAAGAAAGACATTAGCTTCAATGTAAGAACCCTCTTCAGGTACAAACGATACGGTGACTCTACCAGAACAGTATTGAATGGCCTTAGGCTCTAAGCGAGAGTGAGGGTAGATGGTAGTCGTGCCAAACTCATTAGCGTCCACAATGGCTTCATTCACAATGATTCCAGTCAGGCTAGTGTCACCAGTCATATAACCAGCAACCGTTACAGTTAGATTATTACCAACGAAGCCAGAGAAGGTGATAGAGTCTCCGATCTTTACTCCGTCTTCCGGCCAAGATCCCAAGGAACGGATGATGGTTTTGGTGGAAGCATCAAAAGTTAAATTGCCAGTATCCAAGACTCTTGTTGGGGAGAAGTTGTCTAGCAGGGCATTCATGTCACCCTGGATGAACGACATCCATACAGTAAAGGGATTAGTTGACTGATCGAATATCGTCAAGCTAGTGGCTGAGGTTAGAATGACAGACTCTCTTGGGAACTCAATGGTGGCTCCGCGATTATCGCCTCTGCCCTCAGTGGCCCAGGAAGCCATCTGGAGGGGATCTAGAACCCCATTAATATAGTGCTTTCCATCGAAGCTAAAACCAGTTAACCCTAGAGTTGGGTTGAAAAACGCATCGTTGTCTTCTACACGGATTACACAGGAAGCCGTGGCTCCGCTTCCAAACATCTGCTGTAGTCCCGTGGAGTCCAGGGACGAAGAAGAAATCAAGGGTGGAAAAGTGTTAACCATAGAGACCGTTACTCCTACTAAAGTGTTTGAAAGTAGTTCTTCCAGCCAGAAACGAACTTCTGACTTCTTTTTTGAGCGTCTTTATGTTGAGGCTGATGAATGACTAAGAGATATCCCCCTGCTTCAGTTAGCAGAACACTAGATCCCGCAGGTAGGAGCTTTACTACCGTTGTCGGAAAACATGACCGCAGATTAACTGATGCGGATATTAACCTTATCCAAGATATCCAGGATTATAAAAACTACAAAAAAGTAGACAATGACATCTTTTCTGGAATGATGGGCTACCAGCCGTTTATCCTCAATCCAACCAAGGAAAACTCCTTCACGGTGCCCGCCTTCGATGTCATGTTTAACGGTGAAGTGGTTACAATCGGTGGAAACAAGTCCTCGGATTTGAAGTCTAACTTGGTTACTCTCCCCGCTCCTCGGTCCAGGGGACCTATCAATAACGAAGAAGCTGGCCTATTCATCGTCTACTTAGAACTCTGGTATCGTGGCTTAGACCCCACTACTGGCGATGGCTACCAGGTATCCGGCTCCCAGAACTTCATCTACCCTAACGGCTGTATTGAAGCCGATGCATCTCAGCTAATCCCTGACGATGCCATCGACCCATTCCAGGGGCTAAACACTACCTCTAGAAGCCAGATTCAGTGGGCCATTCGTGTGACCCCAGTGTCTCTATTCTACGACTTCTCCAAGTACCGCTTCGGCCTAGACCCAGGCGCTAACTTGGCCTATGAGACTATTTTTGGAAGAGCCTTCCTACCATCTCCGCCAGAGACAAGTTCTCTAACCTATGCATTCAAAAACATGGGAACCATCAATGGTGACTATGGCCTATGGAGAGCCGGAGATGGTGAGGTTGTCCCCGCCATTCCAACACTCGATGGTTATACCTACGCAATGCCTATGGCTGTGGTCTTCCAGAGAAACACTGGTCTATTCGATCAGGCTCTAAACCCATTCGGTTGCGGAGCCAATGTCGCTGACTCTTCTGGCACTCTAGCCACTATTTCAGGCCGTTACGACAGAAAATTTGCTGATGCCATCTATGACTCTGACATTGTAGACACCAGAATGACTGTATCTCTACAGGGTTATGACTGGGGTAAACTACTAAATAATTCCTTCGCAGATCTCGTGGGTGGAGACACCAACCTAAAGATCTCCAGAGGCGAAACCCCAGGTAACCTACCTGTGGCCGTGGCTTCTAGACCTTCCTACACCGTTGCAATCAGCCCAACTACGATGGCTAACACCGATAATCAGGGTGTGTTTGACGGCTACATGAACGGTTTCGGAACTGATGACCGTGTTTACTACACCACCAAGTCTTTCTCTGTCTCCAACAAGGCTGTAGGCATCAACGGGGCTAGATGGGAGAAGGGTGACGCAATCCAGCTAGACCTTTCCGAACTAGCCGCTACCACCGCTCCTGTAGTAGCTTATGTACTGACCCAGGCGCTAGTCTTACAGATTGATGGTTCTAATTCCTTTGAGCCTGTCATGCTTCTAAACGGACAGATCGAAGTAACCGGAATCGGGTCTAGACAAGTAGTTGTTAAGATTCTACAGGATCTAAAGAACACTCCTTATGACCCAGGTCTCCAGGATTTATATGTGACCATCGGAGTTCGCTACGGGGTTCAGGTGGCCGCTACTGGCATCTCTGGATACTCTACAGTAAAGACCCCATTCTCCATCGAGGGCGGCGCTCTATTCGATTACGAATCCCTAAAGACCCTACCAGTATTCGGCATTTCCGACTTCAGAACAACGAAGAATTTCTCTGCTGGAGACCTACAACTTGTCTCCTACAACCCTCAGTATTCCAACAAGGTATTCGGAACTAGAGCAGAAGTTATCGTAGCCGCTGAGGATGGAAGCGAAGATGTCCAACCCACCTATACCCACACTACCTACAGTATCCCAAGATTAGGGCTAGCTGGTGTCTACACAGGACTCTATGTAGTGAAAGCTAGGGACCAAGTTTCTGGTAAGAGCTACACGGTCATCAGCAATGAAATCTTTGATGAAACCATTAGCGTTGTTCTAAACGGATCTATCCCAGCGCACACTAGCGTTGTGTTATCCGTCCTACTAGACAAGACTACGCAGATGGGTTACAACGCACCCGTCAAGGCTATTACTGGAATCAAGGAAACTGTCATTATCGGAAACATTTCGAACTCAAGCTTTGAAACCGATAATAGAGTCAAGATCGTATCCAAGAAGATTGTTGGTGGAAACTATGTTATTCTGCTTGCCTCCAACAACTGTGTTCTCTCTGGTATCTCTGGTGATGATAACAACAAATTCCTCTTCATTGAACAGGTACAAGAGGGGGAGGGTGGGCCACCAGCTACTTCTTATACTTCTTGGCCTATTGCTTCTGCTAGTTTCACTAATGCATTCGTCACTTTGACTGTCCCCATCTCTGCCAACGGTTTAAGCATCAACCTAGACAGTAGCAAGTTCTTCCTAGTCGGTGCTATTGCTCCAGCCCTCGATCCTCAGTCCTCACTAGTCTTCACTTTCGACTACATCCCCTACCAGGGAGAGGGCGAGACTGATAGAGAATACTCCTTCATTCATTCTGATGAGCTAGCTCACATTACTACTAACGGAACAGGTGCCGCTCCTATTGTCGGTCTAAAGGATGTCTACCCTTACAATCGTGAACTTCCTATGGCTACCATTCTTCCTTCTCAGCCAACTTGGGATGATGCTGAATTGAACAACCAAGCCGTATCTGGTTACTTTGATAGTAATTATGATGCAAAGAAGTTTTCCAATGTTGAACATACTTTTGCCACCCCCTTGAAGACAAATGACTTTATTGAACCAGTAGCTAGCTGGAGAAGAAAGAAAATCAAGCTTTCCACCCCATCCGGTCGTGGTTTCGCTAAGGCGTTCCCTCATGTTGGCTTCGCTATTCGTCCTCCTGCACCAAAAGCAGTCCAGGGAAACCCTGTTCTAGCCACTACCGGAGCCATCTACCTCTATGTAAACAACGCTTCTGGTAATGACTCTTACGATGGATTCACACAAACTACACCTAAGAGAACTATTAAGTCTGCTATGGCTGCACTACCTCCAGTGCTTCAGCATCCCTGCTACATCTTCTTAGTCTCTACCGCAGTCCCCTACAAGATGAAGTCCCTGAAGTCTCAGCTAGGCGCAGCTAAGCTAGGTGACGGTGAGATCACTCCTATTAATCGCTACTGCTTGGATAGCATCGCCTTCTCCGTCCAGGACGAAGGACGCCTCTATGTTGGGAGAGAACCTAATGCAACCGACTATGCCATCATTGATGCAACTGATTTCGTAGCATTCGGTGATGGACCAACCTCGGCCTTCGTAGTTGACAACACTAGAGTTGTATTCAACGGAATCAAGTTCGTTGGGTTCAGAGATGCTGCCGTATACGGTGTGTCTTCTTCCATCGAATTGGTTGATTGCTGGTTCAACGGTAACTTGGTTTCCGGTTCGTTCTACAACGGATGCAATGTTACAGCCTCTCGTTGCAAGATCGACCTCCAGCCCTCAGCAACCGGATTCATTGTATCTAACTCAGATCTTCTCGCCTCCAGCACCGCTCTTACCGCTATCTCCCCCAAGGTTAACGCCTTCTATGTGGTCGAGAGATCTGGCAGCTTGACCCTATCCAACCACAAACCAACGGAAGAGACTAATCTAGCCATTGATGTGTGGAATCCTGACACCTCTCAGTTCGTTACTCAGTATGAAACAGTAGTGCTTGGGAAGTTGAGCAGTTCTGTTATCTGTGAGCAAACTTTCGCTTCGAATGGTGCTGCCAAGTTGCAGTCCAACTCCACCCTAACCAAGCCAGTAACCGTGACCTCATTTACCGGAGGCGTGTCCACTGATTCTAGTGCTGTGGTCACAACAGATGTTTCTTAATTTCTAATTTGCATCCCTTTAGAAGAAGCAGGTAACTAATGGCCTTAACGCTAACCCCCATCATTCTCTCTGAACAAAACAGAGTTTTTCCTTTAACCTCAGAATCTACAGGGGTTACGATTCGATTAGCCACTGGCAGTTCCGGTGAAATTGGAACTATCAAGGTGGAGGGGTTCGCTCCTCCTATCGCAAATCTGGATTGGAGCATCTATCAGAACCCTTCTTGGGTCACTCTAGAGGTAGATTCCTCCGACCCATCCTTGGTCCATCTCCGCTACACCAACGCTACTCCAAATCCTCAGGGCCTGCACCAATTCTTCGTAAGTGTTAATGATGGAAACTCTATCATTAGGTACCCTATTGCTATTGATGTCAAGAAGCCTTTCTACCTATCCGTGTTATCTCCTAGGACTGACACCATTGATCTAAGAGCTTATGACGCCGGAACTGCTGTCACCACTATTAAAGCATACGGTCAGTCTGATAGGGAGATTACCTCTGGTGATGTGTGTTTCCTACCTCCTGTCCTTCCTGACGGTTTGGAGTTCCTAACGGGTCTCGGCAATGAGGCAGTAATCCAGGTAGCCCAACCTTCCGCTTCCGATGCCTCTGGTGGTGTAAAGGTTGTAACTCCTTACTCCCAGGTCATTCAGGTTCAGGCTTACCAGCCTGGATCAATGTATGACATTCCTAATGATCCTGTCAGAACTTATACAAAGAACATCACCCTCAATGTCAATACCTCGCTACCCGGAACCTTCGGGTCTGCTGTAACTTGCTCTTACGATGACACCAACAATTACTTCGTGCTAAAGGCTGTTACTTCCTTTGCGCTAGGCGAACCTAAGGCACTAACCTACGCTTGGTCTGCCACTGGGACCGGAACCGGAGTAATGACCGGAGCTACCACTGACACAATGCACTTTGCTCCTAATGTTGCCTCGGGAGCCGTCACTTTCCACCTAGATATTAAGGACGCCAATAACGGCAATGTGCTTCTACAGCACTACGATATTGGACCCATGAATGTTTGCAACGCTGGATCTGACGGAGCAACCTGGGAGGCTAACAACGCCTTGAAGCTCTGGGCCACTGCTCCAGTTGTATCCGGTGCTGCTGGAGAACCTGTGTCTATCACCATCGCTGGTGATCCTGGTGTAGCTAGCGTGGTAGTTTCGTTCTCTGTGTCAGGAAGTGGAATCACCGCTCCAGGCAACATCACCCTTCTAAACGGTGTACCACAGACCCTCATCCTCAATGTCCCAGGTGGAGCCACCAACAAACAGAAGTGGACCCTTACCGCTAATGGAACATCCGGGTCTGCTACTGGGCAAGCTAGGGTTGTTATTGAAAGTGCCGGAACTCCCGCTCTTTTGGTATCCGCCTCTAATTCTTCTATCGTCCAGGACACCGGGAGCCTAATCAACCCATCCATAATGACTGCCGCTTACCCAACCCTAAGCACGGTTATTCCAGGCGTGGACTTCTATCTAGTGAACGCTCCTGCTGGGTTGAAGCTAGGGCAGGACGGGGTTATCACTGGTGGATCGCTTTTCAATACAGTAGATGATTCTGCTTTCTCCTTCAAGGTCATGGCTGTCAAGCCTGGGTACTCACCTAGCTACTTGAACATGACCCTAGATGTCACTACAAGTGCAACACCTATCGAGTTCAGCAAGTTCTTCTCTTCTGTCACCAACACCACGGACAATTCCCCATTCACTCTTTCCTGGCGCTACCCTGAGACTACCGCCTCCCTATGGCTTCAGAAGAATGTAGAAGCTCCCGTAGAGGTTGTTTCCAATGCCTCTGCTACCGTAGTCGGGGACTCACTATTCTCCCTAACCGGAACTAACTTCTACGGAACCGCTTACTCTACACCTTTGGTTGTCATCTCCGACACCGCCGCGAATCTGACCAAGCTCCCTTCTGCAAAGACTTCGGCTGTCATCGACATGAATAACAAGATGACAATCAAGTGGAGTCCTGATCCAATCAATAACCTCTACAATCTCTACAAGGGATGGTCGATCACCTACAAGAAAAATGGTGGGTCTGTTCTAGCTCTACCTAACGCTGACACCATCATCACTGGACTAGAGGACGCCACTGGAACTCTCTCTACCAGAGTGTTCTCCTATCAGATGGGTCCAGACAACATCGCTCTATCCATGAAGGCTTTGTCTGCCAATCGTGTAGCCATCGGAGATTCCGATGCTTGGAGTCACCTCCTAGACTTCCCACCTGTCCTAACCCCCACCACCTTCACCCTGGACAAGACTACTGCCAAACTAGGGGAGCCTGTAACTATCTCTATGGACAGCGGCTACATTGGTGGATCTGCTTGGAGAGTTCGTTACGCAGAGGGTAAGGCTACTGAGTGGCTACCTACCTCTTTGAAGACCAGCACTCATGTCTTTACTACTCCTGGACCTCAGACCATCACTATCGAAATCGAGTCTGATTTCTCCGTAGAAAAGCCTCCTGTCTCTCTACAAAGAACTATGACTCTTTCTCTATTTGTAGAGGATGAGCAGTTCCTAGTCAGCAATGCTAATGCAAGTGTTATAGGTAACATCGGTATAGGTGGAGCAGAAGGATTTGAAGTCACCGATTCCTCCTCTGGAACCTACAGCAGAGAGCCTTACGAAGTCATCACTAGATCCATTGTTAAGGATGAGCAAACTCAGGAAGTCAAACTCCTCATCGCCACTTCCAGAAACAACAACGCCTCCTCTGCTCTAGGAACTATGGCTCTCGATGTCTTCCCAATCCAGGGTAGACCTCATATGAAGAACCTAGTTCTTCCAGCACTAAACCTAAACGGTAACACTGGGCTTGTTTCTTCTGTAAAGATCGTTTCTGAGTCGCTGCCTGACGCCGTAGTCGGAAAGCCTATGCCTGAAACCCAGCTTCAGGTATCTGGTGGAACTGCACCTTACGACTGGTATTCCAGCAATCTACCTCAGGGTCTAGTCCTCAACACTGACGGCACCCTATCTGGAACCCCAATGCTGATGGGTGTTTACACCATTGACTTCTCTGTCAAGGACTCCACTTCTCCTGCATACATCGACAGCAGAACTCTAGTCTTCTCTGTAAAGAGCGACATCGCAATCAGCGAGGTTTCTGCTCCTACCGCTAAGGTCGGAACTTTCTACTCTCACACCATCGCTTCCTTGGGTGGCCTAGCCCCATTCTCTTGGAGACTTGCTAACGGTGAGCTACCAATCGGTCTAAGCATCGAACCTTCTTCTGGTAAGATCCTAGGTCTACCCTGCACCTACAATTCTACTACTGACTTCACAAAGAACTTCCTCTTCACTCCTGAAGTTACTGACTCCATTGGAGCAAAGGCATCCAAGCAACTCTATATGTCTCTAGCCCCTGCCGATCTAACACTAGGTAGCATGGATCAGTCGATCATCTACAAGGATGAGGATGCCAAGTTTGCCATCCCTGTTTACGGTGGACAATCCCCTTACCATCTCGCTTCCTTCACCTCTGATGGAACAATTGGTAGTGATCTGACCCTCAAGACTCCTGAAGTCATTAACGCTGTATCCGAACTAACTCCTAGTCTCCTAGTGATCACCACTGGGGACCAGATCTTCAACCCACAGGGAACTCCTGTAGCTGGTGTCTACCCAACTCCTTACAATGTTTCGTTCTCCGTAGATGTTGCTGGTGGAGTCCCAGGTTACAGACTTTCTATTGACACTTCCAACCCTAGCTTAAACACTCTACCTAACGCTGATATCATCGGTAATGTGGTAACTGGAACTGTCACCGCAGATGGTCACTACACTGTGAACATCAAGGTTGTGGATTCTGATGGATTCGGAGTCTCTTACTCCAAGGTTATCAGAGTAACCACCAACGACAACAGCACTGAAGCCTACTCCACCACTCTTGAGTTTGTAGGTGTAAAGAAGAACGGTTCTAACAACACTGCCACCTGGACCTTCAGAAAACTATCCGCTCTACCCAACATCCTGAAGGATGTCCCCTACAAGAACCTCGCTGACACCGCTGAATTCTATGGTCTAGCCCTCTGGGACAACGATCTAAATCAGCCAGCACAGGCTCTAGCTCTCCCAATCACCGCTGGTAAGCTAAGCACCTCCGTACAGGGTGGTGCAGAGGGTCAGTATGCCGCTCTAGGTATCTCAGCTTTTACACCTTCTTGGACCATCACCACTGAAGGAACTGGCGTATTCAATGTCGCTGGGTCTCTACCAATCGGCTACGGAACCTCTGGAACTGCCTCTGGACCTTACGCATTCTTCCTCTTTGCAGACAGCACCGCAGGGGCAGGAATCCCAGTCATAAACCAGAAGATCTCCAAGGTCACTGACCCTACCTTCGGAATCCTAAGCGACTACCAGATTGGAACCATCACCCTCTACTCTGTAACTGGTGACCCTCTCTACTCTAAGTCCATGTTCATCTACTGCTCTGACTCTGGAGACAACACTACTTCTACTCCTGTAGTCGAGGTCACTTCTACCAGAACTCAAACCATTGAAGGCGACATCTACGATCCTCTCTCTGCCACCTACAATAGCTCTGAGGCTCGTCACTTTGAGTATCCACTAACTGCCGCCTCTGGTGCCGCTCCCTATGTCTTCACCGTTAAAGATGGTTCCACCCTACCTGGAGCTTCAATCGGCGTAGCTAACGGGGTTCCTACACTAATGGTCCCCAGCACTTCACCAATATACACTGGAACCACCTCAGCCTCTTATGTGGCTTATGTAGCCGCTACAGATAAGAATGGCATTGTGTCTCAGACAGCCACCATCAATGTCAACTATGTCCCCAAGACCGCCTCTACTAACCCAGTTCAGATTGTGGGTGTCACCTATCTCCAGGACATCGCAGTCACCGATCCGACCTTCCGTGGTTATACTGGTGCCGATCTAGGTGTTCTAGACATGATGATGTGGGCTAACCAGGATGTCACTTGGAGCCTACCTCCTTCCGAGAAGGCAGATCACGAATCTCATGGAATCGTGTTCATCACCAAGCCTGACAACTCCTTCCAGATTGCTGGAACTCCCAATGTTGCTCAGAGATACATTTTCAATGTCACCGCAACCGCTGTGGGCGCTGGGTCTGATACTCGCGTGGTCTACCTAGACATCGTTGATCCTATCGTCACTATCCAAGGACCAACCTCTCCTCTAACCCTAAACGCCAAGTATAACTATGCCACCAACCACTCTGTAATGAAGGTGAGCATCGAAGGGTACAAGGTCGGAACTTGCCCTGTGGTTCTAGTCACTAACTTGGGAACCTTGAACCCCGTTCCAACCAATGTCAACATTACCAGTGACATGGGAATGGGTCATCTCGGAAACCCTGCTTACGCTCAGAAATGGGATGCCTACTATGACTTCTCTACCACCGTATCCGGTGCTGGAGTTCTAACCACTACTGGTGGGGTTGCAACCACTCCTTACCCCTTCTCTGCTGCCGCTACAACTCTCGTGGCAAAGGGAATTGTCCAGCCTGTAGTCCATGTGTCTGAATACGCTACCACCTTCCTACCTGCTCCTCCTCTCACCATCACTGGCGGAACTGCACCTTACACCTACACCGTATCCTCCATTTCAAACCCAACTAACTTCACTATCTCAGGTGGGCAGCTTGCCATGCTAATGAATAGCGTATCTCCGACTAACCAGCCTGGAGCTTGTGATGTCACCTACACCGTAACCGATAGCTCTACTCCTACTCAGACTGTTGTCTCTACCGCAGGAAATGTCAGTGTCATCGTAGATGCTGAAAGCTACATCTCTGCTGCCTTCCCCACAAAGGAATGGGTCTACACCGCAGGAGCATCCACCTTCCCACTCTATCAGGTCATCCAACCTAAGTTGGGTCACAAGCCTTATCAGTGGACCATCACTAGCGTTGATTTCTCTGCTATTAGCGGGGGCATGACCGGACTAGTCCACAAGTCTAGCACCAACAGCATTCTATCCATCAACACCAGCACTTCGGACTATAGCATCAAGGACTTCACCAGCACCGATGTTCTATACGAAACCACTCCTGGAACTTGGGTAGCCACTCCAACTGGATTGCTATACTCCCACGCTTGGTCCTCTATCGTCCCAACCCCAGGCCGCTATGTAATCCCCATTGGCGTCACCATCACCGATGCCAAGGGAATCTCAGTCGCCGGAACCACTTCTGTTACCCTGATTGTTCCTTAATAAAATAATCAGGTTTCTGCTCCTATATTGAGGATCATAGATGGCCGCTCAAACTATTAAACTTGTAACCACCGGGGGCCAAGCCCCCTACACTTATTCTATCATTCATGATAACCTAACTACTCTCCCTTTGCCTTCCTATCCTCAGCCTGGAAATGCTAGTTACGCTACAGTTAGCTTCAATATGGGTAGCTCTGAAATCGTAGTTGACGCCACCAATGTCAACCCCGGAACCTACAAGCTCCACCTAAATATCACTGACTCCACAACCCCTGTAGCCAAGATCACTACCAAAGTTATCACCATCAAGGTCTTGAACATTACCAAATTTGCCATCCTAAACGAATCTGAATCAGTCATTCCAGGTAGCTTCCCCTACCAAGGCTATGTCTTCCTAGAAGCCTCTGGAGCCACTGGAGCCGTGACTTGGAGCATTATTGATTCCATGACCACCCTCCCTGGAGCCGCAATCACCACTGACGGTTTCGGTAATTTAGTAGTGGCCTACTCAACTAGCCAGTATGGTGACTTCACTTTAGGACTCCAGGCTAAGGACAGTTTCAAGACCGTAACTCGCACCCTCACTATTAGTGTGATCGCTCCATCTGCCTACAAGTTAGTAGACGGTCAGGTCGAAGTAGTTTTTAGTGACGCAGGATACACCGAAGGAACTCACACCTTCAGTGTCAATGTAACTGACTCTCAATCCTCTCCCGCCTCCACCGCTCGCTCCTTCGAATACCTACTTCAGCCAGCTATCTCTACAATCCATGTCCCCCAATCCTTCGTAAAATACTGGCACATGGACGATACCAATGAGGTCTATTTCCCCATCACTGGAACCTTATCAGGGCTTTCCATCAAGGATTCTAGCGGAACCTTCTCCAATGGAGTGACCTATAGCGTAGAGGGTGCCGCCAGAAGAATCAAGTTCTCAGGGCCTCCAACTGTAGCCGAGAACTCCCAGCTTGTCATCCCAATTAACTTGCAGTTTAGTAACACTATCGTTGCCTCTGTGTCCAAAACTTTCACAGTGCCAGCTTTCGATGGTGCCTATGACGAGTCATCTATCTCCAGCAGTTGCTACACTAGACCTCTAGTGTCGGGTGAGTTCTTCTCTCTAAACCCCCAGAAACCTTACTACAACTCCCCCAGCATTGAGCGTCACACTTGGACCGCCAGAGTAGCGTCTGGGAACACCCTCCCTCAGGGCTTGAGCTTGGATGCCAACACCGGACTTATCTACGGAAAGCTTCTAGCTACGACTCCTCAGACTACATCTATCGAGTTCGTGGACCCCAACACAAAGCTCGTTAAGGGAATCATTGTCATTCACTTTGACATCGTAGCTTACGATTTCTCCTTGGTTGAAACCCTCTCGGCGGGTGCCGTGTCTTTCCCCTACACCGGATTGATCTCCACCACCTCTAATTCCGATCTGCTAGACGCCACTCTTTACTCTGGCACTCTCCCAAGTGGCCTAACCTTGGGCGTGTCAAGAACTCTAGCAACTGGTATTCTAACTTTCAACCACACACTATCCACTATCGCTAGAGCGGGTGGAAGTTGGGTTGATGATGCCGTTCACATTGGTAGCCAGCTTGTGTTCTCTGGCTTCACTACCACCGCAAACAACAAAACCTTCACCGTTACAGATGTCACTCCCTCCACTATTACCGTAGCTGAAAATGTTACCCTAGCTACTGAAACTGGTGTGGTTACTGCTAAGACTAAGGCTGTTATCTCTGGAACTCCAACTGAGTCCGGTCACTTCGACCTCTGGATTAAGGTGAGAAATGTGGATGGTAAAATCGGGCTCCTATACAAGAGGTTTGAAGTATCCTACTCCACTCCGCTCTCGGTTATCACCACCTCACTCCCAACTCTAACCAATCAGCCTTATGCTGGAGTTCTAAGCGCAGTAGGTGGAACTGGCGTGTTCACTTGGAGCCTAAATTCCGGCTCCCCCGCACTCCCCGCTGGCATTACCCTATCCTCTTCAGGACTCCTAAGCGGAACTTACGCAGGGTCATCCTACAACCAGAACATCGTAGTGAAAGTTGTGGACTCTAAGGGTGCATCGGCTACCGCCACTTTGAACTTCGCATTCAGCAACACTCTATCGGTCTCTACCGCAAGCATCCCCAAGATCATTCGTGGAGAGTACTACTCTTTCACCTTGAAGGCATACGGCGGAACCGGAACCTACTCTAACTGGACTGTCACCGCTGGTGGGAGCTTACCATCAGGCATCACCTTAAACTCCGCTGGCGTCCTAAGCGGATTCGTAGCTACTGGAACTGCTTACACTCCAGCCAACTTGACTTTCACCGTTACCGACTCCTCTGCCGCCACCTCCAATAAGGTTCTAGCAGTAGGTGTGGCTGACGCCGCATCTGTTCTAGCTATTGACACTTCGGGAATCGGGGTGATCAGCAAGGGTAGCAACTATCAAGGTGTCATGAAGGTTTCCATCGGAGCCTCCACCGCTGTCGGCCCTTTCCACTGGGAAATCGCTCCTGGATCGCCTAACCAGCTTCCCACTGGCTTAGTTCTATCTGCCAACACCACTGACTCCGGCATGACTGCCTTCATCTCTGGAAAGTGCATCTTAGCCCTAAGCAACTACTCGGTAAAAATCAGAGTAGTTGATGCAAATGGTCTATCTGCCACCACTTACATTCTTCTTTCCTCTGTTCCAAGTGTCACTATCTCCACCAAGGCACTATCTCAGGGTAAGGTAACTGAGGCATACACTCAGACCATTCTAGGTGACAGCGCCAATCTACCGATCACCTTCAGCCTAGACACCCCTCCTACCCTTCCAGCAGGTATGTCATTCAACTCCTCTGGAGTCCTATCTGGGACACCCTCTGGTGTGTATAACAACACCATCAATGTGAGACTCACCGATGCTCTCAATGACTATGTTGTTAAGCCTCTCCTCCTAGTTGTGAAGAACTCTAATCTAGTCCTAACCACCACAAGCATCCCCACCATTTCAAGCGGCAAAGATTGGTCATACACTCTAACCGCCACTGGTAGCGCCGGAGGCTTTAAGTGGAGTATCTCTCCTGATTCTACCGTTGGGTTACCTTCCAATGTGCAGTTGAATGAAACAACTGGTGTACTTTCCACTACTGGAACGAACTCTCTAGGAGTTCGTTCCATTATCTTCAGAGTCACAGACGCAGACGGAACTCACACCGACAAGGCCCTCTCTATGACTGTGGTTGCCAGCCAAGCCATCACCGCTGGACCTGACTACATCAACGGAACCACTCATGGCTATCTCGGTTATGTGAGACAGGACATCGCTTCCTTAACTTCTCAGATTCTACCTAGAAGCTCTAAGTCCTTCTACGCAATTCTAACCAATTTTGCATCCACTTCCTTGACCCAGATTTCAGTATCAACTTCAGACCCAGCAGTCACCGCTGTAGCCGAAGCCATGACTGCTTCCGAGGTTCTAATTAACATCACTCAAGTCCCTGCCAGCACTCTAGGGGACAACACCTTCACCCTCACAATTGTTGATAATGCCACACCAATATCAGCAGTTTTGAAGTATAAAGTAATTGAAGGAAGAGATGTTAAGGTAACTCTACTAGATGGGTCTACACTTCCTGTCCAGTCCTTCACAGCCGAAGGTTGGATTGGAAGACCCCAGCCCTCACCAACCACCGCATAAAGGTAAATCATGATCGCACCTCAAGTTAATTTACAGGGACAGACAATTTACCAGTATTACCTTCCTCTCCTAGAGGGTGAAGCGGGGCAAGTCTATGTGAACAACGGCACCCTAGGGCAGATCAATTTCGATTATTACAATGGGATTACTCCTAGTGTTGCAGACGCTCTAAGTAGCGGAGTTATTAGAATTTCAAGTGATTCAGATGCACTCCACCAGGGGCGCATAAAGCTAGCCACTTATGGCTCCGGTGTGAGGCTTGAATACACAGGAGCTAAGTGGGCGGATGTAGCCCAGAGTCTACCTCCCCAATTCAATCTCAATATTGAAGAGGAGGACATCGTTTGGTACGCCCCCGGCAGCGGCTTTGATCTTTCTGCCATCTCTCTGCCTCTCGTAGTTCCTCCCAATACTCCTACTGGTCCTACCTACGAGTATTCGGGTGGAAGCAAGCTACAGATCAAGGTGTTCCCTCTAGTGTCCCCTGAGGTGGCTTCAGTCAGTCCTACTGTTCTAGCTGGCGGAGCTACCCAGGACATCACTGTCACCCTTAAGAGGCCCTTACACCCAACTCAGACTCCTACTGTGGCCTTCCAGTCTGCCTCGGGTCTTTTAACCTTTAACGGGGCTCCCAGAGTCAATAAAAACGCCTCGGGTGGGATCGTGTCTTGGACCATTTCTGTCACCGCCTCTTCTTCCGCCGCTTCCTCTGTCGCAGTCACAATGACCGCCCAGGATGCCGCACTACACTACCTAAGCGGAGATGTGATAGTAACTCAGGCTTACAATTACACACCCACTCCAATCAATCTTCCAGCCATGTCGATTAGCAAAGCTATCGCCACTCAGCCGCTAGCTATTACTTCCGTGCAAGCTGTTGGTCCAGACTCCGCTTATGGAGTGGCCGCTACCGATGGGTGGACTGCTACCGCTAGCGGTCAGCAAGCATTCGCCGGTAAGATCGTTGTAACCGCTACTGTGTCCTCCCCTGCTAATAACTTCAGTAGCGGATCAGTTATTGCGAAAGCAACCGGAACCACGGCCCGTATCACTCTAGGAACTGCTTCACTTAAGGGTAGTCCCTATGTCGGAAACAACTCCTCCGGCACAACCCTTTACTACCAGGACTACTACATGGTCGTGGATACCGGACTTCTACTCACTAGAGACCAGTCTTATGACATCGGATTCTCTGCTGTAGCTGATGGAGTTACCACTACTTCCTGGATTAATAATGTCTTTGTAAATCAGAACCTAACTAAGCAGTTCACTTCCTACAATATGACTGTGAACTTCAGTGGAGCAGCCAGTTACACCGCAGTTGGTATCCCAGCATCTACATGGGTGGCGTCTTCAACTGGAACTTCTGGTGCAGTTCCCTCCTTGAATGGCGGAGCTTCTTTTGGAATCCAAGAACTCTGGGGCTACAAGTCAGCAGGAGCTTCTTTTGATTCTATCTTGAAGCAAGAGCTTCGTGTCACTGGCCCTGGAAAGACTGATGAACTCGTCAAGTCTGTTACTGCCAGAGACCCCAATGGCTACCTGGAGATCGCAAATGTTGACACCTCTGCGTGGACCGCTGGCTATTACGATTTTGTGTTCAGAATCTACTCTAAGGCTACCACTTACTCCTTCGATGGAGTAAACCAGGGTTACATCGACACTCCCGCTCAGTCGTTTAGAGTCGCCCACTCCACTGGTGGTGGAGGAGGGTGTTTCGCTGGCAAAACCTATGTCATGACCGTTGATGGTCCCAAGACCATTGATAGCATCAAGGTTGACGCACTAGTGATGTCGGCCTCTGATGTTGACTTCCAGGCTGGCAACTTCACTCTAACTCCCAAGAAGACTTTGGCAGTTCTAGTCCACGATGATAGAGCTTACGAAACCGTCAATCTAAACGGAATCCTAACCACTCCAGAGCATCCTTGGGCCACCTCTGATCGTGAATTCACTGAAGTCTCCGAGATGACGGACGCCTCCCTAGTAATGTCCGTAGATATCCTACACAATGAAACATACCCTGTTTCAGCGATTCAGATTCCCGGCCCAGACCTAGAAACCGTATACAACCTAACTATCGAGGATACTCATACTTACTTGGTTGCCCCCAGTATATTCGGACCTTGGTATCTTGTCCACAATGCCAAGAAGATCGAGTATAAGACACTATGGGATATGAACAACCCCGAAGTTAATATCAATAACACGGTGTAACGGATGAGTAAATATGCTAGAGTAGGTGCCCCGTTTAACTTCCTTGGACATATGTCCTTGGACCAGAAGAATGCGTTCTATTCTTGGCTCGACTCAAAGAAAGCCAACTTTGCTCCAATCCAAGAGTTCCACCAGATTCGATCCCAGCAATTGAGAAAAACTGCTGGACTTTTGGAAGATTTTTACGCCTCGGAAAAGTTGAAACCATCCTTTGCTAAAGCTCCTTGGGAACCGGGGCCGCAGGGCTATTTCCCTTATACTCAAAGGGATGATCAGCAACCAGCCGTCCTAGTTCAGCGAATTAAAGAACGAGTGAAAGAACAACTTCAACATGATGACGAAGCCGTATTTTGGATGAACTGGCTTAGGACTCACATTGAAAAGCAAGAGGATATGGCTCAGATTGCTAGCGAAGCTTCGGCAGAAATTACCGCCTTGAAGAAAGAATTGGACGCTCTGTTTGATGGGGGGACCTACGACGCAGTATTAGTTAAAGATACGAAAGTTTATCGTGTCCATCAACTTGATGATCCAACAGAAACGGAAATGAAACGAGTGGCCTATGACGCCTCGGACAAAAATGGGTATACCATCAAAATGCCAGAGGGGGTGTAATGAGCTATGATTTTGATGTAAGAAATAAAGCCTGTGACCACCTCCAAACAAAGGAGCGCCAAACTTTATCTGATGATCTAAGAACCTTAGTTAACATCAATCACCCCGAGTGGGGTATTCGTGGTGCTGTAGCTTCGTCCTCTACCGTTAAACTTTATATGAATGGTGTGGAGATACCATCCGGCCATGCTCAGTATGCTTGGAGTTTAGTCCCAGATTTGGATGCCTTGGGGGACAAACGCTATAAAATCATGTTTGCCAATCAATTACGCTTTACTCAAGCCATTTTTGAAGTCAGCTACTTTACTGCGCCAGCTTACTGCTTGAAGTGCAACGGCTATACCCAGACTAATGACTTTACCATTAGTTCTCAGGGTTCGTTTGTCCATGTAACCGACCACAACAAGCTCATTCAAAGAGTGATGAAGTTCCTTCTATCCTCGTCTTGCCCCTTCTATCCTCGGTTCACATCTCGGCTAAAGGAATTTATTGGAAGGAAATTTGGCTTATCTCTTACAGAGGAGGACATTTCTTACGAATGTATCACGGCTCTGGAGAACATGAGAAACATTCAAGTTACCCAAAAGAATGTGCAACTCCTGTCCCCAGAGGAAATTCTAAGGAATGTAGAGTCGGTAGATTCCAAAAGAGATTCAGTAGACCCCACCATCGTAAAAACACAAATTCGCGTTTCCTCCTACGGGCCTGATAGAGTAAATCCTCTAAACTTCGCCATCAGAACAAAAAATTAAGGATACTCCATGTCAGTTGTTCCAGTAGCCCTACTCTCTAAGTTAACCCTGATCAAGCCAGCCCTCAATGGGACTCTAGTGTCCGTGGACTCAGGAGTTCTACCTATTGTTGTCGATGCTGATATCAAAACGATTCAGGTGTCGGTTGCTATCGAAGGTGTTGTAACTACGGCGTCTACTTGGGAAACTGTGGGCGGTAAGCGTAGATTCACGCTATCTCCAGTAATTCTACCAACCATCTCCCCCATCAAGATCACCTTGACTGGGAGAGATTTCGATGTTGCTAATCCTCCCGCTGTCGGACCCTGGAAAGTAACTCCAACTCTTGCCTTTGAATACATCTACTCTCAGTCCACTACACTACCCTCCATCACGCCTCCAAGCGGAGTCAAGATTTACAGAGGTGCATCTAGCTGTAAGGTGGAGTGGGTTAAGCCTGATGAACTTACAGGGTTTCTAGGGGTTCGTGTGCAGGTTAGCACCGACCCCACAGGTGTCAATGTTCCCTATGTTCAGCTTGGTGGTTTGATTTCTGGAGTATCTAGAAGCACAAATAGTGTGATCTCCTCCAATTCAACAACCGCAACCGACTCCGTTGACACTTCCAAGGTGACAATCACAACTGTTCAGTCCACTATTCCAATCAATTTCTCCCAGGTTGTTGTCGATAAACTAGCTGTAGGTAACGCAGATAAATTCTATGTAGTCCTATCCTCAGTTGTCCAAGATCCTGAGTCTAACCACATCTACGAGTCGAACTTCAACGGACCATTTACCTGTGGTTTCGTGGATTTAAGACAGGTATCCCCAACCGATTTCCTGACTGTCCAGCAGAAAGAAGAAATCGCTCTACGCTTAATCACAGCTACTACCCAGAATTACCCTGACCTAGATCTAACTCCTCGCTCCGAGTTACGAGATGTTTTAATTGACCCCATCTCCCTAGAGCTTTCAGAGCAATCGGTTCGTGAGTGGTTTGGTAGGGTCTCTACTTCAATCTCGGCTCTAGCTACCCTCGATGACTACGATGGTGATGGCTTCTCTGATCCTCTTGCCTCCAATCCCTACAAGCCAATCATTGCTAGAGCTTGGAACATGAATGAGGCGGATACTCAGACTTTGATTGACAAGCAGTTTGATATTATTGGCGAAAGAGCCGGATTGTATCGTGGCGGAGCAACCTCCGCTATCGTAACTATGACCCTCTACACCTACTCTAAGCCTTCTTCTAGAGTTTCTATTGACGCTTCAACTACTCAAGTAAGCTCTATCGCTGATTCGGATACCGCTGCCTTGACCTTCTATTGCCGTGGTTCTGTGGTTATTGACCCAGGCTCCGCTGACTCACTCTATGACCCTGTTAAGGGATGGTGGGCTGTTCAGCTTCCATTCGAATGCGCCATCACTGGTAGCGTTGGAAATGTCGGAGTTGGGACCATTCGCCAGCCTATTTCTGGCACTCCTTCTGGATGGCTTTGCACCAATCAGACTCCTGCTGATTTCGGTAGCGATGGAGAACTCAACGCTAGATACGCTGAAAGGATCAAGGACAGGCTTGTGGTCGGAATCGACTCAGGTAGACGCCTTGGTTATTTGAACACGGCTAGGGCCATCCCAGGTGTTATTAGCGCCAATGTAGTGGCCTCCGGTGATCTAGAAATGCTCCGCGACTGGGATGATCTCAGAAAGAAGCACACCTACGGGACCGTTGATGTGTATGTCAGAGGAACCTCCTCTTCACAGCAGACTGAAATCGTGCCGTTCTCTTACGAGACTAAAGCCACTCCTGGTGATGTTTCAACTTACCAGATTTCCGACTACATCTCTCGTGTGTTTGATACCTCCAACATTGGTAAGAAAGAACCCAGACTCCAGTTCAAGGTCAGAGACTTTGATAAGTGGGGCTACCCAATGGTGGCAATCATTGACATGATCGCTTCAGGTAACAGTGGTGTGGTTCATCTCGGAACCCAGAGGGTTAAGATTGATGCCTCCAATGGTCTAATTAGCCTTGACCCAAACGAAGCGGTGTACAAGATCAAGAATGCTGGAACTACGGGTGAATACAAAGAAGATTACACCATCAACGGTGTCGTTATCAACAATCAAGCTTTCATCGCCTCCCTAGCATCCTCTGTCGTTGAATACAGAGTGGCTCCAAGACTCGCTTCTCCTCTTGCCTATGTCCCCTCTAACCAGCCTGTAACCAGTGTGTCTACGGTAACTGGTAGTGCAGATAGAACTGGCGTAATCCCCGCCTCTAATCTTCGTTTGATCAAGAGAGATGACCCACTTCTTGAGGGTTTCTCTAGCAGATCCACAGACCAAATTCGCGTGGATTCCTACACTTTGGTAAGCCCACCCTTGGTCAAGACCATTCAGTTCACTGGGAAAGAACTACCAACTGGAAGTTTGAAATTCACTTCTAAGAAGATCACCAGAACCAGTGGGTCTTGGACCACCGATGGTGTACAGATTAACGACACAATCTTCATTTCAGGTGTTGCTAGCAATAACGGCGCATTCACTGTAACCACTGTAACCCCAACCGCCATCACTACCCTTGAGGCTTTAGTTGCTGACGGTCCCGGCGCTCCCGATCAAGCTGGTAAGGTTCTGCTTGTCCCTGTAGTGCCTATTGACACTGGTATGGTGCTAAACTCTACTGGAAACATTTGGTCTGTAAGAAGTGCCGATTCCTCCATCGTCTACTCTTACGGAACCGCATCTACTGGTAACGACTACACAATTGTCCCATTGGATCGCTATGGCAATTACGGCATTCGTCTTCTAAGCACTTCTAGAACTCCCGAGAAGATTCTAGCTGGCCTATCTTTAAATCTGGATACCGATATCCTAGTATCTTACGATAAATATAGCCTAACTGAGTTCTGTGGAATGGTAGAGGAGACTCTTCTAATCTCAGGTTCAACCCCAACTCAGTTATCTCACAACGGATTCATCAAGAACATATGGGTTCCTGAAAGCTACGGCTACACCACACTATCTATGGATGGCTGGAATCTAGACCCTCTACAATGCACTCCAAACAGCCTATGTGCCGAGGGTGTATCCAAGGCAGATCGTTACATCAAAGTCACCTACAATAACTTGCTGATGAAGCAGGGACAGGACTACACCCTAACCGTCGATCCCGTATCTGGACAGGCTGCTATTACAAGAGTCATGACAGGTAGAATCCCTCAGGACTCTGCTTACATCACTGTAATGTATTTCGCACACGAGCCTTTCTCCGTGACCTCCTCTTACCCTGGATACATCAATCAGGTCGTGAACTCTATTGAAACCATGCGTCATGCCGCTGGTGACATCCTAGTCAAGAACATGGTTGGTAACGCCGTAGATGTGGACATGACAGTGGAGATCAATTCTAACGCCGCCGCTGATGTCATGGATGCCAGAATCAGAACTACAATTGGAGTAGTGCTAGATAACGCCAAGGGCCGTTTAACTCAGTCCGAGCTTATCAGACAAGTCAAGAGTCTCAATGGAGTGTCAAACATCCTAGTCCCTCTGACCAAGTTCGCAAAGTCTAATGGAGCCTACAATGTAGGAGTTGTAATCCCCACTGGCACTTCCTGGACTATTGCCAAGGATGATGCCCTATTCGCTGGTAGGGCCGTCAGTCTTCCTAGCAATTCCTGGATTACCAGCGAGAGGGTTTTGATCGACAACACCCTCCCCTCCGGTGGATTGAAGGACTCCTTCGTGGGTCTACTCTATGAAGGTGAATCCTACAAGCGCACTTTCTCCATCGAGGAGTTCGGTAACGCTGGACCTGGAGCTTTCTATATCATCGGAGCCGATGACTACTTCATGGACGGAACCATTAAGGTTTTCACCAACGATGTCGGAAGAGTTTTAATCTCCCTCAAGGAAGATGTGGCTGGCAAGGTTAACTACACTCCATCCTATAGCTCCTACAGAGTTACCTATCAGGTATGGGAAGACGGTGGAACCAAGGACATCACCCTATCCCCAACCGAGTATCTAAAGGCTGGAAGAATTACAATCAATTATCTGATGGCACAGTAATAGGAAGTAGGGGAACCAATGCAAGATGTAACCAAGGCTTACGAAAAGACTAGAGAAGACCTTATTCAATATGAGGACTCTGAGTTTCGTCAGCTTATCGCTAATGTTCCCAATTTCTACATCTCCCGTAATGACCAAACAATGTGGGGCAGACACCTAAGAAATGTCGCCGCAGAGCTAGGCCGTCTTGAATTTTACCACGCATACGACATCGTAGGTAAAGACCCCCGTTTCTTAAATCCCGCAGATGCCAAAAGACAGTGGGAAGGCCCTTTATTCATTAATCGTAACTACCCTGGAGTTACCGGATACGATCAGGACTACAAGAACCTTGTCATTGATCTGCTCAAGGCTTACACCAAGGGGGCAACCACAGCATCCATTAGTGCCATTCTAACCGCTTACACTGGACAGCCAACTCTAGTAGAAGAACTATTTAAGAAGATCGGTAAGACCTCTGATGTGAGTGACCGCAACACCTTGAAGATCAGTGTTCGTGCAGTTGGACTACCCGATTCCGCTATCAACGCTACCAATATTTCTTGGCTACAGAACATCACTAGCGATCTTTATTCCGCAGTTGACAAGGCTAAGCCAGCCCATGTAGGTGTGGATCTCGGTGTCGCCGTTGGTCCTATTGAGGATGTCAGTGTATTTATCACTGGCAGATTCGGCATCACGGATGAACTCAGAATCATTGCTCAGGTGGTCGAACACAGCAAGCTTGATGACCCTATTTATCAAGCGCCGTTCCTCGATGGCACCACGCCAAACACCGGATTGGCCTCAACCTCTATCGTATTCTTCTCCCCCGCCTCTGGCCCTGTTGGTCAGGAAGTCAATGTCTACGGAGCCGGGTTCACGGGGGCCACTCAGGTCAAGGTTAATGATATTATTCTATTCCCAAGATCTATCAGCAACCCCAACGGATTCCTACTACTTGGGGATGGTCAGCTAGTCTTTAACATCCCAGTTAACGCTACCACCGGACCAGTAGTCATCTCTACTCCAACCACCAGCATTGAAAGCCCAATTGACCTCATTATCCAGGATGGACCTCTAACCTATGCCTCCCGCCCCGGAGCCGTGTCCCCCAACATCTCTAAGGTTTGGGAGATCAAGGGCGAGAAGCTAGATACCTTCAATTTGGACTAAATAGCTAATTTGAGAGTCTATATTGAAGGCGTCATCCATGAAGCAAGCATTCATTAGCGAGAAATATGGGACTCTCACACTGAGCGTCCTCAGGGATGCCAATCCCCGTATGCAGATTACCGTGGACCTAGGTCTACCTACCTTTCCACAGTTCTCGCTAACTTTACCATTCCCTGAGACAGAAGCTCTAAACTCCAACTATATCTTCAGTTGTGGAGTAGCTCTTCTCGTTGAACAAATGCATATCTTCTTGAATGAGAGGGGATTCGTTGAGACCGTCATTGTGGGTCTCATGGAAAGCCTTTATCTAGCCTTAGAGCAATACAAAGTGGAAAACAAGGAAGCCTTTGAGGAGGGAGATCCTTGTGAGGTTCATGAAGTTAAATTCGGCGTGTCCGTTGACTTCTATAGGGAAGTCCAGGAACACCTAGTATCCAATAAACAAGCCGCTCCTTATGTGAACCATGCCAAAGAGTTTGAGCTTCGTCTGAAGAAAAGACAGATGGATAAGTCCCAGGAGACAAAGGCCAAAGAAGAAGCTGGGGAGATCATTAGCCGCTTCAAGAACAATATCTATAAGAACACACCCGGTCAGCTATTCGTGACCCTCTATGACCGTAATGGGAAGCCTGCTGGTGTTGCTAGAGTGACTAATCAAGGCTTGACCAAGTTTGCTGAGGAGAAGGAAGCCGCTACCTGGAAAAACTTCGTCCGTGGTGAATACTGGCTTAACTCCGACAATGGTCACTACATGGACTGCCAGACTGGTGACTACAACCACGAGTCCTATGCACAAGAGACAATTATTTGTGGTCGCTGGGATGATATCAAGCAAGCCTTAGAGGAGAACTATCTCAGATTAAAATCCATGAACCCGGATTTAGTGGCTAGGGAAACTGGAGTGGAGATCGAAGAGTTAGCAGAGGAGTGGAGGGAAATAGCTTCCGTTAATGACCCCCTAACTAATGCAGTCGCTTGGGATTTCCAATACACTTCCTTATGGACCTCACTACCAGAGCAAGAACAGAACGAGCTATTCAATAACGATTACGAGCTTTACAGGAGAGATATTCGTTACTTCTTCATGAAGCATTATAATGAGATCAGAGTTATCAACAATAACTTCGAAGTATGGAAACTCACATCTCAGAACATGAATGCTATCACCTCTTTCATCCTAGAGATGGCTGGGGATCGCCTAGATAACTCAGCCGAGTTAATGATCGAAGAAGTTTCAACTAAGCGTTGGGCTTCCGTCCCATTGGGCGAGTTTCTCAACATGAAACATCCTGGACAAATGTGGAGAGCGCATGGAACTGTGTTGGCTGGTAAGGTCGCCTTCGCTGAGTTCAGAGCTAAAGAGCTAGAGGTTGGAGATTATTACACCTCTCCTGAGAACCAAGCGGATACCATGAAGGTCTTAACCAAGGACATGAAGAACGGCTTTGTGTTTCTTGAGGTCGAAATGGCCGATGGAGAGCAGAAGAGTATTCGTTACGATGCCAATAAGATCCTTTATCTAGGCCGTAGCTTCGCAAAGACAGGACTATTTAACCCCGAAACTTTCACCTTCTCTAGAACCCAATTCTCCAACAAGCCCCTACCACGAGGGATGTATAAGTTCAAGATGGATGAGGAAAAGAAGACCATCTATCAAGAGTCTATCCAACTCCCTCCCCCAGAGCCAGAACACCGCGCCAGCAAGACTGCCGCTGAAAATGTATACATGGTTGACGAGGGTGATGGCACTCCTCAGTTCTTAAACATTGAGCTAGAGAGTCGTTTCGGAAACTGGCATCTTCGTGTTAAGGATAGTGCTGAAGCTGAATGGATCATCGCTGACATTGAGCTAGACTCTATTGATCGTCCAATGACGGCCAAGGGTAAGAACTCATGGGACCTTGAAAGGGATCTAAAGAGCAAGATTGATTGGCATTATATCATGCTAAAGAAAGACCTGAAGAGAGAGATTGAGTCAGGCCACAAACCAAAGTATACATACCATGATCTAGAGCTTGATAATGCAAGACTTATACAGGAAATGATCTATGAGGTGGAACGACATCTCGGACCTGAACAACCAAAAACGAGGTGGTAATGTTTCGCTTTAAAAATTTCTTTCTAACTGCGGCGGCTTCTCAGGCTAAGAAGGATGCGCTTGTAAAAAAATATAAACTTGACCCGCAAGTCGTGGATAAGTTGGCCGACATTGACCCAACTCCGAATGGCGAATTCACGGACTGGTTATGCCGTGAAGCGTCCAGAACTCATCTCCCAGGCTTACGCCAGTTAAGCGAGATCAATACATATCTACAAGAGTATATCAAGCTCAAGCGTAATCCTGAATGGAAGGGCGAGAAGAATGTCCTAAACCTGTCTTATGATGCCTTCAAGACTTTGATAGAGGCAGCATCTCGTGAGGACTACTCTAAGAAACAAAAGGTTAGAGACATTGAAGAGAATGCCAAGAAGTATATCAGAGATGGCGTCAACTACCTAGGCAAAGTCGAGGGAGCTTACTGCTATCAAATATTGACTCCTGAAGCATCACAAGTCATGTCAGCAGGAACTCATTGGTGTACTCAAAGTGAGAGCTATAGTAAGAGCTACTTATCGGACGGCAGACTCTATGTCTTCACTAAATCTGGAAGTCAGAATTCTTATGGTAACGACAAATACGCTCAGATTTATGTATCAGAAAACAGGATCGAGGGGGAACTGGCTAGTGGCAATGACATAACCTCAAACAATACCTGGGGTTTAGTGTTCAATGACGAAACCTTAAAATTTATGGAGTTTTTAGGCCAATTCGATGGTCTAGTAAAGAAGGGTCTAGAAGAAGGTAAAATCCGTGTAAAATCGGGAGCCGCCAGAGAGTGCCACGAGTGCGGTGGGGAAATTGATGAAGATGACGACGATATTAGAACAGATGATGATGGTAACTACTATCACACAGACTGCTACTATGATCGTTATTCATCTTGTGAAAATTGCGGGAATGAGATTGACAGAGAGAACGACTACTACGCATATACCGATGACGGCTTTTTTTGCTCTGACTGTTCTAGGCATTGCCCTCATTGTGATGAAAGCTATAGAACTGCTGGTAGAGGAGCCACCGATTTTTACGATGTTAACTTAGAAGGAAGGGAGCTAGCCGTGTGCGAAAGCTGCTTCATGCATGACTTCTACAGTTGTGCTAGCTGTGGTGAGGGCTTTGAGCAGGGTACCAATATGGAGTTCAATGGTGATGAAGTTTGCCCTAGTTGCTTTGCCAAAGAGTGGGATGAAGACACTGGTAGCATCATAGACGCTTGGGTAGAGTCTGAAGGTCTAGGTGACACCATTAAGGCAGAAGTTATAGCTTATGCTGAGAAACGCTTCCAGGAGATAAAATTAGCTGTAGTTTACCCATACTATGAGAAGATGAAGAAGGAAGGCTATCTCTACGACTGGAACGATGTAGACCTAGCAACAGCACTAGAGTTTGTCCCCCCAGGCCAAGAGCAGGCATTAGAGGCTCTTCGTAAGATGGTGAAGGCACCCTTGGACTACATTCTAGAGAAGCTTCCAGAAGCCATAAGAGAGGACGCTCACCCCAATGAAAAGTGGGACGCCAGCGAGATTGTCTCCTGGCTTGAAGACAACGGAATCATCGAAGACGATCAGTATCAAAATAACCTAGTAGAACTCCTGGTTGACTAATGAGTGTCTTATCCCCCATCCTTCGCTTAGCCCAGGACAACACGCTTTTGTTCTGGTGCCCCGGCTGTAACGAATGCCACGGAGTAAAGGTTGGAGATGGCCCCGGCCCTAGGTGGGCTTGGAACACTGACCCTACTAAACCCACTTTCACCCCCTCTATTTTAGTAAGATCAGGACATTATATGCCAGATCATAAAGGAGAATGCTGGTGTGACTATAATAAACTATATCCTGAGGACTTAGGTGGTTATAAATGCTCTGTATGTCATTCATTTATACAAGAAGGTAGTATAATTTTCTTGGATGACTGCACTCATACACTAAGAGGTCAGACAGTCCCTCTACCAGAATGGACAAACTGATGAAAGGCTACAGATTAGACGGCTACACACCAATGACCCAGGAAGAGATTGACGCTTGGGATGACAGAGAAGAACGCCTAAAACTGGGTAGATTCCCGCAAAGTCAGTATAGTAAAGAGGGTGAGAATAGCCACCACTATGAAGAATAACAACGATTGATCAGGAATCTTATTCCCGTATCTATGATAGATAGAGGACTCTAAATGAAACTTAGTGCATTGACTCTCTTAGCCGCCATTTCTGATGGGAAGAAGCGTATTCTAATGGACCGCTATGGTGCCACAGAAGAACAGCTAACCATTGTAGATGCCGCAGACCCAACATCCTCCGGCACATATGCTGAGTGGATTACTCGTTCCTGGCTTAACCAGCACCTAATCAACCTTCCTGAAGACACCGCTATTGTCCGTGCTGACCTAGGTAAGTTCAATCGTGTTAAGAATAAGGCTGAGTGGGGACAGAACTCCAAGGATGTAATGACTTACAATCCCGAGAGACTTCGTGCCGCCCTACTCACCGTAACTGAGCCAAAGGCTGAAGGCATCCCTGATGTCTCCGCTGAAGTCCTCATTGATGACGGAACTTACATTATGTGGAAGGTCACCACCGTAGCTGACGCTATGGCGCTATCCGCTAAGTCCGGTTGGTGTACAAAAGGCGAGAATATGGCTTCTCATTACCTAAAGGAAGCTCCTTTATACACCGCATTCAAGAACGGTGAGCCTCTCTTCCAGTATCACTCTGGCGGAACCACCGGACACCCCCAGTTCATGAACCGCTTCAACTCCACCATGCAGTCTGCAAAGATCATGAATGCTGAAGCTTACGACCTCATCTCAAGAGTTCCAAACCCAGATCCCGACCTTGTTACCGTTCTAGAAAAGTTCAAGGCTCCTAACCTATCTGAAGCTGAAACCTTCTCCTACCTCAAGGATGTCCTCGCCACCAATCCAGAGTTCGCTAAGGGAAACAAAGAGTTTCAGGAACTAGAAAGAAGGTTCCTTGAGCAGAGATACAAGATCTTCGATGAAGAAGAGCTAGTGGCCCTCATCGACAAGTATGGGCGCACTGGAGAAGTCGTATCCAAGTTCCTTGAGGACAACCCAAGAGTCCGTGGTATCATCAAGAAAATTGAAGACACCCCCGACTGGGCCGCTCTCTGTAAGGCTATGGAGAACAATGAAACCTTTGACGAGAACGAAAAGAAGATCATCTTTAAGATCCCTGGCCTATTCTCCAAGGTATTCGCCAAGTTCTCAGCCGCTAATAATTTTGATGCTGAAGTTGCTACACTAAAGTCTCTGATCAAAGAAGGTAAGGACACAGAAGCCTACGAGCTAGCCAACAAGCTAGTCAAGCTCCTAGGAAGTGGATTCCAAGAGCAGAGATACCGTTACTACAATGACCCTCAGGGAACCATACCTTGCATTAAGAACTCTGCTGGCTATGCCGCCGTTCAGAAATACAAAGACATCATCATCAACATGGTTCGTCCTTTGATGGCCTCCACTCTAACCAACATCGCCAATAAGGGTCTCGGTCTAACCGAACTAGCCAAGGAACTAAATGAAGCCATCGACAAGATCCAATCTGCCGCTAACAACGACAACAAAGTAATTGAGTGGTGCAACAAGCGTAGAAAGGAAATCCTAGTCCCTGCGGCTAAGGCTTCCGTAGCTGAGGCTGTTGCTAGTGCCTCTACTTTAACCGATCTAGCACAGGTCATGGGAACTGTTGAGCGCAATCTAGATCAAGCTCATATCAACTGGCAGGAAAAAAACGAAATCAAGGAAGAGATCAAAACCAATTCCATCATCCCTAGGATCAAGGAAGAGTTTGATGCTATCACCAACTCCTCTGCTGGGAAGTCCTTCGAAGAGCTAGCCAAGGAATTCAAGGACAAGTATAACGAAGTCATCGGTGTATTCAGATACGACAGCACTATCGAAGGTGTCCTTGCCTCTATCGGTAAGGAAATGCTAACTGCTGGCCTAACCACCGATCTTGCCACTGTTCCTAAGTTGAAAGCCGTCACTGACAGACTCGACGCTCTAGACCTAGAGACCTTCCACTGGGCCGAGCGTATTGCTGAGAACCGCAAGGCTGAGATTCGTGCTGAGCGAGATGCCAAGGCACAGGCTCGTGGTGAGGCTCGTGGAACTGGTGATACCACAGTAAGAACTCGCTACGCTCCAAAGAAGGAGCTAGAGACTTACTACAATCTAATGAGAGCATGGCAACACAACCCTGACACGGTAGCTCGTGGCGAGAAGCCTAAGCTCTCTGACAGGGGAGAAACATTCCTAATTACATCTCCTACTATCAATCTTAGTGACGCAATCACCTACTTCAAGGAGCAGGGTAAGACCTCTCCAGAATTAGAAGCCAAGATTCTAGCTTCCAATAATCTCAGTGCTGGTATTTCCTACTTGAGAGAGGTAAAGAAGGAAGCATGGCCTGAGCTAGCCGAGAAAATTCTTGATTATGGTTTTGATTCCGAATACGCCAAGGCTTACAAGGAAGTAGTCTTCAAGGACAAGGAATGGCCTGAACAGAAAGCCAAGGCTGTTGCGGCGTTCACCAATGATTCCGTAGCTCAGAACCACTACCTCATCAATGAGATGAAACAGTATAATGATAAGAACAACGAGGGAGCCAAGTGGGGCCTTCTAGAGAAGAAAGCCTTAGACTTCCTATCCTCTGGTCAGTTCGACAGCATCAGACACGCTTGGTGGGTGAATGATCGCTTCTTTGAACCTCTCCTCGCCTATGTCAAGTCTACCAAGAGCCGTCTAGATAAGAAGCTAGAAGAGAAGGTCTGTGAGAAGAATGAAGACTTCGCCACCAAGTATCTCTTCACTCTAATCCCCAAGGATAAGATCTCTGAGATCATCGAAAAGTATTCCGCCGCAACTGAGGCATCAGAAAAAGCCAAGACTTCTTCGCACCACTTTAACCTCTTCGCCGCACTAATGAAGGAATTGGAGAACTACCTATGAGTCTAACGGACAGCGTTACCCCAATTAGAAAGGGTCACATTAGGATCTTTGAAGAGGGTAATCCTTCCAACATCCTATATGAGAACGACAATGCTATCTGCAACGGAGCCTCTTGGCTCTTCGCTAGAATGTTCGCCAACATCAATGAGCCTCAGAATGGGGTATGGGGTCTAGCTGTAGGCGCTGGTGATTCTACATGGCCTGCTAACAACCAGCCAGATGCCATGCCTACCCAGACTGCCATTATCACCCCAATCGCCCGTAAGCCCCTGTCTAGCGCCAAGATGGTCGATGCCAATTTCAATCAGGTAGAGCATTCCACCTTAGTTGAGTTCCAGACCGTTCTAAACGCAACTACAGATAACCTCCTGATTCCCATCAGAGAGATGGGTCTAATCGGTGGCGGGACCGCTGGCACGGATATGATGAACCAGATCAACACCCCCTTCTTTGATCCAACCAACCCAAACAACAATAGCGCCGTTCTAATCAACTACAAGACCCTCCCTCCCCTTCTCCTACCTTCCGGTATTAACTTTGTGTTCTCTTGGACCCTCGCATTTTGACCAAAAATACAAACTTTCAGTATTGTTGTATACTGGAGTGTTTGTGCCAAGAACAAAAGAAGCTCAGAAGTTATATCTAGAAGCTAAGAGAAATGAAACCCCGCCTGAGGGTCAGCTATGTGAAAATGGCTGTAACTCATTGGCGGGGTTTCACCTTATGCGTAGCATCAAAACAGAAACCGGGACAATTATTAGGTGGTTCTGGTGTTGTTCCAACCACTACAGAAAATGTCCTGCCAAACTCAAAAAGGCTGAAGAAGCCCGAACCGCCACTTCGCTAGCTAAGTATGGTGTAGCTCATCATATGCAGCTAGCCGAGACTATTGAAAAACGAGATAAGACATCTGTTAAACTCTTCGGAGTTTCTCATGCCATGAAGCTACCTGAAGTAATAGAACGAAAGCATCAAACCGAAATAAAGAATAATGGAGACCTGGGTCAAAGTTACAGGACTAGATCGGCGGCTCTCATGGACACTCACGGAGTGGAGAACATCTCCCAGGTTCCTGGTGTAGCAGAGAAGATACAAGAGTCTATCCTACAGAGGTTTGGGGGTTACTTCTCCTCTAACGAAGAGTGGAAGCGCCAGTATAAGGAGGTCACTGGTTATGAACACCCCAGGCAAAGACCGGAGGTTGAAGCGCAAAGAGCCTTGACTTGTATTCAAAGATATGGGGTTAAATACCCTCTTCAAATAGGGGTATTTAGACAGAAAGCCAGGGCTACATTCTTAAGGAAATACGGCGCTCCCCATCCAATGCAGTCACCAGCTTTCTATTTTGCTAAGCTGAGAAACGGGTATAAATGGAAGCCCTTTACTTATCCAAGCGGACGAGTCATAAACACTCAAGGATATGAATCTTTGATCATTCAAGAGCTTCTAGATTCAGGAGTCCAAGAAGAAGACATCTATGTTGGGTTAGAATGCCCCAACTTCGAATACTCATTTGAAGGCAAAGAGCGTAGATATTACCCTGATATCTATGTAAAGAGTCAGAATTTAATCATTGAGGTTAAGTCTACTTACACCTATCAAAGAAATTACGAGCTAAATCAAGCTAAGAAAGCTAGCATAAAATCTGCTGGTTATGAGTTTCAATTTAGAGTTAAGCACCCTAACCGTCTGCAAGAAACTACTTTAATCAACTAATAGACTCTCAGTATAGAAGGGAGACCAGCATGGCTCTAGACGGAAAGAACAGCAAGAAGATCATCAAGAAGAAAGTTACCAAGCGCAAGAAGACCTCGCCTAGAGGTAAAAAGGTTAAGAAGCACGAGAGATAATCAGGCATCTCCGTAAGAAATCCCCTCCAGTCCGAGTATTATATGGGTGGAGGGGATTTTTCTATCGTTGAGGGCGGGATCGAGTCCTGGTAAGTGACCCCCGCGCCCCCAGCCGCCTCAACCCTAGCTACAAAATTAAGTGGCGTCAGCCACCGCGAAAATTTAGAGTGATTTACATCACACCGTATTCTATCCCCCAAGAGCAGTTCATCAAGACAGGAGTGCCAGACCCATGCCGATGGTAGAGTTCTCATGCAAGTGTGGTCATAACTGGATAGAGGAGGTGCAGGTAGCCCCTGTAATGTCCCTTCAATTCCTGGTTGCCAACCCATGCATTGAATGTGGCAATATGCCTTATCGCGCCGAGAGAAGACCATCCAGGGACTTCTACAAGGATAGGGACGCCATGAATGCGAAAGACATAGCGATAGCGAAAAGCCTGGGAATTAAGTTATAGCCATCTCTTTATAGGGAGGCTATATGGAAGAAGGCTTGACAATGCGACACCTTACCGGGGACAAGTACGAAGTGTCTCTAGGAGGATGTAAAGCCATAATCGAATTTCATCATGGCTATGTAGAGGTCAAGGTAATCACCTCTGAAAATAAGCGTAAGGGCGAAGCCCGACAGCTACTCCTTAAATTGAAGGACCGCTACGGTCATGTCGAAACGGAATCATGCATAGACTCAAGCATAGCCGCCGAGGGAGCCCAAGGAGCGGAACCCTTTTGGCAAGCCATGTTGAATGAAGGCGTGGTAAGATTAGTAGGAACGATGGAAGGCAGAACACTACGGAGCAAACATGAGTAGTAACAATCTAAACTGGTCTGACTTAATCAAGTTAGCTCATGGCTTCGACATCGAAGCAGCGGCATCAGAGGCGAAGAAGAACGCTTTGGCAAAGAAGTATGACATGCCTCTTGAGGATGTTAATGCTTGCTCTGAAATTGACCCAACACCTAATGGTGAATATACCGAATGGCTATGTAAGGAACTGAAGCGTGATGAGTTGGGGTTTGATCGTATCCCAGCCCATGACATCACAACGCATCTAGTCATATTCAGCAGGCTAAAGAACTCCCCAGAATTCAGGAATGCTTGCGCTAAGCACATCTATTCAATGGATATCAACAAGTATGACTTGTCCGAGTTTCTGGTGAAGATGAAAGAAGCAGAGAGCTTAGTGAGTAAAAATCAGAGGATAAAAAATGTCCTGACCAAAAGCCTACTATGGTCCGGTGAGTTTGAAGGGCATAAGATCGAGGTATTCAAATTTGAGTCCAATGAGGAAGCTTACGCTCTTATCTCTGGTGGCCCTAGCCTGAGTCGTCATTTTAACCCCTCTCCACAAACTTCCTGGTGTACCACCCAAGAAGATACCGCCAGGGACTACCTAGAGGAAGGTGACGCCTACATCATCCGTGTGGACGGCAAGAACTATTGCAACCTCCATGAAGGTTCCTCACAATGTATGGATAGTGCAAACCGCTCTTTCGCTACTAACCGCGTGATCAAAGACCCCATCGTAGAATTCGCCATAGAGGAGGCCAAGATCCATCTGGAATACTTCAAGACCAGCAATGGCAATGTGCCAGAATGCTCTGAATGTCATGAAGCCCTTGGAGGTAAAGTTTATCTCGATACCAGGGAGGCATACGGGGAGGAAAAATTCCTATGCCAGAGATGCTTTGAGACCCTTTGGGTTAAAGACATTCAAGCATTCATCAGGGATCTCCCATCAGAGTACTTCGTTGAGCCTAAGACTTACGAAAACGAGTATAAATGGATTCAGGCTCTATGGGAGCTAGACGGCAAGGAGCCAGGGGGACGCAATTTTTGGAATCCTGAGGATGTCAAGCAAGCACTAGAGCAGATGGGTGTGTATAGCGAAGCCATTTACACCGGACCAATAACCACAGAGTAGGTCCAACGATTTTCTACTTGATCTCTATAGCACCGACTGGTTTGTTCGTGGCGCATGATTGCATTAGCTGGCTTATGTAGCTAGCTCTCGTTTGCCCTGCCTGCTTCCACTTCAAGATTTTCGTGACTGGGGTATTGGCATAATGAGCTAGATTAGGAAACTGATCCAATATGTCGTAAGCCACAGGTGCAGGCATGTCGTGGATCATTTCTTTGTCAGTCATGTCAGGATAACGGTCAATGTAGTCATTGATCCAATCCACGGACTCTGGTTTCAAGTAAGAGTATTCCCCAGACTGTAGCATATCGCTTAGGTGGTCTTCATCAATTTCGATATTGGCGGTCAGGTTGCGGCCATCCACAACAGCAACGAATAGAGCGGGTGGAATTTGATCTTTTTGACTATCGAAGACCAGATCTTCTTGACTATCGAAGACCAGATCTAGTGGAGCGGCTCTGTCTCCAGCGTAGCCTAGAGCCATAGCTAGATTAATGGTGAGGTAGACGGCCTCTTGAGGTTGCAAGGAAGCTCCCCATCTCTCCCCACGCTTAGGATCAATCGTGAGCCCTTCAGCTAGGATCTTCCTGGCTAGGTCATCATGGCAGTTCGCAATGCCGTGGTAATAGGTTTCCGCCTTATGGATGTCCATTGGTGGGGGAGTGGCTCTGCGGTTTAATCTGGCCTTCATGGTTAGGAGCTTGGACATAGTGTGCCTCATATAAGGGAGGGGAAGTTCATGACCTTTAAAATGCATAGATTGAAATCCCCAGGAAAAATTTTCAAATTTTTTTTGACCCTACTTTGTTTCAAGGTGTGAAAGATTTTGACCTTTTATTCAGGGGGGGGGGGGTATAACTGATTAGGAATACTTAAAATGCATAGATTGAAAATTGGTTTTGAATAAGGACATTTAACGACCCACCCCCACCCCCTCCAAAAAGTCAAGCCTTTTTTCACAATCGACCTCTTTTTTTGACCATAGTCACAAGTGGCCCTAAAAAATTTCTAAATTTTTGTTGACCTCAGTATACTCACTCCTCCAAATATTTTCACCTTCAACTTCGTTGACCTTGAGATCCGTTGACATTGTGATCGCCTGCATTATGGTTGGCTGGAACTTTCTAGTATGATCCTGGAGATCCCCCAGTATAATAGGAGTGGAGGGATATACCTATGCCTACTAAGCCAGGGTCCACCTATAAGCCATTGACCGATAAAGAATTGGCTAAGCTCTTGAAGCAGGAGCAGAAGGATGCCAGTCGTTGCAACAAGGCCATGCGTAGGCGGGAGCGGGAGAAGTAGTGTCTAGCCACGAAAGACGAACCCGCATCAACTGGCTACTCGATAACCGTTGGGATAGGCGTGTCCCTGGTAATGATCGTAGACAAGAACAGAATCCACTTATGCGATACCTAAAGATGCCAGTAGGGATTATCCTGAGGCGACATCTTGATATGTTCTTGTATTGGTATAAGCATCTAGCCTAAGGTCACCTTCAACTCCGTTGACATTGTGATCGCCTGCATTATGCCACAATCTTTCAATCCCCTGGTGTGATCCTAGTGATCCCCAGTATAATATGGTGAAGGGAATATCTATGCGTCCAGCTACACTCGTCTACTTCCTTGGCGTCCTACTCCTAGGTCTGGGTATCGCCACAGCCGCTAAGGAACTCGCCGCCATCCCTATCACTGTAGGTATTGGCTGTATCATCGCCGCCTTGTTCAAGCATTTTGAGAGGGCTAACTAATGAAACCTGTATCCGAATGGCAGAAGGGATTCTATGCGGGGCTTGGTATATGGGCCTTGTCTATCCTGCTATCATGGCTGGGGAGGTAACATGGACACTAATGATACTGTATTCGTAAAGGTTCTAGCCAAGACGCTTGGAGAAGAGGCTACCAAGGAGCTTAAGCAGAGTGTAGATTTTGCTAAGCAAAAGGACTTTTCAGAGGCTAATTATCACGCCGGTATAGCTCTAGGATTGACGAGAGCTAATGATTTGATGACTGAGTTGTTCGTGAGACAATAGGAGATACGCATGAGATGGATTAAAAAACCACAAGCAAAGCTAGGTGATACGCGTACCCTTTGTCGATTCCTATGGACCCCAAAGACCATCGGCCTAGAGGTTAGATGGCTAGAGAAGGCTACATGGAAAGAGATGTATGCCCGGAACCCTCTAACCGGGGCTACATACTGGAAGCCTTTCGATTGGGTCTTGTATTAGACTTCTTAGATACAGACACAAAGCCATACCCATACTAAGGAGCCTAACATGAGCCTATCCAATTTCCAGCTATACCTTCTACTGGAAGAACTAGACAAGAGGATGAAACCACTCAAGGATGCTGTGGATAAACATCCCTCCTTGACTCAGATGGATATGCTACAAGCCGCTCATGATACTGGCAGGCTGATGGGTATACTACAGACTAAGGCTCTCATTACAGATATGATGAATGAGGCTGAGGACAAGAGGCGGATAGAACTAGAGAAGTTCAAGGAGAGTCATCAGGTATTAGATCCATGCGATGAACAAGTTCTTTCAAGTCATCCAACACCTCAAGCTCCTTGGGAATATGGTAACAGTGCATTCGATGAATCAGCTAAGATGACCACGGAGATGGATGACCACGGAGATGGATGCTCATAGCAGACCAGGAGAGGGTGCCTTAGACCATTTTAATAGGTTGAAGAGGATGAATGACTGGCAACGGCGATAGCAAATAGCGCCTAGCATATCTCGGGAAGCAAGTCAAGCGAAGCTTAAGGTGCCTAGCAAATTTGTTAAAAGGTGTTCATCCATACCATACATCATTTCAATATGCAAGTGAAATCGTTGCAGACTGGCTTGCAACATTGTGATCGCCTGCACTTTGAGGATATTACAAATGGAATGTGGATGATTTTCCCTAGGTGGGAATGCAATTATTTGTGATCGCTTGCATTTTGAGGATATTCCAAGAACTGTTTTTTCATGGGGGTTTTGTGGGAGTGGAAAAAAGTGGGTGGGATCGGCCTAAAATGGACCAAAATCTAGTATCAAGAAACTGAATCGGCATCTCCGTTCCTGACAGTGCTAGTAGAAATGAATTCTAAAAGGAGCTACACATGGCAAGATACAGTCGAGAGATTTCAATTGACGATTACCTAAAGCGTTTCCCTGATAGCCAGATTACTCGCACTCAACTTGAGGCAGGGTTGAAGTGGAAGCAGGCTGGTTTCCCCTGTAGAACCTGTGGGGAAAAGATCTGGGCGTATGGTTCTGCTGGTATAGGGGAAGCTTCCTGTTTCACTTGTCTTACTGGTGAAGCTGATGCCTCTGGGGATCTGGAGATTAAGTAATGAGTGAAGCATCCGACTACCTGAGAGAAGCTCTTGCTGACGATCCTAAGGGTCTGAAGGCTCTCAAGCATATAGAGGACCAACTCGATAGCTT